CCTTACTTTAATGAAAACTGGAGCAGGCGGTTGGTTGGTTTCAAATGATATGGACTTAGATAATTACGCTAAGTACAGTGATGGTGAAACAGTTATCAACAATATTCTCAAAGAATATGATGAAGAAATTTCTCGCAGACCGAAAGGTTTTGAGGGTTCTACCTTTGACCCAAGCACATTATTGAACAAAGACAAGAAATCTCAAGTAAAACATGAGACGGAAGCTAGCAGTAAGAAAGCAGGGTCATAATGAGTGTAGAGAAAGTTTCAGATTATTTGGAGCGCAAAGTTAAAGCAACTTTCCGTAAAGGTTATGAAGAGGTTTTGGAACAAGTAACTTCTAAAGATTCTGAGTCTCAAATTCGAACGATAGGTTCTGTAGACAGAACAGAAACCCTTATCGGTATCGGTACTAATAACCGTGCTGAGGGGTTTCACTTTGATGAGCGCCATTTGAGTACAACTGAGAAATATGAGCAACAAGCTCAACTTGCCTTCAATGAAGAGTACATGAGAAGAGCTGATGAAATTGACAAATTGAGGATTTCCGAAGCAGTTTCTCAATTTGCAAGTGGGTTGCACGGTGGTTCTACTGCAGAATTTGTTACTTTGATTCAAGAGCGAAAAGAAGAAACAGGCGGTATCTCCGAACTCCCTCCTTCTGATAGCTATAATATTCCTCAATATGAGGAAGAGAGCGGTTTGGAGGACGAGTTAGAAGAGACTCCTGATTTTGACTCCACTTTGAGAGACCCATATTCAGTAGAACTAGAACAAGATGAAGTGAAAGAATTTTCTTTTGCAGATGGTTTCAATATTTGATTAGTTTAGGTGGTTAGAAGTTTAATGTTTTATGAAAAGAATGATTTCAAAATCATGTTAGGTTCGAACGCTTTAGAGGGTTGTAATAACCTAAGAAGTGCTTGTAGACTAGGTTTTGATTTGTATTTCAACGGGTTAAATCAACTTCAAAGTGTTGAAACTTACTCCTTGAAACAACTGAGGTTTGTAAAATCAAGACAAAGCGATAATCAGTTCGGTATCTCCTTTAAAGGCGCGTTTACCTTTTCTTTATCTGTAGATATTGAAAACGGTACACTGACAGTTAGTCCATTTCTTTTGTCAGATAAGGTCTTAGCTGAAGTAAAAGAGGGTAAGTATATTTCTCTTGTTCAGTTATTACTAAATGCGTTTGCAGATAAAGTCTTGGCTTATCATAACTTAGATTTGCTAAATGTCATGTTAGAGAAATATAAACCATTAGGAAGTCCTTATACAGTTCGATTTTCTTTAAATAGTCGAGCAAAAGACCGTTTTGTGTCTCAGTTTAGTGAAAACTTGATTGACTGGTGTGTTTTAGACGAATACCCTCAAACGCTCCAGAATGCTCTCCCTTGCGATTTAGATTCTCTAAAGGAATTTATACGCAAAAACTTTTACAAAGGGTTTGACGCTCTCTCAGAAGCTCTCAGAGGGCAATCTACACTTTGGTCTGAGTATTTAGCTGGGCGACCTCCAACGGGTGTCACTTACAATCCAATGCGCTTGGTGGGTGCTTTGGCTTTAGAGTTGGAAGAAATGGTAGATAAACGTTGTCGTTTCTTGTATTCGGAACGTGAAAGTGGTGAGATTACTCTTTACCAACGTGACGGTGAAGTTTATGAAGAGGTTCTTCGCTTTGATAAGGAAACAGGTCAACTCGGTATCGTTGATGAAAGCTACGTTTTAACCTTTAATTCTGAGGAACAAAAGATGGAAAAGATTGAGGTGGTTTTAGATGAGTCAGCGTAATTTTGGACAACACCGAGGTAATGATGATGGTTGGAACGGGGTTCCTGATTGGGGTTCGCCACAACAACCACCACAACAACATTCCCCACAAAGAGGTGGTTTTGGTTCTTCTGAATTTGGTTATGAGACAACTAGTTCGTTAGAAGAAGAGCGTAGGTTCAATCCACATGACGGTTTTGAACCTCAAGGTCAAAGAGGTGATGGTTTTGGTTTTGAACAAGCTCAACAACCTTACCCAAATGAGTTCCAACAACCTCAAGGCTTTAACCAAAGTCAAAACGAAGGTTGGGGTTCGCAAGGTTCACAAGGGTTTGAACCAAATGGATACAACCATAACCCCCAAGGGTATCCTCAAAATCAGTTTGATCAAACTCATTACGACCAATATGGGCAAATGGACAATAGCGCAAGTGCGCACCCAGTTAAGAAGAAGTGGTCTCCTTGGTCTATTGGTTTAACAGTTATCATTGTGGCAGTTCTAATCTTTGGTATTATGGTATTTGTAGCGAGTAGAGCTAAACAACAACCTTCAAGTGACTTGAAGAACAAAGTTACACAAGTTGAGAAAGGTACTGCAGATAAAAAGTCAACGGTATCCAACAGTGACCGTATTTTCTCAGAGGGTTCTCAGAAGAAAGAAGAGAAGAAAGAAGAGAAGAAAGAAGAGAAGAAAGAAGAGAAAACGTCTAGTTCTAGTTCTGCGGAAGAAAAACTGAAAGAGAAAGCGGAGAACTCAGTGAGTAACGACTTAAACTCAGCTAATACGATCGTACAAAATCTTGATGGCGCGAAGATTTCCTCTGAGGTTTTAGTAGCAAAAGGTGTAGTTAAATCTAAAAACTTAGTTGCTGATGATGGTTTAACTGCTTACTATGTACTTGATTTATCTGTAGGGTCAACTTCTTTGAAGGTTTGGGTTGATTATAATTTAGCAAGCCAATTAAAAGCAGGTGATACAGTAATGGTTCGCTACCGTAAATTAGCTGATGTAGACAAGGTTGTAATTGAGTCTGTCACGAAATAGAAAAAAGTTGAGAGGGTATCAGATTTCCTCTTGACTTTTTGTTTGAGGGTATGCTATACTACTTTTAGAATTTTTTTTCAGAAAGATACGAGGTCGCACAGAGTATGGTAAGAATGTTGAACTTAGGGAACAGTCCTAAAATGCCAGAGAAAGAAAAGAAAACCCAAACTTTATCGGATGCTTTAAATCAAGACACAGTTAAACCAACAGTTACACCCCCAACTGCACCAATTCATACAGTTCCAACGGTTGAGGTTCAACCGAACGGGGAGCAAGAAGGTGCAGTAGAGCCACTAAGTCGAGTGGTTTGTGAAAAAGTAGGAAAACCAGTTACAGTAACTCCGACTGAAAAACCAAAAGCAAAAGAAGAAGAAAAACCAACTACTGCAAACCTAACTACTGAGGGTGATGATAATGCTCCAAGAGCAGGCGGTATTTCATTAGTTGGGATTATTCAATCCAATGTGGACAAAGTTCGAGTATTTAAGCGTGGGGTTTACTACGATGCTACACGTGTTGTAGGTTATATTCTACGAAACGATGGAGTTGAGGAGCTTGAAGTTTTTGACGATATTTTAGTTCCACAAGCAAAACCAAGTACAGTTTATCAGCCTAACACAAGTCTTTTATCTACCGCAGAAGATTTAAAATCTGTACCTAAAGTACCATTTGCGATTGGTGAGACACGCGTGTTCACAAAACCTGCTTTGCTTGCTTTAAATGAGTCTTGTAAAGAAATTGGTTCTCGTCTTGGTATCGGTGAAGCTCAACCTGTTGTTGTGAGTCAGTTGATGGACTTGCACCCAGAGTTGACAGAAGAGGTAGCTACTGAGATTGTGAAAGACTTCAAATTCGCTATTCAAGTCCGTGATGCACGTGGAGAGGGTATTCTTGTTCCTGACCACCCAGAAGGGTTGTTTAGTCGTTTGTCTGTAGCGATTGGTCTTGCGCTTTCAACTGAGACTTTGAAAGAAGAAGTTGCTCGTCAGTTGTTAAAACACAAATTGGTAACCAACAAAACACCAGAAGAATTGTTGTTAATGTTGAAAGACCGTCTCAACTTGGCTTTACCTCAAGGGTTACTACTTCCAGTAGACTTGTTTGAAGAGGTTTATGAGGTTAAAGGTGCCCGTAGAGCAGTTAAAGGTTCTAAAGTTAAGTCTGAGTTTGAGCGTGTATTTGGTGTTTACAATGACTATAATCAAGAGAAACCTAAACGCACACCTAGAGCGAAAACTCCTAAGTCTGACAAAGAAACTAAAGGTTCAACTAAACCAACGGTATCCTCACAAGTCAATTTGGCGAATTACTTTGCGCACTATACTCAAGGTAAATAATTTAGATTTAAGGAACGCACCTTTTTGGTGCGTTTTACTTTTGTCAGTAGTTTAACTTTATGTTGACAACACTGAAGGTTTATGCTATACTTATATAAAAGTAGTAATTTTATGTCGGTTCTGATACTTACTACCACATTTTCGGAGTATCTTTATCGGTTGCTACGAGAGAATAAAGAGAGACCCTTACTAATGTGAGGGTTTTGTTTTTTTTTTCAATTTGTTCAATCAGTTGGTGTTATTGACTTTATACACGTTTTATGATATAATAAAGGTATTAAATTAAGATGAAAGTGAGGATTTTTCTATGGCAAAAAGACCAAAGAAGAAAAAAGTTGGAAATAAGACTCCAAAGAATGGATTTACATTTACCCCATTCTCTATGGTTCGTAGAGTAAATGACTTGTCTCAGTTAGAGGGTAAAGCAGAGCGTATACCGTTTGAGATGCAAACACATGGTTTGATTACGGCATTTGAATTTTTAAATCTAAGAAACAAAGGTAAAATTGATACCTCAGCTTCAAGTCGAATTGGTTTACAACCTTATTTGAACCAATATGTAGGAGTTGCTGGGCGCATTACAGATGTGCGAAGAACTAAAGATGGGGTTTCACTCCTTATTTTAGACCCTTCGCTAGTAGGTACGTTTGGCAATCGTAAGAAAGCGGATGTTAAACGATTAGTCAAAGAAGCTAACGGTAAAGATAGTAAATACTTCCAAGATATTCCAAATCAACCGATTTTCTCTAGTCATGTGTGGTTATTCTTACCAGAGGTAGACGCTTCTTTATGTAAAGATACTGCTCTGTATTTAGGTTCTGTAATTACGTTTTATGCTAAAGTTGAATTGTATAAAGGTCGTGTGTCAACCTCACACTTAAAGAAAGCTCCAAAATACGGTTTAGGTTCGATTATTTTGAACACTAGTTACATGCCATATATGGTTCAAAGAATGGATGAGACTAAGTTCAAACCTTCTAGGAGTGGTCGCCGTGTTCAGATGATGTTTGGTAATTACCGACTGGGTTCAACTACAGACTTTGATTCACGTTACGCAGTAGGTCTCATTGAGGGTTCTAACGTTGAACCATCTGTAGATTGGTACTTTAAACTTCGTAACTTAGGACAAAAAGCTCATTGGAATTGGATTTATAATTTCATGATGGACTGTGATCCAGAGGTTGAGAAGGGTTTGACAAAATATGCGAACTTCAAACCTCTCATGGTAAAAAACAAAGTAGGTTTGCCTATGGAAATAGAGGTTCTGAAGTACAGAAAATCTCTGAGAGATAAAGCGGTATCTGAGTCTACAGTTGAGGATTTTGAGAGACCTGCTACAGAACTCGATTTGTTCTGCAACTATTCAGACTGTATTGAGCATTTAGAGAAGTTAGGATTCAAAAACATTCCAGTGACAGATACTCTCTAACTCTAATTAGATTAAAGAAACTACAATAAGGTACTTGACAAAGTACCTTATTTTTGATATAATAAAGACAGTTAAATGGAAATATGAAAAGGAGATACAGTATGAACAATGTATTATATATGACAGAAGACCAAGAGCGTAGCAATAGAATGGAAGTTGAGAGTAACTTAGCTAACCTCTTCAGAGAACGAGTAGAAACAAAAGGAAAACAAGTGCGTTCATTTTGTCGCAATATTGCCCTTTGGACTACACTTGCGGTATCCACTTGGTTCCTCGCTGATATGGGTCTTGAGATTTATGAACAACAGTTAATGAACTCAACTTACACCATTCGTTTCTTGATTTCGGCTCTAAACCTATTGGTATTCTTAGGTGGGTTCTCTATTTTGTACTTCACAATGTATCACTTGAGTCATACTGTTGTAGGTTTCCGCCTATTCAATCGTGGTGAGTATTATGAGCGTAAAGACTCAACATACTTGCCTTTGTTTGATAAGATTGAGCGTAGGTATTACACTGATATGTACTTCCAATCAAATGGTTATATTTCTAAGGTTTCTGTACCAAACCATTATGCACATCGATTTGAGCTTGGTGCAAGCGTACCTGTAGATGTTGTTATTTTGATGTACAAACAGTCAGGTCGAGTTCGCTTGGTAACCAACTGCGTAGGTTCACGTGCTAATAACGAACAAGAGTTTCAAGAAACTTTATGGAGACACAATGGTAATTTAAAAGCTCCACAAAAAGCGTACCAACAAGCATTGGCAGGTTCGGTATCCACTCCTCAAAAACAAATCGGCATGAACTAAAATTTTTGCATTGCATAATTGAATATTTTATGTTACTATAAATTAGCACTCCGGTAGGAGTGTCTAATCGTCTAAACTGCGGGGAGATAGTAGGGTTTACCTACTATTTTCTTTTCTTTTTGTTTAGTTTATCTTATTTGCTCCAAAATCTTGCTATTTACAACAATTTGTGATATAATAAAGAAAATTAGAAACGAGGAATTTTAAATGACTTTATTGAATGCACATCCTTACCCAGTAGGCAAACAAACCACTTTGTTTTATATTGATGAACACTACAAGGTTCAACCTTTTACAGTAACGAAAGAGATGGTTGAAAGTGGTTCTGTAAAACTCCCTCGCTTACCTTATGACAAAGCAGACTATGAGCTTTACATTAAAGACGGACAAGTCTTTACAGACCACTTTGATGGGGTTATTGTTATTTACACTGAAAAAGAAACCGGTGAGGTTCATGAACCGTTTGCTTGTGAATTTCTATCTTGGGAATTGAGAGACATCTTCCCTAAACTCGGTAAGATTTTGAGGGATAAAATTAAACGAGAGAATAAAGAGCGGTATCCTCTCATTCGTTTTGTAGATGCGAAGACTTCTGAGGTTTTAACTGAGTTCCCTTATGAGAATTACTACAAAGAAAATTTTGCTCTAAATGAAATGGGCAAGTACATGGAAAAAGGTCATCCAAACCTTCTAGTTCAAGCTTTTGACAAAGAAACAGATGGTTGGATTCCATTTGAGTTGAGACGGTTGGACTATTGGAGAGCTTTAGACGATACAAAAGCTCAAGTACAAGAAGAAGTACAACGTTGGAAAGAAGATTTATAATATGGCTGAAAATTTCGCAACGAAATACAGGTCAAAAGATGTAGACCGCTATATTGGAAACGAATTAGCAGTTCAAAAGCTTTTGAACCGCTTTTCTTCCAAAGATGGGGAAGACTACCCAGCTTGTGTGATGATTTCAGGGGCAAGTGGGTGTGGTAAGACTACTATGGCTCGTATGTCTACAAAATTGGTCTTATGTGAGAATAAGCAAGTCCGTAAGTGGAAGAACAGAGAGTATTTGTTACCTTGCAACCAATGTAAGATGTGTCAAGATTTGAATGAATACATTGAGACTGCAGACGCTACCAAGCTCTTTTCGGTAAAAGAATTAGACTCATCTAAAACTGGTAACGTAGATGCAGTTCGACAGTTTGTGGAGTCTGCTTCTATGCCTAAACTTTTTGCAGGATATTCTATCTTTATCTTTGACGAGTGTCACTTGATTTCTAAAGCGGGTCAAGAAAGTATGTTGAAGTTTACTGAGGATGCTCCTCCTAAGTCTATCTTTTTCTTCTGTACAACTGACCCACAGAAGATGTTAGAACCTTTGAAAACTCGTATGGACTTAAAGATTGAGATTGAGCTACCCAGTGTAGCAGACAATGTAAACCTTATGACTTGGGTATCCACAGAAGAAGGTTTCGCTTTTGAGAAACCAGCTTTGGAGTTGATTGCAGTTCGTTCAAACTGTGTTTTTCGTCAATCTTTGAAACAACTAGAAAATGTGTACCGTTCTTACGGTTCTGTTCGTTATGAAGATGTTGTTAAGGTTCTTGATGTGAACAAACATAGAGGTTTGTACTTTGATTTCTTAGATTACCTAAGAACAAAGAATACAGTTCTCTATACGAAGACGGTACACACTGCTATGTTGGAAGTGGGTTTGAAGAACTTTGTAGAAGGCTTGAGGGAGTTTGTTAAGAGAGGTCTTTACATTTCGTTAGGTCTTCATGTGTTAGGTATAACTAAAGATGAGATTAAGTTATATAAAGACTTATTTGACAAGTTCAACAATGAAGAGGTTTTGGCTCTCTTGGAGTTCTTGAACAACTTAGGTAGAGGTGATATTGAAACTCAGCTACTTCTCCTTGGGTATCGTGGCTTGCTTGCCCCAACTCAACTTGTTTCTTCACCCTCCTCTGTAGGTGTTGAAATCAATGAGATTAAAGGTAATGAACGTGTTTTGGAAAGCAAACAAATGGCTCAAAAGCATAAGGAAGACAAAGCAGCACACCATGAAAACACAGTTGCAAAAGCGCAGTTGGATTTAAAACCGATGTCAGCAGACCAAATGGTTGATATGTTTGATAGTTTATAATTAAAAAAAAAAGTGAGGTACTTTTCATGTTAGAAAAAGTTTTAAAGCGCAGAGTTACTAAGGACTTTGCTGAGACTTATGAAGCAGTCTCATATAAAAAAGGGTATCGAGAATTTTACATTGTCTACCCTATTGAGAAAGGTGACCCTTTGTTGATTGATTACTTTGATTTAGTGGATAAATTAGAAAAGAAACACATTATATTCAGTGTTTATCCTATGCCCTCAGATAGACCTGAAGTTAAGGAAGCTTTCTTGAAGAACAACCCTTTAATCAGAGAGGTTATTTTATGATTGATTTACCAGATTTTCTTGATGTTGGTTTAAGTGATTACTTAGTAAACGATTTAGCTTTATCTTATGACCTTACTAAGAATAAACTTTTAGCTAGACTTAATTTATATTGGTTGTTAGAAATTCAAGTAAAGAAATTGAATTACTATTACTTCCCAGATAAATTTCAACGAAGTAAAGGGTCACATAATGTATTAGGTTCAATTTATGTATTTGGTAAGTATGATTCCAATTTGTCTGATTTTTTGTATCGCACAAGTTCAGATCCTGTAGTACAAGGTCGATTGCACGCTATTCAAAGCTTTAACTATGTATCCGCTAGGTATTCAGACGCTTTGGAGGTATTTAAAGCAGACTTACCTTTAGTAGAAGATATGTTTGAACTTTATTGGATTTTATCCAATCATTTGAAACAGCTAGGTTTTAGTTAAGGTACCATAACAGTTTTGAATTTACTAGAGGTGAGGGTAATTTGTGTTAGAAAAAGTGTTGAAGCATAGAGTTACTAAGGATTTTGCTGAAAGTTATGAAGTGGTGTCTAGTCGGAAAGGTTTTCGAGAGTTTATTATTCTCTTTCCAAATACGGAGTTAGACCCTATTATTGGCGATTACTATACCTTAGCAAATCGCTTAGAGAAGAAAAAGATTTTCTTTAGCGTTTATCCTATGCCTACTGATGAGCCTGAAGTTCGAGAACATTTTCTAAAAACCAATCCGATTATCAAAGAGGTGATTTTATAATGACAAATGAGGTTAGAGTGCCAACTCAAACTTTAGAAAAACGTTATACAAAGGATTTTGCAGAAACGTATGAGGTTGTTCCTAGTCGAAGTGGTTTCAGAGAATTTTACATTCTTTACCCTAAAGAATTAGGTGACCCTTTCATTGGTGACTTCTATGAAATTGCGGATGAGTTAGAGAGTAAACACATTTTGATAAGTGTCTACCCTATGTCTGAGACTAGACCTGAAACGAAAGATATATTCTTATCAAATAGTCCAATCTTACATGAAGTTCTTTTATGATATTTCTAAGTTTCAGTTAATTAAAATAAAGAAAGAGAGAAAAAGTTATGTCAAAAGAAGTAGTAGTATTTACAAAGCGCCCAGAAGACGGAGTTTGTCCCGGATGTAAAATGTTGAAGCGCAAACTCGACTCAGAAGGTATTCCGTATAAGGAAATCCCTTACGACCCAAATAATGAAGAACATGTTCGTATTGTGAAAGGTGCGAAGTTTAGTGCTTTACCTGTAACCTTCCCTAATGGGTTGGAAGATGTAGAAAGTGCTTTTTCAGGTTTCGCACCAAATAGAGTCGCAGAAATCAAGCGCAGTCTAGGTTTATAAGAATTGGCAAGAGGTGTTGGCAGACATCTCTTATTTTTTGTTTGGAAATGCTTGTCAAGTAAAAACTTTTTTGATAAAATAAACAAAATAAACAGAAAGTTGGTGTCGATTTTGGGGAGAATTTCGGATTTAGTCCTAAATAAAGAATTTAAAGGGAGAAAATTCGCCTTAGAAAGTATTGTCTTTCTAAATACTTTAGCTCTTCTACCTACAACTGCTTTTGCAAATACAGACTCATTAGGTGGAGTTCCCGACTCTTCATCAGCGGTATCCGATGCAGTTGATACAACCAATACGATTACACGTGAGCAAGCCAATAACATCTTACAGAACGTAAGAGATGCCATTCCAGAGCCTTCAAAAGAGCGTGCTTTAGAGCAAATCAATAAAGCAGTCAATACAAGTCGTGACTCTAGTTGGGATATGGCGATGGAGGCTCTAGCTCCAGTAGGTTATGGTTTAATGTTCTTTGCAAACATTTTGTGGGGGTTAGCTACCTTTGGGTATTTCTTCCAAACTTCAGTTGATGTGTTGTGTTTGGTTTGGTCTGGTCCCCGTGAATATTTCATGAATAAACCACCTAGTCAAGACCAAGGTTTTAGCTTGAAAGGTTTCATTGGTTCATTCTTTACTTTGTCTTATGATGCTCGTCAAATTATTGAGAGTGCAGGGTTGAGTACAGGTTCTCAACAAGGACAACAAGGCGGAATGGGTATGAACCGTGGCGGTATGGGTATGGGCGCTCCTATGGGTTCCCCTATGGGTTCCCCTATGGGTTCCCCTATGGGTTCTCCAATGGGTATGGGTGGAATGAACCAAGGAATGCAGAACAAACCTATGGTTTCCACAGGTAACTTGTTGAGTCGCTATGTGTCACTTCACATGAAAACTTTGGTTGCTTTAGGTGTTGCCTTTGTAATCTTTGGAACTTCGTTTGCAACAGAGTTCCAAGGTCAAGCGGTATCCCTAATCATTGCCTTGATTAAAGGTGCTTGGAACTTGATTTTCCAAGGGTTCCACTTCATTTCAGGTAATGGATAAGAAGGTGATTTTATGGCTTTCTTAGACTTAAAAATCTTTAATAATTTAAAGAACAGTGGAGATTCAAGGTTTGGTGGACACCACGCTCACTTAATGAAAAGGCGCTTAGAAGCGGACTTATTGGAGTTAGCTGAAAAGACTTTGAAAGGTCGAGTAACACATTGTTGTATTGAGGTGTCAGACCAAGAGTTACCTTTAATGTTGGAAGTCTTATCAAACCCAACGGTTCAATCTCGACTTCAATTCCAACAACAAGAGATTCCAACACAGTTCTTAATCGGATTTAGAAACTTGACGGTTTTCTAAAATTCAAGTTCGCAGTTTAGTAAGATGAGGTTCAGATTTCATGGTTACAAAGGCTCGGTTGCCTTATGTAGAGGTTATAAAAGAAGTAAGTAAATTAGTTCATTTAAAGTATGAAACGGTAGACAATATTGTTTCATACTATAGAGAAGTTTGCTTTGAAGCTATTACTAAGGGGTATTCCTTTGATGTATTCGAAGGTTTGTTCATGAAAGTAACGGTTTCAAAAGACCAAGCTCGGAAAGTGCTACCTCAGACTTATTTGTTAAAACGAGTGAGTGAGTCTTTAGACTTGTCACTTACAGTTGTACAATCGGTACTGCAAAAGTTCCAAGAGTTGACTTATCAAGAAGTTGCAAATGGTTCAGCGGTATCCTACATTAACTTAATCTCCTTTAACCCAAGTGCCACAAGGTCGTGGAATAAGGTAAAAGTAGGTTCAGCAGTTTTAACACTTAAGAAACAGGTAGGAGTACAAGTTCGCTTAGTTTGTACTAAGGACTTTAAAGAATTAGTGGGGAAGTAGCCGATGGAAGGTAAAACTCACAGATTAGGTGGTACGGTGTGTGCAATGGCTGGGTTCGTAACGTTAAAGGATTCCGGTTACTTAATACAAAGTGACTTGATTTCACCAGCGTTACAGTTCTTGGTTATTTACACAGCGGGGATTTATGGTGGTATGTGGTCAGATAATGACCACCATTGGGAGTCCAGTCCATTAAAAGACCCAGCTTCTTGGTTACAAAATAAGGTATTGCATATTGCAAATGCACCTTACAAGAAGCTAGATGAGAGATTAAGTAGCAAGCAGAAAAAGAGTTCTGTTCTGTATAAGACTTTGAAGTTTATGCGATGCATACATCGATCCTGGCAAACACATAGTGAGTTTACACTCCTTATGATTTTGTGGCTGATGTTTAGTCCGACTTTCTTAGGATTTACAGGCAGGTTCGATCCTCTGTTATGGTTACTAATAGTCACAGGGTTTGGGCTTGGCGTGATTTCCCATTTAGTGTTAGATATGTTGACTACGGAGGGAATACGTTTCGCTCTTGGTGTTTTCATCAAAATATTCTTTCCAAATATTCCTATGTTCACAACCATTCGCTTGGTTCCCGGTATCTCAGCCTTTAAAACAGGTTCGGAGTGGGAAATGGCGATACGGAAAGCCTTGTCTATCATACAATATGGTATGTTAGCTTTGGTCTTGTTGGACTTAGGTGGGATTTCTATCTTACACTATTTTAGTTGAGGGTACTGAGGTACACCTCAAACCGTTGTCTTATTGTTATTGGAAGTAGCAATAAGAGAGCAGAACGAAAGTTGTTTCGTATTATAGTAGGATAAACTAAGCAAAATAAAAGGTCAGATTACTCCAACAATTTGAACCAGATTTGAGGTTTATCTATGAACATTTCTAAGACTGCGAGAGGAGTTCTCGCTACATTGTTAATGTCTGCTAGTTTAGTAGGCACAAGTTATATGTCTGAAGTGAGTGGTGTCACAAACTTCACTGATATTGCAGAAGTACACGCTTTGGGTGGTACAAATGCTGAGTCTAGCTCAGAGTCTATGAGCCGACTTCAAGAGAAGGTTTACGATGAGGTTTCAGGAAACACTTACCGTACAACAACTGGTGATGGTCTCATTGGCTCTAAGATTTATAACCAAAAAGGTGAAGTTACAAGTAACTTTGACAAATTGACTGAGGGTGACAAAAACAAGGTCATCCAAGACATCAACAGAGCAGTTAAAAAGACGGCTGATAAAGATGCGACAGCGATTGAGTCAGGTGACGCAACAAACAACGCAGTCACAAAAGGTACTGTTAACAAGTTCTGGAAAGACATGAGAGAAGTCCGTAAATCTACGGCAGGGTATCTCATTTCTGTCGCAACTGCTGATGTAGCTGCTGACTGGGATGCTGCTTCAAACTTCTTGGCTCCGTTCTATCCATTGTTTAACAGTGCGATTGCGGTATTCTTGATTTTAGCTTCATTCTCATTCTTCATCCACTTGGCTATTGCAGTATTCTACTTTATGACTCCTTCATTCCAGTATTTTGTAAAAGATGCTGAGAGTGCTAAAGGTGCAAGAGGTTATATCGCAAGTATCATTCCGAAACAAGCGGTTACTGCCAACGACCAAGCTTTGGATAAAGGTGGAAACCCACTTCTTATCTACATTGGTAAGACCTGGGTGATGATGCTAGCTTATGCGTTAATCTTGATTTTCTTTGCAACCAACTCTATGTTGGTCTTGGTCGGCCCGATTTCAACACTCTTTGCATCCCTTGTTGGATTGTAATTGGTCGGTTCGTCAGAAACGAGGTTTTATATGGCACAGTTAAAATTCGTTAGAGTTTTACAAGTCGCCTTGTTATCCTTGGTAGTTAGCTTGGGGTTTTGGGGTTTTTCTTCCTCAAACTCCAATCTTTTAGTAGATGTCGTACAAGCTAGAGCGAAGTTTGATGCAACTACTGTGAGTGAGAATAGCATGCCTTTTGTCATTGTAGACAGTGAAGCAGGGGTATCCTCAGTCGTTGACAACATCAACAATGAGATTAGAGTACAGTTAGTTGTTCGTTCAGATCAAGTGTCTGATGGTTGGAAATTTGTTTACTACAATAGTGGTAAAAAGAGAGTTTCGATTGACCGTAAGAACTTTATAGAATATCCTATGAATACTCGTCAGAAAATCATGGATATTGCTTTGAGCAACTTGAAAGATGACCGTTCTGGTGGTTTATCTGCAAGAGATAGAGCAAGGCTTTATAAATTTGTAGAGGATCAGGACACAAACATTTCAAGTGTTCTTCAAGCAGTAAATTCTGATGTAACGGCTGACTTAAATGAAGCACAAAACATTTTGAAATTCTTCACAAGTCCATTAGGTACTTTGTTGGGGGTTCTTACAATTCTGATTTGTGCAACAGTTGGTATCTCTATGGCGATGGACGTTTTCGCAATGATGACTCCAAGTTTGATGTATCACTTTATGAAAAAGGGAGACAAGCGCCCTGTGTTGATTTCACCAGAAGCTTGGTTCTCTTATAAAGATGGTATTTCAAAGGGTGCGCATTCAAATTACATGATAACGTACTTGTCTCGCTCTATACCTAAGCTTGTGATAACGGGCGCTTGTCTAGCATATATCATGATTGGTAATACCACGGCTCTTGCGATATTCTTTGCCAATCTATTTAACCGATAAGTTGCTACTTTGGAACTTATCGTTGATTGGTAAGTCTCATTGCAAGCAACTAGGGAGCCTCGGTATCATTCGGTACTGAGGTTTCTTTTTTCAAGAAAGGAATCTTTAAATTGATGTTCGGAAAGAAGAAGTTTAAAGACAAACAAGTTAAATTAAAGGAAATAAACAAGTTCTCACAGTTTGTAAGCTCGTTGTGTGAGGACTCGATTCTACTATTTGGTGGTAGATCCTTAGATAAAAACAAATCAACGAGTCCATTTGTTCCAATGACTTTGGAGCAAACTGTGATTGAAAATCGCAGAAAGAAAATTAGAAGTGTAGTTGGGAAAACCGTCACTTTAGCTTCGGTATCCTTACTTCTCGGTTCGGTTGCTTTGCAAGCAGGGTCTTCTGTATTAGGTTTGAAAGCCGACTACACAACTGCTTACGCAGAAAACGCTCAAGGTGGGAAGAGTTTTGCTATGGAGCGTTCGATTGACCAATTAAAAATTGCAGCAGGTGAAGCAGATGGTTCTTTATCAGGTGGAGCTAAAGGGTTGTCTCCGGCAGAGGTTAAAACGGTCGGTTTCTTTATCTCTAACTGGTACTCTCCGTTTACGACTAGGGTTGCTATCAATAAAGGTACTGTAGCTGATGCACAGAGTGATATTCAAGAGGTATTAAAAAATCACGCAGGTTTAGCAGAAGACCCAGCGGGCGAGTTAGCTAAATTGGTAGCTAATTCAGGAGCTTTAACTTCTGAAGCTTTGTATTTAGCTAAGTCTGATGATGGTGGTCAAACTTGGAAGTCTTTGAAACAAAAAGCTACTTACTTCGAGGTTTTGTTTGGGTCTGTAGGGTTGTTTCATAAAGGTTTGTTAACTACGGAAGATGAAGTATCCTTAAAGCACCGTTATGAATATGATGAAAGTAAAGGAACTCTTTTAGGTTTAGTTCGTGAAAGTAAATCTGACTCAGATGAGCTAAAACGACAAGAAATCGTTTATGAGTGGAATCCGAACCCAGACGGTACACCTACGGTATCTCAAGCTACGCTCTACACTAATATTTCTTCAGTAGATGCAGATAAGTCTTGGGGTACGAACCTTTTGACTTTAGATGGTTCTGACTCAGAAGTTGTGTCATGGATTAAGAACAAAGACCGTAGATTGGTGGAAAAATTAAATGCTCACTTAAATGGATTTGAGTATGAAGATCGTGATGGTTTCTTAATGTCTATGAAAACTAAGAATGAAGGTTCATTAAAACCTTTCTATGAAGCTTCGATTTACTCAGCTAGTATGTATACGGACGGTTTTGGTAACTTGATTTCTGAAACAGGTTCAGACCAACGTGGTGCTTACGTTGTCATCCCAGCTTCACAAAATCCTATGATGTACGCTAAGAAAGGTGGAACTAGTACAAGTAGTTCCACAAGTGAAAAGGATAAAGATAAAGGTAAAGAGAAAGATAAGGAAAAGGATAAAGATAAGGATAAAAAGTCTGAGGTTAAAAGTTCTAGTGTTGAAGAGAAAATGTCTGAGATTTACAACAACTCTGAAACAGGGGTTGGTCGTCAAATTTCAATCAACAACCTTAACAACTTAGCACTTCTCAAAGGCAAAGGGTATCTTTCTGTTGATGGCTCAAATGCTACATTAGGAGGTTCAGTAAATCGTAAAATGAGGTTTTACTCAGCTATTGCACCTGATTCAGTAGTAGCAGGTAAAGATGGTGCTGACACTACAGGGTGGGGTTGGTCTTTAGATTTTTACAACTTTAACGACCTAGGTGCAGTTTTACAAGGTGCTTTAAACACACAGTGGTTGGTACGTAACGGTAATGAGTCAGAAACTTTAATGAAAGATGGTTCTATTTTCCACAGTGGTGGAAATTTGGAGGGGTTTGATTTTGGTTCTTCCTATGCAGAAATACGAAAAGGGTCTGCAGATTATGCTCTCCCTCAAGGGTATCGTGAAGGTTTCTTTCCTATTTTTGGGGATCAAAAAATGGTTCTTGACTTAACTAAAAATGTTCCGGGAGCAGATTCTTGGGCTATTATGAACTCTAAAGCTTACTCAGATGACGCCTTTAAGTTCAAGTCAGAAATGAAAGTAACCAAACCAGTTATTGAAGATATTTTCAGTTTTGACGATAAAGGTTACGCAGCCAATAACGACAAGTTCAAGAAAATTGGAGATAATGGAACTTTGATGTTAGGTAAAGCTCAAGATATTCCATTAAAATCTTCTCGTTTGGATAGTAGTGGTTATTGGATTGGTCAAGGGTCTAAAGGTGCCTTAGTAGATACCGCAGGTGAAGCTCCTAAAGACACGGCTGATAAGAAGTACGCTATTAATTTGTACGCTTCAACGGTGCTTGTCCGTGCAAATCCGCTGAACAAAGACATTTCTTACGTTATCAACTTAGATAACTCTTCTGTTATTGATGAAGATACATTGAAAGCAGCATCAGAAGAAGATGAGGAAGATTTAGACCATGTATTGAAGAATATGGCTTACTTCATGTTAAATCCAACAAAAGGTCGTGAGTACAAACAACGTTGGTCTAAGACCTTTATGAACCAAACAATGTTGAGTTCATTGCAAGATATGGTCGGAGCAAATACCGCTTCAAGTTACTCAGGTACAACTCGTTACTTGGAATTAACTGGTTTTGCAACTATTCCTAAGATGAATGAGATTAAGTTTACAGACTACTTGTACTCTAAGTTCTCTTCTTGGGGTGTAACTATTCTGATTGTAGCTTCATTCTTGATGTTGATTTTCCTATTCGTAGGTCAAATTCGAGTAGTACCAGCAGTTCTATCTATCTTAGCCTTTGGGTATCTTTTGTATAGCCCACCTAAGATGATTGATGCTTCAACACATTTGAGTAACCAGATTACTTCATACTTCTTCAAAGATAAGTTTATGTTCTGGGTGATGGCTACCCATCAGAACTATTCCGACTCGGTAGCACAACTTCAAAAAGCTGCTGAAACAGGAAACTATGACAACTACACTGCCTTATTAGTGAAACTACAAGGTGGTTGGGGTGGTTCTGAAAACGAAGGAGAAACAGATGTGTATGAGTGGCAACAAACACTTGGGGCATCGGTTAAAGTTCGTTGGATGGCTCCTAAGAAAGATGGTTATATTCAACAAGTGAAACGCGATTTAAAACAAGTGACTTCAAATAGTGTAGATGAAGCAAACAAAGAGAAAAAGCAAAGTGAGTAGGAGGTCTTGAGCTTTATGATAACAACTAAAAAAATGAAGCAGTGGACTTTGGTAGGGGTATCCCTTGGGGTACTCCTCGCTCCTAGCTTTTTATCAAGTTTAAGTATTGTCACTCCAAGTATTGTCCACGCTGATGATAAGAAGGACAAAGAGACGGATAAGGACAAAGACAAGAAGAGAGAGAAGAAGAAAGACAACGGAGAGAAACGAACAGATAATGATGCAAGTGGTAAAAACTTGATTGACTCTCCTTTGACCTCAGCTTTACTTTCTAATGGTCTCTCTAATGAAGACTACACAGGGTTAGATACAAACTACCTGTACCGAGGGTATCCCGATATTGCCGACTATTCGCGTATGTATTATGGGAATATTATGGGAGATAACATTTCAACAAATGGTGCGATTGTCTTTAACATCGGTTCTTGGTCTGAGGGTCTTGCAACTATGTTCCCTCAAACTGATAAGAAAATCAATGTTTCAACTTCTGTAACTCCTTCGGATATTCGCTCTTCTATGCAAGAGTATTTGAGCTTGGAGAGTTCCGACAAACCAAATCATCAAACTTTGTTACAACGTTCTAAATTAGGTTTTATCAATGACCGTAAAGGAACGTCTTCAACAGGTTCGGTTGATACAAAGACTATGAAACGGATTTTCGCTCCCATTTCATCAAACACGATTGCAAAGGCTTCAACACAAGATCTGAGCCAAGTTAAAGTAGGTGATGAAGTTGGTTTGAATGAAGATTATTTCATTCTTTCTAAGCGGAACTTCAACAACCATAAAGAGACTTTACAAGACCAAATGGCGAAAGCCAACAAGTCAACAACTGGAACGGCTATTCCTCAAGAGGATGCGGTATCCTTGTCTGCTTTTGCTCTTTATACAGAGTCACCATTTTATTACTTGTCTTGGGGTCTTTATGACAATGGTTTAAGCACTAAAGCAGGTTCTAGTGGTGAATTTAAGAAGATGTTGTTAGAGAAGAATGACTCATTCTTCTACAACTACCAAATGGAAGCTGGAAAGCCCGGATATGGAGCCATGAAAGACTTCCTAGATTTTGGTTCTTTGTTTACTGTAACAATTCCTTACTTACGTGAAGCAAATAAAACCTTGTTGCAGTGGAGTGACACTTATGGTACAAAACCTTACGCTGGGTATGGCACTAAGCGTACAGACCTCGACACAATTACAGATAAAGAGTCTGAGGCTTATTATAAGACTTGGTTTAACTACTCGTCAGATAATGCTTACAGAACTTACACTGCTTGGGTTGATTACTTGTATGAGTTAGACATTGCAAAACCAGAGACGATTGAATACGCAGGTCAAAAGCAAGTGGTATCCGAACCAATGAATCCGGCTGCTTATACAGTTCGTCCTATGGTCTTCTCAGAGAGTGAAATGTTGTACTATGGTTTGAAAGAGTCTGATTTAACACAAGTAGAGAAGAAATTGCAAGAGGTTGCGAAAGAGGTTCGTAATGATTGGTTAAATGTTATGAACTATTACACTCTTGATGATGTGGTTTTAAATACTGCAAGTGCTATGATTGCAACTTTCGATTTCAACCGTATCTTCTCTCAAACTGGTTTCAATCAACGTCAAGTGGTCTTTGAACCTCAAGGTTTTGAGTTGAAAGCATTTGGTTGGGACGCTTTCCTTCGCATGATTTTGCAAAATGCGACAGGTGAGAGTTTGGTTTATAACCAAACTTTGAAGTCTGACATTTATGAGATTGTAGCTGAGAAAGATGGGTTCGTCACTCTCTTCATGATGTGGTTCAACTCCTTTGTAGTAGTATACTTAGTACCGACTCTCTTGATTTTGATTTTATGTTGCTTACCGATTGCCATGATGTTGTCAGTATTCGCATCCTTTATCCGTCAAGATAAGACTTTGGTTAAGTCATTTGCCACAGAGTGTATGTTACCGTTTATTACGGTTTTGGTTGTGAATATTTTACTTGCCTTTACAGTCTCTATTCTTATGGGTGATGGTGGAAACCAACTAGTAACTGGAAGTTTAGGGGAAAGCCAATCCTTTAACTCTCCTCGTTCAACTATGGGAGTCTTGATTACCGTTACTTTAGTAGCTTGTGCTTTGTATTGGATTGCAGTAGCTAACTTGTTCAAAGGTCTTTACAAAAACGCTCGCATTGTTTCTATTCCGGCTAAAGCTGGGGTTCAAATGGCTGCAAGTCTTGTAGTAGGGAACTTAGAGAAAGTTAAGAACATTGCAGATGGTACTGACTCTGCGGTATCCAAAGCTTCGAACGGTCGTGTTCGTGATGCGGTAGGTAGTGCTACAAGCTCTGCATCAGATTTCACTCGTAGAAACTTAGGTGGAGCAGGTGCAAGGTTCAAGAAAGCCTTTGGTCGTACTCGTAACTCTAACCGAACTCAGTCTTCTGCGTCTAAACAAGCCAATAGAGAGGTTGAGAAAGAGTTAGAAGGAGTATTTGATAAACCAAAGAAAAAGGAAACTCCTAAAGTTGAAGCAACCGACAGCCAAAGCAAATTTGATGCTTTGGATAAGGAAATGAAGAAAGATAACAAATCAGACAATGCGTAGCAAATAGTTGTCTGTCAAGGGTATTCTGTGGTACTCTTGTAAGTGCGAAGTCTGGAATAATGGCTTCGTACTTTTACTAAACTAAATTTAGACTTGAAGAAAGTGAGGAAGAGTATGTTCTTTGAACCAATGATGAGGTTCTTGTTGTTACCAGCATTATTGTTGTTAGCAACTTTTCTGTATCCTTTATTTGGTAGGTTTTATCGTCACTTTGCTAAGAAGTCTCTGAAAAAGCGAAAACGAAAACTAAAGGATTTAAAAGAGAGTCGAGTAGAACTTCAGCAAACTGCAAGTAAAACAGACTTAACTGAGAAAGATAAACGAAAGGTAGAGAACGCTCTAGTTGAGACGGCTTCAAGTGAAGCCAAAGAGCGCATTAAAATATTGGCTCTTCGTTCTTCTTTAATTTTCAATCGTTTCCTTATGTGGATAACACGTTTGGCTTCGATTGTTCTTCTTTCCTTTGGTTGGACATTTACGGTTGCAACTATTGGAGCTTCGACTGCGGTTGTTTATGTAGCAGTCATGGCTTCGGTTGATTGTAGTGCGGATGGTACAGTCAAAGCACACACTCACTCGGACAAAGAGAAAAAGTCTGATGATGAGAAGAAGGGGAACACCTACAAAGGTGGTGAGGGTGAGTTACCAAAGGCAGAGGGTATCAAGCCTCACGTTGAAGATTTTCGCCAAGTTATTTATAAGAAATTCGGTATAAATGATATTGGTGGTTATAGACCGGGTGACCCTCAAGACCACGGACAAGGTTTGGCTTTGGACGTTATGGTTCCAGAGAGTTCACAGTTGGGGGATGATGTTGCTCAGTTTGCGATTGATAATATGCAAGCAGCAGGAATTACCTACATCATTTGGAAACAACGTTTCTATATGGGTGTGGAGAACATCTATGGTCCGGCTAACACGTGGAACAAGATGCCTGACCGTGGAAGTAAGACTGAAAACCACTATGACCATGTGCATATAAGTTTTGGAACTAGTAAAGGTAGTGGAGAGCTAAAAAATGTAGACAGTTCAAGTTCTTCAAGTTCTTCAAGTTCTTCTTCGGATAAGGAAAAGGACAAGGAAAAATCAAGCTCCGTAGATAGCTCAACTTTTGGTTTCGGAGAACTCTCAAGTGAAGCAACAGATTGGGCGAAAAACTATGACGGATTTACCTTTATTGGAGACTCGTTAGGAGTAGGTGTTGAGTCTAAATTAAAGGGTTACTTCCCTAAATCAACCTTTGATAGTAAGGTTTCGAGAGCCTTTGAAAACTCGGACAGTACACTTAGCGGTATCGAAACTGCGAAAAAGCTTGAGTCTGAGAAGAAGATTAAAGATGTACTTGTTGTAGCACTTGGTACTAACCAACCTCCAACAACTGAGTTGATGGATAAGCTCGTAGGCGAAGCGAAAAGTGCCAAGAAGATTATTTGGGTAACGACTGCTTCAAGGGGTGGTCAAGGCTCTTACAACAAGGTAGACCATGATAAGATTGCAGAGACGATTAAATCTTATGTGAGCGGTAAGTCAAATATGGCTTACCTAGATTGGAACCGTTACGTTCAAGAGAAGTCTAAGTGGGATGATTTAACCTCGGATTCTGTTCACATGAATGATAAAGGGTATGATTTATACTCCAAATTCCTCACTCGCGGTATTTTCGATGCGGTCAAAGGTGGAGGTTCAAGTGAAGATAGTCTTCTAACAAAAGCGATTAAGAAGATTAAGTGTAAACCAAAACACCACCATCATGGTACTTCAACAAAATCGGAACCAAGTGGTCTTTCTTCGACTGATGGTCAAGATAACCCACCGGCAGATGCCTTTAGTTCATGGGGGTGGAGACCTGAAGATTTACCTGAAGGGTTGAAACCTTATATCATTGACCCTAAGAACTACGGTATGTCCTTTGGTGTGCCGGGTGAAGGTTGGTTCCATACAAGTAGTGCTGAATTAAACGGACAATGTGTTGCGTTGACTATTTCGTTAGGGAACCATGTTTGGGGTCGAGCGCAAGAGAACGTGCAAGGGAACGGTAAAGACCAAGCTTATGCTTGGGCAGGTATTTTTGGAAACTCTGTAAGTTCCACTCCACGGCGAGGTGCTATTTTCTCAGACCCAACTCAAGCAATCGACCCAGACACAGGTGAAGTATATGGGCATACAGGACTTGTGTGTACTGTGTTTAAAGACGGTTCTATGTTGACTGTTGAACAAAATACTCCTTTAGCGGGTTGGAATTGGAGAAACGAACAGTTTGTGTGGCATTACCGTATTTATAAACCCGGAACTTACAGTCAAATGGTCTTCGCCTACGATGATAAAAAAGCTCCAGTATTAAAATAATTAGAAAGTAGCAGTAACAGTTTGAAAGTAGTAAAGTGGATTTTAACAATTCTAGGTGGAATAGGACTAGGAACCCTAATAGCTCTCGGTATCCTCTACCTCAAAGGCGAGCAAGAAGCTCGTCACGAAAAGACTACACCTACTGAGGTAAGTGTCAAACAAGAAGAAACAAAGTCAGTTGAAGATAAAGTTCAAAGTGACTTGGAAGTTAACTTAGCAAGAGCAAGAGGTTATTTGTCAGAGGGGTCTAGAGTTTATGAGAGTGCCAAAGTTAAAGAACAACAAGAGTCGGTTGAAAAACTCTTGGAGACTTTCCGTGGAGGAAAAGATGATAGTCGTTTGAAAGCAGACTCTAGCGGTATCTCTCTTCGCTACGCAGTCGAAAAACAAGGTTACAAGTTGAAGTCAGATAGTTTTGAAGTTTGGTCTACCAAAGACTCTGATGTGGTAAATAACTTGTTTGTACTAACAGGGGGTAAACATGATGATATGTACTTAGTTTTGTCTTATGAGAAAACCGCCAACACTTTCCACATTTTATATCTATACGGAGGTAAGCCGGACGCATTCGGTTAAACTACCTTTCAGAAGTCTCAAATTGCCCCAGTTTCGATTTTAAATTTGGAGTAATAACTTTCTCTGTTTGAAATTTAAAATCGAGTAGAGAGCAAATGAGAGCCTTATATGAAATTGCCAAGTAAACAAACTGTTTGCTTGGTTTTCTTGTTTTTAGCAAATGCTTTCTTGCGTTTTTCTCAGAAATAATGTAAAATAAAACTATTAAGTAAATTTAAGTGGTAGGAAACAGAAGATGTTCAAAGATTCTCGTAAAGGTTGGGTTGCAAAGCTCACAGTAGGTAGCAAAGTAGGAATTAAACACAAAGGTGTAATTTATGGAGGAACGGTCTCTTTGGTTACGGCTTTAGGGGTATTGTTAGTTCGTTGTGAGAATAACTTGAAATTCAAAATTATGCCTGATGGTTACAGTTCTACGAAAGACTCGGAGGTAGTTAGAAGATGACTAATATGACTTTAGTTGCAGAGTCTAAACTTTATCTGAAAGATAATACTCCTTTATACGATTACTTTGATGATTATTCTAGGTTGTTTAACTTCTTGGTTCGTAGGTGTGTTCATCATTTAAGACACAAATTAAATGGTGAGAGTGAGTCTCGGTATCGAACCAATTTGATGCTCGAATTTAACATTACAAACCGCATGGCAAAAGCAGTTATAAGAACTGCTAAGAACCAACTGAAGTTATTAAAAGAGTCTGCTCGATACCAATACAACAATTTATATAAGCGTAGACGTTCTTTGTATAAGAAGATAGCAAAGTTAAAAGTTATTTTATCCTCAAGTTCTGCTACTTTAAAACAAAGAAAATTAGCTAAATTTCGATTGTTTTGGTCTCAGATGAGGTTAAACAAGGTCAATCAACTTATTGCTAATGGGCTGAAACTACATTTAACATTTGGTACAAAACATTTGTTAAAAACTAATAAGCAAAAGTTTTTAGCAAAGAGAGATAACCAAGTTGTTTATATTGGAGCTAAAGATGAAACTTGTAGAAATCAACAGTTTCAAATAACTTTCAACTCTAAATACAATCGATTTGAGTATAAGTTAAGACTAGATAATCGATGGGAGTTTGGTTCAAATAAGTACATTTTTGGTTCCTTTGCTATGAAAAAATAAGGAAGCAAAAGAGCATATTTTGAAAACTTTAGCTGAGAAGAAGTCTAATCCTTTAACTTATCGAATTATCAAACGTGATGATACTTTGTGCTTACAAATTATGTACCGAAGAGAAACAACCGATGTAACTCGATACAGTCAAGGTGTTTTAGGTGTTGATTTCAATAAAGGGTTTATATCTGTGTCTGAGATAAACTCAGAGGGTAAGTTACAGTCTTTAACTAGATATAATTATCTACATCACGGAAACTCAACTAGAACTAAAACCTCTATGTTAGATTTGGTTTCTAAGTTAGTTTCTCAAGCAGTTAGTGTTGGAAAAGATATTGTCATTGAAGATTTAGTAAGTTTAGATTCAAATAAGAAACAAGAGAAAAAAACCTTCAAAGAACTACAATCGTATGATAAATAGTTTGAAGTTTGGTTTATTTAAGCGTTGCTTACTAAGTAAAGCAAGCAAAGAAGGAGTATTCATACACGTTGTGAACCCTTATAACACAAGTAAAATAGCTAAAGCAAGTTATACGGATAGAATGAAATTAAATGTGCATGATGCAGCTTCTTATGTCATTGCAAGAAGATTTTATCAATACGACTAATTTCTAATTATTTAATACAATCTGAAGACAAGATACGGAAAGATTGTGAAATTAAGTAATACAATTTAGTGTTTGAGAGAGTCTTTATTGTTTTGAAATAAAGAGGATTTTCAAACTATTTGAATAGCTTACCGTACAGCTAATTTAATTGAAATATTAAATGAAAGGAATAGAGTAACTATTTATAGTTATTTCTTTACGGTTCTTCCTTATGGTGAAGTGGAAGAAAGCTAGTATTTATGGTGGTGTTCTACTCGGAACAACTTTATGTAGCCTAGCGGTATCCTCCTTTTTTCTTCAAAATTCGGGAGATGGTCAAACTTTTGATTTGAGTCGATTAGCTCCTTTAGTTTCTGAGGAAAAAACTAGAGGTCAACTTCAGTATGAAAATGCTTGGTCTGAGCAGATTGAGTTAGAAAATCAAGTCAAACCTTTTGAGAATTATATTATCAACTGGGTCGCAACTTACACAGGTCGTAAAGGGTTCCAAGGTCAGAATACAAAGAGCTTGAAATTTAGCACCTTAGAGAATAAAGGTTCTTACACTAATATGACAGATTTGGTAAAACATTACCCCAACTTACTAGGGGTTATAGAGAAAGTAACTATTCAGTATAGTTACGACTCTGTAACAAACCAACTAGTGCAAAGGGTTTCTGTCTATAAACGAGGTGTACAAGGGTATCGACAAGCAACCGTGGTTTACGACTCGACTGGTTCTGTTGCTGATTATACGCTAGGTAATTTTGTAAAAGTAGGTGGGTCAAGTGAAGAAGATTAAAGCGAAAGTGGTCTTATGGTTCTTACACTTATTTGATTATAAACTATCGAGTAAAGCAAAGAGAAATGTACTAATAGGTCTTGCAGTCGTAGTAGTTTTGGGGTTCTTTGGTTTCATAGTAAATAATATCATTCAGTCTCATAATGAAGGTGCTAAAATTCAGAGAGATACAGAAGTTGCAAAATCGGCAAAAGAGGTTGTTTCAAATTACGCAGATGAGACTTTTGCAAAAGAACATTTGAGTTTAACGACAAGTCAGTGGAAAGCAAAAGATAACAATTTTGACTACTCTTTAGCTAAGACTTACATGACTTACTTAGCTTCGGTTGAGGATAGCACAAGTGCAGAAAGAGCTTACAAAACACTCCCTTGGGTATCCTCAGAGGTCGGAGATTCTTTACTTTCTTGGTCGAAAGACTACGCACCAAGTGTAGATAGATTGGTTAATTTAAGAACTTTGTCGAGAGTGTACAGTGCAAGTGGTTCTGATAAATGGTTTGCTTTGTTTGATGTGTCTGCAACCAATAAAGTTGGAACGCGTGTAGAGTCTTTGGTTTCGGTAGAATTGAGTGTACAAGACGGTAAAGTGACTTATTGGAAAATTGAACATGGGGGTTTACGGTAGTGGCTGATTCAAAGCGAAACTATTCAGAGGGGTATTGGTTGGTCAAACCCCAATTAGGTAAATTAACAGTAACAAACTTAGTAAACTTTGCTGAGGCAGAGGGTGCTTATGGTGTTGCTAGTGGTGGTATTTTAAGATTAGGTAAAAGTGCTTTATTTTTTGGTATGTACTTAGTCTTATGTATAGTTCTTTCTGTTATTGTAAAGAACTGGTTTGTGAGTCTATTATTATGGGTTTTGTTATTCCCTTTACCATTTCGTCTAATTTCCTTGTTTGTATTTAATGAGCGAAAGGTAAAGAGAGAGTTCAAACTGAGGGAAGAGTTAAAGTCCAAGACAGATACCTCGTTATTCTCACACTTCTTCGGTATCTACGATATTGATGAAACTTTACCTTATGTCTGCTATATGTTAGATGGTAGTATTGGTATTTTTATCCGTTGTGTTCGTAAGACACAAGTAGGTAAAGTACAAGAGAAAGCTTTTCAACATGGTCAAGGTTTGGCGAACTTTTATAATCAGTGTGCTGCTTTAAATGTAGTACCAGAGTTGATTGATTTACAAGCAGCAAACTCTTATGATGAGCGTTTTGATGACTTGTACAATCACTTAAATGAGGTGTCTTCTCCAACCATGCAAAAGGTTCTGTCTTCTATGTACCATCATTGGGAAGATAACTCAAGTAGTTCTCAGTTGACGTATGAGTATTTCTTACTCCGCGGTTCAGGAGACCCTATGGTCTTTTGGGATAAAGTAACTGCTTTGATGTCTGCACTTATGACTGCAAGTTACAAGCGTATCCAAGTCTTAAATGCAGACCAAATTGGAACTTTGGTAGAGGATTTATATGGTTTAACTGAATTTTCGGTAACTGAAGCCATGAACCAAGCAGTTCAGAAGTCTGAGCGTTCCAGTCTTCGTCTATTGTGGTTAGGAGACGCTCAAAACCGTAGAAAACAAGTGAATATTTCTCTAGCAGAAGCTCGCTTGAAACAAGAAGAGCAGTATAGAAAACAACAAGCACAAGCAAGGGTATCTGCGGAACAAGCGAAAGCTCAACCTAAGAAAGCGAAGAAAACAAAAGGGAAAGAGAAAGCAAAACAGACTCAAGCAGAAGTGTTGGATTTGTTTGGAACAGAAAGCAACTCAACAAAACAAGCAAGTGGCTTAACAAGTGTGCTTGAAACAGATGTTTCTGCGGAAGAGTTGTCAACACCTGTGGATAACTCTCCTAAGTCTGTGGATAAAGGTGCGGATGTGAGTGCAGAAGATTTGTTTGGTAGCTCAAAAATTTCTCAAACAAAGAAAGTTGAAAGTTCAGAGGAATTGGACTTATTTTAGGACAAGAAAGTAGAGGGTATCCTTAGATGATTGGTTTAATTTTTGGAGAGAAGAGCGAACAGGTAGTAAGAGCGGTTCAAGACTCGCACGGTTTAAAAGAGGTGGAAGGTTTCACCTCTATTGGTGCTTTTTTGAACATGGCTAGTCGTAAGGCTCTACGTTGTGAGCGTTTGGTAATTAACTGTGTGAACGTCAATTCTGCGCAAGAGTTCCGCAACTTGCGAACATTTTTACTAGACCACGCTCGTACAACAGAAGTTGTACTCTTTGGTCGTTATTTTGAGTCTGCAGATTTAGAAGTAGTGGAGTCTTATTACAGTTTCTTTAGTGAACCGATTTATACAGATTACTTGCTACAAACAAATGAGCAAGTAAATGTGGATTTAATTGCAAACAACTTATGTAAGAGTTCCTTAGACACAATTCGCTTAGAACATTCAAGTAAGAAGAATGTAAAGGCAGTTGTGAAGTATGGAACGGAGCAGCCTGCGGTATCCTCACAAGAGCCTACATTTACACCTCCTAAACCGATAGCAAGTAATGGTTCTGTGGTGAAGTCTTTTGGTTATGGTGGGAAGGTCTTTGGTAAGAAGAAACTCACAAAACAAGAGTTAGCAGCGATTTCTAAGTTAGATAATGAAATCTACGCAGTCTTACAGTTAGCTCAGTCTAGGTAGGTGGTTTGATAAAACATGGACTACATTTTAACAACAAAAAACGTTCGGTATCCTAGTTGTACCACTGTTTCTAGCATTAAACAGATAGAGCGTATTACTATGAAAACGACTTTGATTATTGAGTCGTATACAGATAAAGACTTTGATTTCTTAGTATTTATTTTAAATGCTATGAGAGACAACTCTTTAACCAAGATTGCTTACATAACTGAAACTCCTTCTCGTATTGTATTAGAAACTATGAAAACAGTAGGAGCTTATGTCATTCAAGATAGCTCCTTGTTAGATAATACGGAAAGTTTTTCTGACTTACTAGAGTTTATGTCTAGTCGTGAGATGGACAACCAAACAGACGAATTAACTCAGTTAGCGGATAGCTTCACGATTGTTGATGAATACCTTAGGGGTAAGTTAGAGGGTGAACCTAAGTTAGTAGAGCGTAAGATTTCTATGGCTTATGAGCAGTTGAGTGATGTCTTACAGGAAGTTGTGTTCTCAGCAGAGTTGAATGAGGAACTACAAGCTTTTCTCTTAACTGCTTCAAGTCGCTTGAAAATTGCAGAGGAGCAGTTGTCAAAACAAGAAGATGAAATCAATAACTTAAAAACTTCTTCATTTGGTGGGTTTGGTTCTATTAACACTTACACTCAGTATAGTTACACAGGTAACTCCAAAGTCTTATTGATTAGAGAGCAAGCTCCCACTCGGTATCTGACCTCATTTTTGTCGGCTTATATTGATTGGTTAGCGAAAGTGCCAGAGATACAAGCTAAGTTAATTGTGATAGACCAAGCTACAGAGTATGTAGATGCTCGCTATAAGGCTTTGCGTAAGGTAGACTCTAGTAATATTACACGCGAAGCTTCTAAATTGTACTTGTTGTCTGAGATGTACACAACAACTCCAACAACAAGTGTTATGAGTGCTTTAATGAGTCCTGGAATTGACTTATATGTGATTTTGGATAGAACTTATAAGCGAACTGCAGCGGTCTCAGGTCGAGGAATTACGACTGTGTATAGTGTTTCAAGTCGAAGACTGATGAGAGATTTAGGGTTGAACTCAGAAGAGACGATTGTGAATGATAATGGAGAACAGTCTCAACTCGGTATCCTCGCTTTGATTGAAAGTTACGCAACTGATAAAGAGTCTCGTAAATTGCAACAACGTAGCGCTTTTGAATCGATTATGAGACGCTTAACTGAGTTGTGTAATTTGGGTTATTAAAGTTAGAAAGGTAAGTGAGAATTGGTGTTTAAGAAAAAAGAAAACAAAGTAACGAGCCTTTCTAAGAGTTCGTTAGAAAATCAGAAAACACAAGAAAATCAAGAAAAGCGTAAAGGTTTCCTTGATAAATATGTGGACTTGATTAAGATGTGGGACTCAGTCTATGATGAGTACCGCTCACGTTATAACCCAGAGCGAGCCTTGGCTTCAAGTAGGCGCTTGTATATGGACTCGAACTTTACCTATAGTGGAACTCAAAACGTAACGGCTTATTATGTGATTGATGAACTCCCCCCAGAGTTTGAGATGGGGTATAGAGCGACTTTGCGTTCCATTGTACCAGAAGGAATTTCAATGAACTTTATTGAGTCAAATGAACCTTTTGAGATTAACTGGGATGACCCTAAAGTCAAAACTCGTTTGTCTGTCTTGGATGAAGTAAGTGCAAAGAACCAAGAAGAGTCTAGTAAAGGTTCGAGGTTTACACAACATAAGTATGTAAAAACTGCTCAAAAAGATGAGCGTTTGTCACTTTCGGTAGAATATGCAAATGATGCGACTTTAAGTGACCAAGATAAGCGTTACTTGTATAAAGTTCGAGTTATGATTATTATAACGGGTCGGAGAGGTCCTGAATTTACAGATGTTCTAAAAGATTTTGAACACATGTGTTCTCATAGAACAGGAATGCAAGTTCGCCGAGTTACGGGAATCATTGCAGACACTGTAGGTGATTTCTCTCCGTTTAACTCTGAAATGTCTAAGGAAAGCAAGCGTAAAATTCGCTCTACCTTTACCTCAGATGAATTAAGAGCGCAGTGGCACCCATTTGAGCAAGGGGTAGTAGGGTTCGGTACAACTTACTTAGGTACAAATATTGAAACGCACTCTCCTGTTTTCCACCAATTTAAACGTGACGTAACTGACGCTGAAATTGTTATTGTTATTGGTATGTCTGGGTCGGGTAAATCCTTTGAAATGAAGTTGTTGGCTACACAGTTTGCAGCTAATGACAACATGATTATGACGATTAACGACTATGAAGGTGGAGAATACAAAGGTCTCGGAACCTTGTTAGAGAAAGACTTCCAAGTAGTATCCTTGGATTTAGGTATGGGTTCAGGGCGCTACCTTGACCCAGTTCCGATTGTTCCTACAGGCGATGAAGAGATGGACAACACTTTGTTTACTCGCTCTCGTAAGAATATTATTGACTTGTTCAGAGCAGTAGCAGGTATGGAAACCTTGAAGAACTATGCTTGGATTCCGTTGATTATTGAACGTGGTGTAGACTTGTTCTATAGTGAGTATGGTGTTTCTATAGACACTTCCACATGGCATGCCCTTGATGGTTGTTCAATTTATACGGTTTACAACTACTTGAAGAAATACCGTCCGAACTTAGAAGATGTGTTGAGTTCGATTACGGAAGAAGACAAAAAGATTTTAACTGAAGATGATATTAAAGAGTTGTATAAATCCGCTTTGAAAGACTTTCAAAGAGATTATATTTACTTCTTGGAAACCTTTGGTTCTTACTTTGAACCAAGTAAGAAGTTGAACAACTACTTTAAATACCCAGTGTACTTGAAAGATATTATTGATGCGAAGTTGGTTATTTGCGATTACAACATGAGAGGGGTTCCGGAAAGTCAACTGTCTGAATTGGACGCTATTCTTATTCCAATGAACGCAGCAACCGTAGCCTATTATCGAACTGTGTATCCTTTCTCTCGCGGTCTTTACAATGTGAAGATTTGGGAAGAGTTGCAACGTTTCAGTTCTCTCCCAAATGCAGTAGAGATTTTGAAAACTCCAATCACAGGGGGTCGTAAAGCTGGGTAACAAAACTGTTACAATAAATTTATAAAAATGTACAAGAACATAGAAAAATTTATGTAAAAACAGAAAGCCCTTCGTATCTAGTGATAGGTGCGAACTCAACGTTAAATGCTTTGAACTCCTAAAGCCTTGTAACCTAAACAGTAGATGGAAACGTCAAGCTGAATGGAACGAAAGTAGAAAAAAGTACAAGGATAGCATAAGGTGAAATAAAAGCTAATCAGTGCTTAGGTGATAAAAATAGTGACCCCTAAGAAACGTTAGTCCTAAGTGCAGTAATAATGGATGTTTAGCAGGGAAAGTCCTACGGTCAAATGACTATGGAAGACCCCCAACGACTATCTCCTAGAGGGAGAGTAAAACCGCAAGCTAATGGCGGAGGAAAAATGTTGCACCTAATTTTGATTAGGTGAAGATATAGTCTGCGCTCATGTGAAAGCATGAGAGGTCTGCTGGTGACAGTAAGACTGCATCAAGGGTTGCGCTTTGGTGTGAACAAGAAAAATACAGATTTTTAGAAAACTTTTATATTTTTACTTTACAAAATACCTTCAGTATGGTAAACTTAATGTAAGAATTAAGTGAGGTGTACTTATGGTATTGATGTCTATAGGAAAATTTGCGAAGGAGTTAGGTGTTACACCTGAACACGTTCGTACAATGCACAGAACAGGTGAGGTAATCCCTGCTCGTATTTCAGAAAAAGGAACTAGATATTACTCTGATGAGCAACTAAGAGAGTTGAAAAACACTCAATTTTCTCAGAGAGAAGAAAAGGTAGTAGCTTATTGTCGAGTTTCTACTAAGTCACAAAAAGAGGACTTAGAGAAACAAGTTGAGAATGTAAAGTCGTATATGTACGCCAAAGGTTACTCATTTGAAGTTATTACAGATGTAGGTTCCGGTATCAATTATAAAAATAAAGGTTTGCAAGAGTTAATTTCTTTAATTGACTCAAATCAAGTTACTAAAGTTGTTATTCTCTATAAGGATAGACTTGTTAGATTTGGTTTTGAGTTAATTCAATTACTTTGTGAGTTACATGGTGTTGAAATTGAAATTATTGACAACTCAGAACAAAGTAAAGATGAAGAATTAACAAATGATTTAATTCAAATCGTTACACTATTTGCAAATAGACTTTACGGTTCAAGGTCTAAAAAGACTAAAACACTAATTGAGAGGGTTTCTGATGTTACGAGGGATGAAAATCGCACTTGATTTAACTGATGAGCAAGAACAGCAGATGTGGAAGTCTGTAGGGGTTGCTCGTTGGTCATATAACTACGCTATAACTAGATGTAAAGAACAATTTTTAAAACACTTAGAAGATCCTACATTACCTAAAACTTTAACAGCAGGTGAGATTTTAAAAGAATTAGTTGTATTGAAGAGGACAACACATCCTTGGTTGAAGGATGTTGGTTCTGCAGTTATCAAACAAGCAGTTCGAGATTGGGACACTGCTCGAAACAGGCTCTTCAAGAGGTTAGGTAAAGCTCCTAAGTATAAGTCAAGAAATACTTCAAAACCTAGCTTTTATGTAAATTACGAAAGTTTGAGAAGAGTTGAAGGTGGGTTTAGAGGTGAGAGGTTAGGTTTTATAAAAACAACGCAACCTTTACCGAGAATACCTAAAGGTTCACATTATAGGAATCCTCGAATTTCTTTTGATGGTAAATATTGGTATTTGTCTTTTGCTTATGAAGTCCCAGAGGTTTCAGTAGAACTGACAGATTTAGTTATAGGTGTAGATTTAGGGGTAAAAACCTTAGCAACATTATCTACAGGTGAGTTTATTGAGAACATCAATAAAAGCCGCAGAGTAAAACAGTTGGAGAAACAATTACGACGGGAACAACGTCACCTTGCACGTCAGTTGCAAGCTAACGTCAAAGGGTATCTCACAACTGAAAACGGTAGTAGAAAGCCAATTTATAAGCGACCTTTAGAATTATGTTCTAATATTCAAGAAACAAAACGTAAGATAAAGTTAATTTACCGTAAACTTCATTCTATTCGAATGAATCATCTTCATCAAACTACTTCTTATCTTGTAAAACAATTACCGAAAGGTATTGTGATTGAAGATTTGAATGTTAAAGGGATGATGAAAAACAGACACTTAGCGAGACATATTCAAAACGTTATGTTTTATGAATTTCGTAGACAGTTAGAGTATAAGTGTTTACAATACGGTATCCAATTAGTTGTTGCAGATCGTTTTTATCCTAGTTCTAAAGCATGCAGTTATTGTGGTAATATTAAGTCTAAATTGAACTTAAAGGAAAGAGTTTATAAATGTAGCTCTTGCGGTTTGAAGAAAGATAGAGACTTAAATGCTGCTGAGAATTTAGCTTATTATTTCTAATTTAGCTTATTATTTCTATAGAGGTTAATACCTTATGTACCCATCGCTACTGGGGAATTTAAGCCTATTGAGTGTTACATCAAATGATAGTAGACACATGAGCTTTGCTCATGTGTCAAGGTCAGACACGGTGATGTAGGAAGTGAAAAACGAAACGGATAAGTCTATAAGTTCTAAACTTATAGCAACATAAGTTTTCACAAAGTAAAGATATAGATATAAAAAATCTATATTTTTCGTAGCGGGATATTAACATTGTCGCTTCCAATGACCCAGTTAAGTTGGTTGAAAAAGATGAGTTTTCTCTGTTTGCCAACTACACACTAGCTATGGTTGGTAAAATCAAATCTCCAGTTTACCAAGAGATTGTATGTAAAGCCCTCGGTATCACTGACTTAGCTGATGAATTAGCTGAGATTGGTGCAGTTATTGAGGAAGATGAAGGGTTGGTAGCAGGATATGACCAAGTACACGCAGAACCTTATAAAAAAGCCTTTGTCTTGAAGTTGAACTCAGGGGAGTCCGCAGTTGTAAAAGCAGACATTCCACGTGTAATTAGTGATACACCATTGTTCAGAACAGGGGTCATTGCACAAGATAAGCAGTAGATAGTTTAGGTGATTTAGACATGATGTTATTAAGTTTAATTCTCTTTTTAGGGGGTATCCTTTGGGGAGTCGCAAACTCCATCACCTCTGATAAGTTGAAAGAAGAGGTTAAGAAAAGTCGTTTCCTCGTAATAGGAGTAGGTGTGGTCTATGTTTTAGTAGTCCTTGCAGTAACGTTAGGAGGTAAGCACTGATATGGATTGGCGAAATTCAAATGATGATTTAACAAGGCAGTCAGATGCTCGTAGAGAGCGAGAAAATCAACGATTTGAAAATGGTATTTCAGGAGACCGAGGAGGTTTTGGTGGTATGCGCCAAGGTCCCGGCGGCGACCCTTTAGCTCGTATGAGAGGTGCGCAACCTGATCCTTTTGCAAATCGAGTGGGTGGGGGTTTACCACAAAGACCACCTTTCGGGCAACCTCAGGGTTTTCCACAACAAAATCAGCCTCCTCAACATTTAAGTCAACATGAAGATTGGATGGATAAAATCTTTAAGGTCGGTAAAGGTCTTTGGAAACATTTATCCTCCTATGTGTGGCCTGTTTTGTCTGAGTCGGATGATATGTTCAGAAGTGACTACAAACTAAGAAAAGGGTTAACGGCTGCCCTCTTGTATTATGGTGCAGTAGGTGGTTTCTCTTTCTTGTTTGGTTTGTTTACAAGATTTGCAACTGCTCCCGGTATATTCATTTCGCTTGTAGGCGGTGGAGTGAGTGGTGGTATTTTCTTGTATAAGAACTCACAGAATAAGGAATGGGGTTTGGTTGATGACTCTCCAAAAGAAGAAGCTATCCCACAAGCTCCACAACCTTCTGAGTTTGGTGCACCAAGAGACTTTATGGTTGATGGATTTGGTTCTCCAAGTTCCGACCCTATGGGTGGTTTTGGACAATCACCAAGAAGAGAAGTTCCAAGTGAGTTTAAAAACTTCGGTTCAAGTGGGGGTTGGGATGATGAAGAGGAAGAACCTCCATTTCCCAAAAGACAAGGTTTTGAACCTATGACAAGACCAAAACCAACTCAATTTGATGAAATAGAAGATGAAGAAGAGGGTTTTGCACTTTTTCCTAATGGTATCCCCTCAAAAGGAGCAAGCGCCAAGGACATTTGGGGGAGCATAGATGATGAGTCTGAGGACTTAGAAGAAGGCTCAGAGGAAACAGAAGACTCTTCGTCTAGTTCAAGGGAAGAACTAGAACACCCTAAGTTAGAAGAAGTGTCTGAGAGTGCTTTTAACTCAGATTTAGCAGGTGGTTTAGTAGAACCAGAGTTAGTAACTCGAAGTCTTCTTTTGGATAAATACTTGTCTGTCTTAGATGGTTCTAGTTTGAAACCAGATTGGTCTCGTGAGGTTTCTAAGAATAGCTTAGAGTTTAAACAGTTAGAGACTTTCCTTCGAGACGCCCAAACGGGTGGAGTTAAAGGTTTGTCTGAAATGGATTGGGTAAATGTCGAGTCCATTACAGAGCGTGTGTCGGTATTTGAAATTATCACTGACCGACCAGAGAAGTTAAAAGGGAAAGAAACCCTCTTTGCAAAAGAGATTACAGAGTTGTTGAAAGACCAAATGAAAGATTACTTTGGTGAAAATGTAACAACTACTGCGGTTGGTAAAGGTAGTCGTATTGCTATTACTATCTTTAAGCAGACAGGTACGTCCTTTATGTTGAGAGACTTGATTGCTTCAAGTAAAGACTTCTTCCTAGATATTAAGAATGAACTCCCAGTAGTGTTCGGAGCTGATGAATATGGAGAGCCTATTCTTCTTGACTTAGCAAAACACACAGGTACAATTATTGCAGGGATGGCTCGAACAGGGAAATCTGTCCTCGCCACTGGTATCGTCAACCAAATGATGGCTTTAAACTCTCCTCGTAAGGTTCAAGTTGTTGCAGGAGATATGAAAAACAAAGACTCCGACTGGTACCAAATTACCTTACCTCACTTGCGTAGGTTTGCAACAGGTACAAAAGCCATTATGGACTTGCTTGATTGGGTGGTTTCAGAAGAAGCTCCTCGAAGAAAGAGATTGATTGGCGACCAGTTGAAAATTCAGAACTACAACGCGAATTGTTCTGATGAGTCTGAGCAATTACCTTACTTGTTTGTGGTTTTAGATGAGATTATTTCCTTTGCTGAAAAATTGGATAAAGATGAGAAAGTCACATACAAAGCTTATTTGAGTGAGATTTTAACTGCTTTTCCAAATGTCGGTATCTTCTTGATTTTCGTACCTCACCAACTACACAATGATTACTTCCCTAAAACTGCTTCTCGTATGGTAGGGAATAGATTTGCAGTTAAAGCAGGTCAACCAATTCAGAAAACAATTTGGGAGGATTCATACAGACAAATTGACTTCCCAACTACTAACACAGGTGACTTTGCTTATACTCTTGCTGGTTCTGATGAACCGAAGTTTGGTCACGCTCCGTTGATTATGAGTATGAATGGTGGAAAAGAGCGCTTGGATAAGTTATATGAAACTCAACGGAAGATGTGGACGAAGTTGTATCCTGAAGAAGCAGCTACCTCTGCTTATGTAACTCGTTTAAAAAATGAGCAAGCAAGTCAAACTTTAGGTAAGCTCGGTATCTATGTTTCTGACACGGACTTTGCAGAAGAGGATTCTTTACGTTTTCCTAAGTCTAACACAAGCAATGTAGACTTTATTCGAGACATTTAAAGGCGCATAGCAGAAGAATAGGAGTTGTACAAGAATATGGAAATTACATATCCAATTAGTAGTTCTAGGTTTCTGCTTGCAATGCAAGTATACGCTAGAAAAATGGCTGCTTATGAGACTTATGAAGAGGTTAAAAAGAGGGAGTTTGAAAGAATTTCTCTCTTCCGTCCTCTTCCTACAGTTTCAAAGGAGAGCATTAAGACAGAGGTTGTAGAAGAAAGTCCTCGGTATCTTCTCGACACCGAAGGTTCAGAAGAAGATACAGTTGAACTAGATTCTTTGTTTGATGGTTTTGAATCTTTTAAAGACTCAGACTGGTTGACTTCTATGAAGAGTAAAGAAGAAGTTGAACACAAAGTTGAGGAAGAGGATCAAGACCCACTCCAAGGAGTTTCCTTTGCAAGTTTAGGGTTGAGTAGTATTTCTTCGGATGATGAGCAAGAGTTAGAGTTGCGAGAATTTGAGGTAGACCCTTCAGAGGATGAAGATGAGTTTTCTGACCTTCTCTCAAACTCTCCAAAATCGTCTCTGAACAATTTCGGTTTAGAAGTGGATAAAATATCGACCTCAGAGGAAAAATCAAATCTGAGCCAATCTGAGACTTCTGAGAGTGCTTTTGAGAACGAACCAACTAGAGTGGAGTTCAAAGAAGAGATTTTCCGTTCGGACTATGTAGGTAAGAGAGAACCTTGGACTTATGTAGCGAAAGAAAGAGAGGTTGTAAAACAACCTCAACCAAGAGTATCCCAATCAGAGGTTGCACCTTGTACCGTTCAAGAACCGAAACCAGCTCCAAAACCTCAAACAGTTTCTATTCCTCAAGCACAATCGGTTGTTAAACCTAAACCTATTGTACAGAAACCTCAACCGCAAATTCAACCTCAGACTCAAAGTCAAGTAAATGATAAAACTGTTCGTTTAGTCAATGAAGACTTTGTTTCTTATTGTCGTAGGAATTTGAGGGTTTCAGAAAAGACTGCGTTAGGTTACTTTTCTCCTAGTGAGATAGAGTCCGCAGTAAGACAAGGTAAGGTTTTACGCAAAGGTGGGCTTTTAATCTTTGCTCATTCTTGATTTAGAAAGGTTTCCAAATTGTGAAATTAGTTGAAAACATTCGCTTTGTAAAAGTCAATGCAGAGGGTATCCCCAATGGCATTTGTGGGATTTGCTCGGCTTTAGTAGGGGGTTGGCTTGTTGTTCATGGTATAAAAGTGAAGCGCCAAGGGTCTCAGTACAGAGTTTTATTCCCAGAGCGTAGATTATACGAGGATGTATACAAACCTGTGGTAACTGCTTTGAACCCAGAGTTTAAGGAAGAAGTAGATGCTCTTATTTTGAGTGAATTTTACAAAGCATTAGAAAACGGTAAAAGTTAAGGGATAATCCTTGACTTTTTTCTTTTAGTTTGCTAAAATTAGATGTAAAAACAGTAAGAAAGGCGAAAATTTGTGGCAGTAACAGAGGTCTCATTATACAACGGTGGATTTATAGATAAATCTGCACCAATACAACGCTATAAGTTATTGGATAGTATTATTCAAAAAGCAAATGAGGATAAAGACCAAGTAGGTTTTCCGGAGTTAGCTGATAGTTTATTAGATTTAACACCTGAGCAAGTAGAGCAAGTCATTGCTACAAAGTCGTCTTTAAAAGAAGGTGTAGCAAAAGGTTCTCTACGGTGGTATCAAACCTACGGAGTCCACTTTATTTTAGCTGCTCGTTCTGCTCTCATTATGGATAGTGTAGGGTTGGGGAAAACGGCTACAGTTGCTTCGGTTATTAACCATGTAGGAGCCTTGAAGCAACGTACCAAAGGTAAACCTTTGCGTTATTTGTTTTTGACTGAGGTTGGTTTGGTTGCACAAGCTCGAAAAGAGTTAATTCGCTTTACAGGAGACTATGTAGCAACAACCACAGGAGACTCCAACCAAGTAAGTGCTTTTATCAAAGAGCAAAAAGAGTTAGGGTATCCTAGTGGTGTAGTTGCTTCTTATTCAGCAGTCTCTTCAAGTCACGATTTCATGTTGTGGCTTGCACACACTATGAAGTTACATGGTAAATTTGATTATTTCTTTATTGATGAAGGTTCGGTGTTGGGTTCTACGAAGTCTGATATTTATAAGGCTTGTAAAACTGTACGAACTAAGTTTGCAAACCATGTAGTTGTAATGAACGCCACTCCTTTTGAGAAGTCGATTGAGGGAATGTACAATCAGCTTAATTTCCTTTTCCCAGACTCTATGCCTTTAAAAACCAAGTTCGAAGAGTTGTTTGTGAAGAAATCCTTCCAAACACACCAAATTTTAGGTTACAAAGACCCAGAGTTGTTTAAAGTTTGTACTCGATTTATGGCTTTTGGAACGGCTCGTCAAGAGCTCGGGGTATCCGTCAAAAATTCTACGTGTGAATTGGTCTTATACAAGCCTTCACAATACCAAAACAAACTATTTAGCAAAACTAGACATAAGCGTTATGTTTGGGACGAACCTTCTTGGTTCGATCCGGATTTGGAGGTAACTCCAGAGGTTTTACCTAAGTTACAAGTGATTGAAGACTTGTTTAAATACCGTATCGGTCAAGATAAAGCCTTGATTTATGTTCATTCTGTTGAAGCTCAGAACACGTTGGTTCGCTTTTTGGAAGGGTTGGGAATAAAAGCTCTCACTATAAATGGAGAGGATAATACTCCTAAGAAGAAAGAAGCCAAGTTGAAAGAGTTCCACGAAGGTGGTTACAGAGTGATTGTAACCAACTTGAAGAAAGGTTTGAACTTAGGCTTCATGAACCATTTGGTATTCTATTCTTTCACAGGAAACTCAGGGATTACGAATCAGATTGAAGGTCGTATTGTTCGTAGCCAAGATATTCATGATAAGCATATTTACTTAGTCTTAGCTAGAAGAGAAGAGTATAAAGTCTTAGAAGAAGCTTGTGTGAGTACGAAAGATAGATTAGCTCATACCAAACATGAAGTGAGTTTGTTAAACAACTTCTTTTTAAATCCGAACTTAGTAAACACAATAGTGGAAGTCACTAAGCAAGAGATTTCAGAAGGTGCAAGCTCATCCATTGTTGCGGTATCCTACTCGAATCGAGATATGAATGGAGTTGTGTCTTACCCTAAATGGTCAAATGATTTAGAAGAAATGAAAGAAGGTTTAACTTTAAGTTAAATAAGGTAGTAACATGAAAAGATTTCAACCAGTAAATTACAATGAAGACAAAGATTCTATCTTTGTTTATGTAGCTCCAAAACCACAAGAAACAGAAGACCAAATGGTACTTTACACTTCCGTAAATACCAATTACAAGTACGCTTGCTACTGGTCGAATAACTGGAGAAAATCCCATGGGTATCCTCTTCTGCGGAAGAAAACTAAAAAGCTCGCATTTTATGTAAAACCGGAGTTACAGTCAGTTGAAAGCACGAAGAATATTCGCTCTGCAGTTGCAGAAGTTGATGAAATTTTAGATGAGTTGGGCTACACAAGATGACGTTAAAAGACTTTGAAGAGTTAGCTAAATTAGGTTTGGATAGTTCCTCTACAGTTGAATTTTACGACATGAAGAATTTCAAAGAAGATATTTTAGCTAATACTTTTTCTAACTTGTACATGATAGGTGCTGAAGTGGAAGATAAAACCCACGCACCCTATGGTTTGTTAGTTGATGGTTCTAGTTTAGTTGTTTTCTTTAGATAAACAATAGGAAAAGAAGAAGTAAATAAGGAGTTTGTGTAAGTTGAAGTCTTACTTGTATTTATCAGATATTCATGCAAATTACGAAGTTCTAAAACAGTTAGAAACTTTACCAGAGTTCACAGATGAAAATTGTGAAATTCGATTTGGTGGAGACTATATTGACGGTTTTGAACTAAAACCAAATGCAACTCTTGATACATTGCATTTTGTAAAGAGTTTGTGCGAGAGTGGGAAAGCAAAAGCGATTGTGGGCAACCACGATATTTTCTTGTTAGATAGTGCTTTTCGTCCATTTGCTACAAACTGGTGGTATATGAATGGACGAGAAGAAACACTCGCTAATTTGGGTATCCCCTTCGCTTCGGAGAGCGATTTGAGAGAGCAGTTGCTCTTTCACTTGTATGATGAGTTGACTTGGTTGCGCTCTCTTCCCTATTACTTAGAGGACGGTAAGAACATTTTAGTTCACGCAGGGTTTGAATTAGACTTACCTTTGGATAAGCAAGATACTGAAGGAATGGTTTGGACTCGCGAGTTTTATATTGACTCTTTGAACCATTTAACCGAGGTGGACTTGCACTCAGACTTCAAAGGAAAAACAATTATTTCAGGGCACACTCCAACTTGTACAATGGGAGAATATGAACATCCAATAAGTCCTTGTCAAATCTTGAAAGATAGTTTAGAACTAGACAGTGAGCCTTTAGTTACTAGATATTTCATTGACGGAGGTTCCAAATCAGGCTCAGAGTTCTCTCGTATTAACTTGTTGAAACTAGATGAACACGGAAATGAACTTTGGCAAGGGTATCTAGATGACCAAGGTTTTCATTTGTACGCAGAAAACAAGGATTAAGAGTTTTAGTAGAAAACAGAAAGTGGTAAAAAGATGAACACACAAGTGCCTTTATTGGGTTTTGACCTTAATGGGAATTGGCTCGGAATGGACTCAGAAACTTTAAGAGATTTCGCAGATTCTTTTATTGATGTAGATAACTTTGTAAGCGAAGAAGCTATTGTTTCAGCAAGTTCTGTCATGACCCTCGCTCTCATTTGGTTGGGGTATCCTTCGGTTTGGGTTCGTTCCGACTTCAAAGTAGTCTTTGAAGGTTTACTAAGACGATATAACAGAGACTTATAAGGTTAGAAAGCAGAAAGCAGTTTAGATGATGATAAAAACACCAATGATTTTATCCGACTTAGAAAAGTTGGTAACTGATTATACTAGTAAAGACCATAGCTCCCAAGGTTTTAACTTCAAGTCTAGTGAGTTTGATTACGAATGGGAAGTGAGTAAATTGAATTGGTACTTCTACTTTGATAGAGAAGATGCAAGTCTTTTTGCAGCAGATTTCCAAACCGTAAGAGATTATGCGTATTTCCGTATTGAGTTTCCACTATACCTTTACCACGGTAGTGAATTTTGCTCAGAAGATTCAGAAGTGTTCAAAGATGTGGATTTGGAGTTCTCTTTCCGTAACGGTTGGCTCAAAATCACTACAATCATAACTGAAGAAACAGACCTACACCATGTGTTTGATGTTCTGTTTTCGGTTCTCAAAGATTATAACTAAATGGAGACTATGAAATGAAATTGTGTAAATCAACCGAGTGTTCAGATGGTTTAGTGTTTGACATTGTGGTAAATAAATTAGTTCCTTGCCCTCTGTGTGAGGAGCTGAGAACAAAACAAGTAGTAGAAGGTGTACAATCTCAAGAAGGCACAACTCAAGGTCTTTCTGAGAAGTTAGGTCTTCGTAGGGTATTCTCTCGCTTGTTCGTAGACTTGCGACAAGTGTTAGGAGACTTAACTGCTGAGAGTTTAGATACAGAACAATTCAACTCCATTGAAGACTCTATTGGAGCTTTAGTGGGTTCTTTGTCGATAGGGAAGAAACCGAAAACTTCTGTATTGTTTTACTTAGGAGTTCGAGCAGATATTGAAATGTTAGCCTTTTGGTTATTGGGTTCTGCTTATAAAGCTGGGCTAAGTGTCCATCCTTTCATTACGTCCTTTAGACTGCAGGGTATCAAACAGAAACGCGAAGACTACGAAAATCTCATGTTGAGTGAAGTAGTAGTGGTTGCGTATAGCCCTTCTATGCGTGAAGACGGTTATTTGGTGGAAGACTTTGTAAGACAACGTGCTTTTGAAGGGAAGTCCACTTATGTAATTTTAACGGACGGTTCTCAGATTAACAATGTCTTGCAACGACTAGGTTCTGAGGATAGTTATTCTCCTCGCCAATATTTATATATCGGTATCCCTCGTCAAAATAGCACCGATGAAGAGCGAGTAGCAAGAACAAATCGAGTAATTCGCAACTCCAATAAGGTGCTAGGCTTAACTATGTCTGAGGTTGAACTAGAAGATGTAGTTCCTCAGAAAACAAAGGGAAGAGCTAAAAGTACACAGTCGAAAAAACCTGTAGCAACGCTAAGTTCTGCAGAAGCAGATTTATACAACTTGTAATTTGTAGGTAGGTAAGAAAATTGAAAATCATTAGAAGTAACCAAGCAGAAGTACAAACAGAACAAGGGTTTGTAACTACTCTGTTAGCAAAAGTTGAGTTTGACTCAACTGACCTTACAGAGCGATTGGTTGAACACCCTAATTTGTATGGTACGGAAGAATTTGTAAAAGTTGTGGTAACTACAGATGTTTCAGAGGGTTCTGTAGGTTCAACTCTTACAATTATTCGTAAGGAGAAAGACTCAGAGGGTATTGAGCGTGCGCAACATTACACTTACCCAGTCTTTGTAGATGATTCAGGTGCTATTCATGTCAACCAAGAATTATGCCTGGAAGACACGGCTTTGGCTCTTTTTGTACCGTTCATGTCAGAGTGGTTGATGGAGTTGGTAGCGTTAGCTAAAGAAAACTTAGCTAAATCTTTATCTGAAAGCACTTCTTTATCTGAGTCGGAGTCTGTTTCAAACTCCCTCTCGGTATACCACTCAGAGAGCCTTTCTCAATCGGTAAGTGAGTCTTTATCTTTAGTGGATAGTCAGTCTACATCATTCTCTACAATGACTTCAAACTCTTTAGTAGATTATAGCAATCAGTTAGAGCAGTCTTTATCAACACACCAAGCAAGTGTTTCGACTTCTGTTTCAGATTCTTTATCTGCATTAGAGAGTGAAGCTTACCATAGCACTTCGGTATCCCTAAGTGAACTTGCTTCTTTGGAGACTAGTTTACACCAAGATAGTCTGAGTGCAGTAAGTAGTTTGGTAGATTCTCAGTACCAAAGTATTGAAAGTCTCGCTTTGAAACTAGAGCCTATTCGCTTGTCTTATGAACTGGGAGAATTAGACACAGGAGACCTTGTAGAAGGGTTAGGTCAAGATGTTGACCTTGAAGACTTGCAAGATGAGATTACAGATGTGATTGAGTCTGGCGGTACTAGTTTAGATTATGCAAGCGAAGCAACTGAGGTTTTAACTGAGATTACCTTTGAGCGCTCACAAGAGTGGTCGAATGAACTTGAACCAACTTCAACTGCGGTATCCCCACAACCTCAAGAAAAACCTAAAAAGCGTGGGTTCTTTAAACGTTTGTTTTCTCGTAAAGATAAGCAGTACGAAGAATTAGTAAAATCAGTCGTTCAAGACCAATTAACGGCTGCTCAAAAGAAAGCAGAGAGCGTTTCAGTTGATGAAGTTCACTTAGCAAACGGTTCGATTAAGATAGAGCTACCTAACAAATAAGTAGATAAAATAAGAAGAAGAAGCGCAAGTTGTTATGAAAATTTTTCAACTTGCTCTCTTATTGTTATTGATTTCTTCTTTGTTTTGTGGTATAATAAAGAAAATATTGATTTTTAGGAGTTAGAAGAAAATGAAAATTACATTAACAAAAGAAACTGTAAATACATACGCTCCCTATGTGCGTATTTCCACAACTAAATCAAACCCAAACACAGGTGCGGTTCGAGTAAGTAACTCAGGCGCTCGTTGGGGTTTGTCAGGCACAGACTTTGCTCAGTTGTTGAAAGCTTCAATCTTTATGATGGCTTACTCTTTGGAAACAGTAGATTCTATTCGTCAAGAATATGACTTGCGTAAAGATGTGGAGTTTGAGGTTCAAGGCATTTCTCCGATTGAAGTAATTCAACTTTCTGAATCTGCGGTCAATCGTGAAGTACCTAAAGGTAGTCGTCCAAAACCTAAGTTTGCAAACCTTGAAGGAGATTTGATTGTATACGGCACTCAACCTCGTAAGGTTGGTGAATTGTCTCAATCAGGTAAACCGATTAAAACAGATGAAGGTACTCTCGTAGGGGTATCAGGAGATGAGCCAAAGGCTCCGAAAGATTCTAAGAAAGAGACTTTGAAAGTCCCTGAGAAAGCAAACAAAGAAGTTGAGAAGAAAGCAGAGGTGTCAGACGATTCGTCTGTTCGATTTCACAACGCAGGAGAGACTGTTTTACCAGTCAATTTGGAAAAAGAATTAGAAACACTTAAAGTAGACTATAAGAACTTAGAGGATTCTTATAATGCTTTAGTTACAGATAAAGCAAATCTAAACGAAGAGTTGAAAGGTGTTAAGAAAGACCTCAAAGCTAAGGATAAGGCTTTAACTAAAGCAGAAGAGTGTATTACTAAGTTAGAGACTGAAAATAAAGGTCTTGAACTGCGTAAAACGGAGTTGCTTTCTGAAAAAGCTGATTTGGAAGACGAAAAGAAAAATACTGCTGAGTATATTAAAACGTTAGAAGAAGAGCATCAAGGAAAGTTAAGCAAAGCTCAAGAAACAATCCTTGCTAAAGAACGTGAAGTATTGGAGTTGAAAAGCGCTCAAGATGAATTATCAAAACAACTTCAAGAAGTTCGAGCTTCTGTAAACGCTTTGAAAGAGCAAAAAGAGAAGAAAACCATTCTTGGTGCATTGTCTGATTTGAAAGATGCAGTAGTTGATGGTTTGAAAAAGCTTTTTGGACGAAATTAAGGTAAAATATAATGGTTTCAGTTGTAGAATTAGTGTTGGCAAATGGTCAGAGAGTTGATTTGCAAGCAGGAGATCAAATTACGATTGGGGAAGTTGGAGAAGACTACAAGGGTCGTTGGTGTTGTTTGTCAAAGACCTCAAATAGCTCCGATATTCGCAGATTTTTAATTGGCGCACCAGATGAAGCCTTGGTTAGCGTAGGTCGTAATAGGTTATCCTTCAAGCGCTCTGATATTTTCTCGATTAAAGATGTCAACTCTAAACTTGATGAAAAATAACAAACAGATTATAGGTTGATAAGGTGGGTTGAAATATGGTACATCCTTACTATACAGAGAAAATACTTCCCTTTTTGGAACACAATAAGGTTATGAATATGTTAGTCAAAACTCCCTTTATTGGTACAGGTTTTGAGCTAAAAGAATTAGCAAAAACTTTGAGAGCAGATGAAGAACTTCGCTATATAACTGCTTGTAAAAGCGGTCAAGCACGAGTTTTGGTCTGTGTAACGAATTTGCGCTTGCATATTTTGGATAAAGGTTTAGTTTTGAATAAGTACCAATTAACTGTAAATTTACCTCAAATTGCAAGTGTACAGAGAGGTAGGGGTATCTTCTTTGGTTCGGTGGTTATTTCTGTTATGGGATTCGATGACAACATTTACCTCACCGACTTTTGGGGGAAAGACACGGAAAACTTTCAACGTATTTTGCAAGACTCCATAACTGATTACGGTTTAGGTTGTAGTCACTTGACTCAACCTAATTATTATCAACCACAACAACCTTATTATCCACAAGAACCTTATTATCAACAACAAACAGAAAGAAGATTTCAACAACCTATGTATGACTCGAACAACCCAGCTTATAACTATTTGACAGGAGAACCCTTCACAGAAGCAGAATTGCTTGAAATGGGTCTTGACCGATTTGGTCAACCTTTAAATAAGAAACAAGCACCTAGCCAACCACAAGTGCAACCTAGTCGCACGGTTTCAAAACCTCAACAACCAACTCAACCAAGGGTATCGCAAAACCAAAGACCGCCTTTGCAACCTCGTGTGCCAAGACCTCCAAAAGATGTTTCCAACATGACAACACAAGAGAAGTTTGATGCACTTGAACGTGGTGGTTGGTTTTAATTGAGTTAAAATGTGAATGGATAGATATTAGAGAGGAGATTTGCTTTTAGTGTTTGAAGATAAAGAGCTTTGGGAACTAATGTCTGAAGCAGAAGGTACTGAGTCTGCTTATGTGTCGGACATTACACCTTCTGAGATATCAGATAAAAGCCCAGAGGTTCAACTTGAGTATTATGAAAACCAAGTGATGGGGTATCTTCTTAGAGACTTCGATTCTCTAAGAGGTCAGATGGGTCGCTTACAAAATGATTATTTCCGCAATGAGAACTATGTGCTTTACTCTATGTTGAAGAAAGTACAGATGGAAAGAGGGTTGTTGCTTGATTTAGATTATTTGAAAGTTTACTTGCAAGCAAACGCTTCTGAGATTGCACAAGACACTGACCGTATTCAATTTGAGTCTTATGTAAGTGAGGGTTCAACTGCGATTGAAGGTTTGTTGGTTTCAGTAGTAGAGGTTTACCAAAAATACCGTAACCCATCATTCTTGAAAGAGCCAACCTTTGAAGATGCCTTAACTCGTTTTAAGTTGGTTTATGCAAAATTAGCCTTCAATGACTCTTTGCAACAAGCTTCGATTGCCTTAACGAACCCAATTCGGTCTCAACGTAAGTCATTCTTCGGTATTGAAGGTGCGCTTGATTTCTTATCCCAAAAGGTCAACAGTATTAAAGCTTCATTAGGTAAGGAAAACTCTTATCAGCTTGTCTGTGCTTCTGATATTGACTTTGAAGAGGAAGAGTCTCGCAGACCAACATTGCTTTCAAACTTGCAACATTTACCAACTTTAAGTGCTACGATTGGAGGTATTTATACCAATACCTTTGCGGTCTTTGCAGCACCTGAAAAGGGGATGAAATCGAAATTCGCAGTCCGTTTGTCTCATGAAATTCTCCTAAACGGATTTGGTATTTGCTTTTGGGGGAAGGAAGGTGGTTCGGGTAAGGTTATGGCTGAGTTGCGTGCAACTCACTTTGATTATTACTACAATGTACAAAGAGGTCAAAACTACGAAAAGATTGCCGGTATCGACATTCAGCGTGGTACTTTAGATAGTTCAGTTGCAGAGTTAGAAAAAATTTCTCGTATGGACTTGGTAAGTAACCCAAATTATGGTAAAATATATTTACCAGATTATCCGTTTGAGTTGGAATCGGTTGAAACCGTCCTTCGAGTTGCAGCAGAGGAGAAAGAATGTAAGTTTGTTGTCATTGACTACGCACAAGCGATGGATAGCAGTCAGTACCCTGATAAGAAAACTATGTTAGAGAAGTTGTCTATTCGTTTAGAGACTTTAAAAGGGTTATTGGATATTTGTGTTTGGTTGCCTTCTCAGTTGGCTACTGATGTTATTCAAGATTTAGGTAAGGGTATCCACCGTGAGTTGCGAAATGTTACCGCTGACTCAAAAGAGTTGACAAAATCGGCAGACTTAAATTTGATGTTGTACACAAATGACGCTATGTCTGCAAAGAATATAGCTAAAATGTACTTACTTCCCTCACGTTTAGCAGGAGAGATGGCTCCGCTTTCGGTCTTTACGGATAAGGTTGCGAATAACGTTATAGAAATGAAAGACCAAGTGATAGAAATGCGAAACGGTGAAGCTGTCGTCTTGGATGTTGGTGACATTAATGTCTAAATTTAAAATTTGTGTGAGCGTAGGAGACTTAGCACAGTTCTTTAGGGTATCCGAAGACTACGTTCGCTCCCAAGCTCAGTTTGAAGTTATAAAAGTTAAGGGTGGTTTAGAAGTTATTTCTAAGGACACCTACCCTCGTTTAAGTAAGGTGTTGTATTCACAAGCACCTTCTTTGTGTGTTTATACTTTAGAGAAAGTAGTAGAGCAGCTAAAAGAGGTTTATGACAAGAAAGAGTTTATTGATAAGTTCTTAGAGTCTGAACCTAGTGCGATTGTAAAAGATTTATTTACCAATACACCTTATTATTGGTCAGATAGTTTAACAGATGAATACTTTCAGTTCGTTCAAGACTTACAGAGTCAGTTAGATTATTCGATTGAGAGGGTTGCAAGTAAATTGGAGTTGAGTCCAAGTCAACTTTATTCTTTAGTTCGATATTTAGAGTTGCGTTTAACTAACATTGTAGGTGCTAAGTCTAAGAAGAAAGTTTATATTCTACCAAGTGTGACTTACTCTACTGTTTGTGCCTTTTTAACTCAGCATACTTTGGTAAATTTAACATTCACTGAGCGTAGCCGACTGTTTTCAATGGGTATCCAACCTTTGCAGGTCAAAGGTGTCGGTACGTTCGTAGAAACTTCGGTACTGAATTATCTGAGGGGTACAAAATCAAGTGATAGTTTTGAGATAAATGGTTCTTATTACGTTTCCTACAATTCATTCTTAGCTAAATTTAGTTTGCAACCCAATGAGGTTTCAAGTGCCTTGAAGTCTGCTTTGGTGGGTAAAGAGGTTGGTACAGAAGATTTTGTACCTTATGACTTTGTTCGTCACTTAGATAAAGTAATGAGTTTAGGTTCGGTCTCAGATGTTCGGTTGGGTGCTTTGATTTGTCTTGGTTTATTGGAGAAGAAAGATTTAGAGGGTGTTCTTTCGGTATCCGAATTTCGCAAATTATACAATCAAGTCTTTGCTTTAAAGGTTTTCCCTTTGAACAAAGCAAGTTATAAGTATGTAGCAGAAGGTTCAAAACCTGAAGTATTCCAAAAACTGCAGTTACCGTTCTACTCTAAGGAGTTCTTTGTTTCTGTATTGAAAGATACCTTGAGAGGGCTTCCTTTGGATCAAACTTACCGAGGTTACTTCAATGTTTACCGTATGGTAGAGTTTTTGAAAGTAGCGAATAATACTTATGAATTACCTGTATTCATCAACAATACAGATGGAGTTCCTAGTGTAGCGATGAATAAGAAGAGTTGGAACTCTTTGATTTCGGTATCCTCAAACATCTTGTTGGCTCCTAGTGATGGAGTTTCAGAAGAATTATTAAGTGCTTATAACACATGGGAATTATTAGAATTTGAAAAAGTAAGAGAAGGGGTTGAGAGAATATTAAATGGCTAGTAAACAGTTTACAAAAGAGATATTAGACCAATTTGTAGAAGATTTCTACGACCTCTTTATGGAGGGTGTCTTAGAGTTTACCAACAAGTACACTATTCTGTACAAAGAGGAACTAGATAGTAGCGAAGCTCGTTCCGTTATTGATTTAGGTCTAGCTTATGATTGGCTTTGGGTGACTGATATTGAAGGTACTCCTTTGGTTTACATTGAGATTGTAGATTTAGTGGTACAAGAACACTTGCTACAACACTATACAAAACAGTTAGGGTATCAGGATGCACAAGCGCTCGTCACAATCAAAGAGTTGAAAGACTTGTACTTAGCAGAAGTAGTTCGTTTCTTGAATTACTTGCCTAGTTTGATTGGAGAACAAAATGACTTAAAACCCTTTGCAGTAGCAAGTTTGGTAGATGAACAACACTTGCGCTTAGATAAGCGTTTAGTTCCCACTTTCCACTTGTCTTTAACTGAGTTGTTTAAGTTGTTAGAGAGTGTACAACTTCGACCTTATGGATTTTGGGATGGTCAAGAACACCATAAGTTCAAAGAACCTAAAGGTTATTTCGATACACCACTCAAGGGTATCCGAGTTGATGAATTGGTTTCAGCTATATTTATCCGTGGAATCTATCCAAAGAGAAAGTCGGTGCATGACTGATGCAATACGATTTTTCAAAATTGAACCAACCTTATTTGTTGGATATTTTAGACTCTTATGTAGGTTCACATGAGATTACTTACTTGGAAGGTTCTGAGTCTACTATGCTTTATGTCGGTGATTCTATGTTATTTTTAGTCGCAGGTGGCTTTATACAGTATGTAAGTGGTGCGCCTAGTCATTTGTCTAAACGGAACATTGATTTAATTACGGATAAGTTGCAGTCAGCTCTTACCTTACATTGTACGATTGTAGGTGATTTGGAATGATTGGTACTTCAAGAGTTAAGAGAAGAACAGTTAAAGCTTCTTATCGTCAGTTGGAAGAACAGTTACTTTACCACAAGAACTTTATTGGTCACTATGATGTAACTATTTCAAACTATTGGGATGTCGTTGTTTGCAAACATTTACCTCGCTATTCAGACTATAGGTTCAGCGCTGGGAATAGTCGTGTTGTTTGTCCTTTCCATGAGGACTTAAAACCTTCCCTCGGTATCGTCAAAGACGGTGAAACCGGCATTGAGGTTTTTAACTGCTTTGGTTGTGGGGTTAAAGGTACAATTATTGGTTTTCATAAGCTATTTGCAGAACAATACCTAGGAGAGCGTCATCCTAACGGTTTTGGCTACTTGCAAAGTTTAGCTAAACTATATGGTATTGAACTAAGTGACACGATTGTAGAAGTTCAAGAAGAGAAGTCTAAATTTGATTTTTCAAAAGCGCCACCTTACACAGTCTCTATTCATAGAGAAAATGTGGAAACCTTAAAAGAGAAATTCACTCAAGGTTCTCTATCTCTGCAAGGTTTGAAAGAGCAGTTGACTTTAATAACCAATAAGGTTCTTGAAGTAAAATCGTCTAAGAAAAGCACAGAAGGGAGTTCAGCTTAGTGTTTACATTCGATATGGAAGAGTTTGGTGGTTCTCCTTGTTTTACTTACTTAGATTACTTTAAAGAGGGTTCTGAGCGTTTTGGTTTAAATAGTATTTTGGCTTTAGACTTATCTAAAACCTCCACCGGTATCGCCTATTGGAACGGTCAAACTTTGGAGACCTACAACTTAAAGAGTTCTATAAAAGACTTAGATAGTCCTTATTCGGTAGGTCTTCGAATGCAAGAATTAAAAGACTTTGTTCTTGTAAAAGTCCTAAAAGGAGAAGTGGAGCTTGATATGTTGTGTGTGGAAGAGGCTTTGTTAGGAAACAATGCGAAGACTTCTTCTGTAGCTTACGCATTAAACTTCACACTTGATTACTTGTTAGCAGAAGGTGTTTTAAAGGCTAAACGGTTCTTCCGTGTATCCAACAAAACATGGAAAGCCACTTTACGCTCAGAAACAGGTTTAGCACCTTTAAAGAACGCAGTTTGGTCGAAGGACAATGCAGAAAAAGAAGAAATTCTCTTGTGTCTGCAAGAACTAGCACATCCTTGGGCGAACAAGTGGAGAGAATATGACTCTTTTGAGGTTTATCTAAAGAGTGGCTACCAAGACCAACTAGATGCAGTTGGTTTAGCTATACATTGTGTGAAGACTTATGGTTTAGATGAGAAACCTCAAGTGTTAAGTCGAAAAGCTACGGTTAAGGTTTATACGGATAAAGAAAAAGCTGAGAAATACGCTAAATTCCCAGTAGAACACATTAGCGGTATCCCCAAAAATCAGATTCACACGTGGGTGGACATTTGTGGGAAAGATGAGGTTGAGTCTAAGTCTTATATCTTAGAAACTCCCCACCTTGGTCGCTTTGGTGTCAAAGCAGAGGTCTTTGAAGAGTCTGATATGTATTATATTGTAGTCAATGTAACCTTAGTTACAGTTTAAATTAAAAGCGGTTTAGTCCATTAGAATACAAAGCGTTTTAGCTAGAAAGTAGGTCTACATGGCACTTGGTTCTAAGACAGAATTGGTAAGACAAGCCTTTCTCTATTTATTTGGAGAAGGTTATGAAAGTAGATTAACAAAGTTCCCAGAAGATGAGGTTTTTCCTCAGACTATTAAACACTTTGACAAAGACGGACTTCATTACCTAAATTCAGAAGTCCAAACGGTTCAAGTTTCGAACGGTCAAAGTGAAGCACAGGTAACGGTGTCTTGTGCTATGTGTCAGCTCTGCGGAGCTTTGTATGGTAAGGTGGAAGATATTCACTATGTTTTGGAATATCAACCAACACAATCAGGTCAAGCCTTGATTCACGGTTTGAACTTGAATGCAACAGAAATGTAGAATAGGAGAAGTTTATGGAGCAACATGTTTCCAGTATTCGAGCAGAAGTTTTAAGACAACTCATAGGGGTATCCGGTAGTTGGTTCGTTCGTATCGTCCTTGTTTCGGTTATGTTTTGGCTTGCCTTTTATGTATATGAGTCTTTGGTAGATGGTACGTTAAGTGGTCGTCTATCTTTATTGAAGCAAGCTCTATTCAACGGTGCGAAAGAGTTTAAAGTCAAGACAATTTCAACTGCACCTTTCTTGTATTTCCTAGTCGGTATGATTTTACTGACCGCAGGTTACACATTAGGTTATAATATTTCGACCAACTATATCAGTGGTGAAATTACCTTGATTACGACTGTAGCAAGAATTACCAACTTCTATGCTCTGACGGTTTCGGTCATTGAAATGATTTTAATGGCATGTACCGCTTTGGTCTTCTTATCTGCTGCAAGTTCAATTCGTAAGAACGGTCGAGAAGTTTACCAAACTAGTGCATTAGCTAAGTTGAATATCAACTTATTGCGTTTGTTCCAACTTTTCGGTATCATGGCAGTCGTAGCACTCGGTATTGCTTCAATGGTATTTTGTTATTTAGTGATTAAATAGTAACTGGCAAGGTTACTATTTTTCTTTTTTTCTAAGTTTGCTTTAGTTATTGCAATTTGGTATAAAAAATGGTAAACTGACAAAAAGTAAATGAAAGTGAGGTTGACCTTTCTTTGCAAACAAAAATTGAAGTGTCCCCGTTCTTAGGGGTTGTACCAAGTGCAGTTGAAATTGGTACGCGATTAAAAGACTTATTAAATAAACGAGAAGAGTTAGTCAACACTTTAGATAAAGAGTTAGCTAATGGAACCTATAGCCAACACAGAGTGGTATCCTACTATTTGCTCGAAAAAGAGTTACAGTCTTTGAGAGAGCAATTATTGTTAAGAGCAGAAGATACACCTCTAGGTAGAGATTATTTACAATACCAAGATATGTTGAAAGCTCGCTTACCAAAAGGTGATACTTACTTGGTTGAAGAGAGTCAAAAGATGGCTCAACTTCCGTATCTAACTAAGGCGGAGCCTTTCTATGATGATTATGTGAGTTTATTAGAGTTAGCAGCTAAAGAGAATGTAGAGCTTTATGTGGAAGTCTTTCTAAGCAACAACAAAGTCTCTTTAGTTTATGAGCATGGTCTCTTTCAACGTGCAATTTCTTTGGAAGAGGGGCGAGAAGGTGTGGACTGTACACGATTAGTTCTTCCTTATTTAGAGCGCAGAGGGTTGACAACGTTAGTTGACCTAGCTCAAATTCCGAAGAGTGCTATTTGTGGTTACTTGTATACCTCGATTGTTGAAGAAGATTTGACTCCTAGTATGAGCTATACGAAGTTGGACTTAACCCCTCAGTTGATTTCGACTATTCGTTTTTATGCTTCTGAGTATATTGAGTTTGGATTGAACTTTGCAAAACGTGATGATGAGTGCAAGTTTGTACAAGATTTAGGTTTTGATACGTTGCCTTATATTCGATATAACTTAGAAGCAGACCAAAATATCAATTCTATTGTAGAAGATTGGATATCCTTACTTGAAGACCTCGCTGATGTCAGTGCTTTATCAACAAATTTGAGAGTCAGTGTGGCGAGTCATCACAGTCAAAAGTTTAAAGAGTTTGGATTTGATAGTGTAGTAGTCAACCCAATTTTATGGTCTGTAAATCCTCAGAAAGCGAAGTTGCAGTACATTCATTGGAAACAGACTTTAGAAGGTTTGAAACCTTTTGCAGTTGTTTCTTACTTAGATGTGACGGCTCAATTTGAGGTTGAAGGTAACGATTATTTTGGTTTTTATGACTTTGCAAACAACAAACCTAAATTAGTAGAGAGTAGCCTAGATTTAGGTTTGCATGGTAAAAACAGTGAAGATTTAGGTATTGAAATTGCAGGTCACACAGTATTAGAGTTACCTTTAGAAAGTCAATTAGACATTCTAGTATTAGGTTTAAAGCCAGAAAGTCCGATTTATTTTTGGTCGTCACCAGAGTTGGGTATAACTACAGTGTGCGATTCTAATGGTCGTTCAGTAGATCAGTTGTTAAGAAAGTAGGTTAGTTTGGATAAAGATAATTTATGGGGAGACTTAGATGACTTAGAGGTGGGGGTATCCTCTAGTCAAGAACAAGCTCCAGTTGGAGAAGAAGTAGCACCTTATTCAGAGGTTGGAGAAGAAGTTGTAGAGTGGTCACCAGAAGTCTCAAAATCGCCCACAGTCGATTTAGAAGAAGTAGGTGGGGAAAATATCGACTCGGAAGAAGAACACGATACGGAGCAAACAGAAGTTTCTGAGAGCATTTCTGATTTAGACGACTTAGAAGTAGAAACACCAGTAGATATTGTAGGGGTATCCGAAACGCCTTCGGTACTTAGTCCGTTTGAGGATATTGACAAGATTTTAAGTGGTTTGAAGTACGACCGTGAATTGCGTATGGATTTACCGATTGAGTCTATTGTCATTACAGAGTTTGATAAGAAAGCTCGCTTTGCAACTAAGAATGGTTTGACTGCTTCGATTGAAGACTTTGGTAGAGTGTTAAATCCGATTGATGTTTTGGCTTTACCTTCGGTAGATGGTGAAGAGATTGAAATGTACACTTTGATTTCAGGTCTCCGTCGAGTTTATGGTGCTTCAAGAAATGGCTATAAAACTATACCAGCTTTTGTATGGCACTTTGCAGATTATGAGAAAGCACAACGTTTAGTTCCTTTACTTGGTTTAATTCTAAATAAGCAACAACAACATAATTACCAAGAGATTTGGAACGGACTTTCTACCTTGGAACACGAATATGGTTTGAAGTTCTCTCAAATTGAGCGTTTGTACCCTTATTTGGAGAGTGGTGACGTTCTGAAATTAAAAGAGGTCTGCAGTGAGTCAGATACTTACCCAGAACCTATGACCGAGTTGTTTGCAGGGAAGTACACCTTAGACAAAGCTTACAAAGAGTTGGTAAAACAACGGAAAGAGCGTGATGTACTTGAGGAAGAAGACCACAAGGGTATCCTCTCTTCGACTGAGCTTGGTAAGGAAGCAGTTGTCTCAGATGAGGAAGGTGGTTCAAGTTCTGAGAGTGGTTCAGACGAGAGTGAAAACTCAGGTAACAATAAACTGAGCGCCCAAGAGGTAGATGAACTTCTTGAACTAGCAGATAACTCTATGGATAACTTGACTTTAGAGAGTGCCTTAGAACAAGCAGATGCAGTAGATAAGGGCATTGTGCAAGACCGTAAAGGTGACGGTGATGATGATTTAACGCCAGAGGTTAAGAATAAGATTAAGGCTCGTGATAAAATGGTTTGTCAATGTTGCTCTAAAGATAAGGTTGAAAACCAAGGTGCTTTCTTGTCTCAGTTAGTGGTTCACCATAAAGTTCCAGTTCACGCAGGTGGAACGGATGATGAAAAGAACTTGATTACCTTGTGTATTGGTTGCCACCATTTGTTGCACACTATGGAGAAAATGGGTACTTTGACTACCGATAAAGAGCATTTAGATACTATGGATGAAGAGTTCCGTAGACGGATTTTAAATGCTTGGTCTCTTGCTTATATTGCGATTAAAGCAGGAGAGAAGAAAGGGTATTCTCGAAAAGAACGTGCTAAGAAAGCTCAAGAAAGTTTGGTGCATAAGTTCCCCGGACAAGACATTAAGAATGACTTAGCTTTGAGGACTGCATTAGATGTGAGTTCAAAATAAAATTTGATGAGTAGGTAGGGTATGCTGGATTTTCTTGCATACCTTTTCTGATAAGTTATAGATTAAATCGAAAGGTTTTCATTAGCCATGAAATTACATAAAAATTTACTGCGAGACCGTTTCGCACATGGTGTTGGGGTGTCCATTACTTACAACCCAACTAACGGTGAGCGCTTTATTAAGTCTTTGTTTAACGCTTTAAATAAGACAAATACGGATAGAACTTTTGTAGTGGATGATGTCATGCAAAAGTTGGTTGCTTATTTTGATAAGAGCAACTTAGATTTTTTCAGTACAGAAACTGGTGGGAAACAACCAGACTTGGAACTCCGTCAAATTGGGGTAGTGTATCGTCATTCTCCAAACGAAGCTCCTACTGTGGAGTTAAATTCTGATGAGAAAGTTTGGGGTGAGGAAGAGCGTGAGTCTTATATTAATCAGATGAAGAGATTCGCCATAAACGGTTATGCCGACTGTGAAAACGGCATTTTCTACACTTATGTCTACGGTTGGTTCAATAAAGAAAAAGAAGATTATGAGCATATTTTCTTTATTAGTAACGATGTTGAACCAAAGACTCGTTCTTCGCACTACAAAACGCTTATTCAAAAGCTTTATATCACTCGTTCACAGTTTAATCACTTCTTTAACTACAAGTTTAGTATTTACTATGCTCCACAACTTTCTTCTGTTTTGGACTTCTTAGATGTGATTCCGAAAGAAGTTGTAGCTGATAAGTTGAAAGATTGGGTTACATTCAATTCTCAACAATTTAAAGCTAAGTACAATGGTTCTAAAAATAAGGACTTCTATACCACTCGGTATCCAAACTTACCGCAAGACAGCCAAAGTAAAGAGTTTAAAGAGGTTGTAAATCAGAACTCTCTGAACTTGATTTATAAAGCTTTCATGCGCAGTTTAGGTAACTACTTGTTAGGTTCACCAGCTAAAAATAAGACTATGTTAAAAGTTATGGCTGAGTATTTGTATGAATTGTACTTGGATGACTTTAACATTACTCTTATGGAAGAGTATGACAGAGTTCAAAAATCAGACTACGCTAAGTCGTTTGAAACTAAGAGAAACATCCCTACTAAAATTCAAGCTGCTATGGATTCAACTAAGTTCTTAGAGTATGGTTTTGGTTTTGTGGAGTTTGATGAGCAGTTTGACTTAGAGAAACTTCCTGATATTGAAGAACAATGGGGTTTGATTTACAAAGCGTTACCGCACTCAGAGAATAAACCAGAGTTGCGTTTTCGTAAGATTGAGCATCGAAAAGCTCATGGTGTGTATTTCCCAGCGTTTGATTGTATTACCATTAGTGTGCGCAATGTAAATTCTATGCTCCACGAATACGGACATCACATTGATTTCACTTACGACAAAGACCAGAACTTGTCTATGTCTGATGAGTTCCGCCAACTCCTTAAAGGGTATCAGAAAAATCTCTCGGACGGTGGAGTTTACAAAAGTTCTATGTTGAATTACTTCTTAACTCCAACAGAGGTGTTTGCACGTGCCTTTGAGATTTACTGCGTAACGGTACTTCCTAGAGTGAGCTTTATGGAAAGTTTAGTTGAGTATGGTAACAAGTTTGAATACTTATGGTTGATTAACCATACTGAAGACGTATTGAATTACTTTGATACCAAGTTCCCACATATACGAGAAGAAGTAGCCAACATGCAACAAACTGAGAAGTCTCCTAATTTAACCAACTTGACTGAGGGTGCAAAAGAAGAAGAGCTTGCACCAAATCAAGTAAAAGCAGGTGGATTTACAGTTACGATTGAAGAAGGTCCGGGCAAATCTGAACTTGAAGGAAAAGAGCTTATTCCGACAGGTAGAGACTTGAATGGAGAGTTGATGCACGAAATTGTAGAAAAACCAAGTAAACAAGCCGAAGATTTGTACAACGGTATCTCCATTTCTGATGAGATTTTGGAGGATAATTGCTTAACTGATTTTGCCTTTTTACTTGACCCAGTTTCATTTTCTGATGGTACTAAATTTGGTGGTGTTGCTTACTTAGCTAAAGATAGCAAAGGTGTTATTTATCACACCTTTAGAGCAAATGATAGAGAGTTTGCTACTATTGAGAATTTTATTACTGTATTACATGAAGATAATGAATATTCCGCTGAGAAAAGTTATATGATTGTAGGAGATTTACTTCATAGCAAGATTAAGAAATATGGCATTTCTGTTCAATCATTAACTAAGGGTATCGCATCTCTTCGCTTTGCAGACTTTAAAGATAAAGACTTTGGTTTAACTGAGGAATACCAAATCCACCAAGTAAATCGCTTGTTTGGAGATTTAGCTAAGTCTTATGCAACTTACCTTGAGAAATTAAGTCATAAGGTTGATGAGACTGAATTAAAAGCATTATTCAAACAAAAAGTACATGAGCAGATTGCAAAAGATGTGGACATTTCAGGAGAAGGTTGGAACTTTGATTCAGTATTCTCAGAGTTTGATGAAGCAATCTTTGTAGAAAAATTAGCAAATAACAAAGAACTTGTGAAGAAAAATGCTCGTATGGTTTCTAATTTGTTTGTTTACTTATATCCAGATTTAGGCGGTTCTCATGCTGATTATATGAGTGATGCAGTGTATATTGCTTTGGTAACTAATGATTTATCTGTAAGTATTTATTTGCAAGGTGAACTACGAGAGTTGGTTAAAGCAAAAGTCGCTGAGTCTGCTCTAAATCCAAGTAGAGCATTTAATGATTTAGCGAAGTTAGGTTTAGATTTAACAGTTGAGGTGTAAAAACTTGAGTGAAGTATATAAAACATATAGAAATAATAGTGGTGAGATTTTAAAGATTGTTTATGACATGGACGCAAGTAACCCTTTAGCGGACGCAGACACTTTATTTAACTTCTACACTTGGTCTCATAGATATATGTCTATTCAACCTAACTCTTATAGGACTATGGAAGACTTTATAGACATTTATTTAGGAGAGGGTTCTTTTGATAGATATAGAGAGAAGAGTATTGAGTCTGGTTTAAACTCAGTAGAGTTTGCAAACATCTTATGTGAACAATTAGGTAAGCGTAAGGGTATCCTCGCTTTTCCTATCCTTTCTTACAATCATGGTGATATTCACTACTATTTAGGTAACAATATTGACCGTTGGGATGGTTCAGTTTCCGGTTTTGCTTGGATTGAAAAAGAGAAGATTTATCAAGAGTTTGGTGTAACAAAGATTAGTTCTAAGTTAGTCGAATGTTTTAAATCACATATTTCTAGTGATTTAGATGTTTATAATAAATATGCTAGAGGTGACTCTTACGGATTTGAGTTATATGACTCTAATGGTAAGTTTATGGATTCGTGTTATGGTTTTTATGACCAAGATGATGAACCAGATTATCTGCTCAAAACGGTTTTGAGTTATTTAAGTACAACAGATACGTCTTTTGTAGAAGTTTCTGTTTAGAATTGAGTGAGGAGAAATTATGAATAATCTAGTAAGACGATTTGTAAATAAATGTGGTGAACGTATTGATTTAGCTAAAACGATTTACACTACTGCACACCCTTTTGATAATGCAGATGTATCTTTTAATTTAACAACTTTTGTTCACGGTTATGAGCCTATTGAGGACAATTCTCCGTATGAGAGCTTGGTTGCCTTTGTAGATGACAAATTAGGTTTAGGTTCTTATGATAAATTATTGGGAGAGTCTGTAGCTTTAGGTTGGGCTGAGCTAGACTTTGCGGTATCCATTAGTGAGCGTTTATTCAAAGAAAAGAATTTGGTAGCTTTTCCTATCTTTATCGGTCGTTTAGATAATCAAGTTGCTTATTATTTCCGAAGTTCTGAGAGTTATTCAGATTGGAGAGGTTCTTTCGTAGGTTTTGCATGGCTAGATAAAGATGAATTGAAATCTCGATTTGATATTTCTCGTCTAACACAAGCTAAGTTGGAATACTTACAGAGAAGAACACAAGAATACTTAGATGTTTATAACGCTTACTTAAATGGTAAAGTCTATGACTATGTTGCTTATGACAATTTAGGAGAACAACTTTCCGAAGGTTTCTTGTTTTACGATTACGGTTTTGAGAATGACTTTATTGAAGACATTGTGATGGATGCTTGTTGCTTGGAAGATGAAAACTTTCAAGAAGTTGAAGTACGTTGAGGTGTGAGTTATGGAAACAGAAGTTTATATGGAATTAGAGAATGAATTTGGCGATTTAATGCTTGTTTATAGAGGTGAACCGAACGTTGTTCCTTTAAGTGATGAGTGGACTCGTACTTTGTGTAGGTATTTTACGTGGCACCCAAACTACGATTCAATCCAACCACATTCATACCCTAATCCGTCTGATTTTATAGATAGTCTTACAAAACAAGGTCTAACGACAAAGATAAAGTCCGAAGTCTCTACATTGCATGAACTTATAGATGAAGTGGTTTCTCGTCTTTATAAGGATGGGAATGTTTATGCGGTTCCTCTATTTGTTAGTCCTACAACCTCGTTAGATTATTCTCCAACTCTCGAATTTACTACAATTTATAGCTCAGATAGAAACTTTGTAGGTTTCGCTTTTGCAACACGTGAAGAAATTTATCGTTGGTTCAAGACTAAGCGTATTACGAAGTCTATCGAAAATGAGATTTTAACTATGGTAAACCGTGAGTTAGTTATTTACAATGAGTATATGAAAGGTGCGACTTACCACTATGTAATTAAAAATGTAGATGGTGTTGAAATTGACCGTGGTATAGATTTCTATGAACTTGACGGTGATACAGATAAGATGTTAGAGTTGATGATAAACGACAGTTCGGTTTACGATACTTCATTTGTAGAAATTTAAGTAAAGAGAGGGTTTTCCTCTCTTTATTTTTCACTTTCAAGAAAGTTATTGCAAATGTTTTCAAGTTTTGTTATACTGTTAGAGAATTTAAAGAATAGGAGTTCTGACTGTTATGAGAACACGACAGGAAATTAAAAAGCAAGCAAAACAAAGGGTTGCTAAGGATAATTTATGGTTAGCATTAGGTTTACCTACTTTAGTTTTAACCTTGGTGAACTTGATGTTTGCATTTAATGAAAATGCCACAGGGGTATCTTCAGCTACAACTGGATTAGCTTTGCTCTATGAATTGTGTGCAAGCCTTTATATCTTTGACATTTTGACGAAACAACAACCTGTAGGAAAACAACTAGGTCGTAAAATTTCTGATATGTTCGGAAGTTTAACTGCTCACACCTTTAAAACAGGTTTGTTAGTAGGGTTCATGATTGGTTTGTGGTTCTTCTTACCTTATGTAATCGGTATCGGTCTAATTGTCGCTGCTTTGGTGTCGAATAGTTTTGGTCTACTCTTTTGGCTTGGAGTTGCTTTATTACTATTTGGTGGCTTTATCGGTTTGATAAAAACTTACGAATACACTTTAGCAGTTTATCTAGCAAAAACGAATGAAGAACTTGGTTTGTTTGTACTACTTAAAGAAAGTAAGCAGAAGATGAAAGGTCATAAAATGACTTTGTTCGTACAGAACTTGAGTTTCTTTTGGTGGGGTCTAGGAGTATTTGCAACAGGTGGTTTACTAGGTTTATATGTAACACCTTATGTACTTGCAGCAAATACGATTTTCGCAACTGAGGTTTTGGGTATTGATACTTCGGATAAAGCGGAAAAAGACCTTGAAGTATTTTAAACTAAAGATTGAAGTATTTTAAAATAAAGTATTAAGGAGAACAAAAGTTCTCCTTTTCTTGATTTATAAGAGTTTTTGTGATATAATAAAAGAAAATTAGATGAGGTTTGAAAATCATGAAAGTAAGTAAAGAAAAAGCAATAGCAACATTCACTTATCCGTATCAATCCTATGGAATTAGTTTTGCACTTGATGAAATAAACTATGAGGCACTTTATGAGACTTTTGCAGCTTATTGTACTCATTATAGTGGTTTTGCTCGTACAGTTTTTAAAGATGATTCTTATTATGGTTGGGTAACTAAATCTAAGGAGACTGTTAGAAGTCAAATTGATACTATTTTCAATCAAGTTTTGGCTTTGGAAAATGATAAGAGTGGTTTCTATAAGTATGGTACGATTAAAGCGGAGAATGGTATAATTGTAAATGTTTGCTTTAGTAAGCTCTCAGATACAGAGTCTCGCGTAGTTAAGAAAAATGGTTTTGCATCGCCTTTAATTTGCTTTGAAATTGACATTGCATACGGTGAGGAAGACTCAATAGAACATTGCTTTAAATTGACTGTCACAAAAGAAAAAGACCTAAAAATAGGTCTACCTAATTGGAGGTATTGACTCTGTTTAAATTATCAAATGGAGAGTTATACTCTCGCTTAGAAATTTACTGCTTTGATGACTTGTTAGGCTACATTACTAAAACCCCCAAAGGGTATCATTTTACGTTTGTGAAGTCCGAAACGATACATCATAAGTTTACTTTGCTTAATTTAAGTGAAGACTCTACATCAGAAGAAATAAGACAATGGATGAAGGAACACTTAACCATAACAGACTCACGTGCTAATCGGGGTGAGTGTTACCCAAGTTGGTGTCGTACAATGGAAGATGAGATTGCGGTTTATTCTTGTTTTGTAGACTATCCAGTTCGGAGGTGGGAGTATGTTTAAAACGTGGTACAACAATAGAAAACGAAGTAGTGTGGTGCTTTTAACTTTAGTTCTTATCTTTTTATTGACTAGTTTCTTACCTAGTTTTATTAAGAACTTCCCAACTTTAATTACCTATGTTTTTGGATGTTCGAAGGCTGATGCTTTTGTTCCTTTAAAGTTCACTTATTTTATAAGTCTTAGCTTTATTTACTTGGTATCCGTTGGTTTTACTGCACTCGTTGAAACAAATGAACCAGAACCTTATGACAATTTGACTTTTTCAATCTTCTCATTATTTATGGTTTTAGTAGTTGCAGTTGTTTCTTTAATAGGTTTCCTTTTTATTTCTGCAACGGTTTCAACTAATTTAATTAAATAAGGAATTGGTATTTAAAATGTTATACGAAGATTTAGACAAACTAATAGAAGACTACAACGAACGTTACCGCAACGCTAACGACTGGATTTACCAAGCCACAACAGAGCTTGAACTAGAAGAAGCAAAAGCAGATAAGAATAAGTTAGTTCATGAGTACAGTCAAGCACTCTATGACTTCTTGTGGGATAAACTCCCTCAATTAACTGCAAAAGACTGCATTGCCTTTGATTTAGTTCCTTATGGGGTTTGGCAGAAGTTTAGCAGTAAGTATGAGTTAATCTTGGAGAAAATAAAGGAGATTCACAATGTTCGCTAAACTCTTACTACACTCCTTACTTTGGGTATCCCCAATTTGGTTTATTCCTCCAACTGTAGCAAATCAACCAACTATTCCACAAGGGACAAACCCTATGAATGTAGACGAGTTTAAGATTGTAGCTTACTTGGAAGATAATCCAACCGTTGAATATACTTCGAATATGGTCTTTGTAGATAAAGACGAAGACTATAAATTAGCTCATCTAATGGGAAAAGTAGCAGTGGATGTTCGGTATCGAGAAAGACCTGCAGTTTCTGAAACTGACTCTACAGAAGAAGTCCAAGATAAAGTCAACAAGATTAAGTCTGCAACCTCGATTGAGTCTGACGAAGTAGTTCTTGCTCTACTAGGAAACATGACAGAAACAGTGAAAGTTTCAGATTAACAATTTGATAACCTTGACAAACTTTAACTGTTCTGCTAAACTACTTAACAGACTGCAAAACACAATACACTTAAAGTGAGTAAATTTGAGTTCTCACTTTTCTTTTGTTTTGTTGCGAAAATCCTTAATTTATGGTAAAATAAATTAACTTGACCGTTATAAAACCAATTAGAAAGGAGATAAGTATGTCAACAGTAATTACAGTAAAAACTTATACCCAAGCAACTGTGGGTGACCCTTGTGCTTGGTCTGAGCTTTCAACCTTTACAACAGATAGCTTGTACGATGCTATTTTCACACATTTCAGTCAAATTGATGATACGACTTTGAGGGTATTCTTGAGCGAATTAAACCGTTACGGTTCAGCAACTTTGCAAAGTGCTACAGTATTAGTAAAAATTAGCTATACAGGTGCTTTTCCAGAGAAAGATTGGTAAACAGATGAGTGTAGAACAAAGATTAAAAGAAGTTGGAATTTCCTCAGAAGTAGGGTATCTTTTCCCAAAAACGTGCAATCATTGTGATTTACATTATGATTTAAGTGTTGATTTGTCTGTACTGAAGTGTCCAAATCCATTTTGCAGAGGGTTGTATTACCAACGTGCAGTTACTTTTTGTGAGGTACTAGGTTTAACTCAATTTGGATATAGCTTCTTTGAGAGGTTGTTTACAGACTTTGATTGGAAGTCTGAATTTATTTCGGACTTTTACAAATTAGATAAATTTGAGGTTGAGATTTCAGATTTGGATTTCCGATCTCGTTTTGAATTATTCAAAATAGAGATTGAACGGTTAAAACAAGATTTAACTTTAGAGCAGTATTTGACTTCACTTGCACTACCTATGATAGAGGACATCATTCCTACAATCTGTGAGCGTTATGAAAACCTTGAAGAGTTTTACGCTGAGTTAGATATTGTATTAGACTTTGATGGTTATTTGACTATTTTTGGATTGAGTGTAGGTTCTGAGGACTTAATAATTCGGTATCTTGAAATTTTCAACGTTTACCGAAGAGACTTGTTAGGTTATAAATTGTAGTTTAGATAGATATTAGATTGGTGGTAAGAACAAGATGATGCTTGTAGTAGATAAGCGTTATGTGGTTTTGGAGTGGAAAACAACAAACCCTAACGTTTATATTGAGGATACGGTCGATTTACAAACTCGTATTGATTTAACAAGAAAGTTAAATCAAGATGCTTATGATGTAGTTGTAGAACCTATACCAAAGGGTGTTTTAAAGGATTTAGTTCATGAGAAGGTAACCATTTTGGTTGTACCTACAAAAGCGACTATGGTTTATTATGAGCGTACTGGGAAGATACCAGAATTTCTATTTGTGGAGAGCATATTAGGTGGTTAAATTAGGTCAAAAAGGTCAAGAACTCTTGAGGTATCTAACTGCATTTTTCGATAAATACGTTGAAGGAGAGGGTTCTTTAAGTGTTCAAGTCAATTCTGAGGATAAGACAGAAGAACAAGCTTTATTTTTAGAAGAGAACCAAAAACTCATCAAGTCGGTAGGTTTATTAGATACCAAACATTCAGTAAAGGACTTAGGTATGTCCAAAAAAGAGAGAGAGTTAGAGGGTTCTTTTTATACTCCTTTGTTTTGGGGGCGAAAAGCTCATGAACTGCTAAGTGATATTCCAGATTTGGAAAATTATGTAGTATGGGATGCTTCTTGTGGTACAGGTAATTTGTTAATTGAGTTCCCTAAGTGTAAACATGTGTACTTGTCTACACTTCATGAGGAAGATGTTCGCTTAACAAAAGAACGATTTGAGAAAGAACGCCCAGACTTAGAAACGACTGTCTTTCAGTTAGACTTTCTAAGTTCTTCGGACTCTTTTCTTATTCAGAACTTCTCAAGACAACTCCCAGAGAGCTTACAAAAGGTATTGACTAACAATGAAAAGTTGATTATCTTAATGAACCCTCCTTACTCCACTAGAGGGGTATCCACATCAGTCGCAAAACGATTGAGTTCGTTAGGTTTAAAAGGTTATGCCGCAGATCTTTACAGTCAATTTATGTGGCAAGTAAAGAATTTAGTTCAAGTTTACAACCTAACTCATGCAGAGTTACTTTGGATGGTTCCAGTCTCCTTTTTATTAAATCGTAGGACTTTTGAGGTTCGAAGAGATTATGCAACGGAGTTTGAATTTCATAGTGGATTTATGTCTCCTTTAGCTGATTTTCAAGGAAGTTCAAATGTAGGAGCTAATTACTTGTGTACTACAAGGTGGTCTACTAACCACAAAGGTACAAAAGATTTGGTTAAGTTACCAGTATATTCTCCAAAAGGAGACTTACTGTATAACCAACCTCTTTATTTAAAAACACGCAGAGAGACTGCAAGTGATTGGGTTAAGAGTATCTCTACTCGAAATCACATTTCTTTACAGAAGATTGATAGTAAAGGGAATATCGTTTCAAATGATTTATCTCCAAGACAGTATACTCCTTTGGGGGTATTCCAATTTTCAAGTTTGTCTTATTTGAGTTTAGCTAAGAATTTAATTACGACTTGTGAGATTTTTAGTATGGAAAGTCGAGCTACAAGGTCAATAACAGAGGAGTATTTCCCAATGTTGACTTACTTATATGCTTTGAAGTTTACTAGAGATATTCCTGTAGAAGTAGCAACTTCCCAAACAAAGATACCTAAGTTTGATGAGATATGGCAAAAGAGTTACCCTAACTTTGCTCTATTATTCTTTATCAACCGTGAGCTTTATGGCTTGTCTTTAAGAAATGTTGGTTTCATGAATAAGGAAAACTATAACAATCCTTTCTTCTTTGTGTCGGAAGAGAAAGTAAAACAAGCGATTGAAGAGAATACAGATTTGGAGACAAGAACTGCTTTGTTAAAAGATTACAACCTATGGGTTTCCAAAGGTGCTTGTCCTCAATTTTATAGAGAAGTTATTGAAGATGCATTTCAGTCTCCTTATTTAATCCCTTTATTCAAAGAGGTTTATGCACACTTGGAGGATTTTTACTTGAGCGGTATCCGAAATCGTCAAGTGGACTCCAAAAATAGACTTACAAGCGCAGTAGATTTAGGATTCCACCAAGTAAAAGAGTTGAAAGAAGTTCCAAAATCTGAGGTTTCTTTGTTCTTAGAACACCAAAGAAAGATGAAAGCAGAAGTTGTAAAACTGCTTCAAACTATCAATTATGAAATATAAGAAAAATCCCCTAAAACTTGACACTTAGGGGATTTTTTGATAGAATGAACTATAGTAAATAAGATTAAGAAGGAGACACGATTTTGGCAATTCATTTAGATGATTTATTAAATCCAGAGGCGCAGTTCGCTTCTGTTTTAGTCTACGGAAAGAGCAGTCGGTATCTGTCCTTGGTTTCGAATTTGGTTAAGAAACGTTTTCAAGTAGATAGTTCGTCAGTTGTCCGAGTAAATGACTTAAATGAGTTACCAAAGATGGATGTCTCGATTCAAATTCGTCCATTTCGCTCTCCTTACCGTCTATTTATTGTGGATGAACAAAAGACTGAGTTGGCTGATACTACTTTAAAGTTTTTACAAGGTCTTTCAAGGTTCACTCGTTTAGTAGTAGGTTACACTAATTATAAACTTTTTCAGAACATAAGGTACAATAAAGAGTTAGCGGACTTTCAACCAGATATTATGTTCAGTACATATATGACTCAAAGTGAGTTTCAGTATATTTATGATGTAACCACTAAAGCTAAAGGGTCAGTTAGATTATCTGAGAAGATGTATGGAATAGTTACCAAGAGGTATCTTCGAGACATTGATGCTGTTTTCACGATTTTATCTAGTTTAAAAGATGGTATTGAGATAAGAGATAATGCTACTTTGGTTCAATTAGCTGGGGTAGGTTCTTTGCAGGTGGAGAGGGTTGCTCTCAGTATGTTGACCTCTACGACTAAGACACATAGAGGGTTGGAACAGTACAAAAAGAAACAACTTCAGAGCTTACTAGAGTTGTCTCATAATAGAAGTTTTGAGACTGTTCGCAAGTCTTTGTTAGAGTCTTTTAAGGCTATACTGATATTGAAAGAGTTGTTAGTTGAGGGTAAGATTTATCCAGAAATAGGGTTACTACCAGATATGAGTAAGTATAACAACTACCGTATCGGAAAATATGCTCGTTTTTTGGAGCAAATCGATGCTTTGTCTATGAAAGAGATTGTAAACTTTATGTCTCTTGTAGGGAGTTCCAAGTGGTTGGAAGAGTTCCAAGTGGTATCCTTTGTCCTGCAAGCGACTAAACTAATTGGATTGAAAAATGGAGGGGTTGCGGTTGAGAGTAAAAGCAGTAAAATTAGATGCTTATAGAGCAGATAAAGGGTTGCAGTTAGATGTGAATACTTCCTCTGTATGGCAGTTCTTGGTTTCTGAGGGTGGTTCTGTATTTTTAGATTGGCTTACTCCGATTAAAGAGTATGTAAAACCTAGAGTAGAGAATAAAGTAGGTCTTTTTGCTTTATCGCAGCTACTTGCAAGTGGAGGTAGCATGGAAGAGCAAGTTGAGGGAGAATTTCAAATAAACTCTTCTGTCTGTGCAGTTGGGGTATCCCTAGATGAATTTCAGTTTAATTCTAAACATTGGCTTTCATTGGGTGTACCTCTCTTTGTTTCTGTGAGTTCAACATCTTGGGGTGTAGAAGAAATTAAAGCTTGGTTAGAGGACACAGATTTAACTCAAAGGGTTACTTACGTTTTAGACTTAGGGTTAAGTTATACTGAGGTTAACGACTTGACTGCTTACCTAAAAGCTCAGAAACTGTCAGAAGAGCAAGTTCGATTAGTAGGGAATTGTGTCTTCAAGTACAAAGGTCAAAACTATTGTGGTTTGTTTTCTCCCAGCTTTGCTAAAAGTTATAAGTTAGATTGGATTTACGACTCAGAACTACATAAGGCAACCCAAGTCTTTCTTAGTAAAGACTCTTCAAGAGAAGCGCCGATTGAAGACTGCACCTACCCCAAATTAGTTAGAACAGGTGGTATCTGATGTTTCTAACAGGTTGTTTTATGGAGAGTATGAATAGCACTTTATCAGAGCATAGTCTGGAGTTAGTCGGTCAATATTTACCTAAGACTAAACATATCAACTATGTCAAAGACTCTTTATATACCTTAGTAACAAAACGTTTGGATAAAGAGTGGTCAGGAATGAACGAGAAGCAGTTTATTTACACAGGGTGGGACGAAAGTGTTCGAGCAAGTGTTCACACGAAGTTAGATAAAATTCGCCACGGAGAGTTCAATATTGGTGTCCGAGAAGATGGTGAGTCGAAGTTGCCCACAGGTGTTGTGGATGAAAATACTCTAAGCTCTGAGATGTCCTTGGTTCCTCAGTCTGTTCACCGTTGGGAAGTCTTTTTAAATAAGCTCACGGTAGATACTTTCGATTTCCGAGTAGAGTTAGCAGAACTAATTGAAGAATACAATAGGGTATCCCGCTTTTTCGAGAATACTTATGGTCTCAATTTCCGACTTCTGTTGAAGAAAGTATTAGAGGGTGATAGAGATAGCCAAGAGTATTTGATAGATATTTTGTCTGAGGAAAATGATAAGGTCTTTGTAGAAACTTTAGGAGAGTTGCTGCACTATGATGAGTTCAAGGACTTTATTTATAGTGAGGTAGATAAAAGTTTGGAAGTAGGGGTGCTTTATGAGTGAACCAGTAATTTTAAACCCTTACTCCAAACAAGTAAACTTAGATAAGTCTTTGATTTTAGTAGTAGCTCTTGATTTAAGTAAGAAGTGGTATCCCCTTGCACGAAAATTTGGCTCTTATAAGACTTTAGAGAGCTTTCAAGATGTAGTCTTAAATAGACTCTTGAATTTGGAAGATATTGCATTAAGCCACTTAGAGAGTTATGTAAAGCACATAGCTCGAAGAAATATCAGTCAACCAACTGAGGTTTTAGTAGAAGATTTTGAAGTATATGACTTTGATAAAGATTTCTCACCGAGCACGGTAAAGACAAATAAAGGCATTGAGTCCTTTTGGTTTAATTGGTTAGATTCCTTAAGAACAAAACCTTTAAAACCTTTGAAAAATGAAGAGGAGTTGCTTTATTTACTAAAAGCAGTCTTGATATTGAGGTTTATTGAGTCTAAAGGGTTGATTGAACAGTCTACTCTTGAAACTAATTCAATTTCCTTGCGGTATCGCACTTGGTGGTCTCAATTTCTGGTGTCTTTGGTGGGTCGAGTAGGTTTACCTAGTGAAGAGGTGGAGAAGAGAGTTTCCACGTGGCTTAGTTATTATCTGCAGTGTGAGAAAGTCTTAATTGAAGTTAGTCTTCTATATTTGAAAGTGGAGAGTCACTTGGTTGCTAGTGGGTTGTGTTATAAAAAGCAACCGATAAGAACTCGCATGAAAGATGATAAACTGTCTGTGAGCGGTTCTAACTCATACACGATTTACAAGTTAGATACAAGTGCTTATGTCGATAAACTCTTTGATTATTACTTCGGAGAAGGTGCGGTATCCCACAGTTTCCGACTTGACTTAGGTTCTCAGACCTTTTATAATATTCCCTACAAAGGTTATGTATTGAAAGGGAATTTAGAAGAGTTGATTTTAGAAACTCTTGCAAGTTGGTTGGTTTTGAACTTCGATTGTCGCTTTATTGGGGTAGTTGGTTCAACTATGTACTTAGAGTTTAAAGAAGATAGCGGAGAGTTCCCAGTCTTCTTAGTTTACTTCAAAGAAGTGTTTCAGTTTGATTTAATTCCTTGCGGTAAGGAAGTTGTGATAGAAAGTTGAGGTCTTATCAATGTTACAAGTAAGTGTAGGTCAAAACAATGGGTATATGACTTGGGTATTTTATGCAGAAGGTCGCTTGGTTGAGCGTAAGTCTGTGTCAGTTCCAAGAGAAACAAATACTCAGAAGTTGATTGAGTTTACAAAAGAAGCTCTAACTTCGGTGTTGAAGTATTTAGACACGCAAAAACACCCATATAACATAGAGTCGGTATTGTCTGTCGAGGTGGGTCGTAAAGTTATTGCTCGTTATTTGAATGAGCGTTACTGCAACTCTATTTATTTAGAGGATTTAGAAGATTTGTTAAAGGTTTTCAACCGTCTACCTGTTTCGGTGGAAGTAGAATATAATAAAGAAGCAGGGTTTCTAATTGCAGATCGTTACAACAAAGAGAAGTATGTAACGGAGCAAGTAGCAAAACAAACTTCTGCACTAGAATGGTTTGATGAAGTTGAAGAGGATTGAGTTTTAACACTCATGGAATGAATTTGAAAGGAGATTTTAGTGCTTACCTCAGAGATTAAATTTACTTACAAAGGTCAGAATTACAACTATAAAGGGTATCTTTCAGACCTCACCCACGGTGGTCTCTTGCGTTTGGTAGCTCAAGATGGTGTTTCTGCTCAGATGCTTATGCAAGGTCAAGCCGAGCAACTAGGTCGAACATATAGAACAGCTACCTTTTCAAGAGCTTCCTTTACGGTAGAGCGCTTAATTAAACCAAAGGTCTTGTTTGGAGAAGATGGTACTGACTTATCAGTTGCAAAGTCCTTCCAAAAACACCCTTCCTTTGCTTTATTTGCTTATTTGTACGCAGTTTATAGCTACGCTAAAACCCTCAAAAATGAAATGAGGGGGAGCAAAGGTTTCTTAGCTCTGAGTTTGAAAGAACTTGAAAATGTTGAAGATAGGGTTGAATTTGAAGTACCTTTTGGAAAAGGGGTTATTGAGCGTAAATACGGTCTAGTTCGTTCTTTGCGATTTGCAACTCAAGACTTAACAAGCGGTACTTCTTTGGAGTTCGGATTTGTAGAGGATTCGTCTTTTGAGTTCCTACCAAATCAGGAAAGGGTATCCTTACTTGGTTCGGATGTTATTCGTATGGACTCGATTGGTACGGCTTATAAAACGGAGATTTCAAATAATCTAAGAAGACAGTTGTTAGGTCTTCCTAAGATTGAAGTTGTAACCGACTTAAAGGGGTTGGAAAGCTCTGTAAACCCATTCTACACTACAATGGCAGAAGTCATTGAAGTAGAGAACATGAAAGCCAAGGTCGAACAACGGACTCCTCGAAACTTTGAGTGGGTGCGAGAGCGAGTTCTTACTGGAAAGTATAGAGTTGTTAAACCTCATGAAGTAGAAGAAGTGTTTAAGCAGCTTGAAAAAGACTACAAGAAAACAAAACTGACTGCATTCGATACGGAGACCACAGGTTTGGATTTTACGTTTAGAGGATTTTATGGTAAGGGTTCCATTATGGTAGGTGCGGTATTGTCTGCAAAACCCGGAACCTCTTACTACTTCCCTCTAGCACATAGGAAGTTTCCAAATGTCTGTGGTGGCGATATTGAACTCTTTGTAGAAAAATACTTGCAACCTTACTTGGGAGATAAAAAGGTTGTAGCCCACAACAACATTTTCGACTGGAAGGTGGGGTATCGCCACGGTCTCGTCTATGATTGTTGGCTTGACACATTAGTTGCCATGCGTAAAACCTATTCTGCACGCGATAATGAAGAATATGGTTTGAAAGCAGTAACAGACAAGTTCTTACATAGAGAAGCGGTAGAACTTGATGATTTGACTAAGTGTGGTTCTTATGAAAAATGTGGTGGCACATTTGATGAACTAGAAGAAGAGCTTGTAGCCTTTTATGCCTGTCCCGATGCGGACAATACCTTGTGTATTGCTCTTTATTTCTTAGAGAATGATATTCTAGGTAAGTCTGGTTTTGATATGATGCAAGCGGTAGTACATGATAGTCGCTTTACTTGTGTTGCTGCTTACTCAGAGTTTTACGGAATGCATCTCAATTTGGAGTCGGTTCCACAGTTGCGTTTGCACTACGGTAAACAGTTAGTCCGAGAGTACCGAGACCTGCTAGAGTTCTTAGCAATTCATGTACCTCAACATACAGAAGATGGTCTCTTTGCTATTCAAGGTAAGGCGAACTCTATGGTGTTAGGTTTGGACTATGACTTACCAGAGGGTGAAAAAGTTCTCCACTACAAGTTTGAAGATTATCCTAATGTATATATTGCACAAAAGAGTGGGTACTCTGTAAACTCACCAATGAACAAAACCATTGCCTATGATTACCTTGGGTATCCCGAACAGATCAGCAAAAAATCAGGAAACTCCACCCTAGATAAAACAGCTTTGAAGTTCTTGAACAAAGGTACAAAACCAGACAAAGAAAACTTCAGATTAAGCTTTGATGATTTCGTAACTCGTTCTTTGAGTTTGCTTTCGTCTTGGTTGGGTCACACTCAGAGCAAAGAGAAGTTAGCTGAGTTAGAGAGAGATGAAAGTCAAAAGAAATTGGTACGCGGTCTTGCTCGTTTAACTCGTTTGGTGGATAGCAGACAGTTTGAAGAGTTGAATGACTTAGATACTGACACTCTTCGTATTGCGACTAAGTACATTTTTGGAGCAACTTTTGGTTATAAGACTACGATTGAATTTGAAGGTAAGAAAGGTTTCTTAGTGAAACCAGAGGAAAACGCACCTATTCACCCATTCACGGTTATTTTAGAGTCTCCTCGTAATACTGCTCGATTATTTACTAACTTCTTAGATAAGGTTGAAGAAAACTTCATTGAAGGGTTCTGTTTCCCAGCTCTCGATATGTTCAAGGTTACAGGTCGTCTGTCAACTAAGAAACCAAATATTCAAGGGTTTGATGACACAATCAAGAAAGAGATGACCGCTCGAAACGGTTATTACATGGTCGATACAGACTACGCTTCGAAAGAAAACCGAGTAATTGCGATTATGTCAAAAGAGCAGTCTTTGATTGAAATGTTTAAGGACTGGCGCAATGACTACCACCGTTTCCAGTCGGCTCGATTGAATGGTCTCTTGCAAGAGCAGGTAACAGACAAACTGCGTAAGATGTCGAAAGGATTGGTATTCGGTATCAACTTCGGGATGTCGGATATGTCTCTCGGAGAAGTCCTCTTCGGAGAGCGAACAAGAGAAAATGCTCGCAAGGCAGCTCAGAAGAGAGAAGAGTTCTTCTCATTCCAACGTTCGGTTGAGGGTTGGTTTGAAAATAACGTTAAAACTGCTCTTAGCAAAGGGTATTCTACGACTATTTTCGGAAGTAAGCGATTCTACAACAAAGATCGAGTGTCCAAGAGTCAGATTAGACGCTACGCTTTGAACCACCCAATTCAAGGTTCGGCAGCGGATATTTATAAAAAGGGAATGGTCGATTTGTTCTCCGATTTGAAAGAGCAAGGGTATCTTGGAAAAATCTTGCTCACTGGTTTCATTCATGATGAAGCGACTATTGAGGTTCACAACACCATTCACCCTCATGTAGTTCTTGGTTTGATTCGTAAGAACCTTATGGTTGAAATTGAGGGTGGTTGTCCATTAGACTTAGGTTTCGGCGTGGGTCACTCATGGTACACTGCGAAGAAAACCGAGTGGCAAGTTGGACTTCAAGAGTTAATGGAGTGGAGCTTAGACGCTTATGATTGGGATGGAGACATTGATAAGTTCATGAACTGGGCTGAAAATCGTATCCATGAGTTCAATGCAGAAGATGTTGAGAATAAATTACGTTCTACTGCCTTTACAGAAGATACGATTGAACAAGACCGTGTATTCCCAGTAAACTACGCTTTGGAACTTAACAAGTATTTGTTAGGTGAGCTTACAAAAACTGACCACAGTTGGCAACAAGCAAGTGGTATCCTCGACTTCCCAGAGAACTTCTCTGAGTTGAGTAGTGGAGAGCGTAAAGAGTTTATTTACTTGCACCTACCTGACTTGCACATTCATAAGCGTTTGCAACTCTTTTGGAATATGAGAAACGGCTTTGAACAGTCTATTATCAAAGAGTATCGAGACTTGTCTGACCTAGAAACTGTTCAGAAGCGAGCAGTTGCAACAGAAACTCAAGAAGCAGAAGAGAAGAAAAAAGAGCGTGAGCGTAGAGTTCAACTCTTGAAAGAACACTTGATGGACTTTGGTTCTAAATTAAATGCAGATGGTTCTGTCTTGTACTTGCAGTATAGCGAAGGTCTCTACGCAGAGCTAAATACTATGCTTTTACAAGATGATGGTTCTGTTCCTTTGGTTAAGGTTATTCTCTACTTGCAGAGAGAAGATAAGTTTACCCAACTCACAGGAGTCGGTATCCCACAAGCGCTTCTTTCTGATGTAGTTCGAACTGCTCGACAGTTTGTTCTTTAATTTGAGTTTAAATATGTCTCAGAGGTCGTATTTTGGCTTCTGAGCAATTTTAGGAAGTGGAGGGTAGAAAGTTACCCTCCTTTTCTAAAATGCGTTAGAGAGTAAATGAGAGCTTTTAAATGATATAAGGTGAAAATCCCAATTCTGTAAAGAAATTTTCTCTTGTTTCTTGCATTTATTGGAGTTTAGTGCTATAATATGAGTAATTGATTATTGTAGGAGATTTTTTGAGTGCTAGATGATTTGTTAGATAATTTAGAAGTAACAAGCTCTGAGGAGCTTGAAGACAGTATTGAATCAACTGATTTGGAAGAATTAGAAGTAGGTTCAACAGACTCCATTAAAACCAACGAAGAAGTTGTAGCAGAGTTACAAAGTAAAGAGAAACAAGTAGCTCGTATTGGCTTTGAGTTGGAGAAAGGGTATCCACTTTTTGAGGTACGCCTAACTCCAGAGTCTCAAATGTCTACAGTCACTATGGATGCGATTAAAGGTTTGATTTCGTCAAGTACAAGAGACACCAAGAACTTTGAAGACTTTGAGAAAGAGTCTGAAACAGGCGAAAAATCCGTTGAAGTTTGTATGACTTTAGTTCTTGCGATTGACCCAAATGAATCTCCAAAAGAAAAAGTGATTGGTTACTTCAAGAAAGAGAAGTTGCGCCATTTATATCAGTTGGTTCGCAATTTAGAACATAAATTTTATTTGGACAAAGACCGAGGTTTCTCAGGTCAGAAAATGTTAGCAATTTTGTAGAATAAGTGAGGTCGCGGTATCCATGGTTTCCGTAGCAACAGATTTTCCATACACAACAGGTTTAAAAGAGAAGTTTAAAAGTCTTTTAACGGACTCTAACTCTTTTATACAAGAACAAGAGAACTTGTTAGAAACAAGTGTAGACATGATTGAGGGTGGCTCTAAATATAAACTCTCAGTAACGTTAGAAGCCCAAGGAGAAGTACAAACGATTGGTTTGCTTTGTGATGATGTTTCTGCCTTGGTTTCTGAGTTTCGAGCTATTTTCCATCAGTATTTAGGAGAAGATGCATCTTTGTACAAAGTGGTCGAAAAGCGCTTTGGAGAAAAGGTCGAAAGCAACTCTTTGGATGCAGTTTCGTATTTGGTAATGGTTGACAAAGAAGTGTATTGGAATATCTTTGTCACCTTGACTTACTTGGGATAGAGCGAATGAAACAATTTGATTTATTGAATGAAGTAGCAAAAGAGGGGCGAGTTTCTTCGCTCACTCTTTCTGTGTATTTAGTGAGTGAAGTAGACCCGCGTAAATTCTTCCGAGAAGGTGTGAAAGTCTCATCAGCGGTTAAGATTGTGCAAGCAAGAGCGCTCTTGGGGTATCACAAGTCTCACGGGGAGCTGATTACAGAAGGTTTTATCTATGTCAGCGTTTCAAAAGACCAACCACTAGGGAAAATTGTTCATTTAACGGGAACTCTGAGTCCAGTAACTTTTGAAGATTATTCCCCAGAGTTGTCTTTATTAAGATTTGCAAAAGTAGACGGTCGTTGGGTTGTAAGAGCTTGTATGTGCAAGCCTTATGAAGAAAGTCCTTACAAGGAAGACTTAGCAGTGCGAACTTTGAAGAAATGGCCAGAGGTTCCTTACGCTTTAACAAGTGCTTCAGGTCTAGTGTATCCTCGAACGATTGGCTTTGATAGAGAGGTTTTGTATAGTGTAAGTGATGACTTAGTGGGAAGTGAGTTAGAACATTCTAAACCACAGTTAGGTTCGACACACCTAGCTTTAACCTCAACTCAAAAGGCAGTTTTAGAGGACATATTGACTTTCCCAGTTCTCCAACTTCAAGTAGAAAATGAAATGATATTAGAACCAGAGGTTTTAGGAGAGTGGTTGAAGTCTCAAGTAAAAGGTCGTAACTTACGAGTGTTTGATTTGAGAGGTCGAGATTTGCCTATGACTGAGGTGTTGAAGAAGTTAAAGGGTGCGACTGGTTTCACCTTAGAGACACAGTTCGTACTCCTTGTGTCGCAAGTAACTGAGGGTATCCCCTATGTCCAGATAGGAACAGTGAGGTAATGATTTGGGTTCTTTAAAATATAGTTCAAAAGATAACAAGCACTTTCTTATTTTGGAGTTAAGTAAGAAAGAACAGGTCAATGAGGGTATTGTCAATGCACTGCGTTCAAGTGGCTTCATGACTAGTGTACCCTTTGAATACAATGAGAAAAAACGTGCCTTTCGTTATGATTTAGAGGGTTTAATTTCATTAAGGGTTCGACTCGGTTCAGCTATTACGATTGATGAGTTTTACTTGTTGATTGCAAATATTTACCGCTCAGTCTTACAACTTTCAAATGACTTACAAATCCCACCTTCATTTTTAGATTGGTCGCCAGACAGTATTTTCTTAGATGTTTCAGGGAATATTTACTTCTTGGTCTACCCTTTGAGTTTGAAAACTGTAGAAGGTTCAGGTTTTTACGGTTTAGTTCGCACTCTATTGAAAAACGCAAAACCTTTCCAAAATGTTGATGAACAAGGGTTGAGTCGTTTGTTAGGTTTCCTTGACATGGTTGAGCGCAAAGAGATTGAACCAGAGAATTTCATTTATAATTTAGGTCAAGAGTCACTGCGGTATCGTTCAGAGAACTTGCTTTCTTATAGCTCTCCGCAGTTGAAATTGATTTTAGAGGGTGTTGAAGCGATTGAAGAAGAGCTTGCCCCAGAGGTTGTCACTGAAGTTGTAGGTGGAGTTGAGTTAGACTTGACTGCACTAGATACTGAAATGATTGAGCGCACAGGACTTCTTGATGAAGATACTTCTGATTTTGATGAGGGAGAATTGACTTCTGTACTTGACGACTCAGACACAGTAGCTCCAACTCGCAGATACCACAAAGTCGGTTATTTAACAAGAGAAACAGGTGAAAGTTTTGAGTTAGATAGTCGAAGTGGAGTAGATACATGGGTATTCGGTAAGCGCCCTAAAGCGATTGATGGTGTAGAAGAGTCGATTGCCTTTAGAGATAATAAGTACATGTCAGGCACTCACTTCAAGATTATCTATGAGGAAGAAGAAAGCACTTTCTATGTAGAAGATATGGGTTCAACCAATGGAACTTGGTTGAAAAATGAAGCTGCGAAAGGTTCTGAGTGGAGAAGTGAAGAGCGCATTTTCGCAAGAGATTTGAGAGAGCTTCACAACGGAGATACTTTGAAGATTGCTAAAGAAGAAGTAACATTTAGGATAAAAGAGGTTTAGATTAGATGAGATTGGAATATTATTCAGACCGAGGTGGTTACAACGGTACTTCAAGGGTCAAAGGGTACCGTGAAAAGAATGAGGACACGATTGGGTGCTTTAAGGTTTCAGGTGTAGAGCTTGGAGAAACGCCTATTTATGTCTTGGTCGTCTGTGATGGCATGGGTGGTGGTGTGCGTGGTAAATACGCATCTTCCCTAACGGTTCAGTTTATTCGCACTGCAGTAGAGTCTATTGCAGAGAAGAAACCTTCTCAAACATGGTTAGAAGCAGTGGCAGAGGTTGTGTCTCAAGGTATTTACAGAGCGCACTCTCGATTATGTGATGAATTTGCAAATGTAAAAGGTACATCAGCCACCACTTGTACAGTCGGTATCCTTCAAGGTTCTCAGTTTTTAACTCTTCAAGTGGGTGATTCTCGTTTGTATGTATTAAACCAAAGAGGGTTGCACTTACAAACTGAGGATGACTCTTGGGCTTTTAATCAACTCAAAGAAGGAAACATGACGGAAGCAGAGATTAAGAAACACCCTAACCGCCACAAGATTACAAAAGCAGTTGGTGTGAGTAGAGGTTTCCGCTTGCAACAGTCTTCTGTGTTGGAGTTAAAAGTAGGAGAGGGTATCCTCTTAACCTCGGACGGCTTTTCAGAGTTTTTAACTAAGGAAAAAGCGAAGTTGATTTGGTCTAAAGAGAACCAATTAGAGTCTATGTCTCGTATGATGATTGGTGAGGGTCAAAAAGACAACATTTCGGCAATTTTTTATATGCCTTAAAGATTTCGGTAGTTTAGTTTAGATAGATTAGGTAGGTAGCAGTAAATGACGATTGACATTAAAACATTAGGTAGACACCAAGGTTCATTCCTTTTGCAAGGTCTAAACATTAGTAAAACTCGCAACGAAACAGATATGTTGCAAGGAACAATTATTGTTCGAGGTGGAGACTCCATTCGCTTTGTGTGTTTTGACAATGTGATTGTGTCTCAATTTAAAGAAAATGGAGTTACAAGTATTTATGTAAGTGACGGTGATGTTACTATTCAAAACTACAATGAGAGCTTGTCAGCCAAGTTAGAGGGTATCCGTGGTTTATCTGCGGACTACAATCCTTCTGAGTTTATGGAAGTGATTGATCCAAGTAAAAATGCTCATGAAATTGGCGCTTTGGTTCGTAAGCTCATGACTGAAAAAGGCGCTCAGTTGACTCTGCACATGTTAAGTGACAGAGGGAAAGAGTTGAGTGTTGCTATGGCTGCTCAATATGGTGGGTATCATGACGGCAAAGTCGGAGGTTTGCTGAACCACATTCGCAAACTATTGAGATACGCAGAAGTTGCTATGACTGAATATGAGTTGCTTCATACTATGAGTCCTGAAGAGCGTGATTTGGTCATTCTAGGTTTAGTAGTTCATGACTTTGGTAAGATTTTAGAGTTGAAAAACGGTGCTTATACTGAGATTTCGATTGTTCCTCACACTTATTTAGGAATTGAGATTATTTCTAAATACAAAGACTTGATTGAAGAAACTTACAATGAAATGTTTTATCGTGAGTTACAAGCAATTATTTTAGAACACCACGGAGAGTTTGGAGAGCGCCCTAAAACAGTCTACGCTTACTTAGTTCATGTCATTGACTTACTTGACTCAAGGGTATCCGGTTTACAGCGCAAAGTTGAAGGTCTTGAGTTAGGAGATACAACTAATGTAGCTTTTGATGGTTACAAGTTGCAGTTCAATCGTTACGATGCAAGTAATACTGGTACTTACCCAACTGCACCAAAACAAGAAGTTGCCACTCCAACTGAAGAAACAACTGAAAGTATTGATTAGTTTGATTTGGTGTGGTACAATAACACTAAGTAAACAAGTAAAGAGGATTGAATTATCCTCTTTTTCCTTAGTAAAATTAAAAGAAGGGGGAACCTTTCATGTATGAAAGAAAACGGATAGTTCAGTACAAAGCGATTTACTTTCTGATTGCGTTTTTCTTTGTGTTCTTAGCGATTTTAATACTATTTGCAGGGTATTTTAGCCCAGTTAAAGAAATTGCACCAGATAAAAACCAAGAGCGCCAACAGACGATTGCAAAAGGAGTAACAGATAAAGATTTATCATTCGACCAACTTCCAAGTTTGGAGTCGGTATCCGAAAGTTCGCCTACAACTGACTTTCTTTATACTAAAGAATATCAGTTGAGTCGTTTAGAGGGTCAATACAAGTTAGCTGAGTTAGAAAGTGTCTTAGCAAAACTAGGAGAAGATTTTACCTTAACTCAACCAGTAGGTAAAGTTGACGGTGATTCTACTCTGGTTACATTTCGCTCAAACAACTATGAGCTGACTTACTCTTTAACAAAAGGTTTAGTTGGTGTAGGTTATAAAGGTTCTACAAAACTAGATTTGCTTGTACCAAAGTTGTTTAGAGGAAAACAAGTAACTGAGTTAGAAAGTAAAGGTTACACTAAGATTGACACAACTAAGACAGGGTATCATTACTTTGCATACCCTAAGTTTCAGTTGAATTAGAAAGGAGTCTCATTCATGAAAAAACAAGTAGCTTTAATAAGTTTATGTAGTATTGTCTTGAGTAGTTCTCCTTTCCTATTACGGTCAACACGTGTATTAGCAGAAGAGAATAAGCCAAGTCAAAGTGTTGTGATAAAGACCTTAGAGAAAGAAAAAGAAGAAGTCAAAACACAAGCAGAGAAAGTTGGTTTCTTACCGAGTGTCCTTATGGCTTTATGGGTTCGTAACACCGATTTTGGTTTAAATCCTAACAACTTCTCGGTATCCGATTTCGTCTCGGAATTGGTAAGTAGTGACTCAGAGTTAGCTCAACGTTTGTTAGAGACAGGTAGTGCTGATGAAGCAGTAGCTCTCTTGTTTAAGTATAAATACAGTTCAGAAAGTGACTTTGTAGGTTCTATGAACTCTGCTTTGTCTTTACCTTATGTGAAAGGTTTAGATAAAGAAATTTACTCCAAAGGGGTTAAACCTCTTTATGACAAAGAAGAGTTGAAAAAAGGTAAACAACACCGACTCTCTTGGGTATCCCTCAATCAAGACGCGGACGTTCCAAAGGAACAACAAGAGTCTCAAGCAGATAGCACTTTGGTTTTTGAGCGTGTAGGAGAAAAGCGCCTAGCAGAAAGCAATAGTGTAGGTTTCTTATTACCGAATAAAGACAAACAGTGGTGGCAGTTTTGGAAGAAAGGTCTTGCTGAAAGTAAGATAACCTTTGAAAAAGAAACAGTTAACGCCCCTCAAAATGTCCTAGCTATTGCACAGGTTTTTGCTAAGAAGTTAAGTTGGTCTTTTGACGGAGCAACCGCAGTGAAAACTTCAAACGGTCTATATGCAGTCGGTTCAGACAGTCAAAAAGTTCTTGTGAACAAATTAGGTAAAGTTGTAGCAGTATGGACAAAAGAATCGAAACCTTATGGTTTTGAAGGTGTTCAACAAATTATGAAAGGTGCTGGTGGGTATCTCACTATCGGTTTGCGTTCAAGCAGTTTGTTAGAAGATACACCTAGTGTAGAGTTTTCTTTAAATAAAGAGAGCAAAGTAGATGAAAAACTACTATCTTTGAGCAATACTGAGAGGGTAGTTGGTACTTTTACTTTATATGATGTAGGTACTCGTTATGTTGTAGTGGAAGATAGTTCAACAGGTTCTTACAAAGTCCTCTCAGAGTTTGGAGGGCAAGTGGGTTCTTCAAATAAAGACGATATTAAAGGTGGTAACTTGGAGGATTTAGCAGTTTACACTCCAATTAAAACGGAGGTAGGTGTTTTATGGGTTCAAGTTTAAGAAAAAGGGTAATATCAAGCGCTTTACTAGGTGCTACCTTACTTAGTTTGAGTAGTTCGGTATCCACAGTTTTTGCTGGGTACAATAATGTTGAAGATATTACAGAAGATGGTTGGAAAACTATTCGAGGAGCTGCTAAGAAAGCAAAAGAGCTTGGTATTTCTGCTGAAGCTTTCGCTGGGATGATGGGGAACGCCAATGAAGAGTCTGCTTTTGATGCGACTTTGGAAGAACAAGGTAATGTAGCAAGTAGAGGTCTTGGACTATTTCAATGGACGGATACTGCAGGTAGTCCTCGAAGAACTCAATATGAAAATTGGGTTAAAGAAAAAGGATATGACATTAAAGAACCAGCTACGGCAGGTGCAGCTTCCATTGAATATATGGATAAAGAGATGCAAGGGAGTGGAGATTTCGGTTCTGCCTTTTGGTCTAGTTATATTCATGGTGTTTGGGGTCGTACTGAGTTAAATCAAACCTCTAAAAGTTATGATGAATTTAAGAAAACCACTAATGTAAAAGGTGCTACACATGATTTCGTTGCAGCTTTTGAGAGACCTGCTGCTGACACATTAGACAAACGTGCTAAAATGGCAGAGGGTATTTATGAGCGTATTAAGGATGAATACGGAACCGTAAGTGGCTCTGATGAGAGCGGAGACAAGAAGAAAAAATCAGTCTCTGATAACCTGAAGGGTTGGTCTGAAGACGCTATTCCAAACATGCCTAAAGACCGAGACTATGGTAAAGAAGAGCAAGGCTTTAAAGGTCGCTTGGATAAAATTGAAAAATTAAAAGGTGATGAAGCCACAAGTATTGCTAAATGGAAAGAAGAACGTGAAGTTTCTTTACAAAAGAGAACGATTAAAGGCGCTCGCTTAATTGTTATGGTCTTGTCCATGTTAGCTCTAGTGTATCCTTCTATTCTCTTGTTGGCTTATGTAGTAGATTCTTGGTTTGTATACTTTGATAGTCCAGCTATGAGAGTTGTGACGTTTAATTATAGAGCGATTGAGCAGAATAGAAATGGTTCGAGTGGTTTATGGTTCGCAGACAAGAAAGAAAATGCGAAGTTGAAAACTAAGCGCTTAGGTTTAGGTGATACCTTGATTTGGGCTGCGATTTTTAGTTTAGCAGGTGTATTAGGTGTGTCGGGTATCATGTATGAAACCGCAGGTAGTATTTGGCAGTTTATTTCGGATTCCATTGGTTATGTAATCCGTGGTTAGTAGAAAGTAGGTAGTTTATTTGGCTATTAGAACATACTTAAAAGTAGGAGATATAGTTGAGGGTTCTTGGGAGGTTGTTAAGCAGATTGGACAAGGGGGTTCTGCAACTGTATATTTGGTTCGAGACATTGAATTGAATCGTTTTTTGGCTTTAAAAGAGGTTCCTGTAAGGGGAACAAAAGAAGGGGAGCGCCAAGCGAGAGCGGTAATTGCAGAAGTTAATTTGTTGAAATCTTTGTCTCACCCTTCTATTCCTCGTATTATCAAGATGACAAAAGATACGCACTCTCTCCTGATTGTAATGGACTATATTGAAGGCTATTCTTTAAGAGACCTGATTGCGAAGAAGTCTTACATTGATGAGAAGTTGATTGTTCGTTGGGGTTTGGCTTTATGTGATACTTTAAAGTATTTGCATAATCGCAACCCAAAGGTCATTTATAGAGATTTGAAACCTCATAATGTGATGTTATCTAATGAGAATCACTTGTTCCTCATGGATTTCGGTATCTCACGCGAAGTTGGTCCAGATTTTGATTATAGTGCAGAACCGAAACTTGGTACAAAAGGTTATGCAGCCCCTGAGATGCGCACAAAAAATGCTTGGTTTGATGAGCGTTCTGATATTTATGCATTAGGTCGCACTTTATACTTCTTAGCAACTCGAAATAGTCCTTCTATAGAAGTTTTACAAGATGGTCGGAAGTTGCCGATTTTACCAATTCGTCAATACGATTCTACTCGTTCAGTAGGTTTGGAGAAGATTATTGAGAAGGCAACTGCCTTTAAACCTCAAAATCGGTATCAATCTGTCGAGGAAATGATTTATGACTTAAAGAACATTGATAAGATGTCTGAAGGTTATATTAAGAAGATTAAGAAGAGAGCTACAACCATTTATAGTTTATTTGGAACTCTGATTTTAGGTGGTTTGTTATTAGGAACTGGTGTCTTGTATTCGCAAATGGCAACAACAGATGCTTATAAGCAAGCTTTAGCGACAGGTAAAACTTCTCAGAATATTGACTCGTTGTTAGAAGCAAGTAAGATTTTACCTAATGAAGTAGAACCTTACATGGAGTTAGTTCAAATTTACCGTTCAAGCGGTCATTTTACAAGTGAAGACGAGTTTCAACTATTAGGTGCTTTGCAGTCAAATATACCTAGTCTAAAAGGTAAAGACGGAGCAGGAGATTTACTTTATCAAGTAGGTCAGTTATATTGGTTCTATTACCCACAAAATGGACAAACCAAGTCCGTTCCTTGGTTTGAACAAGCGAAAGAGTTTGGTGTATCCGATAAAAATCAACATTTGCTTTCGATTTACTTAGAATTAGGTACATTTAAGAAGGGTATTTTAAGTTCTATTACAGATAATTCAGACAGTGGTATGTATAAGAAATATTGGGCTGCTTTGAGTGAACTAGAGACTGAGATGGGTTCTGATCCACAACTGCAGTTGACTTATTTACAAAGTGTCTTTGATGTGATTGATTCTTATTCTGGTGGTTTGAAATCAGATGGTTTGACTTTAGAAGACTTAACTACTGTATTTGATAAAGCAGTCACCTCGGTATCCACATACACTGGTAAAACTGATGCTCAAAACAAAGAGAAAGCTGAGTTGCAAAACCGAGTTGAAACTGTTCGTAATAAATTGAACACAACATACGGAAAACGTTAGGAGGATAAGTTTCATGAACATTTTTACCATTTTAGGAATCTTATTCATTGTGGTTTCTGTAGTAGGTTTGTTAATTATTTCAGCTAAGTATGGAATTAAATCGACACTTGATATTTACACAGGTAGAGAGAAGAAGAAAGTCTTATCTCGTATTGAAGCTCGCAAGGGGTTGATTGGTGCAGAGCAAACTGCTGAGTTAGTAGAAAAATATTCAGCTTTGGAACACTCCTCTGCTCGTACAACTTTTGGTTCAGCTCAAACTACAGGTTCATTAACACAGGACTTGTTTAAGAATCCAGAGAAAGTAGATGAGTTACTAGGTGTTTTAATGGAGAACAACTCAGCAACTACTTCAAATTTGGAGGTTGATGAATCTATTTCTTTAAACTACCACGATGAGGAGTACGAAGAAGAACAAACCGGTGTGCTAGACTCTGATGAAAAAGAGACACTAGCTGAGAAAAGAGAGCAAAAACAAGTAAACGCAGAGATTAAAAGGTCTTTAGCGACTCCAACTTCTGCCAAGGGTATCTTCCAAGTGGCGACAATTTATGATAATGTTGAACTTTGATATAGAAATGACTTGCATAAACTGTAAGTTGTGCTATAATACTTTTAGGTAAAGGGAGTTACTACACAAAAGCCAAACTTGTTGACAAACTTTGATACAAGTAATGAACTGTACTTATTAAGATTTTAATTTAAGATGAAAACCAAATCTTAAATATAGTTTCTAAATAAAACGAAAACCAAGTTTTAACTGAAACTACTTAAATCTTTATAAAACTGAGTTGACTTCAGTATAAACATTGTCACTACCGTGGGCTACATGGGAAGTAAAGTCTGTGGACTGTTATATAAACGAGAATAGATAGACAATGAACTTCTGCGAAGTTCATTGTCATTGAAATTGGACAGGTTGAAACAGAAATATTCTTAGTAAATTAAAATTTACTAATGATGATCATAATTTGTATTTGATTACTTTTAAGTACAGTTTGTGTAGCAGCTTACCTCCCTTTTTCGTTTTAAACTAGCAGAAAGACTGAGGATAACGAATGTCAAAAGAAATGAAACGTAAGAAAGCCTTACGTTTAAGTGTAAAGAGAGGGGTAGTTGCCGCTGCAGCAGTAGCTACAGTAGCTACAGTTGGTTCTGTAGGTGCAGAGGAACAAGGTTTTGACCGAGTTTCGCCTACGGTTACGATTGAGCCTACTACTCCAAGCAATAACACTTCAACAACCAACGATAATGGAGATACAACCCAGCCGGTATTCACTCCAAACTCTGAAACAACTCCGACTCCTTCGGAAACTCCGAAAGCAGAAGAGAAACCTAAGTCTGAGGAGACTTCAAAAGTAGACACACCCAAAGACACTCCTGCAGAACCTAAAGGTGAGTCTCCGAAAAATTCTGAACCTAATAGTGAGACTTCTGCACCAAGCACTTCTAAGCCTTCTCAGAATGCCCCAATTTCCCCTGAACAACCAGTAGAGGGTAATAATGAGGGGTCAACTCCAAATGCGCCTACAGGCGATTCTGGAGCTTCTGAGAACACACCAAATATTCCAGAAGAAATTCCAAAGGCAGACACACTGGTATCCACCCCTTCTGAGGGTCAACCTAGTGAGACTCCAAGCGACCTTACGACTCCACCAACAGAAGGTGAGAAACCAAAAGAGGACGCACCCGCGACTCCAAGTAAACCAACAACACCTCCAACAGAGGGAGAAAAACCAAAAGAGGAAGTTCCTAGCAACCCAAGTGAGGGTGAAAAACCAAAAGAGGAAACTCCTACAACTCCAACACCAAGTGAGCCTACAACTCCTCCAAGTGAAGGAGAAAAACCTAAAGAGGAAAATCCGACAAATCCGAGTGAGCCTGTAACTCCACCAACAGAAGGGGAGAAACCAAAGGAGGAGCAACCGACTACACCTCCAACAGAGGGTAAACAACCTAAAGATGGCGACAAGCCAAAAGAGGAAAACCCTACAACACCTCCTAGTGACGGGGATAAACCAAAGGAAGAAAATCCAACAACACCTCCAACAGAAGGGGAGAAACCGAAAGAGGACACTCCTAAAGAGGGCGATAAATCTAAAGAGGAGCAACCTACAACCCCACCTACTGAGGGAGAAAAACCTAAAGAGGAAACGCCTAAAGAGGGTGATAAGCCAAAAGAGGAAACCCCTAAAGAGGGCGATAAACCTAAAGAGGAAAAACCAACTGAGGTTAAACCTACTTTGACTTTCGATAATGATAAGGTTGTTGAAAAACAAGATAACACTTATAATGTAACTGCTAACGATAAACAAAAAATTACCGTTACAGTACCGGAGGGTATCTCTCCCGACTCTGTGAAAATTGTACAAACTTTAACGAACGGTACAGTTAATGAGTCTCAAGGTGCAAAAGGGGAAGTTCTCCCAGTAAACTCTACTTTGGAATTGGTTTATACAGATAAAGACGGAGTTGAACACAGAGAGCCACTAGGTTCGATTGTAGACAAAGGAACGCACGAAGTGGTTGCAAAATCAGAAGAGCGTTCGTTGGACTTGAGTGTAAAACCGACTTTAGAAGGTGATACGTTACCAGACACTTTGACTTTGACAACTAAAGACGGAGAGACTACATTGATTGCTTCATTAGTGAATGGAGTTTACCACTTTGACAGTTCTGTTTTACCAGAAGGTGAATATGACTTCACAATTAGCGACTCTGCGGTATCTCAATACGGTCGAAAATTTGGAAATCAAGTCTTCCACTTAAAAGGTAAGGAGCCAGAGGTTAAACCAACTCCAACACCTACGCCAGAGCCAACACCTACGCCAGAGCCAACACCTACGCCAGAGCCAACACCGACTCCAACACCAGAAGAACCAACAAAACCTTCTGAGGATAAACCTAGTGAACCAAGTAAACCTAGTGAACCGGCAAAACCAAGTGAAGATGTGAAACCGAATCCTACACCAACTCCAAGTGAACCTACTAAACCTGTAGAAGACACACCAACTCCAAGTGTAGAAGATAATAAACCAACTGTTCCAGTTGCACCTGTAGTTCCAACTACACCAACTGAGCCAGTTGCGCCAATTCCACCAACACAACCTACTGCTCCGATTGTACCAGATACACCAATAGCTCCGGCACCAGCTCCATTAGCTCCAAGTGACAACAACGCAACAGTAGGGGGTAATACTACGATTATCAACCCACAACCGCAAGACCATGATAACACAAATGGTAATACAAACGCTCCAAGACCTAACGATAATATCAATATTGGTGGTGTTTCTAACCAAACAAACTATGTTGAAGGTCCTGATAAACTTACAGTTGGGGTATCGGGAGGGTCTGTCCAAAACGTTAAGGCTACAGTGTCTTCACAAGATGGTACAACAGAGTTGACTGGTCGAGTAGTAAACGGTTCTTTCGTAGCAGATAATCTACCAGAAAAAGATGGAGTTTATACTGTTAAAGTACAAGTAACGGATGACAAAGGGCAAGTCTCTGAGAAGACCATTACTTATGCAGTAAATAAGAATGGTTCAACTTACGACTGGTTGAATAAAGATGTAAACGGTGCTTATTACCAACGTTTGAGTGAGGATTTGAAACTTTCAGAACACTCAACTACACGACTAGATACAAGCAAGACTAAATTTACCTTTACTTTAGATGGTAAAGTGGTAACAGTAGATGCAAGTTTAGTTAAAGTAGATGAGAAAAAAGAAGATGATGGTTCGTACACTTACACTTATACCTTTAACAAAAATGGATTTAAGGAAAACGGGGTATGGTCTATCTCAGTTGCCACTGTAGACGTTGACGGTCACGCATCTTCTTCAAACGCTTCGGTTCAATTCCAATTTGTATTGGATAACATTGTACCTGAGTTGAAAGTTGAAGGTGTAACTAACAACGGTAAGTACAACACTGCAAAACACCAATTCAAAGTCTTAGTTAAAGATAACATTGGTTTAGCACGTGTACGAGTGTTGGTAAATGGAAAAGTTTACGAGTTCACAAAAGAAGAGTTATTAAAAGGTGAGAAGTTAGTCGAGCTTGAACACTCTGATAAACCTTATTCGATTGAAGTAGAGGTAGTGGATTTAGCAGGAAATACAACAACCCAAAAAGTAGAGGGTATCACAATTACTGCTACAACTGCCCAAGCACTTCTTGGTTCTGATAACTTTAAATTTGCAGTAGGTGCTTTAGGTTTAGGTCTCTTTGGTGGACTTCTAGCTTGGTGGCTCGCTGCGGTTCGTAAGCGTAAACGTAAAGAGCAAGAATTGGAAGAACTTCGTATTGGTGCACATATCGTTACTGAAGCGGAAGGTTTGGTTTCATCAGGAAGTGGTTCTGCTTCAACCGGTCAACCAGAAGAAACTGGTGTAACTGAAACAAGTGAATTGGAAGATAGTGGAGAGGTTGTTTCTGAGCTTCTTGAATCATTGAAAGAAGAGCCTGTGGTAGTTGTTACACCAACTATGGGGGGTGTCACGACTGATGATAGTTCGACTGCAACTCTTCCACTAGATGAAACAGGAGTCGTTGCTGAAACCTCAGTATTGGAAGATGAAGAGCACACTTCTGTGTTAGATGAAGAAACTTCTGAGCAGACTTCTGTACTTGACGATGCAGAGAAAACTTCTATTCTTGCAGAAGAAACTGAGGTTCTAGCTGATGAAAAACCAAAAGCTGAGAAAAAAGAGTAAAACCTCGTAGAAGAAAGGACGACTAAAGAAAACTAAGCTTTAGCATGTACGTTTGAGGACTGTTAAGAGCAGTCCTCTTTTAATTAAGAGAAAGAGTATCTACGAAAATGAGAGAATTTGTTTTAAATTTGGTCTTAAAACGTTTAGTAAATAAGACGAAAGGTTACAGTACAGACAAGATGTTGAGTTACTATGGTTCTTTAAGGGAAAGAGTCTATGCGAACTTAATGCTGATTATTATTGCTTTATTCTCAACTGTCAACTATGGGATTACGGTTGGATTTTCACAATGGTCACTATTTGTAGTGCTAGGTGTAATTATAGTAGGTCTTGCGGTATTTGTCTTTTTCCACGCAGTTTTGTATTTACAAGTGCGTAACTATTTGAACTTTATGTTTAAATCAATTACAGATGATTTAGAACACCCAGAGAACTATTTTGAGCGCTTGTTACCAGTTGAAGGTGAGAAACTCAAAGGAGCAAAAACAGATAGCGTAGAGGTTAAATCTGAGCCTTCTGAGGGTACTGATGAAGAAAAGGGTTGAAAGTTTTATGGCAAACTATAAGACGAGCGTTCTTGGGGAATTAACATCAGAAGAATTTGAATTAGAGTCTGCATCAATAAAAGAGCCGATTTATACGCGTAGTCAAAAACCAAAGAAAACCAAGGAGAGCGGTATTTTTCGCTTTTTACGTGGTTTTACGGTATCTTTCATTTTCGTCTTTGTTATTTTAATGGTTTTGAAATTAACCTTTAGCCCCATTAAAATTTCAGGTACGTCTATGGAGCCTGCTATGAAAGATGGTCAAGTTTGGTTTAGTACCATTAAGGAGTTTAAACATCCTAATAGGGGAGATATTGTTACTGCTTATAATGTTTTAGACAGAGTTCGTATTGTAAAACGTGTAGTTGCAACAGAAGGTGATCAGATTAAAATCTTAGATAGTGGTATTTATATCAATGGGTCTTTGGAAGATAACTCTACTGAAACTAAAAAGATGGTAGAAGATACGACTACTTGGTTAGGTGCGCACAAAGGTTTAACTACGACTGTAGGTAAAGATGAATATTTTCTAATGGGTGATAATCGAGAAAACTCGGTAGACTCTCGTAAGAGTGGTATCTTTCCTTCGTCCACAATTCGGACAGTTGTAACTCTTCAAGCACCTGATTTGGTTAAAAATTTGCTAGATAAGAGCTTAAAGTAGTCGAATTAAGGATATTTTGTTAAAATTTAAAGTGCTAAAAACCTTGATAAATCAATGTTTTCACAACAAACCCTTATAAATCAACACATTTTTAAAGAAATTTGAGTAAAAGTGTTGACAGAACTAGGTTTGTGTGATATAATATTTATTGTAAGTTAGCCAAAAGGCTAACGAATAAAGAAAGGAGCCTACACATGGCTAACAAACAAGATTTGATTGCAAAAGTAGCAGAAACTACTGAATTGACTAAGAAAGATGCTGGTAAAGCAGTAGATGCTGTCTTCTCAGCAGTTTCAGATTTCCTTGCTACAGGTGAAAAAGTTCAAGTGATTGGTTTTGGGAACTTTGAAGTTCGCGAACGTGCAGAACGCAAAGGTCGCAACCCACAAACTGGTAAAGAAATCACAATCGCTGCTACTAAAGTTCCTGCTTTCAAAGCAGGTAAAGCTCTTAAAGAAGCAGTTAAATAATAAACTAATAGAAAGTAACTTTCGCAATTAGTAATTATCAGTTTTAGAGTTAAAACAATATTTTAACTCTTGGGTATCGCATGAGTGCAGGGTTTTCACCCCTTAGCGGTTTGATTCCGTTAGATACTCATTGCAGTTTAAATACACTGCAAGCCTTTTTTCCTAGAATTGAAAAACTCCGTTTCAAACGTGGTTGTCATGAGCTAGGCATAACGTAAAGGTAACGTAAAGCCGAATAGGTACCTTTACGCTCTTGGTTATATACTTAGACCAAGAGTCTCCGCACTGTCGGGTTCGGTATTGATCCATTTACAACATATATTAGACATAAGGTGTGCATCGAATACTTGAATGGTTTTTGGGAACTTTATTCATTGGTTTGGGTATTCAAGGGTGCGACGGGTCCCGATGACGAAGGATGAACGCTCTTTTGGGTTATTAGTTCTGCACCTAGTCGCAAACGGTCAAGTTGCTGACTTAATGAGGTTGGAGTCCTCACGTTTGTTTAGAGAGATTTTCTATCTCTCTAGTTTAGCTTTCATAAGCAACCCTTTCTATAAAGAAAGTAGTGTACTTAAGCATTTGGCTACATGAAGTGGGTACACTACTACAAGCGCGGATGGCGAAATTGGCAGACGCACACGGTTTAAGCCCGTGCGAACGGTATCGTTCATGAGGGTTCAAGTCCCTCTCTGCGCATAATATAAATAGGTTCCATAGCTCAGTTGGATAGAGCATTCGCCTTCTAAGCGAATTGTCACAAGTTCGAATCTTGTTGGAATCGTTATAGATTTGGGTGTAAACCCACATCATTATCTTTCTGATGACACATAAGGGAAGTGTAATTTCTTAAACAATGACAAAGCGTTTAGGGAGCCAAAAATGATGAATTTGTAACTATTTCCCTGCTCGAATCACTGAACTAGAGCGACAATAACGTTGATGGAGCGTAGCTAACTTTTGAGTTATTGTGAAGGGGTGGTAGCTAAAACGGATGAGGTGTGGAGGAGTTTTTCAACGTTAGGTTCGAAACTAGCAAGAGAAATGATGGACACGTTTTGGATAGTTACATAATGCTATATTAAGACTCGGTAGCTCAGTTGGTGGAGCATCGGACTTTTAATCCGAGGGTCACTGGTTCGAACCCAGTCCGAGTCATGCCAGGAGGATTGTTTTGATTTATTTCATTGCAATTCAGGTTTAACGATTGTAAAAGGTCGTTAAATCATTTAGTGTAACTTGGTTATATGTAAGTAACTGTGTCTGTGGCAGTGCCACTTATAGGGAAATTAGTACCATAAGCACTTAAAATCCTTTTACTTTAGAAGTACAGTTTCTAGGTAATAAAAAGCACGAACAATTCAGTCTGACTGTACTCGGCTGAGGTTCAAAAACCTGTTGGTTAAAAGGTTCTCCGACATAAGGTACCAGAGGTGTTGAGGGTATCATTTTTAGGTGTGATAGCTCAGTTAGGTAGAGCAATGGATTGAAGCTCCATGTGTCGGCGGTTCGATTCCGTCTCGCGCCATTGGCGGAAAGATTGTTATTCTTTGTAGCAACGATAGTCTCAATATTCTCAAAGAAGGGTTGAGCTTAGTCTAGTTTATTTGAACCGTAGGGACTACGGGGATAGCTTGGTTGATTCGTGTAACCTCTGGGAGTTAGTCACCTAACTTCTAAGTCTGCACGCTACCCAAGAAGCTTCTCCCTCTTAATTGAATGTAGGGAGGAGTAGTTCACATAGCGGAACCTGTTCTTGTTTTCGAAACGTTTAGTTTTAGTTTTAGGGAACAGAAACCCATAAAAGACAAAAAGAACGAGAAACAAACGAAACGCGTTCGTTTACTCAAATGGGGCGAATTTTGAACTTAACGTTATTTGATACCTCTTTTGTCAGTAGGTACTTAGGTTTATTAAAGTTTCACTTCTATTCAAATTTAGCTTAGAGATTAGTTACTTTCGTTTATTTAGTTGAATTTATTTGACTTACCGAGCGGGTCAACTAATTTATGCTAGTTTATTCATAGTTCCATTTGAATTTCATCTGCACTCAACAGATTGTTTTACAAAAGAGTAGGGATTTAGGTCTCTTTAGTAAATTTCAAGTTACACCTAATACTGATACCTAACTAGTGAGCATTGGTTAGCTTACAAAGGGGTATCCTCATATTCCACCATAGCTCAGTTGGTAGAGCGCTCGACTGTTAATCGAGTTGTCACTGGTTCGAGACCAGTTGGTGGAGTTCTACTGTGAGGTAGAAGGTTAAACGTTTAATTTCTGATTACCACCGATAGCATGGTGCTTATTGTTGAGTCATGACTTCAATAGACGAGCCGGTAGATCAGCGGAGTTTTCTTTGAAAACTGTTCGAATCCTTGCGGTGGTATTATATTTATAAGAGGTAGCCAGACACAGGACTTGGCGAGTGTGTCCTCCGTCCGTACAACGGAGTTCAAGGTGCGCAACTTGAATACGGTGGTTCGATTCCACTATACCCCATTATACGGAAGATTACCCAAGTCTGGCTATAAGGGGGCGGTCTTGAAAACCGTTAGGTCGGTAAAATGGCACGTGGGTTCGAATCCCACATCTTCCTTTTGTATTTTAAAATCAAAAAGGGTATAATAAAGGTAAAAGATGACTATTATTATTTCAGCGTTTCCTTGTCTTGGAAAAACTACTCTTACAAATCAAAATAAGGATATTTATTTTGATGCAGAGATTTATGAAAGTAGGGCAACTAAAGGTATGTCTGAAAGTCAACAGAAAGAATTTTTTAAAGCGAGTGCTTTAAAAATCAAGTTGATTTATGACACAGGGTACTATACTGCTATTTTTATAACTGATGATGAGAGATTGTTAAGGGAGTTGCGTTTATTCGGTTTAAATATTGTTCATGTCTTACCTAACCCAAATAATGCAGAGCATTTACATGAGTACATATCAAGAGTGATTGCTCGTTCAGGGTTAGATTGGTATTCAAATGTTCTTTCTGAGGATATAGATAATTTAAAAGATAAACTTTACACAGTACAATCAAATAATGAGCAAGTATATTTTGTAGAACCACACAAATATATCGAACATCTTGTTCCTGAGTTAGCAAAAGAAGAAAAGTATTTTTCAGAAAACAGTACAGCTCATTATAGGTAGAATCGAGAACTTTCTTTCGAGAGGTTATTAGAAGAAGATGATAGGGAACATCTTGTTCCTGAGTTGGCAAAAAATCAGGTGATAACATACCTACCTAAAGTTGGCAAAATTTGTCCTAAGCACGACACAAAACTACTGGGAAAGAAATCCGTTATCCCGAACCAATACGGGAAAAGCGAGGTAGATTATCTTATTCTACCTCCACCCCACAAGGGTTATAATCAACCAATCGAGGATATAGCCAAGCGGTAAGGCAATAAGAGAACGTAGACCAAGGGTTCGAATCCCTTTACTTCGACTAGTTCGTGGTATAGCCAAGAGGTAAGGCAGCGACTGCTTATGACCGAGGGTTCAATTCCCTCTATCCTCATTACTTTTTTATATTATCGGAAAGTAGCTCAGCTTGGTTAGAGTGCGTGCTTTGGGAGCACGAAGTCGCAGGTTCGAATCCTGTCTTTCCGATGCCAAACGGATTTTATACTATTGTTTATATGTATATCCTTTAGGCTCAACAGTCTGAATAAGATTGTTGAGTCATAGCTTACTGAGTTTAGTTGCAAGTGCTTTCTCGGTAGGTGAGATTTGTTTCCTTTAGGGGCATTAACTGTAAAAGGTTGGTGCTTCGTATCCTTAGTAGTTGCAAACTTTAGAGTCAGTAACAATCTCTTTCAAATAGGGTTGTGAAGTCATGTCCTAAACCACTACTAAGGTGAATTTGGTTGGTAAGTAAGTTTCGTGATCAGGACTTGCTTTCAAAACGTACCTCTAATTTTATTCAAACGTAAAGACTGTCAAAGGTTTTTGCGTTATACCACACTATATTGTGTGGAAAATTCATGGTTTTACACATTTTCCATGAATCCTCTTAGAATATTAGGGTATCGATTTTCATAGGTCGTTACCTTATTACTCAACTCGCTTTAAATGGTGTGTGGGTTGAGTGAAGAATTTTCTTTTTATTTATTTATTTATTTATTTATATATCCATAAATTAGGTGCTTGCCCTTTCAAGTTTAAGTGCCTAATATGGAGGATTACTCAAGTCAGGCTATAAGAGAACAGTCTTGAAAACTGTCAGGTCGGAAACGGCGCGTGGGTTCGAATCCCACATCCTCCTTTGGGTTGAAGTTTAACCCAAGATGAACTTTTGATATTTCAAAGTTTTCAAGAAGTTCGTCAGAGATTTCTTTGTTGGGGTATCGACTGTCAAAGGTCTTTACCTCATAGTCTAGTGGGTTTTGATTGGTTCCTCGCTAGGCTGGTTCTAACAGTTAATTAGACCTTCTTTTTCTAATTTATTTGGTGTGAGGACTGTCAAAGGTTCTTGCATCGTATTTCTTGTTGTAGTTGAGCTTTAGTACAATAAGAAATATGAGGGCTTCAATTTCACTGAACGAATCCTTCTTTTAAAAGGTGTGAGAACTGTCAAAGGTTCTTGCATCATAGCTACTTACTTGGGGAATTTTTGTGAGTAGCAAGGTAGCTTCAACAAGGATTTGGATTTAAAATTCATAATCTGTCTCCGTGGTTGCTTTTGTGACCGTTTCGGGTTGGGGGTATCGACTTTAACCGGTCGATACTTCGTTCCTCTCTTTGCATACTAGAGGGGTTAGCTTTCATTAAATCCTCCTTTTGGGAAGGTTGTTAACTGTAAAAGGTTAACAACTTATAGAACCTATATTGGTTCCTAAACATCGTCATTTAGAGACTGACAAAACCCACGATAAATACTGTTTAGGTGATAAAAAGAACTCTCGTTACACTCTAGTTCGCGACATGAAGTGTAGAAGCTTGGTTTACTTCGGAAAACAAACCATAAGGGTATCCTCTTTTCAAAGAGGTTCCCTTTATTTTGGAGAATTACTCAAGAGGCTGAAGAGGACACATTGCTAACGTGTTAGGTTGGGTAAAACTGGCGCGAGGGTTCGAACCCCTCATTCTCCGTTGATTTTTAGTCTGACTTACTCTTTAGTAAGTCTCTTTTCATATAAGAAAGGGTATCCGCAAAATGCTAACCTACAACAAAATGATGAAACTACATAACGAATTAGAGTCTAGTTTAAGTGAGTTACAAAGACACTTAGAAGTAGTTTTAGAAGATTTCGATAGTGAGTTCGGAGTGTCTGCTCAGATAAGAGTAGATGAGGGTAATTGTTTGACTATAAGTTATTATGATCCAACTCAAAACATGGAGTTGGAGTCTATAATTGCAGATAGTTTAGAGTTTAAACGGTTGATAAGATGCCAAACCCCAGAAGAACTTCTAGCGTTCTTGTCTCAACGAACAATAGCTTAATAAATAGAGGTCTTGAATGAAAATAAGGTTTTTGAAACTTTACATAGGTTTATGTTTTCTCTTTGCATTTACTTTGTTTATTGCTATTGAGTATAGTTTTCCGATTGATATGATCTCTCATGTTTCAACTTTATTTAATCAGTCTGAAGTTAATAGTAAACTATGGTTACAAGCGGTATCCTTAATTTTTCTGTGGTTTGCAGGTCTGTTTGGTTTGATTTTATTTTCAGAAACCCCTACAAAAACTAAGAATAACACAAATAACCCTTGACAATTCTTACTCTTTCTGATATAATAGATTTATCTTAATAAGGAGGGTACTTATGGACATTCGTGTAACTGTAAAAGGTTGTGACGATAGTACAGAATTTGAATTAGTTTGTACTGAAGAACAATACACATTTCTAAAAGAATTTGCAGGCGCAACTCAAATGGTATCGACTTTTTCTTGCATGCCTATTATCAAATTGCATAATAGTTCAGGACAAGAAGAAGATGTTCAAAATAACTCAGACAATCTTAAATGGGTTGAAGAGGTAGAAGAGAACGGAGACGATAATTCTCACTATGTACTAGATACAACCGAACTATAATATTAAGGGGTCGTCTGGATTCGACAGGCGATTGTACCTTTTAATCTCGCACCGAGTGGTGACGTAATCACCAACCTAAACATAACTGCAAATAACAATGCACCAGTTCGTATGGCTGCCTAAGCTTCGGCTTCGGTAGTTAATACGAACACAAGTAAAAAGTCGAATAGACGAGCGACTAAGATAAGTACCGGTATCTTTCAGTTGCTATAAACCTCGGTACTCGCAACTAAGGTTTCTCAACTTAGTTTGTTAAAGGGAGATATAACTTTTAGTTTTGTACGTTTCCTAGAAGTTGAATGTTAAAACGTAGCAGTGCGCAGTAAGGTTAACTGGAAAGGTCGTTTGGACGTGGGTTCGACTCCCACCGGCTCCATAAAGTAAAACAAATAGAGAGGATTTTGGATATGTTAGCTATTGGAACTAAAGTGAAAGTTAAACGTTTGACTGAAAGTCAACGTAAACAAGGTGTTAATATTTGGAGCGATGATATGAGACCTTTTGAGGGTCGTGTAGGTAAAGTGATTAACACTGACACCTATTATGGTGATGTTTTGTACGAAGTTGAATTTCGTAAAGGATTTACTTGGTGGTGGTTAGAAGGTTGGTTGGAAGTTCGTTAATAGGTAAAGCTTGATGATAAACCTAAATTGTAAAGAATTGTAGGATTTATTATGAATAAGTCTTTTAGAAGAATAGCATTTAAGCATTTGGTATTGCCTTTAATAGCTGATTTGTTACTGTTTGCAGGATTTTGTTATTTAACGAACACTATGCAAAACAATTATGTAACAATGGTAGATAATGGTCTTTTGTGGCTTTATATTTTGTTGTTTCTTTTGATTACTTTAGGGTTTTTCTGCAGTGGTTTCTTGTTGATAAGTTTAATTACTTTTATTCTAAGTGGGTTTCCTGTAACAACTGAGAAATACAAGCAACTGTTACTGCGAGATGTTTCTACATATATCTCGCTTGAATACTTCTGGGTACCCTTTTTCCCTAAAAAGATTGATAATATTTCAAACGAGTTTTACAAAAAGGTCAGTAAGCAAGACTGAGTTTGATACATGTGATATAGGTTAATGAAGGTTGAGGTATAGAGAATGTCTATCGATTATAGAAATTTAGCAAAAGAGGTTCTGTCTGAATACCCTTGTAGTGTTCATATTTGCATTAATCCTTATTATTGGCTTAATAAAGGTATTATCTGTGACCTTGGGGATTTTAAACCTACTGATGTAGATAGGTTAGCTAAACTTTTAGATGAAGTTTCTGAACAAATTTATAAGGAGACAGGATATTATATCTCAAGTATTGACTGGTTTGATATTTTTCCTGAAGATAAGTCTTTGTTGGAAGTTCGCAATGAAGAAGCTACTAAGTGTCTTGAAGCTCTTCTTAGTTCTTTGTAGTTCGGTTTAATTGAGGAATATGAGAGGTTATTTTTAGTTGGTTAAAGAATATTATCGATGCAGTTTAGGAACTAAAAAGGTTACTAAATGGGGAAACAGTAAGGGTATCCTTTTACCTTCTTTAGTTTTAGAAAACTTGAACTTATCTGAGGGGGATGAAGTAGAGTTTATTTTTGAAAATGGTAAGGTGATTTTGAAGAATAAATCTGAGCAGTTAGATATTCCTAACTATGATTTAGAAGAATTGTTAGATGGTTACGAACCTTCATTAGAACAAGACTAAGCACTCTATATTGGGTTGCTTTTTTTTTCTATTGCAAAACTTTCAATTAAATGTTATACTAAATAAACTAAGTACAAGTGAGGTCTTAACATGAGATTATTGAGAATGACAGAAGGTTATGAAAATCGTAATAAAGTGGTTCGCTACTTTTCTGTACCTAGAACTTATGAGCGTTTGTTCAAGATTTTGGACAGTTATCGCTTTAAAACAGGTGAGATTATTTTAGGTGGATTTAACAACAGACCTGAATTAAAGATTAGAGATTATGTGCCAATTAAATACAAAGATGTTCCAGTTGTGGACTTAACTCGTAGTGAGTTAGTTAAAATTCCTTTAAAATCGGTTTTAGAGCTAGGTTTTTGTACACGTGTGAAACTAAGACCGTATCATAATTTCGCAAGTTTGTGTTTGGATTTTGACATTGTAGACTCTGATGAAGAATATGAGCGCCTAACTCAAGAATACGCAACTAAGCTTTGTGACGTTCCTATAACTGATACTGCCTACAACTTAGTCATTCATGGTTATACAGTAGGGTATGGTGATTTACCTGTCGGTTCTATTTACAACTTAGAAAAATACTTTTATAAATCAGGGGATGAGAAACCAGAGCACATTTACTCAAATGATGGTAATGAGGTTGTAAACCACGCACGTTCAGCAGTAGTATGGTTTATTGAACACTACGGTATCCACCAAAATGCAGAATTTACATACAAGTTGGTAGATACACAACCTCTATATGGTAGTGATCAGTATAACAGATACGCTGAACGCAAATTGATTAAAGTCTTACAAACACAAGAACCTTTAGAGATTCGTTCTGTTGAGTCAAGTTGGGATTTTAGAGATAATAACAATCCTAATCTCCAACCAACAAGCCCTTGCGTACTCTACATAGATACGGAGAAATCTTACCGTTACAAGCTCCAAAAAGAGTACGAACGGAACATTAAACTCTTACAAGGGTATCGTCGAGCGCTTTAGTTTTCTTGTAGTTTTCAAATTTCTTAATTAAATTAAAGTTTTTAGCGAAAACTTGTTGACAAAACTAACCCTTTGTGTTATAATTACATCATGAAGTTAAGTTTTTGCAGTAGATAGATTTAACTGAGCAGTAACGACTACAAACATCTGCACATATTTGTCTACAAGGAAGTGAGGTCGCCTTTAAAGAACACGGTCACGAAAGTCAAATCTGTCTGCGGAAAAGCAGAGACTTATCTCAAGTTGAGACTTGATTGCTGATGTTGGATGAGCATTTAGAACGTAGGTTCGATTCCTACTCAAGTCGTTGTTGAAAATAGCACACCCTTTCTCAGAGTGGAGGTGCCAGTTCAAATCTGGTCTTCGGAACTTGTCCGAGGTGGTGTCAAGCAACAAATGTTTAAAAGAGGTTACTCAACTGAGATAAGGGTATCCTCAAACATGCACCGTTGGTCAAGTGGTTAAGACACTGCCTTTTCACGGCAGTAACATGGGTTCGATTCCCATACGGTGTATTAACCGAGCTTTAACTCAGTTTGAGCGACAGCCAGCTCTCCAAAGGTGTACAACTTTGGAAATTGCCTTAGAGTTTATCTTTAAGGGGTTTACGGTGATTTTGTACGTTATTTTATATAAGTAATCCTTGATACATTAGTAGATGGGGTAGAGGGTGAGTGTTACACCCAGTTAGGGTAGGTATTGTTTAATGATACTGACTAACGAACTTTTATTAAACTTGCTAAATGAAGTTTTATTTTGATGTGGTAAAAGATAACATAAAGGTCTAGTATTATTATATTTGAAGTGTTGGTTCAGTTTAATTTTGAGGTTGGAGCTTAGTTTAACTTAGTAATAGAAGCATTTGCAGGTTGATGCAGTAAGAAGAAATAGCGCTACTTCTAGGGAAGTCGGTTCAAGACCGTCCTATCACATGTTATAAAGGGTATCTAACAACCCTAAGTCCTCAACTGTTAGGTTAACCAAAAGGGTAGAGATAAAATCAGCATATTGAGGCAATGTGCTTAAGGGTTTTATCCTATGGTAGCTTCCTACCGTAAAGAAAGGTATGATATAAGTCACTCAAGTGTAACAAATTCACAAAAGACTTGAAACTTATATTGGTGACCGAAGACAATCCGTATAATAGCGGTGACTTGTTCGTAGAAATAGAAACGAAATTAAGAGTAGGTACTTAGGATTTATACCTACATGCTCCGAAAGTCGGAGCCTTTTAGGAAAGGTAGCTCAGTTGGTAGAGCATCGGTTTGAAGCACCGATGGTGGTAGGTTCGATTCCTATCCTTTCCATTCCAAGGTGACCTCCAATGTAAAATCTCCTTTACGTTTACATTTCAAAGCCAATTAATCATACAGTCACCTTGGGTTTTTAATTTTTCGGAAGGGTAGCGAAGAGGCTAAACGCGGCGGACTGTAAATCCGCTCCTTCGGGTTCGGGGGTTCGAATCCCTCTCTTTCCATTGCTTAGGTTTTAAGAGTGGTCTAAGCAAACTCCTTTCTTTAGAGGGGTACTATTATTGTTCTAAGTTAGATATTGGCGTATCTAACTTAGTTTGCAGCGGAATGGTAGCAGTGGTAGCTCGCTTGGCTCATAACTAAGAGGTCGTAGGTTCGAGTCCTACTTCCGTAATTAACTTGTTCTAAATAAGACAACTAAACGGTTTCGTAATTAGAAAGACTTGATATTGATTTTAATGGATAACTATTTAAGTGACAATAACCATAGCTATATTCAAAGAATGAACCAAACTGCTGAGTTTAAGTTTAAGGTAGTTGAGCCTTTTCTTGGAGTTGGGGTTAAACTTTTGGATTTCGGTTCTGGTATTTCTTCGGAGTTTATAGCTGATGTAGTTTCTACGGGTGCTGATTACTATTCTTATGATATTTCTCCGACTGTGCAAACTACTTTATCTCGTATGGGAGTAAATGTGGTAACTAAATGTGAGTTGCTTAAACAAGAACTTCAATTTGATGTGATTTATCTCTCTAGCGTTTTCCATGAAATTATGAGTTATCTTAACCGTCAAGAGCGCACAGAAACTATATCAATGATTGTAAATAGTTTAAAAACAGGTGGTTCTTTAGTTATTCGAGATTGGGCTAACCCTGATGCGGTATCTGAGTCATTCACACTCAAACCTGTTTCAAAACAAAGTGAGATAGAAATACATACTTGGATTCAAGAACTTCAGAAAAACTCGATTATTGATAATGTTGAGACAAAAGAAGACGGTTCTATTGTAACTAGTGTGAAAGATGCTTATGAGATTCTGTTTCATACTGTTTGGGGTTTGAAGTCTTTGAGTCGAGAGTCAACGGAACAATATAACGTAACAAATGCACTCATGAAGTGGATTTTGTATCCTTGGAAAGACTGTTTACAGTTGCAAGGTATTTATAGGTATAAGGATCAAAGTTATTTAACTTATTTACAGAAATACTTTGAATTAGACTTAGTTCCTTTTGATACGAAAATGGTTTGTGTTTTTCAGAAGAACTGAACTTGTCCTAAATAAGACATTAAACTGTTTTGTCTCATTGACATTAAACGAGCGTTGACTTTAGGTAGTTACCTCACGGTTATCTAAATGAGCTTCCGCTAGGGTTCTCGGTGTACACCGCGGGTGAGGAATTAAAACTGAACTCTACTTATATTTGATTTGTAAATTTGATATAACTTGGCTCCCTGTATAACAAAGTCATTTATGGAGAACGTGTTAAAATATTTCTAAATGCTTGTTCCCTGTTTTGTCATAATAGCTTTTAGGGATAAACATATTTACAAAATTGAAACTATAAGTAAACAATCTAATGATGTAGTCTAACCAAGTTCGGAGGTTAGTGCAAAAGAAGTGCTTTGCGCACTACCCTTCTGCTACATTAAGCCGATTTAGCTCAGTTGGTAGAGCATCTGATTTGTAATCAGGTGGTCAGCGGTTCAAATCCGTTAATCGGCATGGAGCATAGCTCCCAAGTATACTTGGTAGGTCTGTACATCCCCGCTGTTGGGAAGATACAGACCTACTTATTTAGACTGTTACCTAGAGTATGGTCAAGCGCTATAAAGTTTTTAGACTACCCACAGGTCTAATTACAAGCTTTGTTTAAGGTTTTCAGTGAAGACCTCGTTGGGGAAAACTGAATTTTGTCGGATAAGAGACTTTAAACCTTATCGAGCGTTGTGCGAAAGGATATACTTTCGCATTTTTGATAGAAAGAAAGTGGTTGCAATGTACAAAGAGGTTGTTTTAGATGAGTCTATTTTAGATTTAGAGTCTTGGTTGCCCCAATCTGCGATAGATGAGGTTGTTGCTTTAATTTTATCTTTAGAAGAAACCACCCAGTCGGTATCCTCAGTAAAACCTTGATTTTTCAAGGTTTTTATGTTATAATGTAGTATATAAATTAAAGAAGTTGGTTTTAGTTATGGATTTAAAAGGTGCGAAATCGAAACACTCGGAAGAACTTTCCGACTCTGTGTATGAACATCTATCAAAGCTATTTGTCTTTCTGTCTAGTTTATTAGCTTCCGTTACAGTTGGTTGGTTTACATTTCTAATACTGTACAAGTGTTGGCTCTATTTCGGTATCTTCCAACCTCATGCAGAAGGTTTAAGTTTAGGGGTTCTTCTAGTTTTTCCTATCTTTTACTCTATTTACAAGTCTAAATTAAATGAAAGCGAAATTCCGCCTAAGACCCAGTTTAAAAAGATTTCTATTCAGTTATTTTGCGTTTTCTTAGTTTTAACCTTTGTACTGAATTTAGACTTGTTAGTTCCTATATTTCAGGGTTTTCATGATTTCTTGCTTTCACTAATTTCTCCAACTATCTAGTTATATTCTCGATAAAACCTTGATTTTTCAAGGTTTTTGTGTTATACTTAACTAAATTAAACGAAAGAGGTTCTTGAGATATGGAACAGTTATTTGAAAAACGTTATACAAAGAAAGGCGTGCGAGCTTTTGTGAAAGAAACGGAGCAAGGAGAATTAGATGTACACTTCCAGTTTAAATGGGGTGGTTCAGATTCTAATCCTATGCTTGGTGGTGGTTTATTTGAAGATCGTTTAGATGATTTGTATAAGGAAACTGAGGTTTTACCTTCTTGGAACGCCATTGGTTCATCTGAGTTAAACGTGGATGATAGTGAGAGTTGGTTAGCCAAAGGGTATCGAGAGGTTATTTTATGATTGCATCTCGAAATAAGAAACTTCCTTTATATGAAGAGTATATAAGTCTTGCAGAACTTGAGCGTATGTACAATAATATTTTAATTATGAAAGATGTAGATTACAGAATATTTGCTACGGTCATTCACTTAATTGCTGAAGTTGCATTTAAGAAAATGTGTGTTTATCATGGTTTGAAGGTTTCTCCTACTTCACATAACGTAAGTGCCCCTATTATTCACCTTCAAGAAGTTCGTCCAAATGTAGGTAAATTGTATCGTTATTTGGTAGATAGGGATATATTTGTTTACATTCAAAAGTTTCCTTATGATGCTTTGCGTTTCAATAATCGTATACGGGTTACACTACCAAATGTAGACTTTTTAGATGATTTAACGAAGTTTGCCTTACAAGAACTTAGATTGGTTGAAACTGAGTATTACCAAAAGTTTGGCTCTTGACAACCTGTACTAATTAGGTTACACTTAAATAACTAATTAAGATTGACTTACTTTCAGACGAGAAGTAAGTTTCATCTTTCCGTCAAGTCTTATGGACATTCAACATAATATGGTTGAAAAGACCTAGCGGTATCCTCGATAAGATAGAAAACTGTTGTGGTTCACTGTGTGCCAATAAACATAGTTTATTTTGGACTCAATACAATTTGAAGAGAATCTTTAACTAACTTAGGTTCTCTTTTCTTTCCCTTGATTTTTCAAGGTTTTTGTGATATAATAAAGAAAAATAGAAATGGAAGAAGGTTATACATTTGGAATTTGATGCTATGTTAGAACATGATTATCAAAACTATTTAGAAAAGTTTGGTTTGCAAGTCACTAAAGAAGAATACAGAGTTTTGCTAAGAAAAGCTAATCCTCATGCTATGAAAAATAGCTTAGAGACTTATTTAAAGCAGTTTTTCTTCGATACAGAGGTTTCGGTATCCGAATCTGACTTGAAAGTTCAAGTCAAAGATAGAGGTGAAGTAGAATTAGGAGTAATCACAAGTCACTACTCAGATTTTCCTATGTTATACTCTGTGTCCACGCATGATGCAGTCAAATTACTTTCTCACATTTGGTACAGTTATGAAGGTGGCTTTGAATTAGCATGTCTGACAGGCTATTGGGATTTCCTGGAAAAATTTGAAGGGTCTGACATTTTAAATTTTGAGCAACCTATTCCTCAAATTACTTCGATTCAATTCAGAACTTCGATTGAAGAGGTTTTTATTACAAACAAAGGTGCAGGAAAACGGGTTTACCTAGAAAAATTAGAGCATTTGCATGAATTAAGTAAGGTTTTGGATTGGTTGTCTTGTTCTAATTATGTAGAACTTCCCAACTTTGATTGGGTATCCTCACTAGAAGTTTTACCTTACACCTCTGAGTCTACGATTAACACTCAACTTTGTGTCCGACCTTTTATTAAGGTGGAGGTTATTTAAACTTGGTTAAGCTATATAATACTCAAACGGTAGGGGTTCGATATTTTTCTGATAAGATTGTTGAACAAAATGAAGTCACTCTTGAAAATCCAACCTCGAATTGTAAGATTGTAAAAATCAAAGCAGATAGGGTTTGTAAGGATTGTGAGGAAGTTATTCCGAAAGGTTCTCGGTGCTATACTTTTAATCCTCGTCTTAATCCTCGTTACTGGATTTGTTTCAACTGCTTACCAGAACCTAATACTATGGTTGAGAGGGAGATAGGTAGAGTTACTGAAAATAACACTATGCTATATTATTCAGATCGGTTTGGTCGTTTAGGTCAGAGGGTAGATAAAGGTAAGGTTACAGATGAGGAATGGGAATATTTCCAAGAAAAGAATGAGGATGAATTAGAAACATTTCTTAGAGGTTTGCATTTTGATGACTACTAACCTTTAGGGTATCTACTAATTTTCTAAAGTTCTTTGTGAAATTTTCTATTTTCAATAAAATTTTAGATTTTAGCTAATTTTCTGTTGACAAAACTTACCTAGTGTGGTAAACTAAATACAGTTAAAACTTGAAAGGAGGTTTCTTCGGATGGAGAACGGTAAACAATTATTTGTCTATACTCGTAAATTGAATGCAAACAAGTCTCACAAAGAACAGTTTGCCAAGCGTTTTCGCATGGCGGACGATATTTACAAGAAGACTCTGATTGCATTGTTAAAGCGTTACTCTAAAATGAAGAAAGACCCTCTTTACAAGAAAGCGTACAAGTTTCCTAAAGGGAAGGATCGCAATGCAATTTTGAAAGAACTTGGTATTAAGTATGACTTAGTAGGTAAGTTCACTGCAGGTGATATTGCTAATGATTATTGTAAAGCTCGTAACTATTCTGACTACATCCCTTTTGCAGTAGCTCGAAACTTAGGGTTTCGGGCATGGGGTGCTTTTAGTAAAGTAATGTTTGCGCAAGGTGCTGAAAAAGTTAATCTTCGAGGTACATTGAAGTCTTTTGAGGGAAGTTACCCCTCTAGCATTAGCGTAAATAGTAATACTTTTACAATCGCAACTCGTAAAAAGAAAGTCTCTTGTACGATTCGTAATGTAGGGGATTCTTTTGAAGAAGAAGTATTGCGAAACACCTTGAAATATAACCGTTTAGTTCGCAGATTTGAGTTTGGAGAGTGGAACTACTATGTACAGTCTATTTTTGAAGGTACTCTTCCAACAAAATACGCTTCAAACCTCGAAGGTTCGGTTGGGATTGACATTGGTACATCAACTATTGCGGTATCATCATATTACCAAACAGAATTAGAAGAACTAGCAAAAGATGTAACGATTGATGAACAAGAAGTAGCTCGTTTACAACGTAAACTTGACCGTCAACGTAGAGCTAACAACCCTCATAAGTACAATGAAGATGGTACAATTAAACGAGGTGTACGTGAACCTTGGGTTGACTCAAAAGAATATTTGAAAACAAAAGCAGAGTTGAATGACTTACATCGTAAAGCAACTGCTCAACGCAAACTAGCTCATAAAACTTTAGCTAATAAAATTGTTCAGATGGGTACAACTTTTGTAGTGGAGCAAATGTCCTTTAAAGGTTTACAAGCTCGCACAAAGGAAACGAAAGTAAATGAAAAGACAGGTAAATACCAGTCTAAGAAACGCTTTGGTAAAACTCTTTTACACAAAGCACCGTCTATGTTGATTGAGCAAATTCGTTATAAAACCATGTATCAAGGTAAAACTTTCATTCTTGCAAATACAAGAGAGGTAAAGGCTTCCCAGTTAAACCACTTAACTGAAGAGTACAACAAAGTTTCACTAGGTACACGTGCGAAAATGGTTGGTGATGATTTAGTTCAACGTGACTTATATTCAGCTTTTCTGCTCCAACATGTCGGTATCGATGGTGTCACTGTGGATATTGAGGATTGTAAATCCGATTTTGATACATTCTTACGCAATCAAGAACTTACGATGTCGCAAGTAAATACAGACTTGAAGTCTATAGGTAAAAAGTATTTTAATTAAAAGATTGTCCTAAATACGACTTAAAACTGTTTCGGGGTTGAAGTGGAAACCTCGTTAGGGGGTCGTTAATTTGAGCAGAGGTTCGATTGGTTCCTAAGCAACTAGGTGTTTATTCTTGGTTCAAAAAGCAATGTATGTAAGTGGTACTCTTTATAAAGTATCCAGTAGTAACTTCTGAACAGACAATAACATTCACGTTGCAACTTTGCTAATAAATGAATTTCCTTTACAACTAAGTAAATCTTAGTTTTGGTACAGGTGTACTTAGTAAAGTTCTTCTCGGCAACGAGGATAAAATTTACAAGTTGAAACGTTTTGGTATGGTTATGCTTAGTAAAGTTCTTCTCGAGTATATTTAACATTGTTTTGAACGTTTAGATTTTGAAACTTATAGTTTTGATAAACTTTCTTTCGGAAAATTAACTTAACTACTTCGATACCGCGGTATTTAACAAAGTTCCATTTGTTTCGCACTATTCAAGTAAAAAGTCTCGGTATTTGTTTAATTGAGGTTGTTTTAGTTGAATATAACTATAGTTACTGAACTTTAAATGCTTATTTTTCATATTTACCACTCTCAAAAGTGCTAAATATATAGCGCAGAGCTGATTTCTCTGCGTGAACAAAAATACACAAAGAAAGGTTTCTTACAGACTTCTACTTGTCTTTAGCAACCACTTCTCTGATGTAATTTGTGATGTTTCATGTTTTCTACTTTTTAGAAGAACTAAGAAGTAGGTGAGAACTAGTAAACTTGTTGTTCAACAATAGTTGGTCTAGGTTTGAGGTTCGACTCCTCAAGTTCTCATTTCCGAATCGCAGTTTGGACAGAAAAAGAAAGCAGATAGTTGTCTGCTCTTTTTCGTAAATTGAGAGGAAAAGTTTAAAACACTCTCAGAAGTCCCAGATTGCCCCAGTTTCGATTTTAAAGTTGAGGTCGATAATTTCTACCTCTCAGATAGAAAATTTGATAGAGAGCAAATAAGAGGTTTTAAATGCTAAGTGAAAAAGATAAGGAAGTAATTGAATTTCTGAAGGCTCAGAGACTTTTTATGGCAGACACGGTACGGTATCAGGCACTCACTGATTTGATTTCAGCTTTTGAAAACGGTACATATTCCGCAGACATGAAAGAAGAAGAACTACCACATAAAGTTTGGCTGAACATACAGATGGCTCTAAGTAGTTGGTCTCTATTTCTATCGAAGTCTGATATTTTAGAAAGGTTGACTGAGTTAGACAAAAACCCCCAAGTGGTATCCCCAAACTCCGAAATCCTCATTGTAGGAGGTTCTGCACTTTCTTTATTAGGTGAACCTCGTCTTACTTCTGATATAGATTATCTAGGTTCTCTTGATTACTTACCAAAGGGGTACTTAGCAAGTCTCGGTTTCTCCAACAACGTAAAGACATTCTTTGCTTTATACGGTACTGATGAATATACGGCTTTAGAACTAAACGGATTTGAGAATTTAACGGTTAAGGTTTTATCTTACGAAGACTTAGCAGTTATGAAACTCTTCTCAATTCGCACTAAAGATTTAGAAGATTTAATTCAGTACATTTTTCCTAAATTAGATAGTTATTCTTCTCTAAAACAGAAGATTGAAACTTATAAAGAACACTATGTCTTTAATTCTAAGTTACCTGAGTTGAACTTAAATCAGTTAGATTTCATTAAAGACCGACTTAGAAAAGAGCAGAAAGTTATTCTAGTAGAGGATTTTTCTATTCGGTTAGTAGATTTTCTAAAATCACTTCGATTATTGACTTATACTCAGAACACCTATGGAAGAGATTCTATGTTTCACTGGTTAGATAAACCTTTAATTGAGGTTGCAACTCAAACTAGTCTGTTGGGGTATCTTTATGCTCACAAGGGTTTAAAAGTTTTAATTTAAGGGGAAGTTCATGACACTAAAAACATTACAAAAGCTAGACAAAGACCTTACTTATTTGATGAGAGAAACTACACTTGAAGAGGTTCTAACTTTCCTTGGTATCCAATATTTCGATAGTAACCACAAGTTAGGTGATGAGCTTAAGTTCGTTTACGAATTTGAAGATACCTATATGTTGGCGATTGAAGTTTCTATTACGAATAAGGAAATTAGGTTTTGGGGAAATATAAGAGATTCTAAACACCGTTTAATTGAGCGCTCCTTTTGGGTCTGGTTAAACCAACATTATGGTTTGTTGTTTCTTCGTTTGATTTATTTGTTGAATAGAAGATACGGGTCTTTTCCTCAGTATACCTATAAGGTGGAAATTCAAGGAGAGTGGTTCGACCTTGAAGTGAACACTAATTTATTGGAAACTTTGACGAATGTTCAACTAAGTCTACTCTCTGACTCAGATTTGGAGAAACTGTACTCATGAGTTATAACCAACTTTGGAACACCCTCAAACAATATGCACACACTTTTTTAAGTTTCCTAGATCAACATACTTATGTTTTTATCGGTCTTTTGGTTTTACTTTTTGCAAGTTGGTCTCGCATTTGTTGGAAGTTAATTAGACAGGCACCGACTAAAGCTGAAAAGAGAAAGATTGTGCAGTGGTGGTTAAACGGTTTGATTTTCTTACTTTCAGTATCCTTTATTTTGCTTTTACTTGTTATGGGAGTAGGTCGAGTTATTTAGTGCTTGACTTATTCTTTTATTTGTGTTATAATAAGATAAATTAAAAAAATAAGAAGATAAACAGGAGAGCAAAATTATGGTTAAAACTTATAAACTAGGATTTTGTGACAACCGACATGAAATACCAGATGTAATGACCTACATCTTCGCTGAGGGTGCTATTAGCTTCCCTATCGACCCTAAAACGTTGAGAAATCAAGTGGTAGATAGGTTCAATGAGCTAGGTATTACTGATGGAGATGATTTAACTATTTATGTTACAGGATTGACTCCAGCTTTAACTGCGGTCATCCGAATTGCCTTTAAACATTCTATGACTTTAACACTCATGCACTATGATAAAGACTCTAAGTCATATATTGAAGATGTACTCTTCTCACCGAATGATGTGGGGTATGATTTAGAATACCCAACATGGGTTGCGTGTCCATAGGATTTTAATTGAATTAAGAGTGAGGGAGAACTACCATGTCTATTGTAAAATTTAAGGATTTCACGATTGAAAATATTACTGACGAAGTTCATGAAGTTAATGAATTTCAAGGAACTTGGGCAGATAATCGCACGAATATTTGTGAGATTATGATTGATATTTCGACTACTGTTGATGGAAAAGATGTTGACCTAAAGATGACAATCAAACCTCAAGAGATAGGCGCTTACCATTCCTATGGAGATGATAGGGATAAAGGTTTCGGTATCTCCACTGAAATTTTCAAAGATTTGATTTCTCATGCTATTGAAGGTGTAGAGAGTTTGACTTTGAATGAGTTTGTTCGACATTATTTCGAGAAGTTTGGGTATACGCACAGCGTTGAATTGAGTTGGGGTAGATATAAGTATTTGGGTCAGACAATCTTGTACTTACCAACTGAGGACTCTAAATCAACAAAAGCAGTTTCTTTGGTACAAATTCTCTCTGATGGGTTTGACTCAACAGACGAGTCTGTTGAGGTAGTTCAGTTCACTTTAGAGGATTTGACTGCTGATTTGATGAAGAGTTTTGCAAGTAAGTGCAATCTTACTGCTTCCCAACAAAGTGATTTAGGAGTGGCTTTAGATCACTTACAATACGCAAAAGCGTATGCAACAAAACAAGATAGTTATGTTTATTATCACTTTGCTTTAGACTTACTATTGTCTCTTAAGTCGCAATACTCTTGGGGTATCCTCCCTTTGGAGCTTGTCTGCGAAAATAACATTATGCGAGGAAGAGTCAAAGACTTGTACCCAACTGCGATTAAGAAGATGTCAGGAGACACTGTTGTTTATAGTTTAAATGATTTGTTAGGAGGTACAAAATAAATGACAGTACCAAAGATAAGAGCTTGGGACTCAGAGACTTGTCTCATGGTTCCAGATTACTGTTTAGAACGAAGTGCTAAGGGTCATATTTATGCGGTTATTTCTCCTTCGACAGAGACAAGAGTCGCTGTCGCTAAAGCTTTTCCGCCCAATCATGTAATGCAATCTTTTCATGTTTTCGACAACTCAGAAGAACCTAAAGAGATTTATGAAGGTGACGTTGTTGAGTTTGAGGATTGTAATTCTGAGTACGAAGACACCTTTATGTCTATCGGTATCGTTGAGCGCTCAGATCTGGGTTTAAACATTACAAACCGATATACAGTGGAGGTTGAAGACTTACTTTTAGGAGATTACCAACTCGACGTGAAAGTTGTGGGAAATATTTATCAAAATAAGGATTTATTGGAGAAATTGAAATGAAAGTAACTGTAAAGACTTTACAGAAGTTAAATGAAGAAGGTAAGTTGACTTCCTTTGCTTTAACTAATTTGCCTACTTACCCAGACTCTTATACTATAGTTGGTTTACATGAACTTGTTGAATTTGAGTCTGAATTGCGCAAACAGTTCCGTGGAGTCTTTGTAAAACAAGGGGTTCAACATTATCAATATGATTTTGAAACTGGAACAGTCTTTCTTTATAATGAGTATGTTGGTTTCCGAGACTCGTATCACTACAAAGTAACTGTCTCAGAATTAGTAGATATTGTAAAAGGCAAGCGCTCTTTAGAAGAGTTTCCGATTGATTCCGATTTGGATTTATATTGGTTTTTGGAAAATCAAGAGAAAGAGGTTTTAGTTGGTTTATTGTTTAAAGCTTTGAAAGGAAGATAGAGGTTTCATGAACAAAACAACAAACTACAAAGTATGGGACACCAAAACTAAACAGATGTTCCAAGTAGCAGGGATCGATTATGTGCAAGGGGAGATTTATCCAGTACATGAAGATGAATTTAAACGATTTATTCCAATGTCTGAGGGTACCCTCTTACCTCAAACTCCTTTCGTAGACTCTAAAGGGCAACCTTTATTCGCAGGACACATAATTGAAGTTGCAGATACCGTTTATTTTTCGGATGGTTCTTTCTACGAAAACCAAGATGAAGCTTATGGGGAAACTGAACTTAAGAATTGTTTTGCCTTGGAGTTTGATGGTTTTGAGTTTACTTTGACTAAGAGCAAATACGGTCTTTTGGAAGAGTCCGCTTTGTGGTCTTCTATTTACGAAGATAAAATGAGAGTTTTGAGCGATTTTCTACGTTTGTCTGATGACTTCAAGATTGTAGGGAACATTTATGAGGACGCAGATTTGCTTAAAGGTGAGCAAGACTAGGTAAGGTAATTTAAAATGATGAATGAATTAGTAAACGAATTAAATGCAGTTATAGATAGCAGTTTTGAGCGTATTGTAGGTATAGGTAAAGGGATTTTGTACTTTGAGCGCTTGAAAGCCAATAATGTAAAAGAGATTTTCCGAGTGAGTGTTAAATCTAAGAATATTCGATATTACTGTGTGAGTCATGATACCTCTGTAAGAGATGTGTCATTGCAACGACCTACAGATAAGGTTACATTCAATACAGTGGCTGAGGTTATAGATTACATTTACGGTGGTTAAACTAAGGAAATAGAAAGAGAAGGAGAACTTATGTTCAACAACTTAACAACAGAAGAAGTAAACATTTTGGTTCGTAGCAGCGACTATTTTAAACTTCCAAAAGAAGTGGTCTTTTATAACAACAGAGAAAACCTAGCAGACTGTTCGCTAGAAAGTACAAAACACAATGAAGGTTGGTTGTTTAAACGCCAAGGGGTATCTTATTACTACGACCCTCATCGTGAGTCTTTACAGATGACTTTGGGTGGAGGTGCTGTAGTCAGTAAACCTCACAAAGTTTCTGTAGAAGGTTTGCAGAAACTGTTGAATAGAGAGTTATCTTTGTCGGACTTTGAAGTAGACCTAGATTTATGGTTAACTTTATATTTAAATAGTTTAACTCCGACTACTCGTATGTGTTTGTTGAAAGAGTTTTTGAAACAAGGCTTTGATTTAGATGTGGAAGGTTTGGCACATGATTAAAAACGAACTAAAAGAAATGCCCCTCTTAATTGCCAAAATTGAAGAGTGGTCTAGGGTTAGAGGTATCGACAAATTGCCCTACCAAACCCAACGCTACAAAATCATGGAAGAATTTGGAGAACTTTTCGGTGCTTATTATCGAGGAGATTCAGAACTATTAAAAGACTCTCTAGGTGATATTGTAGTTACTTTGATTATTTATGTGCAGCAGTTTTCAAAGGGTGAGCGTAATTTCTTTGAAGAATATTGGTGGATTGACAAGGGTAAATTTAACTATTTAGGTTTCCACCTAGACCAAATCGCCATTTCAACCAATTTAATTTGGTCAGGCACAAGCGGTATCTGGGTTCTACGAGATGTTGTTGCAGATTTAAAACATATTGCGAAGCATTACGGTTGGGATTTAGTTGAGTGTGTGGAACACGCTTGGGAAGAAATAAAAGATCGTAAAGGTCAAGTAGTAAATGGAAAATGGGTTAAGGAAAAGGACTTAAGAAATGCAACAACTTAAAATTTTCACCTCTGACTCTCCTTACAGAGAGGGTTGGAAAAGCGCTGACGATAAAGCAAACGAATGGTTAAGAGAAAACCCAAATGTGCGAGTTTTAGACATGCGCTATCAAGCCAATGTTTCAGGTTTTGCTGACAGTGGGGTATCCGGTTCGGACTTCCACGAAGCGATTTGTTTGCTCTACGAAACGAATGAATAAACTGTAGGAGATAACTTATGTTACAAACAAAGATTTTTCTAAGTGATACAGATGGTGCCCCTTCAGATTTTTGCAAAGCAGCAGACCAATTTAACGCTTGGGTAGCTGAGAATCCTCATGTTGTTATCAAAGATGTGCAATATCAACACACTTCGTCACTAGATAATTACGATAACAACTACATTTTGCAAGCTAGTTCCATTATGGTTCTCTTTGAGGTTTCAGAAGGTGCAGAGGTTAATTCTCGTAATGAGTGGCATTCTGTTTGGGATAGACGCTCTATGTTTGAGAAAGAAATGCAAGATGAGTCTTGGATTGCAAAGCAAAGACAAACGGAGTTTACCTTCCCTTTGGTTGGGGACTTACCTAGCTTATACAAACCAGTTCTTGTGAAATTATCTGATGGTTCTTATTTAGTTTCTCAAGTCATGCTTAGTGTTAGACACGGTAACTACTTTGAGGGTATCCTCGATTGCGAAAGATTTTCTTGGCAGTATTTACCGGAGTAGAAAGGTTTAATTTATGGACAAAGAACAATTAGTAAAAATAGACCCCAAAAACCTAGAATATTGCTCGATTGAGTTGAAGTCTTTACTCAATAAGAAGTTAAAAGATAAAGACTTAAAGTTAGAAGTTTTTATTTATTCTAATTCAAATAATCAACTAAACGTTGAGGTTGAAGAAAATTCATGTGGTGGTGCTACTGTATGTGAGGGGTATATTTGGCATGATGCTACTATGTATTGGGAACGCAAAAGCTCGCTCTTGCCTTTGCATGAGATTTGTAGACTTAACCATAATCAACTAGCAAAAATCAAACGTTGGACAACAAAGTACATGGAAGAATTGGCGACTTATTATGAAGACGAATTGAAATTGAAAGGAAATTAAATATGGCTTGGAGACTTCACGATTTAATTCATTTACATTTGACAGAAATTCGACTTTCGGATTTAGAAACTACTGAAAATCTATTAAGTTTATGTGATGATTTACTTGATCCAAATGAACGAGAGTTATTGTTTACATTTAGTCCATTAAACCAAGAGGTATTTGATGTTTTCAATGAGATTGTTCGTTGTAAAAGTAAGTACGTTACAACATTAGGGCAAATTGTAGCTTTTATAAACTATTGTAAAAAAGACCGTTCTAAATACGCTTTCTCAGTTTTAGCTAGTGATTTGTCACTAGAAGACTTACCAAAATTGAATTTGTCTGATGATTTATTAATAGTTATAGAATTTGAGGACTAAAAGCTATGATAGAAATACAAGAAAACAAACCCTTCCGTATCAACTTCAAAAACAAAGACCAAACCATTTTTATGGTTCAAGACCAAATTTTGAAGATTTTCTTTAGAAATGACTTTGGTTGGTTGTCTGTACCTGATGAGAAATATAACCGCACGTGGTCTTATATTAAGAGTAAGGGTATCACCTACATCCCAGAGTCCGAACTTCTCGAACTTTCTAAACAGTTCACAAATGGTTCAGATTTGCTACTAAATAATTAGAAAAGGAAATATTGTATGAATTTAACTAAACCAGTAAAACTTGGAATTGCTATTATCACAGGACTTGTTTTACTTGGACTTTTCCGTTTAACCGCAGTAAAACGCATCCCTGCAAATACTGTTGGGGTTAAAGTGAGTGCCTTTGGTGGTGTTCAAGACACCACACTCCAAACGGGGTATCACCTCCTTGTGCCTTTTATTGATAAGGTATATACCTTACCGACTTCGGTACAGACTAAAACAATGGAGAAGATTACAACCCAGACCAAAGATGGTCAGTGGTTGAATACCAATATTGACGTGAAGTACCGTGTCAATAAAGAGAAAGCCATGACTGTCTTCTCTAACTACACAACCTTAGAAAATGTTAATAATAGTGTGGTATCCCCCGCAGTCCAACGTGCGATTGAGTCGGTCACAGGTAGTTATGACATTTATGATGTTCTCGGTAATAAGCGTACTGAGGTCTATGAAGCGATTGATAAGGCTCTTAAAGAGAAGTTTGAGTCTTATGATTTAGAGTTTGTTTCCTTTACCATTACCGACCAAGACGCAGGTGATGAAATTGAAGCGGCAATTAAAAACGAAAGCGTTAAGCAGAAAGAAATCGATACCGCCAAACAAGAACAAGAAAAAGCCAAAGTCGAAGCGGAAACTAAGAAAGTCCAAGCTCAAGCCGAAGCTAATAACGCAGTTATTAAAGCGGAGGGTGAAGCTAAAGCAAACAAGGTTAAGTCCGACTCTATTACAGATAACTTGATTCGTATGAAAGAAGCGGAAGCAAGAGAAAAGCATGGTTGGGTAACGGTCAATGGGACAGGTAGCACTATTGTGCAACCCTAACCTTCGGTATCCCTAAAATGAGCAAGACTTCAAAAGTCTTGCTTTTTATATTTGACAAAATTTTATTATTTTGGTATAATTAAGAAAATAACGATTTAAGGAGTTAATTTATGTATTCTGAAGGAGTTGACCGTTTAACGGTCTATGGTTCAAGTAATGTAGAGTCAAAACTGCAGAAAAAGTTGCATGAGGATACTTTATATTCGGTATATTTTTGTGAAAATGATTATCCATTGTTCAAGGATTCCGAGATAGATAAAAATTCTACAGTTGACAAAGTTCTTAATTATCTTGATTATAGGTTTGCTATCTTAGATTTCAAAGGTTCTAAAGGTGCTTGTAAGATTAGTTTAGTTAATACTGACTATACAATTAAGATTGTGAGTTGTTCTTAAAAGTTAAAGGAAAGGTAGTTGACTATGGTTAATTGGTTGTTAAATAAGTCTCACTTTGGTATAGTATCAAGTATGTTTGGTGTAGTTATAAGTCTTTGCAGTATGGTCTTACTAAATTCAATAGTAAGTGGTAATATGGTCTTTACAATTTCAATGTTTGTTTCAGTTCTTGTTTTTGTACTGACATACTTTATTTTAGAGACTTTTACAAAACAAGAGTTTGTTTATGAAAAAGATTGGGTGTTGGTATATAATAGAAAGACTGACTTTTCTGATGTGTTTTCGTTAACTTGGAGAACAAGTTCAAATAGTCTTGTTAGCTTAAATCCTAATACTATGTTGACGGAAGATTTGTTTGAAGAACTTAAGAAATATAGTTCAGGAGAACTAGTTGGTAAGGTTACTCATAAACAAAGTGGGAAACAAAGTTCAGCTTACGTTATAGTGAGTGAATTGGTAGATTTAAAGAATTTAGACAGTTATTTAACTAAGGTTGAATATAGAAAACTCAAAGGGTATCGAAATCGTTTAGGATTTTTAAAAGGTAAGGTTCAAGAATTTGAGACTGTAAAAGGTGTTTTACGTTTGACTTTTGAGCAAGAGAAAGCAGAGACTATTTTTGATTAAATTGTTTCTTTAGATTGGGTGCAAAGGACTGAGTAGATAAGGTTTGAGAAACCTTAGAAAGTGGTGAGTTTTAGATTATGGAGTTAGAACAAACAATTCAAAGTTGGAGGTCTCATTTAGATATAGGTTCTAAGTGGACGGTTAAAATTTTAGGTAGTGACTATATAGGTCAGATTGCAGATGTTTATTACAACAGTAAGGTAGGTTCCATAATGGTTGAATTTGATGTCTTAAACCACTTTTGGGAACTGACTTATAGAGTACCTGTGCAAGATTTCGTATCTAAATACGGTGTAAAAAGATTAGGGGTAGAAGATGGACAAACTGTTTGATGAATTAGCAAAATCGCTAAATGTAAGTACAGACTTAGTACAACAATTCGTGGGGAACTACCCACAACTACGCTCACAGTGGCAAGTATATAAGGTTTTAGATTTATGGAATGATTTTCTAAGCTTTGCGGTATTTGTGATGTTAGGAATTTCAGTTTATTTAGGTTTAAAATACCATTCAGATTTAGGTTATACTTCTGAGGAAGATGTGAACACTATTCGCAAACGTTGGTTAAAGAAACTAGCGGTATCTGTAGTTGCGCTTTGCGTAATTGATTATGCTTTACTTTCTCTTCAAACGGTTTTAGCGCCAGACATCACAATGCTATTTGAAGTTTTAAAACAGTTGAAGAAATAAGCTTAATTAGAATGGTCAACTCTCGTAGAGGGTTGATTTTTCTACTGTTTTGTGTTAACATAGTTAGCAAGAAAACTATTAGGAAAGGATCTGGACATTGTTTAATCTTAAAACAAAACGCGCTTACAATGACTTATTAAACTTGGCTTTTCGTACTTTGCAGGAGGATTTAGGTTTAGCAAACAAGATTACTGTTGTAGGTGCTCATGCGATTTACTCGAACTACTTCGCGGGTTTGATTGACCTAGCAGAAGAAACAAGAGAAACTCCGGATTTAGATTTAGATTACTTTGGAGGCTTGTCTGAACTTGATTACTTTGCATTTCAAGACCGTTTTGCATTGAGACTTAATGAATTAGGTCTTACTGTGTCCTTCAAACCGATAAAAATTCGTGAAACTTCAGTTAATTACAAGTTTCAAGTAACAGACGGTACTTGTGTTACTCCTTGTTTGAAGATTGACTTTAGCTCGAATAAAGGGATTTGGCAGTACGAAGTTCTTCCGATTGAACACTCTTTAGCAAGAAAACTTCAAATGTGCAACAAGTACATTGATCGCAGAGCAAAAGATAAAGTAGATGTGTATAACATTTTAGCTTATAAATTTCCAAACGATTTAACTAAAGGTGGATTTTTAGATTTACTAGGTCATTATGGTTGCTCTTTTAAGCTAAACCCTCGATGGGCGCAATCAGATGCTATAGAGGTAGGTTTACAGTCCTTTAAGAACTTCAAACCAAAAGATGCAGTCAATGGGGTATCCCACAGAGTTTGCTTACTTTACATTAAACACTTACTTTTAAGTTTAGCAAGCTCAAATGTGCCAAATGATCGAATTTTATGAGGGTGTAGAAAAATGCCTATAATCAGTTTAACACGTGAGATAAAGCTAACAAATGACGATGCTTTAAAGATTACTGACTCCAAATCTTCTGAGATACTACAAGAACTTTTGAGGTCTATTGAACCTCAAGGTGTTACCCCTTCAGAAAATAAACTTATTTTAAAATATTTGAGTAGATAGAAAACAAGTCCAAGACTTGTTTTCTTTGCGTTTTTGTGTTATAATAAAAGAAATTTAAAGGAAAGGAAGAACTTATACTTTGAGAACCAAAGAAGAAGTCTTTGAGTTGGTTAAATCGCACCTTATTGATTTAGACTCGGTATCCGAAGTCGCCACTCAGCGAAAGTACATTCATGAAGAGATTAAATCTTATTTAGCTGAGAACTACTTAGGTTTTGCAACAAGTCCTTCGGTCAATATTGAGCTGATGAACGCTTTAGACGAGGTAGGTTGGCTCGATAAAGGTACTTTTACCTTAGAAGGTCGTGTGGTAGTTCCTATTCGTAACGCAGATGGTTCGATTGCGACTTTGGTAGGTTGGCGAAAGGGTTTCCCTAAATACTATACGATTGCTGACAAAGATTTCTCTAAAGAAAGTCATTGGTTTAACTTAGATCGAGCGCTTGATAAGTCCTTTAATGGTGACAAGCGGTATCGAGGTTCTGTCGTGGTGGTTGAGGGTATATTTGATGCTCTTCATTTGGATGCTTATGGTGTACCAGCTATTGCGACTATGGGAGCGGACGTAAATGCTTATAAGGGAGCAGTCCTTAATTTGTTCGATAAGGTAATTTGTGTCCCGGATAATGATAAAGCAGGACAGAGAGCTTTGTTAGAGAAGAAGTGGCAAGTACCGACTAATTCGACTTTCTTATATGTGGAAGAGAAACGGTATCAGTTCGGAGAAGGTCTTTCTTTTCAAGTGAAGGATATAGACAACTTTTTAAGTCTATTTGGTTCTCAGATACATGAGGTCTTAGTTCCTTTGGTACAAAATCAAGGTGCAGTAGTGGAAAGGTTGAGTTTATGAGTGATGTACTAGATATTTTACTTTATGATTTAGCTAACAAACGTGAAGAAGTTCCAGTAGGTTCTATTTGGAGACATTTAAAGACAGATACACTTTACACGGTCAAAGATATTGTAGTAGTTGAGTCTGATTTAACTCTTGCGGTATCTTACAAGCGCCTTGGAGATACTAATCGTCTACATTGGCTTCGTCCATTAGATGAGTTTTTAGATGGTCGCTTTAAAAGAGAAGTTCTGTTCAAAGATGAGGTGGAAAATGGGAGTAACAGTGGAAGATAAGGTAAACTATTGGAAGAATTGGATTGGAATAGGTTCTGAGTGGTTGACTGTTGATTTTGACCCTATAGCAATTATGGTTACAGACATCAAATATGAACAAGATTCAGATTCCTTTGTAGTAGAATATATTTCTGAGGATAGTCCTCACTCGATTAACTTTACTTTAGTAGATCAATTTGTAGATGGTCGCTTTATTCGAGATTACAAAAATTAAAAGTGAAAGCAGGAAACACATGAAAATTGTAAAACGTAACGGTGCAGTAGAAGACTTCGATGCAAATAAGATTTATGGTGCTTTGATTAAAGCAGCTCAGTCTGTTTATGTAGTAGGTGATGATTTAAGAAACAACTTAGCTCGCATTGCTAAAAGTGTAGCTTCTCAATTAGAGGAAACACATTCTGAGAATATTACTATTTCAATGATTCAAGCTTTGGTTGAGGAAAAACTCCTTTCAGCAGGGTATCTTCAAATCGCAGAGCATTACATTTCTTACCGTTTGCAACGTGACATTGATCGTACAGACTACAAAGACAATGTAGTGGTGCATTTACGTTTGGAACGTATTCGTTAAAAACTTAAAAGAAAGAAGAACAACTATGGACAACATGAGATTGTGGCACTTATACAAGCAGAAGTGGGTTTATGATTTCACACTTACAAGTGATGGTTTAGTTTACTTAAACGAGTGGAACAAAAATTCTCTTTTAACTCCACAACCCTTTGAGAAAGCAGGAGTAATACCTTGTCGAAAAACTCCTTTACTTTCAGATAAAGGAGAATCGATTTATGAGGGGGATTACCTTCACCTTCGGTATCATTTATTGAGTTTGAACTTCAAGCACTTTGAAGGATTCGTAACGTACACTCCTTTAGGTTTCTATCTAATTAGTTTAGATGGTGCAGTTTTACCATTTACAGAAATTGTAAGTATGTCCTTAGAAGGAACTATACACGTTGATTTACTAGGGAATATGTTTGAAAATCACTCTGAAGAGTACAAAGCTTTAAGGGAAGTAGAATATGTTATCTCTGTCTCAGGATTTGAACTTGGTATCCCTCTAGGATCTCGTTATTACTACGCTGGTTTCAAAGACTCTGATGAAGAATTGAACCTTTTAGAAGAGGAAACGCACCCAGCGATTTGTCGTTATGATTCTTACTATAAAGCGGTTCACCGTTTACTCTATTTACGTTCTAAGTTACCAGATGGTCGTTGGATATTTAAGGTTGAAGTAGCGGGTACTGAGAAAGATGCTCGTTGGGGTTGGTTTTATGCTTGATTTCCGCCAAGAATTAGTAAATGCCTATCCTTTGGTAAGTCAACTAAACGAATTGGCTTACAAGCTAGTCTACCAAGACACTTCGTTTATTGAATTTGTAGAGTCTGTCTGTCAACAAGCTAATGTTGAGTACATAGAGTTCCGAGACAAACCAAGCACAATACCCAGCGGTATCTTTATTTTAAGGTTCAAGTACAAGAACATAGCTAGTGAGATTGAACTACACATTTTTGAACTAGTAAGTAATGCTCTTCCTTACACCGACTACGATTTAGTAGGTCGCATATTAGAAAAGATTGATGCTAGAAAACGTGAATTAGACACGGTTCTAACTCACCTTGACCACAAAATCAATCAACATTTAGAAAAAGTGTCGAAAAACGCAGAAAACTCTTGACACATCTTACTTTTTATGCTATACTTAATAGGTAAAGTTGGTTAAGGACGTTTCGACTACTTTGCACTACCGTTTTGTCCTAGTTACGGTAGGAATTTCTTCCAAGATTTCGCATTAAGGACTGTCGAAGGTTCTTAGTGTTTAGGTAAGGTTTTCGATTCTTCCCTTACCGATTTCAATTTCATTAATCCTTAGGATTGCTGATTGTAAAAGGTCAGCAGTTCATAGAACTACTAAAGTAGTTCGAACCGATTGGCTTCCATTAAGCTGATTGCTCCTTATTGTTATACTCGGCAGTTGGTTTTCGAAGGCTTACTGCTGATAGGTGAGTTTTTAGACTTTTCTCACCGAAAGAACATTTTGTTCTTCTTTTCTTTTTCGAGTTAGGTTGCAAATTGTCGAAGGTCTGCAACTTATAGGGGAGAAAGTCTCTCCCCTTCGCATAACTTTGTTTCAGGGTATCCGACTTTAATCGGTCGGTTGCTCTTAGAAGGTTAGTCCTTCTGTAAATGCATACCTCCTTATGATGCATACATACTGGGCTTTGAATTGTCAAAGGTTTAAGGCTCATTGGAACCTTGGTTCCAAGAACATTCAACGTGCATGTTAACAGTTCATTGATTGTTCTCCTAGTTATTATTTTTATTTCGGTGGGTCTTGTGTTGTCAAAGGCATAAGGCTCGTAGAGGGTACACGTTACTCTCTGATGGTGAATAAGACATTTCTTATAAGCCTTCTTTTTCTATTTTTTTTTCAGGTCACTGACTTTCAACGGTTCGTGGCTTGTAGGTAAGCACAAGTCTTACCGAACACGGCAATATACATAGTTGTCACTTTCTTTTTGAGCCTAGAGATTGTAAAAGGTCTTTAGGTTATAGGAGTTGAGTTTTTCGGATTCATTTTCCTCGGCTCCGCATAGATGGTTATCATCGAACTATTTCCTTTCCAAATTTTTCAGGTCACTAACTGTAAAAGGTTTGTGACTTATAGGTAAGTTCGCTTACCCAAGTCCACAATGGACAATAAATTTGTTTGACTGTCGTGATGATAGGCAAAGCCAAGAGAGACGCTACTTAACCACTGTTAAGGGTATTGTTTTCGTTGGCTTTTTCTGTACGGCTGAGAAGCCGAACAGTTGGTTTTATAAGATTACCTCAAAAGGCACATACTATCTGTCGTTAGGTCTGGATGATAGACTAAGATTTTGTTAATTTGTTGGTTGATTGATTTTTGGTTGCTTAGTAATTCCTCTTTCAAAAATTTAATTACAAATTACTAGTTTAACTAGCAAAGTTCACTTTACTAAAATACTAAATAGAAAGCTTTACAAAAGAAACAGAACACTAACGATAGACACTATTGCTTAAAATTGCTTAGAAAATGCTTTAAATTGCTAAAAATTGCTAATTAATGCTAAATAATGCTTAGAAAAACTTGAGGTAAAAACATGGTAAAAATCGACTTGACACAAATTTCGCAAGAGCAAATGGCTCAAATGCAAGCAGTCCTTGCAAAAGACACTGCTGGTGCAAAACGTTCTCCGCTCACTGAGCTTGGAGAAGAACTCGGTATCAAAATTTTCAACCGTGCGAAAGATGGTTACACAAATCAAAAATTGTTGGTTTATATCCCTCGCATGGGCTTCCCAACTGTTGACGAGAAGGGTGATTTAATTCCTTTCCGTGTTCCTATGCGTAGTGTCACTATGAAGAAATTCAACAATGGTGACAAAGATAGCAACTGGGCAGGGTCAATGCCTTACTTTGAGGAAGCAAAAGAAGAAAACCGTATCTTTGCACCTTGGGGTCAGTCAGGTAACAATGAGTACCTACGTGACTACATTTCTGCCGCATTTGACATGCGCCGTGCGAAAATTGAGCTTGAAGTAGCTCGTCAAGGATATTCTTCTGTAGCTGAGTTGGTTGCAAACGAACCTCAGTACAAAGAAGAGAAAGATTTCACAAAAACCTTCATGGAATATGTCTTTTTGCAGGTTCAAAGCAATTCAGACATGTGGTTCCCTATCGTGGTGATTCCAACTACAAAGGATGCTCATGGTAAGTTTACAACTACGCCAGAGACAAAACCTTTGCTAGATGAAAACGGAAATCCAACTTCTGTGACAAAACAAATTCCACGTTATGAAATGAATGGAAAACCCTTGACTGATAATGATGGAAATCAGTTGTTTGAAGACCGTACCTTCGCTCACACGATTGAGGGTGAGGTTATGTGGCACAAGCTAACAACAAAAGCCTTTACAGACAAATTGATGAAAGCTTTTGAGCTACAAGCTCAACAACCGGGTATCACTGAACTTGGTGGGTTCTTCGTTCTCTTCAACTACGAAATTGATGAAAAAGCTCTTGAAAAAGCGAAGAACAACGGTGGGGCAGCTTATGAAAGTGAAGATGCTAAATCAGCAACTTCATTGAACATTCAAGTAATGCAAAAAGTGGCTCCGTTCACTGATTTGTATGATTTGACTGAATACCTTGGACTCCAAGCTGAGTGGGACGCAGAAGCGCAAGCTCACTACAATGCTCTTCACTTGGTGCAAACAGTTCGTAACTGTGAATTGCTTTCTGATGAAGAAGTCAATGAAAAATTGGATAAGATGTACGGTAGTCTTGACAAAGTGAAAGTTGAAGTTGAGAACATCCAAACAACTGCTGAAAACCTTAAAAAAGGTGTAGCAGCAGGGGGTTCTGCCAACCCTATTACAAATTCTGCAGCGAACCGTTTAGGTGCAAATGCAAGTCAACTTCCTCCGGGTGTAGATGTTGACCCAGCTAGCTCTTTGGACTTTGGAGCTGAAGAATAAAACACTCCAAACCTAAATTAAGAGTTTTTAGCCTTTAGGCTCTCCTTAACTGGTAGAGGGGTATCTCATAAAACCGAGAAAGTCAAACTAGTTTGGTTTGGCTTTTAACAAAGAAAGAAATTTCTTTGTTTTCTCTAAGTTCCTAGTATTTTCTAGGAATTTTGCGAAGATAAAGAGGAAAGGAAGAAGAACAAATTGGCAACAGTAGTAGATGAACTATTTGCTGACTTACAGGTGAGTAAGGGTGAGAGCAAAAGTGAGTTGAAACAAACTTCACTATTTGACTCGGAAGAACACCGTAATTACCTAGAGGGTATTATTGCTAGAGGTCAGAAAGCTAAGTTATTGGCTTGGGAAATAGAAAACTTTGCTCAGTATGAGAAAGAACGCTTTGAGTTTGGTTCTCATTGGGTATTGTTACTGAAGGCTTTCAACTCAACTGGGAAGTCTAACGCTTTGAAGGCTTTGGAATACAACCTAACCACTAAGGGTATCGGTTTACAACTGGCGAAAGGCTTTATTAAGCATGGAGCGTTAGAAGCAAAGATTACAACCTTTTGGTCGGATGGTTTGGAAGTTGAGTATTATTTAACTCGAACGAGTTTGAGTCCTCGTTCTACGTTTAAGAACGGTTATAGAGTGTACTTGAACGAAGATGGTACTCGCGAAGAGGTGTATAACACCCTTGTAGATGGTCGCTTTGTAAAAGTTGGGGAAACTCCAAGTTTCTTGAAACGCTACTTCAACTTAGCAGAGGTTGGAGGTCGTTATTTAAACTTAATGAGGGGGGCAGAGGGTCTTCCAGTTTTGGAACAATCACCAGCTTCACTCAATAAGATATTGTCGCAAGCAGCAGACTTAGAAACCGCAGAGCAAGCGATTAAACAAATGACGGATGACAACAAAGAGACTTTCCAACAATTAGAGGTTGTGGAGGGTCGTATTCGAGTTTATTCTCAGGATATTGTAGAGCGTAGACACTTAACAAAAGAGGTTTTACGACAATTAGAGGATAAAACAACTCAATTTGAGTTATTAGAAAAAGGCTCAGAGGGTATCCTTACCGTCGCAAGTAACTTGAAAGCTATGTCAGAGTTGGAAGGAACGACTACGGTTGAAGGAGTTGATTTAAAAGCACTCAACCAAGTCCACTCTATTCAAACGAAGTTAAAAGAGTTTGGCTCAGAGGTTTCCTTACCGACTGTAGAAGTTGCGAATTTAAGTGGTTTGGCAACTCTTGATAAGATTTCAAAAGGTCTAACTGCTTTAAATGAGGTTGAAAGTTTTGGACAAGCTCCAAGTGTTTCTTCAACTCAATTATTGGAAGTTGTTTCAAATTTGAACTCAGCGTTAGAAGACTTGAACACCGCTCCTAGTTTTGGTCTGATTGGAGAAAGTAGAAGTGCCGAAGTTCACTCTCTCTTGGCTTTAGAGTCTCAGTTCTCAGAATTGAGTACCTTGGATAAGCAGTTAGAACTTGAGGGTTCAGAGAAAGAGTCTTGCTTTAAAGAGAGCGAAGAACTCTTACAAGAGTTAAAAACCCAAGGGTATCCAGTAGGTGTCTGCTCACACTGTGGTCATCTTTCGATTACAGAACCGTTTGAGATTGGTTCGACTGTAGTAAGTCCACATGAGCATAGCTGAGAGGTCTCAGATTAGCTCAGATTTGATTTTAAATCCTTTTAGGTCTATTTCTACCTCTGAGATTTAAAATCGAATAGAGAGCAAATGAGAGCATTTTGAGAGGTAAGTAAATTTGAAAAAAGTAATCGGAAACACCTCAGTTACTTTTGGAGACCGCCACATTGAAAATGTGTATAGAGGTCAACACATCAACTACCAAGAGAACTGTTATTGGTGCATGGATAAAACTTTGGAGAAGGTTCAACTCCTTGAACCAGAGTTATATAATGAAACAGGCGACTTTATTGGAGTTAGAACAGGGGTATCTTGGCTTTCAGGCGACCGCATTATGTTGAGTCGTACTATGAAATTCTTGGACTCTATTAAGGGTCACAAGGTTATTAACCGAGGAAACCATGATTTGCATGGGTCTGAAGAGCGTAATGATTATTTGTTCTTGTCGTCTTTAGGGTATTTTGACTCCCCAGCACATTTAGCCGAAGAGGATAAGCAAGTAGGTCGAGTGATGTTAGAGTCCCCTGAATTGATTGACCCAGACACAAATGAACCATTGAGAGTGGTGTTCCACTATGTACCTTACGGTAAGGAGTTTGAAAAGTTAGATATTGTTGAAGGTATCACCAACATTGCGATAACTCATTACGATTTCCGAGTTGGTTTAACAAACTTTACAAACAATCCGGAAGCGATTGACTTAACTACTCATGAACCGTTTTATGGGGTAGACTTGATTTTGAACGGTCACATCCACCAACCAAGTGAGCTGAAGTCGTTCAAAACTGAGGGTGGAACAACTTGCGCCTTTATGAATTTAGGATGCATGGCTAGACCAAAACGTTCAGAGGATTATAGTTTTGTATGGTGCGCAGTAGTGAAAATGCGGAAGAACCCTCACACGGGATTACCAGAGGTTCACTTTGACCCACAAGTTTTTGAATTAAAACCCCCTTCTGAGATTTTCTTGGAAGATACGGAAGGTTCGGTAGCAGAACAAGTCAAAGCAGAAGGGAAACAAGCTCAACTCTCAGAAGCTTTAGAGGGTCTGAGAGACTTCAACTGGGCAGGGGTATCCCTTTCTGAGCGCTTAAATCTTATGGTCTTAGAACCTGAGATTAAAGACTTGATTAAGCACTATTTGGCGCTTAATTAACTGTAGTTTTGTTGTGAAGATAATGATTGCAGTAGGTTTGTTGATTATTTTTCAACTTTCCTACTTGATGATAGAAGTTGTAAAGTTTTCGATAAGAAGCGAAAAACGAAGAAAACAAGAAGAAAATAGGAAGGACATAAAATGTCAGTAGAACAAACATTGGCTCGGTTAGAGTCGCTAAATAAAAAAGCATTGGAACATAACCGTAAAGAGCAAGAAATTCGAGGGTCTAAAAAAGCACGTGTTCAAGCGATTTTGAAAGAAGTTGAAATCCTCAATTCCCTTGGGTATCCGATCCAAATGGAACTCGCTAGTGAGACTGAATTTACAAAAGAGTCGATTGAAGCTTACAAAGCGCTTGCAAGTAAAATTTTGGCTGAGAAAGTTGCTGAAGCAGAGCGCTTAGAAAAATTCTTTGAAGCGGTAGAAAAGAAAGACTATGACGCGATTAAGGAAATCACAGGAGAAGATGTTTCCTCAGTTTCTTATGATGTTGAAGTAGCAGATAGTAAAGAAGTCAAAGCAGAAGCAAAAGAGATGACTGCTCAAATGTTGGAAAACGATGCAGTAGTGGATATTGCAAAGGGTGATTCTCCTCTTATACCAGAACCAACAAAGGAAATTAAGTTTGAAGAAACTGCACCGACTAAGGAAGAGCAAGCGGTATCCCCAACTACCGTAGAAACTCCAACTAGTGTAGAAACTGCACAAGTTGAAACTCCTTCAAATACCGACACAAGCGCAGTTGATTTGTTAAGTGGTGTATTTGGTAGTGCCACAACTACTGAAACTGTAGAGGTAGAGGTTCCTAAAGTTGAGGAAACTCCTAAATCGACACCAAGCGCAGATACAAATCCATTTGCAGGGTTTGACACTGCTTCTTGGGAACAAGGCTTCAAGTTAGATTAAGGAGAACTGCTGAGATATGTTTTTAAAAATTGCATTTGACACGTTAGCAGAAGAAAGTCGCTTGCTAATTGACACAGTAAAACGCTCTATGATTGACCCTAAGAGCAAGAATGTGGTTATGAAGGTCGAACCTAGCGGTGCGGTATCCTTCCTTGCCCTTACAGATATTGTAGTTGCAAAAACAAGTGTAACCACTTCTGCGGTAGAGGTTACAGAATTTGAAGGGGAAGAACCAATTTACTTCCAAGTACCAGCTCTTACTTTAGAGAAGTTGATTTCAACTTATGCAGCTAGTGAACTGACCACTCCATTGAGTGTAACGTTCCACCCTCTAACAGATATTGAGGTTGCGATTACTGTCCAAGAGAGCTTGAAATTACCAGACAAAGATGAAGAAATTCGTAACTCTTCTCTCATTGCAACAACTCCGCCGTTCTACATTTCAGATTTGTACCGTTTGGAGTATCTTAGTGTTGCAGACAATGAAGAAGTTCCATTTGTAGAATTAACAGAACAACAGCGTGAGGATATGATTCAAACCTTGAATGATTTAGCTCCTTACACTCCAACAACGAATGAAATCCACAATGATTTGATGTTTAATCCGACTACCAAAGCCTTGGAGTTCTACAAAGACACTTATATGCCTAGTGTTCAGAACAATATGGATTTCTTCTTAGAAGAGGGTGGTCTTCGTCCAATGAGTTTGATTGCTTTGAAAGACTTGTTGGCTAAGGGTCTATTCTCGTTTTATAAAGATGAAGAAAAACACTTCTTTGTCTTGAAGCAAGGTGCTACTGTAATAGGTGTCCTCTATGATGTAGATGTGGCTTACCCACCAAACTCTCTGGATCAACTTGGAGATTTACCTTGGGTATCCTTATCTCGCCCTCTTGTTGAAATGTATTTGAAACGTATTAATGCTTTAAGTGGTCTCATGTCTGCAGAGCGTATTCAAGTCATTATTTCTGAGGATTTGAAGAATGTAACCTTCAAATATGGAGATTTAGACTTGACTGCCCCTATTGAACATGTGCATAAGGTAACAGAAGGTAACCAAGCGCAGTTGGAGTTAGGAGGTTTCCAATTTGGACTTTCCCCAGTTTACTTTGATTACTTGTTGTATGGTAAAGGTGAGTTTGCTGACGATATTCGCTTTGGTTTTGCTGGTGCAGGGAAGTTTGTCTTTATCAAGAGTTTTGACTCCTCTAACATTTGGTCTGTTGCTATGAGTAGTAACTAGAGTAAACAAGAAGAAAGGGGTATCCTTTGGTTTCAGAAACATTCGCAAGTCGTCTAGGTGCGATTAAACAAGACTACTCCTTGAAAGAGGATAGACTTAGAAAGCGCCAAGATGATATTGCACAACTAGAAGATTTGCGCACTCTCTACTTGAATAGAGCAAAAGCCTTGCAATACGTTGTTATGTTGAGCAATGATGGTACAAAAGGTTTGCGTGACTATATGGAGGGTATCATTAACCGAGCTTTGGCTTTGGTTTTTGGAGAAAATGTCTATAAGTTCTCTTTGATTTCCGACTTGAAAGCTCAAAAGGTTCATTTGAACTTGTTGGAGTTCAAGAATGGTCAATGGAACGAACTAGTGATTGGTAAACAAACAGGAGACGGTATGGGTCAGATTATTGCCTTTCTGTTCTCTGTAGTATTGACTGAGATTACCAATCACCGTATGTTGTTTGTCGTAGACGAGTTGATGGGTGGGCTTCATGAAAAAGCAGTAGAACTAGTGCAACGTTGTATTGCTGAGTTTGAAGGTCACGGAGGTCAATTCACTATGATTGAGTACACCTTCGAGGACTTCGGTAAAGAATTGATGTTGGCTTTCGACAATAAGAAAGAGCGCACCAACATTGTGGATTCGAGAGAATATCCATTGTTACCGGAAGAAAAAGTAGTTGCAACTGAGGTTGCTTAAATAAAGTGAAGAGAGGATTTACCTAGCGGTATCCTCTCTTTTCTTGCTTTTCTATTATGATTTTGATAGACTAGAGCAAACAGTCGAAGTGAGGTTCCAAGAATGGATTTAAAAGAAAACCGACTTTACCGAAATAAAGCAGATTCCAATAAAGTTGTAGTTGTCAAGGAAATAAACAACAATGAAGTTACCTTTCTTCATGCACCGCCAATAGATAGCGATATTCATTGGTTTGTACCACCAAAACGTGATACGTTGTCTTTAAGTGACTTTACCTCTACTTATAAACCTTTCAAGCAGTAAAACCCTTGCGGTATCCTCTTTTGCCAACTTATTTGAAAATGTAACAAAGTCGTAATATTAAATTGCGACTTTCTTTGTTATAATTAAAAACATAATTTGATAGCAAAGGAATTTATCCAAGTATGAAGAAGAAAGTTTTATCAACATTACTGTTAAGTACAGTCTTATTAAGTCAAGGTTTAACAACCATTCAAACAGTAAGCGCAGGAGCGTTAAACCCTCATGAGGTAGTTGATGTACCACAAGCAACTTCAACCTCAACAGGTGTATCCAATTCTGCCATTGCAGAACAAGACCAGAAAGTGGAGCAATTAACTGAAAAGCAAAAAGAGGCAACTTCTCAGTTAAATGATGTACAAAGTAAGGTTACTGCTTTAGAGACGGAGCAAGTTAATTTACAAGCTGAAACTGACCGTTTGGAGTCGGTATCCAAAGACCTCGAAAAAGACATTACCAACTTGTCTAAGAATATTGTTTCTCGCCAAGAGTCTTTAGAGAAACAAGCTCGAAGTGCTCAAACTAGCGGTACTGTTTTGGATTATGTAAATGCAGTCGTCAATTCAAGTTCTATCTCTGATGCGATTTCTAAAGTTTCTTCTATGAACCAAATCGTTGAAGCAAGCAACAAAATGTTGGCTCAACAAAAGAGTGATAAAGAAGATATTTTAGCGAAACAAGAAGAAAATAACCAAGCCATTAACAAGGTTATTGAAAACAAAGAGAAACTAGAAGATGATGCGCAAGCTCTCAATTCTCGTAAGGCTGAGTTAGAAGTTGCTAAGTTGAACTTAGAGGTTGAAAAGACTGAAGCAGAGGATAAGAAAGCTGAGTTGGTAGAGCAAAAAGCAGAAGCAGAACGTCAAGCAGCTAAAGCTTTGGAAGAAGAAAAAACTTACTTAGCACAAAAAGAGAGTGAAAAAGCAGTTGTTACAAACTCTGCCAACACTTCTTTAGAGCGAGAAGTCTCAGCGGTATCCACTCCGTCTGCTCCAACTACCTCAGAAGAAGTTGCTCCAAGTTCTGAACCTCAAGAGGAAATCACAACACCTACCTCAACACCAACACCAACACCAACTGTAACTACTACGGTAACACCAACAGTAGCTCATCCTAAGTACAACACAGACGCTTCAAGTTACCCAATGGGTGAATGTACTTGGGGAGCAAAAACTTTAGCACCTTGGGCTGGAGACTATTGGGGTAATGGAGCGCAGTGGGCGACAAGTGCTGCCGCTGCTGGATTTAGAACTGGCTCAACACCTCAAGTCGGTGCGATTGCTTGTTGGAACGATGGTGCGTATGGTCACGTTGCAGTGGTAACTGCGGTTGAGTCTAACACTCGTATCCAAGTTTCTGAGTCTAACGTTGGTGGAAAACGTTACATTGGCAACCACCGTGGTTGGTTCAACCCAACAACAACTTCAGAAGGATTCGTAACTTACATCTATCAAAACTAAGAAAATAGTAAATTTTATCCAGTATATGAGGATATGCTGGATTTTTTCGTGTTTTCATTTTGATAGTAAGTAGAAAATCTTGAAAGTTGAGATAAAATACATGTACGAATTATTAAAAGGTTCGCAACCTGTGTCAACTCAAAACCAACAAGGTCAAGGAGTTGTACAAGGTAAAGTAACCAATAAATATGTTGAAAATTTTGAAAGGCTTTTGTGTGCAGGAGCTTATAAACAGTTAAAAGATAGAAAAGACAAGGGAATTACTGAGGATATCATTTCGAAATTCTCGCCTAATAATGTTCGTAGAGTGATTCTAGGTTTAGATGGTATTTATGTCCAATTCTATGTTTCCCCAGTCAATTTCAAGGCAAAGGAACAGTTTGTACCAATTACCTTTACAGAGCAGTTAGGTACAGAATTATCAGCAGAAAGTAAGTCGACTCCAATTACTAAAGTATTGAGAGGGGATAGTCGCTCGCTCTTTGGTTCACGTGTCTTCTCTAGTGTAGAAGAAATTATTGTACTGAGTAGTAGCTCAGAAGTTCAAGGGTATCTTTTAGACAACCACGGTCTCGATTGGTTCTTAGACCCAAGTAGAAAACAAACGGTAGAGTCTTCATTCAAACGTTTGAGAGCAGTTGGTTTAGTTGAAGATAGCATTACTTGTAAGGATTTTATTGAAACTCACAGAGAACAAATCAATGACCCTTATGGTCTCATTTTGAGAGACACCGAACTGAATTATGTTGGTGCAGTGTTCAATGATGACTTGTATTATACCCACACAGCTCTCCGTCCTCAATATTATGAGATGGATGAAGAGGGTGGCGCTTTGTGGAACTACTTCCAAGAGGTCAAGAAAGGAACGCCTAAATCAACTAAAACCTTGGAAACTAAGGACATTGGAGAAGGGTTCTTAAAAGATTCCGACTTAACTTTGGTTACTAACTTCTTAGGTTTGGTTCGTGTACTTGAGGGGTATCAGTCTGAGATTTCAGCTCAATTTCCAACTCTGAAAGAGACTTTGGAAGTTGGAGAACACAACAAAGCTCTAGCGAAAGAGTATGTAAACTCTATGGTTGCTTTTGTGAAAGAGCATAGAGATATTACCTCTTACCCAACTCCTAAAGTGTCTATTACTTCTGATACGACTTATTTAAGAGCAGTTTCCGTAGCGAATTACCTATTGAAGAACAAAGATAAGGTAGGTTTGAGTAAAGGTGTTGATTCCGTATTTGTGGGGTATCTCACTGCGCTCACTACTTGTTTGGAATTAGCTTTAGACAACATAACTTTTGATTTCATGAGTTCAGAGTTTGTTTCAAGTTATAAGAGTGGGTTGGAGTTGTATTTTAGCAATTTGTCTGATGAAACAGATGAAACAGAAGAACCTTCAGAGACAGAAGAAGAGGTTTCAGAAGAACCTACCGAAGAGGATAACACTATTGAGAAATACCAAGGACTTTATGATAAACTAGATAGTTTCGGTTTTGATTTAGAGGGTGTAGACTTTAAACCTTTAGCAAGAGAAATTACTTTAGAAGGTGTAGATTTTTTACCAGAGAGTGTGTTAGACACAGTAGGGGAAGTTTCTCCTTTGTTTGCAATAATTAATTGGTTGTCTATGAACTCGGTTTACTCTTTCGATACATTCTTTAACGAAAAAGAGTTCTTCCAACTAGCTTGTTCTTTGAAAGACCTTGATTTATCAGATGAAGAAACCCTTAAACTCGCAAGTTTCGGTATCTTTGGTTTAAGTTCAACTTCAAGTGTATTTGAAGGTTATAACGAGTTTATTGATAAGCACTCTAAACTAAAAGAACAATTTGCGGAGTTGGATGAGTATTTTGCAAACGAAGGTAAAGGGCCAGAGTTTAAACAGATTAGACCGTCCTTTAAAGATTTTGCAGACCGTTTCGCGAATGAAGTTTCTGTGGAGTTACTGACTGTACCTAATTACTTAGCGGTAGATGTTCTACGTTCTGCTTACGGTTTCAACGCTTGGGGTGTTGATTTACCGAAAGTTTCTCAACTACCTAAATTAAGCAAACTTCTAACAGATTTGGTAAATACCACAAGGGTATCCTACCGTTTCCGTCGAGACTTTGAGAAGTTTGAAAAAGAGTTTGGGGTTGATTTTATTAGTTGTTTGACTAGTAAACACTTAACAAAAGAGGGTGATTTCCTAAGTAAACCGATTGACCCTCAAACTTTTGTAAAAGTGATGAGTAGTATTTTCAGTTACTATCCACCAAGTGAAGTAAGAGATATTAGTGGAGTTTTCCAAAAAGCCTTAGAATTAGTAGAAAAGAAAGAAGGTGAAATGAGTGAGTAAAGTACAAGACCAGATGGAGAAAATTTCAAACCAACTCGGTTTAGGACTAGACAATCAGCAGATTGTAGATGTAGTCTATAGTTCTGTTGAAGAGCTTGTAGAAAACGGACTTGAAGGTTCAGATGACGTTGTTTATTTCTATGCTACTTGTATGTTAGCTTGTGCCTTCGGTCAACTTTCTTTAGATAGAAAAGCAAGTGGGTTTACCTTTGGTTTTAGTGATTTAAAACCAATTTACACTCAATTAGAGTCAGAGTTAGCGGTTCATTCCGTTGAAAACCAACTGAAAAATCAATTAGCGGTATCCGACTTACGTTCAAATTCTTTAAAAGACTTGAAAGCAGAGCAATTAGAGCACTTCTTAATTGATGATATTGCAACTGTTTCAAAAGCTTTAGATTTAGAGTTTGACTCAACTTCGGTATCCTCAGAAGTCAAAGAGTCTTTGGTTTCGGTTGAAGATGAAACACTAAATAAGAAAATTAAACTGTTGAAGACGGCTTCTAAATTGGTTGCAGAAGTCAGCTCTATGATTACTCAGTTATTTGAGATTTACGATTATGCCTTTGAAGCAGGTTACGAATTAGACAAATATGAGGGTGTAGTAGTTGGTTTACCAGATATTCCAATGGTTATTATCCAAGGGGAACAAGCAGTTCAACCGAATTATACTGCATCTTATTATGCAGGAGAGGCTATGTTTTCTCCTTTACGCAATGTGAGAGTAAGCACTTCAAGACAAATTGATTTGCAAGAGATTTTAAACTCAGATAAACCGATTTATTACCCTTATAAGATTTTAGAGTTTGCTTTGAGTCGCAAGGTAACAGTAAAAAAAGACGATTTGAATTTCCCTTCAGTTCCTATGAAGTGGAATGGTTCAGACGGTCAAAGACAAGCGATTGAGGACTATTTAAGAAAACGTGCTTGGGAGTATTTAACTTTGGTGTGTGATACTTACCAAGATGGGTATTTTTGGTCTGACAAGGTAAATTACTTTGGAGAGGGTTATACCGTAGCTATTAACCCTAAAGATACTGATGTTTTTAGAGGGTATTTACGGAAATTAAAAGACACATTCTCTACATTCGCTATTATGAAGAGTCACGTTGGACTGATGGATGACGAGAAGTGGGCTTCAGCTGAGTGGGTGGTATCTGCTCCAATTTCTGAACTCCAAAATGGTGAATTTACAAAAGATAGTTTATTTTACACAGATGTATTTGACTACGGGGGTGACTTTGAAGAGCCTTTAACTAGAGTATTTTCAAATGTTCAAGTGAGTCATTACACTCACATTGCTAAACCAGAGATAGCAGAGAGCGAACCGTTGTTTGCATATAAGGCTTTAGAGTCCTTACAACGTAAAGGTGAAAAACTAACTTATGGTTACCAGTTGTTAGGTAAGGGTCTTGATGGTCGTATTTTAACGGCTTCAAATGATATGACAGCAGCAGTTAACGCAGGTGCTAAGCTAGTTCTCGCTTATTGGGCTGGTTCTCGTTCAGGTAAAGGGGTTTCAATTTCAAATGGTTTAGCGGTATCAATCGCTAATGGTCGCCCAGTATTTGGTGGTGATGGCAAACCAGACACAATGGTTCCTTACTACATTGCGTTTGGTGGAGCTGATGAAAACGGTATTCCTAAAGGTTATTTTATTCAAGCAGGTGTTTTCAATAAATCTGCTATGCCAGTAGTCAACAACATTTCTGAGCAGTTGGATTGGGATAATAACCCTACTATCATGGGTTGGTTTGATAAGTCTATTCCAAAATGGTTTAGTGGTGTGAGCAGTTCTCAAAAGCGTTACACAGGTGCTTGGGGAGATATGGCTTTCTATCGTCACATGTTATTAGTTATGGGTATTGTTTCTCTTCGAGCTACTGTAAAAGCTAGTGATGTTGCTTTATATGAAAAACTTGGGGGAGACGAGGGTATTCTCGGAATTTTTGACGAAGTAACAAACTGGTCTAATTTGTTTGGTTCTAAGGCTTTAAGTTCTAATGGTGGTTGGTTCCAAAGTATTATGTCTGATCCAGAGGTTGAAGAACTTGTAGACTTAGGAGAAAATTACTTAGGTGGTTTGTTAAAAGAGCAAGCTACTCGTAAATTTGAACGTGCTTTAGAGAACAAATCTGATGAATATAGGAACAGAGCTTATTTGAGAGATTTGTATGATAAACTAGATGAAAGCATGCAACTATTGAACAAACTGAAAAAAGCAGGCTTCCAAAATGAAGAGAGTTTACGTTCAAGTATTTACATTGTAGGTCAGAGTTTCAATATGGGTGGTTTTGATAAACTTCCTAGAAACAAAGGAAATGATGCATCGTCATTTAAAGCAGCTTGTGACTATAAGAATGGTGTAGTAGACCCTTGGTTGTACACCTTATTGAACTTAGACACAGGTTTCATGGTTGGTTACAAAGGTACAGAGAAGTCTCAGTATTGGTCTAGTCAAAACGGTTCAGACTCCAAGCGGTATCTAACGTCAAGTTCTCGTAGATTTGCTTATTTTGGTAGTGTAGACTTCCCAACTATTCGAGACGAAAACCCACAGAATAAAGGGTTAGCTCGCTCTGTAAACTCTCAAATGGAAGGTGGGGCAGTTTACTTTAAACCTTATTTGATTTTAGGTGATTCTCAAGGCTCATGTGTTACTCAGCTAGAGAAAAACTTAGGAAGTAAAGCTGAGTCTATTAAGTCTCGCAATTCAAATCCAAACAATCCAAGTGAATGGGATGAACGTATCGGTGTCCTAGGGTATTTGAAGGCTTTAGGTTCTAGTGATATTAGTAAGTCTTTTGTACGTGCAAGAGAAATTGCTGATTTAGTTGTAGCTCAGATGGGTTACGAGGGTTCTTACTTGGAGTTCTTGTTAGACTTAAGACCTGAGTGGAACTTCTCTTGTGAAGATGTAGTAATGGCTTTCACAAACCAAGATGCTTATTTAGCTAAGAAAAAAGAGACTGTCTACTACAAAGTAGATGAACTCTTAAATGAATTAGTTGAATTTAAACAAAGTGGTGGAGCTACAGAGGGTAGTGATTTAACTAAACCGAACACAGTAGACCTCCGCCCAGAGTTTGCAACGAAAGAGGTTAAAGCTGATGAAGTAGAAGAGCTAACTTCTCTTTCTGAGGAAGAAGACACTTCAAACTTTTCAGACCTACACGAAGAATTAATTTCTGAACCTACCTCAGAGTCCCCAGTTTCGTCTGAGAGCGATTTAAAATCATCAGTCGATAACTTAGAGAGCGAACCTCAAAAATGGACTAGAGAGCAATCTGAGCCTTCTGAGAGTATACCTCTTAAAACACCTAATACAGAGCCTTTGAATGTAGCTTCGACTTTAGCTAGTCAGCTAGGGGTATCCGAATCGGCACTTATGTCTGTCTTGCAGTCTGCTTTTGGTTTACAAGGTTCTAGTATTCCTAAAGTAGAGACGATTGTGTCTACTGAGGAATTAAACGATAGAACGACAATGAGTCGAGTTGCTACGAACCGAGCAGAGAGTACAGTAATTAAAAATGACCAAGACTTGAGAGAATACTTGTTAGAAGATATTTACACTTACTTTGGCGATTGGAGTCGTGTTCGTAAGATTGAAATTATTGGTCGTCAGTTGTACTTTAATGGTTTATTGTATGAACCAGAGAAAGAAGGTATCCAATTCAGCCCAGAGGTTTCACCGTATTCTATTTCTTTATGGAATAGTGGTGGTTTTGGGGAATTGTTTGATTGGAAGTTAATTCGACAATATTTAAACCCAACTTCATTGGTGTTTGACTCTATGGATTATGCTTATCGAGAGTTTGACCTTATGGAGTCAAGTAGTTCTAAGGTTGTTGTAGAAAATGCTTTTAAGCGTTACTCTATGTTACAAGACTTACAAGTTGGTACTTATACCTTTACAAGAGCTGAGGTTGAGGAAATGATACTTGAAAGACAACCATTCCTATCAAGTTATGACCGCAGACAACAAGTTTTCCGTAGAGGGACTAGCAAAGGTAAGTCTTTCCGTCAAAAACGTTGGCAGAAAGCAAGAGAACACATGGCAGAGGGGCATACAGGTCGAGCAGTAGCTTCGGCTTTAGGTGCCGGACTTGGTGTAGGCTTCCAAGGTGCAAGTCATGTAGGTGGTTTCTTCAATAAGGCAGCAAGGGTATTTAGACAAGCAGGTTCATCTGTTGCTGAGAATTGGAGAGAACAAGATAATTCGAAACACTAAGATAGATATAGAAAGAGAGCTACGGCTCTCTTTTATTTTGTTCTTGTTTCCCTTGACAATATTAATTATTTTTGATATAATAAAAGAAATTAAAACAAAAGGAGAAAATTTACTTGAAAGTAGAAAAGGAAAAGGTAGAGCTAAACTCAGAAACACTACCTTCATTGTTAAAGAAACTTTACAAGTCACAAAACCAAGTGCTTGTGCGTATAAACGGTAAGGTTGTTTTGGATATGTTGGAATTAGATGGTTTAAGAAACTTGCTAATTAGCAAAGGGTATCCCCACATTTGGGTGGTTTCTAAAAGTTACGGTTATGAACTAGATGTTCCACCGTCAATAGAAAGATAGGTGTTAGTTATGTTGATTTTAAAATCAGATATTTCAAAACCAACTAAACTACAAGGTCAGTCCTTAGTTTCACTTTGTAAATTGTCAGTAAACAATTCGTCTAGGGAAAATATAGCTCGCTTGACTGCTTTTGTAAATTCCCAAACGAGTGGTGTATCTTCAGTTTCTTTAAACAAACCAGAGGCTTACTTCCACGGAAGTGATATGCTACGTTTTATGCGTCAGGTTGTAACTTTGCTAAGTAGAGGTACTCATGTAGAGTTTGCTATTTATAGTGATAATATTGTAAATATAGCTGGTCGTTTTATTGCAGATGGTTTTATTTCAGAGTCTCAGGTTGAGTTGCAGTTAGAATTACCGCCACGGTTCAAGGAAACACATGGGGAAGTAGACATTGTAAGATATGATACTGAGGGTTATTTGAAAGAACCTTATAAAATTGGTTATTTTGACTATGAAGACTTTAACTATTCGTAGTAAGTAATTAGAAAGCGGAGAAAAATATGTTTATTATCAAATCAGGAATTTATCAAAAACCACGATTGAGAGGTAAGTCTCTCGTTGATTTATTTGGACTCTCAACTCGTAAGTCTTCTTTGGAGAATTTAGAACTATTCACAACGCAAATTAAACCTCTTATTCAGAGTGGTGAGTTAGGTGGTAAAGTAGTCAATTTCCCTAATATGACAAGCTATTTCCACCCAACACATCTCAGAGAAGTTTACGAATATTTGCGGTATCTTATTATGGAACGTGCAGTCACAATCGACTTTTCTGTTTATGATAGCACTCTAATTAACTTAGTTGGAGAAAGCATTTTACGAGGTTCAGTTTTAGATGACCAAGTTCGCATTCAACTTGAACTTGTAGATGGTGGAAGACGAGAATTGCGCTTTGATGAGCAAGGGCGTATCCGAAATTGGCCAGTTGGTTATTTTGAACCTAGCGCGCCAGTTGATTTAGATTTGTGAGGTAAAATTTATGCTTAACATTTACTCAGAAATTAGTCAAAAGACTAAGCTGAAAGGTAAGTCTTTAGTTGATTTAGGTGGTTTATCTGTAAGTGCAACCTCTGGTGAAAACTTAGATAGATATTGGAGTGCAGTCAAACAGATTGCTTTATCTAATCGTAGAGAAGTCAATTTTCCTAAACCAGAAGCTTATTTCCACCCAGAGCATTTGGGTATTGTTTATAACTCTTTGCTTGGTTTGGTTTTGGAGGGTTATACAGTTGAAGTTTCGACCTACTCTTCTAGCTTTTTGAACTGGGTAGGTGAAAAGATTGAGTATCAAGAAATTTCCCCAACAGAAGTAACTATTCAAGTGGAACAATCTGGTGTTTAGGCAATTTATTTGAACTATAACTCAAATGGTGTGATAGAAGGTTTTCCGATTGGGTATTTTTCGCTTAAGAATTAGAAAGATAGGTACTTATGAATTTAGAAGAAATTAAATCTTTTATACAAGTTGAACTTAACTATACTGAGTTTACACAAGAAGGTAATACTTTAGAGATAGTATTTAAACGAAGTGTTGGGGAATATATTGTGAGTTTAACTTTAATTGGCGGTGTGGTTCAGGTGGTTGAGACTTATGATTCGAAAGATTATGTTACAGCTCTTTCAAAAGTACACAAATTTAAGTCATTTAAACGTTTGCAAAGTTTCTTGTTGTTATTCAACGGAGGTAGAGTAGATTGACTGTTGCAAAGTTAGTCCAAGAAATCTTTGATGAACCAGACTTTGAGAGTCATGGTTCTCTTTCAGATTTCACTTTAGAACGTGGGTTTAATAGTCACCATGTTCGTATTATTTCAAGAGACTCTAATTACAATGTATATGTTTTTAAAGTAATTGAAGTTTTGCGTAAAAGTGGTAAAATTGGAGAAGTTAAACGTACCAACTACTTTAAAACCTTGGAAGAGTTGGATTTGCACCTTAGAAACATAAGGAAAGGGTATCACACATTTGAATTTCGTCCTCGGTTTTAAACTTGATATATTTTAGGAGACTTTATGTTTGAAAAATTAAGAAATTTAGTCAAGGGGGAACCTTCCTTTGATTTGTCTCTTTCTCGGAACTACACGGAAAAGGAATTACAAAATATTGCGTTACTCCTTAAAGATAACCCAGATCGACAAAGAGAATTTGAAAACCTTTATACTCAGTTTGAGATTGATACAGAGAACTTGAATTTGTTTCAACAAAATGCTGCAAAAGTGATTGATAAATCAGATAAGTTTGTTTCTTTGTCTGAGAGTGCAGAAGTTCTAGTTGAGCAGTTAGTTGAAGAGTTGGTCTCACAAACAGTTATTTGGGATTCTACGAAAGGAGAGGTTTTACCTTCTCCCACACCAGTGCGTTATCTAGCAGATGCGAAAGCTTTGCTTTCGTTGCAAGAGCAAGGTGTTCAGTTTAGTGGGTATATGTGTAAGACAGATATACCAGAGCCAAGCTCTAAATCTCTTCTAAGTCAATACAACTCGTATGTAAAGACTAGGAACAAGATTTTCTATAACTTGTTTAGACAAGGGTTGGACATTTTAGACTTAGACCCTTTTGTATATGAGTTATTAAACCACGACCCAAACACAATGTCAAATTGGCTCTTTGCGATTAAAGAAGTGGTTGATAGAACACAATTCTTTAAAATTCCAAAGACCCGAATCATTAAAGTTCCGTTGGCTTTATTGCAAAGTACACGTGTTTATGACTTCAGAGAGTTGAGTCCTTTGTCTTTAGAGGTTATTAATCGCTTTGCTATGATTGTTTTCGATTTAGACTTAGAGAAAGACTACTTTATCAAAACAGGTACGTTCTCATCTAAATTTGACTTTAGAAACGCCAAAGTTACCAAAGGTCAAGAGGTTTCAGAGCTAGGTTCTTACTTGTGGTACATCCAAAGTCAAGCCAATCAGATGGCTTCACCTTTAAACAATAAGGTTATTCATGGGGTATCTTCGAATAATGAGTGGGTTGTCAGAGAGTTTATTGATGATGTGGAGGCTAATCCGACTATTTATAATGGTTTACCTCTACATACTGAGTACCGAGTCTTTGTAGATTTTGATACAGAAGAAGTGATTGGGGTTTCTCCTTACTGGCATCCCCAAGTTATGAAAGAGAACTTCCTTGATATTGGAGTTTCGGCTCCTATACAAAAGAACCACGATTATATCAACTACATCAACCATGAAGAAACTTTGATGCAACGATATGAAGAGAACAAAGACTTAGTGGTATCTGAAGTTTCAAAACTGCTCAAAGATTGTAAATTGAAGGGTCAATGGTCTATTGACATTATGCAAAACGGCTCAGATTTTTGGTTGATAGATATGGCTAGGGCTTCTGAGTCTGCTCTGTCTGAGTGTGTGCCAAAAGAAAAATTAAAACAAGCGCCTTTACCGTTTATGCTTAGTGAAGGTTTGCTTGAAGTAGGAGAATTATGATGTTACATAGACTTGAAATTTATAAGGAGTCTTACTCTTCCGTAAAAGATAAAGACTCAGAATTTAAATTGAACTTATTACAAAGGGTTGAGAGTGAAGATTTGTCAGCAGTAGTAGACTTCGGTATCGATTTTATACGCTCAGAGTTTGAGTTCGCAGACTTGAGTGCTGATGATATAACTGTGGGTAGTTTTATCTGTTCTGATCCGAGTGGTTTGAATAACTCAGTAAAAGAAGATGCTTTAAGACTCTTTTATAAATATTTAGTAGGTGATTTATACTCTTTCATTCCTATTACTTTTTATGATAAACGAGTTTGGTCTAAGGTTTCTTATATTGTCAAATATGAAGAACTGATTTCTGAGGAAGTAGGTAACTAGCTGTGGTTTCAAAAGAAAGAAAATTTCTAAAGATGGTTGACTTATATACTCAAGTAGTAGAATCAGGTTTAACTTGGGGTTTTTCTGATTATGATGAGGTTGCTGAACACAAGCGATTGACGGGGTTATTCGCTACTCAAATTAGTCGCCAAAATGACAAATACGAAGAGCGCCATACTGCAGATTTAAAGGCGCAGAGTAAGGAATTTGGTTATGTTCAACCAAGTAACGGAGTTCCTATTTTTGATGATGTGATTGTGGATTTGGATAATACTTACAAGTATGTAAAAACAGGGTCAACTATAAGAACCTCGTGGAGAGGGTATAATTGGTGAGCAAATGAATTTAGAACAACAACACATTATTGATAAAGTAAATGAATTGAATCAAAAGCTAGATCAAATCGGTATCCCTCAGTTTCGATTTGATTTCGAACTAACTCATGATTTAGTTCGATTGGGTTACAACGGTGTGCATTCTTATGATTTGATTGCTTATATTATCAGTGGTTTCTATTCAGAGGTTATGAATTGGTTAACTATTCAGGAGTCTCATCTTTACTTGTATAGGGAATTGGCTCGTTATTTTAAAAGTTCAATTTACCGATTGAATATGACTGATAACTATATTTTAGAGTTGACTTTACAAGGGTTGACTTATGCTTTTAGCTATGACAGAGGAGACTTAACCATTAGAGTTTCAAAGAACTATGCGAAAGATTTCACTCGCCAAGGAACTGAGTTAGGCGAACTTTATCTCGAACAAGTATTAGTACCTAGTAAGCGGTATCCTGTTCAAACACAAGTGTCTCTGATTAGAGTCTGTCATGAGACAGAACTTGCAGCTAATTTAGATTATATTCAGGGTACGTTCAAACGATTTGAAGAAACAGTTGTAAATCCTAGAAAATAAATGTAAATGAGGTAAAACATGGAGAAGACACTAAATAAAGTTACAACAAAAATCATAGAGCGAATTTTGGAATTGAATGTTAAGTTGAAAGTACAGGGTTTAACTCAATTTTCCTTTGAATTAAACAAGCATGGATATCTTGTTTTGACTGAGCAACCTTCCAACTCTAATCCAACTTTAGCAGTCTTAACTGAGTTTGATGAAGAGCAAGCTTTAGATTGGTTGTCTAAGCATGAGTCTTTCATTCCTTTGTACAAACCTTTAATGGACTATTTAGGTACAGACTCTTACGCAAAACATATTACAAGAAGTATTGCGTATCCTCTTGGTAAGTGGTCTGATTTTAACTTAGATAATGGTTCTTTTCAGTACCGATTGAAGTTGCTTGGAGAGGAAAAACTAGCGGTAATTGTTATTTTGAACTCAGATAAAGATTTATCCGAAGTTGAAAGTCATGAAGATGATTTGGAAATTATAAGTATTCAATTTCCGATTATTAAAAATAAAGCACCTTTGTTTCACACAACTATCAAACTGAAGTTTGAGACTACATTAGACAAACTTATTTCGTCACTGCGGTTAGCAGAAAAACGTTTGTTGTCTGTTGAAAAGAGATAAAAAGAGAGGGTATCCTCTCTTTTTACTTGACTTAATTAAAGTATTTTGATATAATAGAGAAAATGATAAAAGGAGACACATGTTTATGAAACCAACATTATTAGATTTTAATAAGCTTGAGAGTAGTGTAATTCAAGGAGATTATCAAGGGTTTAAGAGTCATGGGTATGATTGCAAGCCTATGGAAGCTTTCCAAAACGGACAACGTAACCGCAAAGCCTTGTTTAAAGACTTACGAAAGGTTTTTGCACGTGAATTGGGTATCCTATCCGTCTCTGACCTTTCGCCTCGTCAAAAAGAGTACATTAACCGCATTTTGAACGTGAAATTGAATGAAACGAATCAGTTGAAGTTAGAGAGTTCTAAGACTCGTCAATTAGCTTTTGTACGTGCGGTTAGAAATTATGTAGGACATGGGAAGTTTTTCTATATTATGTTTGAGAAAGAGTTGAAAAACATCCAATTTGAAGAGGTGCGTTAGATGTCAGATTTATATAAATTTAGACCAAATCGAGAGAATAAAGGTCTCAATATTAAGTCAGTCCGTTGTGATACGTTTTCTTCAAGTTTTGAAAGTTTGTACAATACCTACACAACTTACTGTGAGGAACACCCTAATGGTTCTTGGTTCCCAGAGTTTCAACGTGGTCTAGTTTGGACACAAGAGCAGAAAGAACAGTTGATTTTATCTATGTTAAATGGTTTACCTATTGGTGCGTTTTACCTAAATGATTGGTGGTTTGACGAGGATGAAAAACGCGCTAAAATGGATCACATTTTGTTTGATGGTCAACAACGATTCACTGCAATTTTGGATTTTCTTACTGGAAAATTCCCTATTACCTTTGACGGTAGAGAGTTTTATGTAACTGATTTGTCTTTTCAAGAGTGGTTAAACATCAAGCGGTATCCCATCAGTATTGTCCACTCTTATATTGAGAATTGGAACGACTTGATTGACTACTATATTTTGATTAACAAAGGTGGTACTCAGCACACAAGTGAGGAGTTTCAAAAGGCTTTGGATTGTAAGGAGGAGTAGATAATGTGTGATAAACCTTTAACTTTAAGAGATTTTAGTCAACTAAGAGAACACGAAGAATATGGTGATTTTATAACCTTAAGTCATTATCTACAACAAAGTCCTTCAAATACGGTTCAATACTTATATACTGCGCCAGATGGTTCTCTTTTGGAAGTTGATATTTACTCAACAGTAGATGGTCAACTACGAAAAGCTGTATCTTTTGACTCTTTTGAGCAGTCTAAGAGTTTCCCAATGGAAGTTACTTTGGCGGATTTAGAGAAAGCTATTAAACATAGTAAACAACAGTTTCCTTTGAGATACAGAGGGATTTGTGCTACTAAGTGGGAAGAAATTAAGTTTTTAGTAGGAGGGGTTTGATGAGTACACATCAACTGATACAAGAGATGCAAGAACTTGGCTCAGATATTTCAACATTGTTAAACTATTTAGCATTGAGTGAAGACCATATACTTGACTTTGAAGTAGTGGATAAATCTTCAAGTAGAGTTCTTTGGAAACACTTGGTTTATATGGATAGTCAAGGTCGCCTTGTTCGAACTTTAGTTTATGATGATGGTCGTAGACAACGAACAAGCCCAACTAAGTTGAGAGATAGTCAATTTGCAGAATTGATTGAATTAGTGAAGTACACTAAAACACAACCACCTTCAGCAAAATGTCAAGATACATTTGAAAATAAATGGGAAGAGGTTGTAGCAACAACTCAGTGGTATCCACCATTGAACAGTTCATTAGACTAGGAGATTATAGTTTATGACTTCAATTAAATCTTATTATGCAGCTTGGTTAGAGGACTCAGATGATTATTATGTAGACTCTTTCTTTAAAACAGAAAAAGAAGTATATACCTTTTTGGAAGGTCTGACTTTATCTGTTCCGTTAGAGGAGTCAGGAGTTAAGGTTGTAGAACTATCTAAACAGTTGTTTGATTATTTGCAGGAAGTGATTATAACTAAACCGTATAGTATAACCGTAACTAGCAAGGGGTATCACCCAACTCTTCCAACTATTCCTTACACTGATTTGAAATACGATCAAGCTAAGTTAGATTTGCGTGAGTTTCTATGGGAAGCGATGCAAGAAGAAGACTCTCGCTTACTAGGTGTGCAAAATGATGATTCGCTACGTTTTCAACCTTGGCAACTTATTTTGAAGGAAACTCACTCTAAGATTGTTTATAATCAAGAGTTTCCTTGGTATTCTGAGTCTTTAGAAACTCAACATACAAAGATTGTTGAAGAAGATAGTAGAGACTTATCTACTAAAGGTGTTTATTTGACTCACTTAAACGGCAAACAAGATATTGAGCCTTTAACAACATCAAAGGTTCTTTCTCGTAGAGAAACGAAGGGTACAAGCAACTTCTTTGGGGTATCTGATAATGCTACGCAGGTCAAAGTTTATTTAGAAAAAGCTTTAGAAGTGTATTTTACAAGCAATTCTGTTAGTGGCGGCACCTTATATTGGTTAGGAAAACAACTAGCTCACACTCTTGACTATTGTGGGGCTTCTACTAAGTTTGGCTATGTTTTGCTATTATCTCCTATTTGGAATAAGCATGATGTAAGTAATTATGGTGGTTTCCGTTGGTCTAAGTGGGGTGGTTATATTGGAAAGTATGAGCGACAGTCTGATTATTTAGACCATGAAACAGGTTTGGATTTCGTTTTTGTTTGGAATTTGGTTCCTGTTGTCACAAACTAGTGGAGGTAAATAATGCGCACAAAACAACTATTGCAAGCAGTACAGAATGTAGGTTCAGATATTCAAACCGTATTGAATTACTTAGCTTTAAATGAAGAGCATTTCGGTACTCACGCTATTGTAGACCCTTTTGGAAAAGTTATGTTAGAACACAAACTTCAAATGACAGATAACGGGGAAATTATTAAGACCGTAGTACATGAAGATTTTTTCGAACATTCGATTAAACCAGTGAAATTGGCTAAGTTGTCTTTAGAAGAGTTATTAGCAGTTGTAAGTTATTCTAAAACTCAACCACCTTCTGAGCAGTACAAAGATGTGTTTGAGAACAAATGGGAAGAGATTGAGAACGTTACACAACTGAATTTAGGTTTAAATGATGTTTTGAATTAGAAAGTTAGAAAAGAGTTGAAAATGTTAGAACAACACTTAACAAAAGACCAATTTACATTAGGTCAAGAAATTTATGTAGACCACTATGAGAACAAGTCTCGCCCTCGTTCTATTTACCCGGATAATTACTTTGAAGTAGGTTATGTAGCCAAGATTGAAGACCATTTGATTAAAACTACAGTAGGTGACTTTGAATTGCCTAGCGGTATTCGTCAAGCAGATGAAGATTCTTTTGACTTTGATGGAGAGCTTTTCTTATCCGTAGAAGATTTGATGAATAAACGAGACCGACTTTTAGCCTTTGCAGCTTTGAAGTCAGCATTAGAGAATGAAGATGGTTATGGTAGTTCTGTTTGTGAGATTTCAACAGATGAATTAGCTGAGTTTGCTTTGAAACTATGTTTTGGTAAAGGAGATATTTAATATGAACTCAACAAAAATTTGGTTCTCGTCTAACATTGGGGATAGAGAACGTTTTTATAACATCTTGAAAGTAACCAATGGGGTATCTCGCTCTAAATTGCGCCAATATGGTAAAGTTGAAAATTATAATTATGGTGCAAGTCCACACTATTATGTGGACAATATGAAAGAGCTGCATGGTCTTATGCGTTCTATTGAGAGAGCAGAGATGCCTGTGAAAGTTAAGCGTTTGTGGTTGACTCCACATAGCAGAAAGAATGAATTTAATTTGTTCATTGAGTATGATTTTGGTTAGAATGGAGTTAAGTTATGGACACAATTTTACTTGAAACTTTCCCCTACTCACAGAAACAGAAAGTAGCATTTAGAGAGCTTTCTGCTTTTATTCAACAAGCATTGGTAAGCGAAGATTTTTATAGTTACGGTAAGCTTAACAACTATGAATTTGATTTTAAAATTGAGGGTTCAATTAATCCTATGTCGGACGGTTATGTTTACCACACTTATGTTTACCTAAGAGGTAAAGTAGTAGCAGTAGTTCAAGCTTTGGCACCTAATTGGGTAAAAGTTGCAGTTATTTCACCTACGGGAATTGAAAAGGTGATGCACAATTCCGCTCACTTGGATTTTACAGATTTGAGTGATACTGAAATTCATCATTGGTTTAATAATCTACTTCCTTTGATGACAAAAGAGGTAAGACCAGCATTGGAGTTCCCATTTGGCTTCTCTGCAAGTTCTGAGCAAATTACGATTACAGGACTCAACGGTATCCAAACTGTATCTTTGGAATTTCAGTTAGGGAAAGGGATTTAATGATGTTTTGGTTGGGTTTTCTGTTTGGTGATGAAAGTCGCAAGTTAAAAGATTTAGAACAACGCAAGAAAGACCGCCAAGCAGAGCGAGATAGAGAAACACTAGGTTTTATGGTTGAAGAGTTGACTCCTCAGTTGGACTTTATGACTAAGAATAACTTAGAGAACTTGACTTTCACTCTTTTAGACTCTTCAAAGTTCAACTATAGTTTGCTTTCACAAACACTATCAAAAATCGGCTCTAAAATCGCCTATACACGACTTGAAAAGTTTGAAGGTAAATTCCTACTTACTCTCTATAAAAATCGCCCAGAAGCGATTTCTCGGCTTCACAGAGCTTATATTTTGCGAGTTCTGCTTTGGTTTGTTTTTGCTTTGGTGTTTACGGTTCCAGTTTATTTGTTTTCAAAGACTTATTTAGACTTATTGCAACTTACTTTCTTTGCTCCAACTTTGTTTGAGTACCTACTAGCACTAGTTGGGGTATCTGTGACTTGGATTTGCGCCAATATTGGTTCTTCTTTGGTTTTCCGTCACTTTAAGTTTGCTAATGAGTTCAAGAACACCATAAGATTTGATAAGGTGGTAGACGATGATTGATATACTTCAAACTTACATAGATGATTTTAATGAGTTTTTACCTAAAACGTATGTGAGTTCTCCTATTACTCAATCTGTGAAGGACAAGTTAATTGAAGTTATGGTTAAGGAAATTAAGGAGTTTATCCACTTTGACCAAGATGGGAATTTGTTAGATACCTCGATTGTAATTGAAGATAAAGCACCTTTTGACTTAGGTTTGCTCCCAGAGGTTTTAGATTTACTTGGTTGCAAGTTTACCTACTACAAGTGGGAGAAATTAGGTTCTGTACATGAACTAACTTTATACAGAAACAAACCTCCGAGAGACAAGGGGTATCAAGCAAAACTTGCTCTTTTCGTAGGTGGTTACATTACTTCAATTTTGCTTGCATTTGCTAGTATGGGTCTTCTGTACTATTTCTTCTATTTGTTAGATACACATAGTACAAAACCTACTGAAGTAGTTCAACCTCCAATTTGGTTTGAGGTAGGTGCTATGTTGTTTATGACAAGCTTAATGGTTGTGTTCTTTGTAGACTTTTATATTTATCTTTTTAGAAAGACTTCAGTAGCACAATTTCTCCGTCGAGAAGTTTACTTTGATAAACTTGAAAACATTGACAAACCAACAGTTTTGTGCTAAAATACGGGTATTCAAAATTTGAAAGGACAATACTATGAAATTGTTTAAAAAGCGCTCTTACTCTGAATTGTTGACTAAATACACCCTTCTTTTAACAGATGAGTCAGCATTTAATGAAGAGCGCAAGAAATTAGAACTTTTAACTTCCATAATTCAACCAGAAGTTGAAAAAGCGAAAGAGCTTGGTATGGTTGACTTCACAGTTGATGTGACCGATATAGACACTATGGAATATGATTACTTGGGTATCGTCATGGGCAAACTCGAAAGTCCGTATATTTACTGCAAATATTTCAAGTTGAAAGGTCGCCTTTATTTGACTTGTGCTAAAGAAGAGTCTAAAGCTTATAAGCGCTTAAATCATTTAGAGAATTGGATGCTTTTAATTTCTGCTTTACTTGCTTTGGGAATTAGTCCTTTAGTTAATAAGTTTGTGATGTGGGTATTTAGAGATTCTTACGATCTCTCTGTACCTTCCCCATTTACTACTGAAGGTGCATCTATTTCAGGGAGTCAACTTCAAACCTATGTAAATACACATGGTTTTGTACCAGCTTTTACTTTCTTTGGTAGTTTGGTACTTGCAATGTTAGTAGTTTTAATGTTTACACGATACAGTAAGTACAGTCCTTACAACAAAAACGTTCTCCGTTGGTCTGATGTAACGAAACACTAAGAAAAGAGCAGATTTGCTCTTTTTCTGTTGACTTTTTCTTTTTATTTTGATATAATAGAGGGAGAGAAAATAGAAAAAGAGGTAGTTACATTGGTTGTTTTAAACACAAATTGGGTTACTAAGCTAGTTGCGTTGGTAGAAGATAATCCTTTGGTTAAGGGTTTTGGAGATGTAGAAGTAGTTCTAACTTCGCTATTTGGTAAAGAAAACTTCACAATTAAGGGTGAGTCTAATGAGTTTTTAAAGGTTCAACTTGTCGATATTGATAATAAAACTGAGTTACTTGCACCGTTTAGTAAAACGTATGAAGTTTCTGTAGACAAAGAAGTTTTCGGTATCCTAGTTGAAAATTGGGGTTCTAATACTTCCCCTGAATTTCTAGTGAAACTTTTGTTTAACGAAACTAGTCAAACTTATAATACAACTTTACTTTGAGGTATATTATGTTAAAGAATAGACTACTTTTAGCTAGTTACCCACTATTATACCTAGGATTGTTTATATTCACCTACTGGGTCACTTGGTTACAAGTTAATTTAGTAGATATAACTAATTTAAGTAAACTCCTACTTACATTAGGGATGTTAACTGTTTTCGTTGTAATGCCTTTTATGCTTGGTGATTCTTATTTTGAAGGGGTACTTAGTTCTTTCTCTCAAGAAGTGCAAAGTAAGTGTAAGATTTACTTTAGTTATTTGGATAAGGTTTCATTAGTTCTGTTTCTTAGCTTAGGGGTATCTATCTTTTTTGGAGAGATTATTTATGTACTCCTAACTAAGATTTTGTTTTATGTTGCCTTAGGTTTTTATTTGAGTTCTAGCGCAGTTATTTTGTTGTTTACAAGTAGGAAATAAAATTAAGTAGGTAGGTGTGAAAATGAATGAAGGTTATGTTTTAGTATATTGTTTGGATTGTGGATATAAAACTTTGACCCCTATGTTCACAGGAGAATCCACTGAAGATTTGCACTGCTCTAATTGTGGTTCGCACGATATTGAAATTTGGTAAGAGGGTGTTAGAGAAAATGAACTCAGCAATAGAATTTTACAAAACTTTGAACTTCGGTCGCAAGGTTCAAGTGCTTCGGACTTTGGCACTTATTCCAACGATTATCTCTCTTTTAGCTTGGCATTTTGTACCGAACACTCAGGTTCGATTCTATTTGGAAACTTGGGTAGGTGCTTCTTTAGTTTTGGTAATTGCTTTGCTATTGGTAGAGATTGTTTACGAGGTTAAAACTTATGACAATTAAAGAGCTATATGAACTAGCGGTATCCCTAAAAATCACAGATTTCGAGCTTTACGCTAGAGATTACGATGGTTATTTTAGTAGGCAATACAACTTAGATTACGATAAAACTTTGAAAGAAAAGAAAGTTTACTTAGATTAATTTTGAGAAAAAAAAAAGAACGGCTACCTAGACGAATTTGAAAGGAAAAATAAGATGAAAAGAACAGTACAACTTTGCGCAGTATTTGTGCCAAAAGCTCAATTCCCAACAGAAAATCCTATGGACGCTTATGATATGACTTTCCTCAGTCAGTTTTGGGATACTCTAACTCCTTTAAGTGTTGAGTCTGACGAATTTAAGACAAGTTTTCTCAGTAATATTGGGATTACAAAACCTAAATATGTTGAGGAAAACCTTCATGGATTTGAAGAGGTTTACTTAGTTGGTATCCTCTGTTTCACCACACCTGAGTCTAAGACTTATGTGCCTATTAAACCTTTAGCGCACCTTGATTGGGATTACTTGCGAGTTTACATTGCTGATAAGGTCTCTCTAGGTTTTGATGTGCATACCTTGAAACGTGAATACGCTTCTCCACTTAACTGGCTTATGTTGACCTTGGGTGGAGTTGAGTCTGCTTTGGAAAAAGAAAAGTATTAGAAAGTAAGGTGAAACTATGAAATTACAAGAAGTACCAACAGTTCTCGGTATCCGAGACTTCAACCTCCCAACTAAAGAGGGAGAAGACGTGACAATAACTGCAGTCTTCCACAGCAAATTAACTGCTTGTACACCAGACCACAGACCGCTCACAAGCGTAGTAGAGACTTTATACCTTCAAACGGAACAAGGTCTCCGCCTTTTGTGGACTGCGCACAAAGACCGAAGATACATTAATCGCAGTTTAAAAGCTTATCGCTAAAACATTACTTGCGGTATCCCAAAAACTCAATAAAAGTTGAGGATTTTCCTTGACTTTTTATTTTGTTTTTGATATAATAAAGGAAATAGATGAGAAAAGGAAGTACAACTTATGACAACAAATGTGGATCAAGAGATTAAAGAGCTAGAAGAAAGACTAAGTTCTTTAAAAGCAGAGCAACAGTTGTTGCGAGCGCAAGAGAGTTTGAACAAAGAAAAAGCAGCAAGTCTGCTCGAAGATGAGAGTTTGGCTGAGTTTATTCAGCAGTTACAAGAGAAGTTGGCAGAGTATAAGTTAGGTCTAGCTTTGAGTCTCAATTACAAACAGAATTGGGTATTTTTGGTAAAAGATGACAATTCAAAAGACGGTCTTTCAGAGATTAAAGTTCTTGACCTTAAAGACAAGTGCATTTTCTATGGGTCTGTAGAGAGTTACAACGACGAGATTACTATTGAGCGTATTCGAACTTGGTTAGCTGGTGCTTTGGGTCTTGTTGGTTTTCTAAAGCGAGTTAAATCAAGGTTGACACAAGATAATCTTTATGGAGTTACTTTTACTTCTTACGATAGTGCTTTCGATAAGTTTTACTTTACCTTGAGTCATTTCGTATTGGACTCTTATGACTGTGTTTTGACTGCAAAACATCCCTACAACTTAAATTTGAGCCAACAACTTAATTTTGATGTTGAGTCCTCAAGTATTTATTTCTCAGGTGGTGGGGTATCCCTTGTGACCCAAGCCAACTCAAACTATATTCATGATGAAGACTACATTGGGAGTTTTAAACAAAAACTAACCGTAGAAAGCTCATTTACAAAACTTACTGAGCTAGGTGAAGTAGCAAAAGAGCTACAAGACAAACTAGCTAAGTTTTATGAAGGTTTGAAGCATAGCTACAAGTAAGAAAAAAGAAGAGAAGGAGTTAGGTTAATGAAAACAACAGAAGAATTAAGAAAAGAGTTAGACTATTGGGTGGGTAGACGAGATGAATTTAAAGGTGGGTTAAACCTCACAAACGAAATCAGAATTGCAGAAAATCTGTTAAAAGCATCAGAAAAAGGCGACTTGCTCTTTGGAGATAAACAAGTTCAAAGCAAATTAGCCTATGTAAATGACTTACTTGCAACTAGAGGTATCCCTCTTATTGTCGCTCGCAAGTCTGACTTTTTAGATTACACTCATCCACGTGAAGCAGAAGAGTCTTATAAGGGGTTAGCTTTGATGTACCGCAGAAAAGATAACAAAGGATTTCAGCTATTAGACTCTTTTGACACTGTTGAAAGTGTAGGTGAGATTCTTGACCAATTAGCTATGATTGAACAACAGATAGATTTGTTGGAGTTTCTTTGCTCCTTGACTAAAGCAAAAGGTAGACCTCCATATTACCGAGGTCAGTTAGGTAAAGAGGAACTAAATCTTCATTACTTTGGTGAAGAGAGTAGTTTGGTTGATGGTTCAACCTTGTTTATCACTTATAATTCTGAAACTGACCGATACACTCTTGGTTTTGAGCGCGCAGTTAAAGGTCGTTGTAAAGATGGTGTTGACTTACCTACACTTAGCGGTATCGACACAAAAGCTATGGTTTATTTGCCTGATGTAGAACGCTTAAAAATCGTTGTGAGTAAGGAAAATGTACGTTCCACTGACTTACAAAGTGCTTTGGATGAGCTGAAAACTCGCTTACTTGTGTTCTCAAATCAAAAAGAACATGAAGTAACTGTAGCTGTTCGAGTGGTTACAGACTAGAAAGGAAAAATCATGCGTATATACGTTGCCTACTTGTCACAAAGTTCTGATTTAGATAAATCAAAACATCGTCAAACTCGGTTTATTACAACAGATAAACGAATTGCAAATTCTATTGGTTTTTATATGAACCAGATTAAGGTTAGTTCTTACAATCAAGGACAAGCACCAAAAGGAAAGAGATTAAATTTAGATGAAGTTCAACACATGTTGAACTGCAACTATGATAGTGCTTTACACATTTACAATAAGCTACAACAGAAAGTAGTTGTAAATGAATTTGAGTTAGCGCACTTTGACTATGATTTAACTTCTTATTTGTTCTCATTATTGGATGGTGTGAAGGGTGTAGAGGGTTATAAATAATAAAGAAAGGTTACTGATATGATTGATTTATTAAAAGTAAAGCCGAACTTGATTTGCGAGTCTGAAAGTGTCTTTGATTGGTTAGAAGATAAACCTCTAGTTGCGGGTTCTTTACTGTCCGTTTTAGGGGAGTTAGAAGTTCAAGATATATCTTACTGTGTAGTCCTAAACTTAGAGGGTATCATCAACCCACCAGCTTTTCTAACAGTTACTTTGCAAGATAGGTTGGCTTATTCTAAAAGGGCAACTCTCAACCTTGCAACTTATTATCGTAGCTTTGAAAATGCAGAGGAAAGCTTGGATTTATTTAAAACATTGAGGTCTCATATACCTTTGTTGAAAGTTCTCTATGACTACAATTGTAGTAAACCTGAGTTGGTTATAAATTACACTGAATTATTACAAGGTGTAGTTACTCTGAGTTACTATGACTTTTCAGTTCGTTTGGCTCATAACTCTAAGTTTGGTCTAACTGACGTAACAGTAAGTACCTACTCCGACACAGCTAACTACTTTGAATTGGAAACTCAAGGCGCACAAGGAAACGCTCTAACTGTTCAACTTTCCGTAGATGAACAAACTGAATTGACGCTTACAAGCAAGAAAACTTATGTGCCTTTGGAGGATTTAACTGATACATTGGTTTCTATGTTTTCAGACCTCGTTCAGTACAAAGAAACAGGTCTCAAAATTGATTAAAAGAAAAGGAAGTAAACATGAAACAAAAACTAAAACAATTCGCCACTTCTCAGTGGTTTGATTTGCTAGGAGTAATTCTAGTCCTCACAATCGCAATTTCCGCAGGGTATCATTTGAAATGGCTCAACCAGTTAGTTGATTGGGGTGCTTGGACAGTATTTGTTCCTTTTGGTTGGATTTCTGTAGTAAATGTCGCGATTTCCATGATGTCCACTCGATTTACTGGTAAACTGAGCAAGTTAGGGAATTATCTAGGTATTATCAATGCAGTCTTGTCTGGCTTAATTGACTATATTTTAGGCAATAAAGCTGCCATCATTACCTACCCAGTAACCTTCTTGATTTATCTCGGTGCTATTTACTTATGGAACAAATCGCAAGACGGCAAAGCCAACACTATATCCAAAGCTCGTCTAAATTGGATTGTACCAGCTCTGGTGGTTATTTCTTTTGCCTTTTCGTACCTCACTAATTACATTGGGTATCAGGGTAACATGAACCCACTTGCTTACGTTACAACCATAGTTTTTGCTCTATCTTTGGTAGCAAATGGACTTAATGTTTTGAAGCTATCAACACAGTGGAGTTTTTGGTTGTTCTACAACTTTGTGCAGTTAGCTAAAGCTCTTATTCAAGGGAACTTTGCTAATGTTGGTAAGTACCTTTTCTATATCTTGAATAGTTTAGGGGCTTTGTTTGTTTGGAAAGAAAGTGAAGAGTAAGATGAAAAAGCATTTGAAGTTGTTGTCTGTTCTAGCTTTAAGTCTCCTAGCGGTATCCACAATTTCCCCTACACTCGTTGAAGCAAGAGGAGGTCACGGAGGAGGTCATGGAGGTGGTCATGGGGGAGGTCACGGAGGTCGAAGTGGTGGTGGCGCTAAGTCTGGTGGTGGCTCTAAATCAGGAGGAGGTTCCAAGTCTGGTGGTTCCTCTAAGACAGGCGGTTCCAAGTCCGGAGGTAGCTCTAAAACAGGTGGTAACTCTAAAACAGGTGGTAATAAGTCTGAGAGCGGTTCTAAATCAAGTGGTGGAGGTGCTAAGTCCTCAAACAACGGAAACACACCTAAGTCTGACTCAGAGGTATCTCCAAAAACGCCCTCAAAAGCTGACCCTAAGACACATGTGGGAAAAAGAGTAGAAACTAAATCAAATGAGTCTAGTTCCTCTTCAAGTAAGTCAAGCAGTAGTAGTTCCTCTTTTAGAGGGAGTTCTTTCTACCCTCGTAGCGCTTTCCGTAGTGGTTATAATAACCAAAAAGATGATGAGAAAGAGCGCAAGTCTTTCTACACTACCAACAATTACTATGGAGGTGGTTCAACCTTTGGTGGTAACTCTTTCTTTGAGAACTTGCTTTGGTACAACTTGCTTTTCAATAACTCGAACCACAACACTTACAACAGTTATAACACCTACCAAACTCCTTTAACCAACGCTGCTTTGACTTCTACAACTCAGATAAGTCAACCTCAACAAAAGGTTGAAGATACTGTTACTCAGAGCAAAGGCTATTTGGATTGGGAGAAAATTGGCAAAATTATTATGGGAGTTGCAATAGTAGGTGCTTTGATTACAGGCGCAGTTTGGGTTCTGTACAAAGTGATGGGTAACTAGAAAGTGAGGTTTTATGTTTAAACTAGATAATGATTGGAAAAAGGACTTAACTCTCATTGGGTATTCAGCACTTTTGTGGGGTTTTGTCTTGGTCTTCTTGTTTAAAGTTGGTGTGGCTGATAAGTCTTGGCTTGTAAGTACACTCTTTGGAGTTTTCGCATTTATTGCACTACTAGGAGCCTTGGTCTCAGTGTTAAGGGGTATCAATGTAAATCGCATGACTTTCTTGACTCTCTTAACCCAAATCAGCTCTCTGTCTCTTATTCTTTTCCTCTTAGCAGTCTATGTTGGAGGGGTTGAAACAACTGAAAGTAGACAAGTTGTAGAAACAAGAGATTTCAATGGAACAGTTGATTCGAGAGCTTTCTCACGAGGTCTCCGTAGCGTAAATTTCCGCATCGAAGGTGAAGAAGAGCTTTTAACGCTTGATAATGTTGATATGAAAGCAACATTTACAGATGGTACACCAGTACACCACATAAACACAGTGGTTATTGAGGAAACACGCAAAGATTGGTTTAGTCACACTAAGATTAGTGAGCGAACTATTCACCTTGTGGTGGATTAAGTTGATGGGAAAGGGAAACTATGGAAATTTTCACAAGAAAGGACATTCAAACTGATATTTTCGAAGTTGACGGCTATTTAGGTAACGAAAAAGCTCAGTCTTTGGAAAGTTACCTCCTTGACTTGGAAGAAGCAGATTGTTTCGTTGTAGATATTACTTTGTTGGAAACAAAACAAAGTGGGTTAGGTAACTATTCTAAGTACCTCATTCGCTTTGTTGCTCCTAAATATGAGGTTAAAGTTGACCGTAAAACTTGGGATAGAGTTAGGTCTGAGTGGTGGTCTTTCGGTGCGAAAACTGAGAAAGTCTTCGATCGCTTAGATGAAGCAGAAGACTACCGTAAAAAGACTGAAACTGAAGGTACTTTGGTAGAAATTATTCACCACAGTCCTTTGGATTTACCTTTATAAGCAAAAAGAGAGCTTTACCTAGCGGTATCCTCTCTTTTAATTTGACAAATTTAAAACTTTTTGATATAATTAAGTAAATAAATTAAGAAAAGGAGCTTAAAATGGTAAAACAAAGCACCACTTATGTAACGGAAACCGTCTACGGCAATCACACTTTCACGAGCGAAACTGTGGCTCAAGCACTAGAAACTATAGCTTACAAAGCCATGATTGATTACGATTTAGAATTAAAACAAGCAGGAGATGACTCTTTCAGATTTAAAATCAACAATCGTTATGATTTGGTTTATTCTGAGGAAGGTGGTTTTCGCTTAGTTGAAGATTACGATCCAGAGCCTTTTGTAAACACTACTAAGGTTTTGCGCCTTTATAATAAAGGTTTGCTCTATGAACTAGATAGCGGGGTTGTTAGTTTGACTCTGAGCTTGAAACATTACCCAGTTTCAAGTTTCGAAGAAACTTTAGAGCGGTATCTTGAGCTTGCGAAAGGAATTTAAAGAGTATAAAAAGAGAGATTTACCTAGTGGTATCCTCTCTTTTTCTTTGACAAATTACCACTTTTTTGATATAATAAAGAAAATAAATCAGAAAAGAAGGTAAACTAATATGGATTTAATTGATGTTATTGATAACCGCTTGTTGGACTTACAAAGTGAAATATCTAAACTACAGACTTTAAAAGAGCTTGAACAAAAGAAACAAGCTCCACAAGTTGAAGTTCCTCTATTTAAGTTAAGTGAAAAGTTACAACGAGAGCTTGATAGTTTGAACTCTACACTACGTTCTAAATTGCAGATGGAGGTTGTAGTAAACCAATTTTTAGGTAGATTGCAGTTGGTTCAGCATTACTCTGATATTTCGTACACTCTTGCAATTTATTCTGAGAAAGAAGTGCGAGCTAAAATGAACAGAATGTTGGGTACGACAACTACTACGAACCCTATTCAATATTGGTTTAATCATATTTCAGGGTTAGTAAACGCTTTGCAAGTTCTATTTGAATTGACAGGTGGTCGTTTCTATGAGTTTGAGTTGAAATACGATTTTACAAATTCCTTGCTTACATTCAATTTTAATCAATTTCAAGTTGTTGTGACAGATTTTTCTAGTGTTAGTCTTGGTCGTGTTGAAGTTTCTAAGGAAGTTGCAGGTTCACGTGCTATGAAGTTTAATCTAGGCTCTGAAGGTTTAGTGTTGGATTTTTCAAATTCTGTTAATGAGCTTATTACTGCGAAGATTACTGTCCCTTGTAATTTTTACTCTAATTCAGGAGTAATAACAAAAATAAATGAAGCTATGGAAAAGATTGAAAGTTTTTTACATAGTGCAAGAATCCCAGTATAAAACTACCTTTGGGTATCCCAAAATTCTTTAGGTTTTCTTATATTTTAGAAAGGAAAAGCAAAATAAAATGAAGTTAAGAGATTTTGTAGATTTAAACTCCTTAATGAACCCAACAACTCCTAAAGCAGTAGCTTTCGACATTGAAACAACTTTTGACAATTCGTTCACACCCACAGTTACGGTATCTTCAAAAGCGCCTTTGACTACACCTTGTGATATTTGCCACCGTAAGGTAAAGCAGTTGTTTGCTTTAGAGCGTAAAGGTTTGACTTTCTTTGTCTGTTGTTATTGCTACAAGGAAAGATACAGAAATTGCAGTAAGGTCACAAAGAGTTTTGTAGACCCAACTACATTAGAAATTAGCCCACAACCAAGAGTGAAGTGGGACGATATTTGTACCTACGGACAACAGTTTACTCCGATATTAGACAAAGCACGAAAAGCAAATAGAAAGAACAAGAAGGTTTAAATCAATGGATTTTACAGATAATTTTTTGACTGAATTTCGCAAAACAATTAAAGAGATTTTACTAGAGGGTGATTTAGAACGCCTAAACCTCGCAAAGCAGTTTCTAGGCTTTGATAATAAAGCTTTTGGGGAGTTTTTGGCTCCTTTGTTCAAGGAAGACTCGCTTTTGACCCTACACCACTCAACACCTTACCAAGAGACAGATTCCAACCTTACTGCGGTATCTTCAGAAGACCACAAGCTCTTGTCTGAGAGTCAAGCGCCACAAGAACCTATGGTTGGCTTACATGTAGTTGACATTGATGAAATTGAAAAGATTGAACCTCCTAAAGAAACTCCTAACTATAAGTGGTGCCCACGTGTCTTCTCACCAAGCGCAAATGGTGACTTGTGCGGTATTGTTCTCTTGACAGAGCGTGGTTTCGAAATTGAAGATGTAGAGACAGGAGAAGTCCTTTACGCTCATAACTTTGAGGTCTACAAACGATTTGATTTGAGCCACGGTTTAGTTATTTCCTTTAGTGTTTCAGGTTCTCGTATTTACAATATTTCTTACGAAACCAATTTGGAACCTAAAACTGGCTTTACCTACGTTGAAAATTGTCCTTTAAACCAAGATGAAGAAGGTTACTACGTTCCGTCTGACGCAGAAGGTAAGTCTTTGAGAGAATATGGTTCTCGTTGTGGTGTTTTCAACCTCAATGATTACTTAGTAAAGAACTATCGCCTAGCAACTGCACACTCAGTCGATTTGGTTATTAAAGAGGGAGAAATCCCACGGATTGCGTGGGTTCATAAAGATAATCAAATTAAACCAACCTCATCTCACTCCTCTGCGGTATCCACAAAGTCCAACAGAACTTTCTCTAAATACGACTTTGACTTGAAAGGTAAACGAATTGCTATTATTGGTTTACCGAAGTCTCAAGTAGAGCGCTTTAAGTCTCTTGTTTTAACTGAGAAGGAAGCAGAAGAGTTAGAGTTTATCGATTCTAGCTCTCATAATGATACAGAAGTAGCACCAGAAAAGTTAAAAGACTTTGATGTTGTGGTTATTGTCAGACGCTTTGTAGGTCATAGTACCGTCAATATATTGAAGTCTGTGTTAGGAAGTTCCTCAACTCAGTGGGTAAGTTCTTCTTCACATGGTTTAGATGGACTTGAAAGAGCCTTGTACCGCGGAGTTAAAGGGTATCCGTCCGAAGAAGGTACAACTGTTGTGGACTACCCACTTCTTTAAACTAAATGCGACTAGGAAGAACTGAAGTTCTTCCTTTTTCTTTTCCACCATTTCCAAGCCATTTTCACAAATTTACCTTATTTTCTTGACTTTTACTAAAATTTGTGATATAATAAAGAGAAAATTGAAATTAGATGAAAGGTTTATATAACATGGTAGTAGACGGTTTAACGAGGAACGAATATAGAGGTAAGTACCAAATTCAAGAGTCTTCATTTAACTATAACTTGCAAGGCGGTAGAATTGGTATTGCAAGTAAACCTTTCCGAACCGGAGAGGTTAAGTCACGTGTGCGTGGGTTAACTTATGTAGATAGAGCGCCCCTTACGGATCAAGAAATTATTGAGAGTGACAAGTATTTGGAAGATGGTTCTAAAATTGACAACAGTGAGATTATTTCACTTCATGAACTAGCTGAGGTTACCGGTATAACTCGCTTGTCTAAATTGTCTTCTTTGGTTCACGCTTTTGCAAGCGCTGAGGGTATAGATGTCTTGCACTTCACTTGTTTCCCATTCAAAGAGCAAACTATTTACTTAGTTGGTCTTAAGCGTGGTCTTGAGGTTCCATTTAAGAAGTGGCTTGAATCTCAAAAAGAAGTAAAAGTAAAGTTTCGTAAGAACCGAGTGAGTGGGGTTGTAGCATACCAAGAAGCAACACCAGAGGTTTTATCAAAGCTTTATCCTTACAATGTTGTAGCAAGTGCTTTTAAAGGTTCTGAGGAGAACTTGTTTAGAGTATCACCAGCTAAGTTGAAGACTTACTTGAAAGACAAAACAACTAAGCAAATGCGAGATGATATTAAAGCCATTTATTTCAAGGGTATCCCAGTCGTTCAGTGGGCGGAGAAACAAGGAATTTCAAAGGCTGCAATGTATATGCGCTTAGACCGCTACACAGAGCAGTTTGCAAAAGACCAAGAACACTTTATGTACGCTAAATAATTAGAGGGAGTGTTGTATTTGAAAGAAAAGAAAGCAGACTTAGGTTTAACTAAATTTCCCTCAACTCCTTTTGTAAAGGTCACACAGGAAATTAAAGAATACTGGGAAAAGCAAGTGGTCAATAATGTGTTAAAACAGTTGTACCATGACAAGAAATACAAGTTTAACACACGTTTGTGGGGTGATTTGGAATATGTACAAGAGGGTTTAGATTTAGATATTACCATTAACCGCACCATTACCTTGAAGGTTGAGGGGTTGGAAATACCTATTCAGCTTCATTTATGGTTGACAAAAGATGTGGATATTCAGTTAAAACCTTATATGTTGAAGAACTTACCTTCATGTAATTTAGGTGCTGAGTTTGTTCTTCCAGAGCGTAATTACCACATTCCTTTGGGGTACACAAGTAAGACTGAAAAAGTCTTCAAAATTCAGCTCCACCGAATCCACCAAAGTTTGGTCAAGATTCGTAAGGAGAACAACTTAGTTGGAGAGGTTCGTGTCACTCGTACTTCCATGAACCAAACTATCCAAGGGTATCTTGAAAATGGCGCAACCGTGCGCCTTGTCTACTCTCAATCGGGTATTTTGAGAGAGAAATATATTGATGGTGAGTTGGTTGACTTATATAAAAAGTTTGGCGAAGTTGAAAAACCAAAGGTTATTCGCACAGGTTCAAGTTCAAGCAAGAAAAGTGCTAAATCTAGTGAAAGAGTAGATACTCCTAAAGTCGCAAAGACTTCCAAAGCTAGAGTCTCAGCTCGCACTTTAAAAACTAAGAACACAACGAAAACGAAAGGGGAATAAGCCTTTTGAAAACAGAAGTTCAGTCCGATAAACAAGAGAGTTCGGCTTATACTTCAGTTGTAACTGAGTACAAGCATAAGTGTAAAGACGACTCTTGCGAGGACTTACATAAGAACAAGGAAGAACCTAAACCTCGTAAGGTTTAGGGTTAGTAGGTGTCACATGGAAGACAGACACTTAATTGTTACAATTTATGAAAGAGATAAACTTCTTCAAGCCTTGAAAGAACTAGGCTTCTTGTGGATTGAAGGGGAGGGTATTCTCGATAAGGTGCTAATTGCTTTAGCACCTAACTCTTTAGTTCAGACCAACAAGGTTTACAAATTGACTCCGAGTGAGAGCTTGCAATTTTGTAAGTGGGTTCGAAATATGGGTCTTGAAGACGCCTTGTTTTATAGTGGTGTATCCCACTTAGGTTCTCGCTTAGATACCGAGGTGTATCAAACTATTTACCCTCAATTTAATTTAGAGAGTTATATAGAGAACTCAGAAAATACTATCAATAAATTCAGTTTAGAAAGAGTTTTAAAATTCTTTTCTAAATTTACATGGGATGAAATAGTTTTTATAGCTTTAGAGTAAAGACTTTTCGTGAGTTAAAATAGAAAAAGCAGTGAGGTAATAGATTGCGCGTTTATGTTGATTTAGATAATACACTCCTTGATTCAGCAAGTCGTTTGGTTGATTTCAAACCGACTTATGAACCAGAAGAACAGTTGTCTTATGAGTTGAAGAAGGATTTGTTAAAACACTTCTCAAACCCTCAGTTTTATCAATATGGTGAGATTAAGGTAAACGAAGAAGTAGAGTGGTATCTTGAAGGTCTCGTAGGATCTCATACTGAGGATATTTGTTTTATCAGTCTCAGTCCTAATAAGGAAATTGCTGAAAAGAAAAGAGAACTACTTGATAAGTTAGGTTATGGAAACTCAGCTTTCATGTCTTTCTATAGCTTAAGACAAGAAGAGAAGGTTTTAGCTCGTCTTTTACAGTCTGCAAAAGATAGCTCAGATACAGTGGTTTTCGTGGACGATAACCCTTACCGTATCCTTCAGTACCAAGACAAACAAGCCAACTATAAGGTGGTTCGCCACCCTTACACAGTGGGGCGCTACCCTAGTCACGTTTATGTGGCAAGCGCCAACTACTACAAATAAAGAAACTCTTGCACGTTTAGATAGATTATGGTAGAATTACAAAGAATTAAGAAAGCACTACAAACACTCGGCTTTGAGGGTGTTGTAACTGTAGAAAAGACTATGTTAAAACAAGCGTATAAAAAGCGCTCTAAGGAAGTCCACCCAGACGTTGAAGGTGGTTCTCACGAAGAGTTTAAAGCTCTACAAGAAGCTTACGAACTCTTACTAGAACATGGTTTAGGTCAGACTATTGATTTAGTAACTAGAGAGGTTCTGGTTACCCAAGGTTCAGACTTATTGCGGTATCGCCTCGCAGGGCGCGAATACAAATGTAGGCTTTAAGAAAGGTTAAAACGATGAAATATATCAACAAATGGAACTTACCATTAGCAATTTTAATGGCAACAATGATTTTTACAATGCTTGCAGTTGTTGTACTTTTCATTCTTCGTCTCACTGGTCTTTCCAATCTTGATGTGATTGTAGCTACGGTTCCCCTCGGACTTGTAGTTGGTGTTGTGACTGTTTGGTACTTTGGTTTATGGATTTACTCTCTCTTTACCAAGAAGAGCTTCCGAGACGGAGCTGAAGTAGATTATGAGAGCGCAGCAAACTCAGATGATGGTTGGGAGTAAGAACTTTGTGGTTATTACTCGCAGTATTAGTTTTGGGTAGTCTAGGTTTTCTTTACACCTCGAAAGAAGTAGACTTCACAGACTGCTTTGAAGAAGAGGTTAAACCTAGCAGTGCAACAAAACGTAGAAGGTAAGTGAAGATTTTGGTCTTCACTTTTTCTATTTCTCTAAAAAGCCCCAGATTGCCCCAGATTCGATTTTAACCTAATATGGTAAATATGTCCAACTTCGATTTTAAATGCAACACGGAGCAAATGAGAGCCTTTAAAATTGATTCTGAGAAAAATGTCTGCAGTTTGGTTTTGAGAACTAAATCTAACCTTTAGTCTCTCACAGCGGTATCCACATTTTCGAGACTTTTGCAAAGTTTGTGTCTTTTTCTCCCTTATTTCTTACCTTTAGATTTCCGAAAAGCAGTAGTTGAGGGGTGTCACACCTCTTTTTATTTTTGTCATAATCTCTTCGATTTGTGTCACAGAAACAGATTTTTCTGTCCTAACTTTGTCCTAGAACTCTTAAATTTTGTCATAACTTACTGTTTTTCTGTCTTAAATTTATGAAAAAGTGTCATAAAATGATTTTATTTTGTCCTAGATTTCTCTCAAAGTGTCATAAAATCGTCCGAATTTGTCTTACTTCTCATGAAATTTGTCATAAAATCCCTCAGATTTGTCTTAGATTGGGTTGAAAGTGTCATAAAACTTTGCCAATCTGTCCTAACTTTGTCCAAAATTGTCCTAGATTGGATAAAATTTGTCCTAAATTGAAGGAATTTTGTCTTAAAACCTATTGTATTTGTCATAAAACGACTTCTGTTTTGTCCTAAGTTGGGGTCTTTTTGTCTTACATTGAGGTTTACTTGTCCTAAGTCGCTCTCAGTCTGTCATAAAACTTCCTAGAAAGTGACATACATTTTCCGTTTTCTCACCTTAAATTCTCGTTTGAAACTAGAGGAACGCCCCAATTCCGTAAGGATTTGGCGGCTTTTTGCTTATGTTTTGCAGGGAGTTTAAGCTATGGAGGTCTGAGGTCTGAGGTCTGAGGTCTGAGGTCTGAGGTCTGAGGTTTGAGGTTTGAGGTTTGAGGTTTGAGGTTTGAGGTTTGAGGTTTGAGGTCTAAGTAAGGTTTGAGGTTTGAGGCCTGCATTTAAAACTTCAACCTCCCACCAAACCTCCCAGTGGTATCCTCGCTTTGCGTTTTGATTTTTACTTTTGAACTTAACCTCAGTATAAGGAACGCCCAACTTCCGTCTATCTACGTTTAGTGAAGGTTTTCTCTCGTCCTTAGTTTTAGGTATTTCTCAGTTCTTGCTACAAGTTCTTTACTTTACTTCTTAAATAAGAGAAACCCCCAAACTCCGTTTAGTTTCATTTAGTGAGCTTTGTTTCTTCTATAGATTTAGGTACTTACTTAGTGCTAGTTACACTCTCTTTTCCTTACTTTCTTGTTTAAGTGAGAGGAACGCCCAACTCCCGTTGGGCTTCAGACTTGCTTTGCTGATTTCCTTTTTGTGAGCGTTAATTTAAGTAAGCAACTTGAACTTCAGTAAGATTAAGCAGCAGTTCACAGAGCGTTCAAACTCCAATAAAATCAGAGCAAACGCTAACTACCCTTGCGGTATCCTCAGTCCACGTGCGTTTTTAAGATGAAATTTATCCGATTAAAAAATGGAAGCACTCATAGACAAAGCAGAAAGCAGACAGCAGAAAGCAGAACCTCAATTTCAAACTTCATTTTTCTACTTTTGAAAGAACTCCACAAACCTCACAGCGGTATCCACAAATTTCCTTTTTCTTTATAGTAAATTCAACTTCAATCCAATATCTTTAATTTAGTCTAAAAATAATGAACTTATCTCATTTTGATTTAGATTTTGTACATCTTGTTACTTGATTTTTATTCTAAAATAATGTATAATAGTCCTTAAGAAATTTAGTAATGAAAATTCCTAGTCATATAGCTAGATTTCAGACTGAAAATTTTACAGAGAGGATAAAGTACAGAAAAGTAGAATGATTTATTTTGTATTTTAAAAGTAAATCATAAAATAGTAGTTTTTTGTGGTTTTTAAACATAATGAGTAAAAAGAAACCGATATTTAATACTTTAAATCAGATTTATTCTGATATTACTTTATTCCAAACTAGACTGGAGAATAACAAGCATATTCCTTCTAGTTCGGTCTTACAAACTGTAGAGGACTTGCAATTTGCAAAAACGCTTGTTGATTTTTTGAAGAGCGGTTCTTACTTAAATTTAAGTAAGTCAAATGAAGAAAGCACTCTTAGTCTTTTGAAATTATATCGATCAGGACTCAATCGCAAACAACTTGTAGACCTTTCAGGTTTGACTTCTCGTCAAGTTTATTACGCAAGTCAAAAGGTCGAAGAAAGTCTTGAATCGAGATTTCCGACAGGATTATTAAGTCTTTGGAAAAACCGCCAATTTCAAGTGATTGAGGAGTATTTACAGGTCAATTCTGATGAACTTTCTACTATTATAGAAGAAATTTCAGAGTTTCCTTTAGTGCAAGTTGCTCCAAACCTTTTGGGTCAGCGTACAAGTGAATTGTACCAAGCAGATTTAATTAAAGAGAAGTCAAAAGAAGAGATAACTGAGTCTCTTGCAAAGGTCTTAGACGTAGAGAAGAAATTAAAGCAGTTTCTATCAGAAAACCTTGAAGATATTAAGGTTTGGGGTTCCCTCTCTCGGTATCTAACCTTGAACAAGACACTTCCAGTTGACTTAGTTCTTGAACTAAAGGAGAAGGACTTTCCTAACTTGAACTCAGTAGCCTTTGAAAGGGTTGAGGGTGTGTAACAATGATTGATAAATACACGATAGACTCTCCCTATAAGGCTCTCTATTGGTCTTTCTACAATATTGCTTATAGTGAGATTTATAAAGCACCTCCAGAGTTCATTCCAACAGTTTCTTTTGAACCTAGCGCTCTCAGTAAACTTGACGGGTATCCTTATGTGAGCACGGCTTCCGCTCGTAAGCTTTTGGAGTTGAAAGAGACGGTTGCAGCAGTTCCTCCAAGTTATGATTACCGTAGGTTGTTAGCTCATTTTGAAACAATCGTAGAGCATTTCAGAGTTTCAAGCACTTCCTTTGTAATCACAGAAGAGAATTACACCTATTTGAAACCTAGCAACTACCCTTACCAACTTTCTTATAGTATGGTGGTCTTGTGGTTTGCGATTTACCTTGATGTCATTGTAGGAGACTTCCGTTTAAGTGTGAAGGGTCTCTCTTCAGAGTTAGCAGAATCTAGTATTCTTTACTATTTCAAGCTCTTTGAGTATTTACCGATTGACTACGATTTGAGTGCGAAAGACATAGATACTATTAACAGTCAGCTCTATGTTGAAATGGCTCGTTTTCATGGCTACATGAACAAAGAGGTCTTACCAATTTCTGAGAAACAAAAGCTCTTTAAAGAGCAAGGGTATCAGGAGGGTTCGCTCGTCTTTCTTTATGAAAAAGGTTATGTAGCAAATGAAGAGGTTCGCAGTAGCAAAGGTACGAATAAGTTTATCAACAAAGTTCATTTAGCTAAGATTACAAAGGTCACAGACACAGAGGTTCAGTTCTATACTTACAACTTCTATAAGACGAGAGAAGGTTTGTTAGAAGACTTTGAAAGTCTCCCAGAGTCTATTCAAGACTTATATGGTAGCTACATTGAATTTTTAGAGCCTTCACTAACCGTCAGCAGAGTAGAGGTTGGTTGGGACACGTTGGGAGTCAATTACGCTCAAACCAATAACTCAATTTACGCAGAGCATTATTTCATTACCAAAGTGGAGTCTGTTTATTCTGTACCAATTACAGTTTTAAATGAGAACTTACACTTTGAAACAACAGTTCTTCCGATTGAGGTTGCAACTCTCTTCCTAGTGTTGTCTTATGGAGTTTCTTTTGATGAAGAACTCTACCAAAAGCAGTATTCCGTAGAGGTTTCGCACATTCGTGAGAGGGTATCCTTTTACACCTCGCAACTCGAAGAAAAGCTAGGTTACGAAATAGGTGATTTTTGTAAAGTTAAGGAACTTTACTAGAAAAAGAGGTGGTTTAGATGAAAGACACCTATAAATACAAAGTTGAAATAGTAGACGATGGGGTTGAGCGCACTGTTTCCTGTGTGAACCTCTTTAAACATAGGCTTTACAGAGGTTTGGTTCAGACAAGAGGGAAAGGAACTTACACGTGTCTCTTTGAGATTTTGGCTTACCCTTTTGAATACAAGAAAAAGAAGTTGGCAACCTACTCTAATCGCTTGCTACACAAGGATTTATTTGAACTTACGGAACTTTCACGAGAGGGTACCTCACTACTTCGTGAAACTTTTCCGTTGGAGTTGTTGCACCAAACATTTAAAGTAGCAGTCCCAGAGCTTTACCTCTATAATAAGAAAGTGACTTCAGATAAATACAAGCTTTTGGTTTCAAATTATTCTGAGCTAGAAGATAATTACATAAGGAGATTAGGAACATGTGGGGAAAAGTTTCAAAGATAGCCTTACTGGGCTTGGTAGCACTCTCGGTATCCTCTCCAACCTTGGCGCTTGCCAGAGGAGGTCACGGAGGAGGTCACGGTGGAGGTCACGGTGGTGGTCATGGCGGCTCTCACGGTGGTTCTCATGGAGGTTCAAAGGGTGGCTCGCACGGTAGTTCTAAAGGTTCTACTGGGTCACACAACACAAGCAACCACGTAGGTTCGACAGGTTCTAAAAGTGGTTCACACTCTAGTTCTAGTCACGGTCGGTCTTTCCGACCAAGTGCAATAGGTACGCCAATTTCCTCTTAGCGCTCGCTAAGTTCTCAAGCAGAGTTTAAGAGTGGTCACACTTCAGTTCCCTCTTTCACTTCTTCTGAAAATACTGTGAAGACCTTTTATTCCTCAGACACTCCATTAAATATGCTTTTGTACCGCCCTTTATATGGCTATCATCACTCGTCTGCGCACTATTTACCTGTTCAGACTGAGGAAGAAGAAACGAAAGAAGACAAACCTAAGATAAACACTGCTATTCTGTGGATTTTAGCTGCTATCTTAGTTCCTCTCTTAGCTCTTATAGGTTATGTTGCCTTTTCGAACTAAGTTTTCTTAGGTAGATTATTAAAGAATATTGATTTAAAAGGGTTTGGTAAGTTAATTGAGGGTATCTTATCATGCCTTCGCAAATTTTCCAATTTAGCAAACTTAAACGTGGAGTTTTACTTCAAAAGTGGTTGGGTTCTCAGAACTTCAGCAGTAGCAACTGTTTAGCTAACTTAAAAGAAGACTTCCTTGATTTAAAAGGAATTTGAGGGTATCCCATCATAGGTCTAAAATTTTTCTCGGTTGACGGGTGCTTTTCCGTTGTTCAATTCAATTTGAGATGCAGGTAGGCTCTCAACTACTTGGTACAACTGAGATTTGAACCTTTTAAGTCAAAGCCGCAGGAGGGTATCTCATCACACTTTTCAATTTTTCGATTTCTCTACTTGAAGTTGAAGTGCTTAAAAAGAGAAAATAAGTGGTTAAATTCTCCTAACTCCTTGGTGCGCTTGGTTTAGAGTTAATTTTCCCAACCTACAGAAGAGGGTATCTACAAACACCTCTCAAATTTTCCACTCTTAAAAGAAGTGAAAAATAAAATTCTTGTGCCAACAAACTTGAAAGTCCTTGGCACATAAAGGTTCACACACTCTTTCTCAACCAACTGAGGTGGGTATCCTTCAGCACTCTCAAATTTTTCTACAGAGCTTGCCACTTAAAAGATGAAAAATATTGGCAACAAACTTGAAAACCTTTGGTACACAAGAGATTAGATAGCATTTCCTAACCCACCGACGTGGGTATCTAAAAGAAGACCTCAATTTTGGTTTTCCCGTGCCAATTTTAACTTGATTTTCTAAAATGAGTAGGTGCTTTTCCTCAGAAAACAGGCAAATACCTTACCTCACAAGCGATTTCGCTATTTTTCTCTATAAAATCAAGCAAAACCTTTGGTTTAATCACATCTTGGTGGGTATCTCATCAATACTATGAAATTTTACCGTTTTCCGAACACTAACTTGGCATTAACTTGCCAATAATCGGATTTTGGATTTTTCGCAGTTTTTCCTCTCTAATTTCATTTCAGCATAAACATAACAGAATAGATTTTATTTATACAAATAGAAAAATGAACTGATTTCAGTCTCACTATATATATAATAGAAGAAAGTTGGTAAAAATGTATCAATCAGCACTCGACAACCTCAGTAATGACAAGGGTTTTGCTAGTGTAAAACCTAGTGCAAATTCAGAGCAACAAATTACTGAGGAACAAATTTACGAAGAAAATATGAAGAAGTATTTGGACTTGGTTGCTTCCAAAGGTTATAACCTTGAAGAATTAGAGCCAATTATCCGCTCAGAAGGTCGCACAGAGTTGTTTGCAACCGCAGGTTCAGGGAAGTCCACTTCGATTTCCTTGATTTTAGCAAAGGATAAAACCATTGGTCGCTTGTCTCCAGCTCAGAGAGGAAAGAAAGTCGCTTGGGTTACTACCTTCCTAAGTAAAGGAGCAGAAGAGATTAAACAGAATGTAGAGCGCACTTTCGCTAAGTTAGGTCTCTCAGGGGTATCCACAAACGACCTCACATTCAGCACATTACAGTCAGAGTTTTTTGAACTTTTGCGACTTCGTGGGTTCAACCTTACAGATAAATCAAAATCAGACTATGTTCAAATGTTGGACACAGGTGGAGGAGACTCTGAGGGTTCTCGTATTTTCAATGCAATTATGGGTCGTCTGTTCCGTAAACACGACTTGGGAGAAGAAGGAAGTAACTATATTTCTCTTCAAGATAAACGAGACTTGTCTGCAATTATTTCTAACTACCGTAACTGCTCAATTACTGAGTACCAATTCGGTGAAGCAGCGGAAACGGCAAAACGCTTGAACCTCCCAAGAAACTTACTTCCTATGGTAGTTGAAGATTACCAAGCCTTAAAGACTTCCATGAACGTTATTGACTTTGACGATTTGATGTCTCTTGTCTACGATTATATGGTTGTAGAGAAGAAAGATGATCCAGTTCAAATGGCTTGGGTCAACTTTTACAAAAACCGCTACGAATACTTCATGTTGGACGAAGCTCAAGATATGTCTGAGTTGCAGTACCAAGTCTTGAAGCCGATTTTTGAGAACTGTCCACGTGTCGTTATTGTAGGTGACCCAGACCAATCCATTTATGGTTTCCGTGGGTCAAATCCAGAGGTCATGGAGTGGTTCGACAAGGAGTACCAACCTACTAAGTACCCGCTTTCGGTATCTTACCGTTGCCCTTCAAACATTTTGAAGCCAATCACTAAGTCGATTGAAAAGAACTCAAATCGCTATGAACACTCTCTTCGCTCCTTCAAAGAAGGGGGAGTCCTTGAAGCTTACCAATTTGACTCTGTAAAAGACATGGCTGACGCTTCTTTGCAGTTGATTGATAAGTATTTGGCTGAAGGGAAGACTATAGCAGTTCAGTCACGTGTGAACTTCACTTATTCTCCGTCTTCTATTCTTTACGCAGTGAAGCACCAAGGGGACTTCAACTTATTAGGAGACGTAAGAGATTTCAACACTTCTCGGTATCGAAAAGTTTGGAACCTCATTGAAATGGTGCGTGGTCGCGGTTTAGTGGATATTAAGAACAACTTGAAAGTCTTAGCGCCAGAGCTAAAACCTTGGGATGCGAAAACTCTCGCAGAGCGCCTAATGAACGCTATTCCAGAGAACAAAAATATCTTGTTCTCAGATAACTACGCTTATTTAGACTTCATTGCTCAAGAATATGGTCTTAAGTCTATGGCTACTTTGGTAGACAAGTTGAGAAAGACCTATGGAGAAGAGTTCCCCGGAGAAATGGTTCTCTTTAAAGAACTTTTAGCGCATGTGCTTTATTGGGGGGAGCCAGCTAATGCAGAGGTAGTCGGTACTATTTCAACTTTGGCAGAAGAAAGCGACACAGTTACAGACTTCTTTAGCAACATGGACTTTATCAACAATAAAATCCGTGAAGCAAAAAGAGGTGGAACTTCGCTCTTGACCTTTGCTACACCGTTCAGCTTTAAAGGTCGTGAAGCCAATGTCAACATTATTTTTGATGATTCTGATGGTGTCTTTCCTTATACCTTGAGTGGAGAGCTAAGTTATGAAGAAGAACGTAGGGTTCACTTCGTAGCAGGAACACGTGGTGATGAAGTTACGATTTACCTCACTCGTAGAGGAAAAGCTTCACCATTCTTGAAAGAAATGGGTATCCCGTTAAAATCGTGGACTCCACTTGACGGAGTGGTACTAAATGGTGTAAAATTGAAGCAGGAATTGAGTTTAAAAGAACGCATGCAAAAAGCCAAGGTCGAAGAACAACTTGGAGCGTTCACAGACTTCGATTTGAAACTTTGATTTTAAAGATTGTGTGGTAAACAGATTGAATAAGAATGCGAATTTAGGTCTTTCCTTTTTTGACATACAAGCCTTAGATGTAAACCGAAACGTGAAGGACGAGTTGACTCTCGGTCTCCTTCACGGTTTGGATTTAACACCTTTTATAACAAGTGATAAGGTAGACTTTGAGCTGCTAAGAGTAGTTCGCTTATGTTTGGAACATGATGTACCTCTTTATTTGGTAAACGCTAATTTGGATAAGGATATTTTGACTCCTTTGTACAAGTTGTATAGCGCTCATAGAACCTTGGATTCTAGTGGTTTGTCTAACTATTTCAACTCAACCAATTATGAGTTGATGGTAGAGCCAAAGACTTTCGGTATCCTCGTAGATTTGGCGCTTGAAAACGTAGACTTCTCTAAGGTGGATTTTACCTTAATTCCTTTGTCTACGATAGAAGTCTTTGCTTCTGCTTTGGTTCAAGGGGTTGAAATTTCAGACTTGCAGAATAGTCGAGCGGTATCCGACAAGGACTACCTCGATTTTCTGATTTCCCTTCGTATGGCAGGGGTTGATATTTCCCCTTTCCTAGAGGGTTCATGGTCTGAGAGTCAGATTTTGGCGATTTTAAGAGGTCGTTTGAAGATGTCTGTAGTGGATTTCATTCAGCATTATATCAATGAGAACTTCACCGCAGGTCAGATTGAACAATGTTGGAGAGCTTCTGACTTTGGTTGTTTGAGTTTAGTTTGTAGTACCGATAAAGACGGTTTTCCAATTTACAATGAGTACCAAATGTATCAGTTGGTAGAAGGTGCGCGCTTTAATTTGGACTATCGTTTGTACGCAGACCCTTCTTTGAATGACTCAGAGATGGCTCTAGCTCGAACAGAACTCTTCAAGAAGGCTGATGAGAACAAACGTGGAGAGCTTTCAAGTAAGATTAAGTCTTACAAACCGAAAGGAGCCTTTTGGTAAACTGCTATGGGTGGCTTCTATTTATGGATTCTTTTCGTGTTCAATTCTTTATTTCTCTTCGGAATAGGGGTATCTTATGTTTTGAAAGAGCTTCAACTCTTTGAGACGGTTAAAAGTAAGGAAACAATGCGCAGAGAACATTTATACTTAGCAGGTTTAGGGGCGATTGGATTGACTTTGCTTTTTGTAGGAGCAATAGTTGTAGTTTAGAGAAGATGAAAAATGAGGTTTAGCATTGACTTTACCTCATTTTTATTTGACTTATTCTATCTTTTGTGGTATAATAAAACTACTAAAAGAATAGAAGAAAGATAGGTTTAAGTTTATGTTAGAAACAGTAGAGAATTTGAAAGCAAAGTATGAATTGGAGTTGAACGGCTCTTTTGATTTGCAAACGCAAGGGGATTCCTTGGTCTTCCGGTATCATTCTCCCAACTCGGCAGTTGGTGTTGTCTCTTCTCGTTCTATGAGAGCAGGACAATACGTTGCTGATTTGTTGAGTTTTATGGAGTGCGTAGCTTTGCTTGAAAGCACTCTCGCTTAGATTGAATTTTGGTTAAAGTGGAGTTTAAAATATGTACAGATTAGTGCAGTTTCTATCAGTTTGTGGTGCAATTATGTTGTTTACCTCATATTGGTTTATGGGTGTGGTTCTTTTAATTTTAGCAGGAGTTATACTCTATAAAAACTCAGATGAAAAGGGGAACTTAAATGAAGGTTTTAAACCTGATATTGAGAAAGAAAGACAAGCTTACATGAAGCGTAAGAACGCTAACTTCCCAAAACACATCTTTTTAGCGTACAATAATGATATTCTCTATGAGGAAGTTGGAACTAGGGAAGATTTTCATAAAATGTTGACTGATGTTTCCTTGGTTCACAAGACAAACTCTTATACGTTAGCGAAGAAAGACTCCCTCGGTCGCATCATTGGTGGTCTCATTACCTTTACAGGAGGGGAGATTGATGAGCGCAGTCGTGATATTAAACGTGGTTTCTATCAAAGGGATGATGAAGCTCGCAAAAAGGCTCAGGTTCCCGGATTTGATTTAGTAAAAGCTCAGTGGACAAAAATCAAAGATCAGTCGTATCCTTTGTACCACCGAACTCACCTTGTTCCATTTCGTTACTGTTTGAATGATGGAGAGTTTGAAAGTGTTATGTTCACAGGAACGGCTCGCTTGAATAGTGGATTTATTGCAAGCTCTGGTTTTATTCCAACAGAAGACCACCACGCTAAAAATGTCCGTAAGATTGTAGAGAGGGTATCCAAGTCACCCTACGCATTTTCTAATATCAAAGACACTCAGTCTCTTTCTTTGGATGACTTTGAACGTGCAGTTGGTGAGTTGGTACATAGAAGTGCTGAAGCTTACACTCACACTTATAAATATGGGGTCGAATGTTTCTATGTAGACAATTCCCTTATTCCCAGTGGCATTACCGTTGTTCTAACTGATGTTACTTTGAAACAACATTTATTTGTAGCAAGTTTAGAGAATAAAATTTAATAGAAAAAGAGGATTTGAGTTTGTCAAATTTAGATAAAGAAGTGTACAGAGCAGTAAAAGAGGAAGCTGACAGGGTATCCAACATTATGTCTGCTCTTCTCTCAAATAGAATTTCTGCAAGTGAAGCAGAAAAACAACTAGGGGTAAACTACTCTAGTTTTGCTCGTAAGAAGTTAAATAAGAGCGCTTGGACAAATAGTCGAGTGGTCGCACCTTTGCAAAATACTCTTGTCTTTAACCATGATTTACTGGATAATATGAGTGAAACGGCTTTCGGTTCGTTTTGTCGCTTGGTATTTGGTTCTGAGGTCACAGAGCTTTCAGAGGACTTCTTCTCATCTTTCCTACCTTTTGTAGACACAGTTGTAAAAAGTGTAGATGAAACAGAGCAACGTTGGTTTGAGAAGTTTTTCAAGGGGTCTACTTGGTTGACTGCTAAAAACACAGGAGACTTTCTAGTTGCAGTGTCTAACACTCAAAGGGTATCTCCAACTCGCCAACTATTTGTTGAGAAATCAATCGCTAACATTATCAAAAACGTTAGCAAGTCTTGGTACATCAACGATAAAGGTTTGGTCATTCGTTACCGAAGCTCTTCTAGGGTTTCCGAGCGTTTGTTGAAAGAAGGTCAAGTCTTAACTGAGGTTGAGGGTGTTGTTACTTACCGTCCGAAAAACACAGGTTCTCAGATTGAGCCTTGTTTAACAGTTGACTTGTTCAACTCTAAAATTAGAGCCTTGTTGAAAAGTAAAGGCTTTACCTTTATTTCAGATTTAGAGTCTGTAACGAAGATTGGTCTGCAGAGCTTTGCAGGTCTTGGAATTTCGTCATTTTGGAAAATTGAAGATAAGGTAGAGTCTTTGGGGTATCGATTTAAAGTTGTGGAGGTCTAAATGGTGCTAGTCAGACGAAAGAAACCAGTAAATAAAGTAAAGCTATTTAGAAATTTTACAAGTTTGAATAGGGTTCGAAACTTTGCAGGTCATGTAGAGGTGGAAAACCTAATTTGGAAGGTTCGAGAAACTGATTTTGGCATTATGTTTATGTTCTCAGACGGTGTGGTAAATACCTTGAAATTGGAAGAACACGGAGCTTTTTGGAAATCAAATGAAAAACACACCTCTGTTGTTTCCAATTCTGCGCATTTAAAGAAATACTTGAAAAAGAAAGTGATTTCACATTATTACAAGAAAGTTGGGAAGGTTAGTAAATGAAGTTAAAATATGAGGACTACACAAAACGACAAGACGTTCTTAACAAACTAAGTAACGAAATAGTTATTTCCTATGTTTCTGCAAGAGATAAGACAACGGGTCTGTTTACTAGTGCAAATTTAGTACATTCAGTTACCTTTGCTAAAACTTTTATTCTCATTCGCTTGAACGAAGGTTCCAATTTGGTTTTAAATCTGTTGGAAGATGGAGTTGAGTGGAATGAGAATAAAGTGAACCTAAATTTTGATGATATTGTCTCAGATTTGGATTTGTTGAATGCATTTAAGAGAGTGGTTCTTCAATATCTGTATGTAGATTGAGGTGCAATTCTTATGAAACTGCGTTATACTAATTACAGAGAAGAACTCTCTTCAATCACCTTGCAAAAGCTCTCTTCAGAACTTTTGTCTGTTCATGGTTTCCTCAATACAAAATTCTCAACTTTCGTAGGAAACGTCCTCTCTTTCGTAGAATTTCGAGATAACCAGATTGTCTTTCACTTCCTTGGGGGTAAGTCAGCAGTCCTTGAATTGAAAGAAGAGCAACCGTCTTGGGTATCACCCATTTATTTTGCGACTTTCAACGGTCATTCTTTTCCGTTGAACTTAGACACTTACAAACGAATAGTTGAAAGATATTTATATCTTAGAAAGCGAGATTAAACATTGAACGTATTAGAACTTTTTGCAGGGGTTGGTGGCTTTCGAGTAGGTCTTGAGAAAGCAAGTCCTACTTTTAAAACTTTGTGGTCAAACCAATTTGAACCATCAAGAAAGTCACAAGACGCTTTTGAAGTCTACAATTATCATTTCCCAGACAGTGAAAATTGGAATGAAGACATCACCACAATCCCCAATGAGCATTTTTCTGCTTTAAAAGGCAAAGTAGATTTGATTGTAGGTGGTTTCCCTTGTCAAGACTACTCTGTAGCAAGAACCAAGAAGAATGAACAGGGTATTGAAGGTAAAAAGGGAGTTCTCTTTTGGGAGATTATAAGAGCCACAAAACTAAGTAACCCTAAGTATTTACTTCTTGAAAATGTAGATCGCTTGTTAAAAGCACCTTCAAAACAACGTGGTAGAGACTTTGCGATTATGTTGAGAACTTTTGCTGACTTAGGTTACGGAGTTGATTGGAGAGTCATTAACCCTGCAGACTACGGTTGGTGTCAACGAAGAAAGAGAGTCTTTCTCTTTGTTTATCGAAAAGACACTGCTTACTTCAAGAAACAACGGGGTTTAGAAGATTTCGGAGTAGGTACTAGCGGTATCTTTGATGAGACTTACGAAACTAAATCAGAAGTTGTGAGAGCTAGAGAACATTCCTTCACCTTACCTGAAGACATCGTAGAGGTCTCAGACTCTTTCTCTACACAGTTTTGGAACTCGGGTAGTATGATAGAAGGTCAAGTCGTTACAAAGGAGTTAGAGCCGAAATACGAGGGTTTTCGCAAGGTTCTAGGAGATATTTTGGAAGACCCTTCAGATTTACCGACCTCCTTATATTTGTCCGAAGACAAAGTGGACAAGTTCCGTTATTTGCGTAGAGCTAAGAAGTTTGAGCGTACCAATTCTGAAGGTTTTACATACACTTACTCAGAGGGTGCGATGTCTTTAGTAGATAGCGCAGATTTGCCTTCTCGTACTTTACTGACTTCTGAGGGTTCTATTAGTCGCACCACTCACTTGATAGAAGACAGTAAAGGGTATCGTTTGTTGACTGCACTTGAAACTGAGCGTTTACAGGGTTTCCCCGATAACTGGACTGCAATTAAGTTGAGTAAAGGCACGGAAGTAGCGGTATCCGAAACTCGTAGAAAATTCTTTATGGGAAATGCCCTCGTTGTTGAGGTTGTTGAGAATTTAGGTAGATATATTGCTGATAGGTTAGATTAGTGAGGTACTATATGGCAAAACATGTTTACAGTCGGAGCAAAGAAGTCTACCTAGTCGAATTTTATGGTGATTATCACTATTTAGCTACTGCAAAACGTTTGCAAACGCTCTTGAAGTCAGGAGAGTTACTAGGTGAGAAGGTAGATATTCACTTAGAGAAGCTAGGTAGTAACTGGATTGTACCTCGTTCTGTCTTAGATGAGCTACATTCTCGCTTTGAAGATACAGGTTTGGGTATCTCGCCCTTGCAGTTGGAATTTTGAGGTTAAGTTATGGAAACAAAAGAACACTTTAACAAACGCATGGTCGCTAGAGTTTGTAGGATTTTAAAGGAAACTGCACAGTACAAGACTGAGTTGCTACACAATTTATGTGAGCAAAATGGTTTTATCATTCAGGAAAATAACCGTAGAGTTATAAACACAGACTACCTTATTAGTAGGATTGAGAGTGAAGATATTCCTTTTACGTTTATGTACAGTGCAAATAAAACTTATGTCTTTGGAGATTTGCTAGTCGGTTTAGTTGAACATTCTAGTTACAGTTACTTTGTGGTATCTCTCAAACCTCCAGTTTTTGATTTGAAAGACTGGGATTCGCATTATGAGTCTTTAGAGTCATTTTTAAATGGTATTGAAACTGAAAGTAACAAAAGTTGAGGATTGGATTGTGATGACTAGGTACGACTTTATGATAAATGCAGCTAAAAATTCTCGATATAAAGCTAAACCATGGTTTCGATATTTAAGGGAAGTGATTTTTGAAGATCACACTTACTTAACAGAGGATGATATAGAGAACTTACTTAATTTAACTGAGTTAACAGCTTTTCAAAAAGTTACTTTAAAGTGCGCAGTTCAGATAGGTTTACCTACTCACGCTCATGTGATGTCTTTTAATAACTCCGCAAATATTGAGAGTGTAAGAAAATTGACAGAGGAGGTAAACTCTTGAAAAACATAACATCAACCTTGAGAGTGCTTGGTAGCACAACCATAGTAGCTTCCGATAGAGAACAACATGATTTCTATGCAACTGAGCCGAAAGCAGTAGAATTACTACTTGAGGAGGAACAATTTCAACAGGATATTTTAGAACCTTGTTGTGGTCTCAACCACATAACTAATGTACTCAGAGATAAGGGGTATCGAGTTCATACTTCCGACCTCATAGATAGAGGTATAGGAGCAGAAGTTAAAGACTTCTTTGATTACACTCATTGGCACGGAGATATTGTAACAAACCCTCCTTATTCACAAGCAGTAGATTTTGTAGAGCATAGTTTGAAGATTATCGAAGACGGTTCTAAGGTTGCTATGTTCCTCAAAATACAGTTCTTAGAAGGTAAGAAACGCAAAGCTTTCTTCAAACTATTCCCACCAAAGCACATTTATGTCGCAAGTAGCAGACTAAGATGCGCTAAAAATGGCGAATTTGACAAGTATGGTAGCTCTGCAGTCTGCTACGCTTGGTTCGTTTGGGAGAAAGGATATAAGGGCGAACCCTCGGTTCGTTGGATCAATTAAAACTAGAAAGATAATAGGTAAAACAAATGACTAATAGCACACAATTTTTAGTAGACATCACAAACTTCATTGTCAATAACTTTAAAAACCACAAGATTTGGGATGTAGAAATTGCTTTCCCAGAGTCTTCTGAGGATAGCGCAAATGGTTTTCCGAAACATGGACTTGTAGAGGTTAGTGCTACTGATTTTAAAGGAAACTGGAACAGTCACTCCTTCATGTTCAACTCCCCAGAAAATGTAGACGAAGAAACGAAGAGTTACTTTACAAACTGCACTTTCCCTTTGTATGTGAATACTTCAAATACGGTTTTGTGGGAAGAATAACTTACCTAGCGGTATCCTCATTTTGAGGATACTTTTTCTTTGTCTTAAATTTCCTTTAGTTTGTCTTACATTTCTTTAAATTTGACTTACATTTTCCTATTTTGGTCGTAGTTTTAGTTAAAATTGTCTTAAATTATCCGCTACTTGTCATACTTCTTTAGATACTTGTCATAACTTTATTTTTCTTGTCATACAGTTGTCATAAGATTTGCAAAATCCTCGGTTTTCTGCTATAATAAACCTATTAAACTCGGAAAGGAGTAGTTAGACGATTGGATTTAGAAACTTACACCTTAAAGGGTGTTGATTTAGCTAAGCGAGTGTTAGCAAACGGTTTAGCACGTGGTTATCCTATAGTCCTCAAAGGTGATCCGGACGTTGACGGTTTATGTGCTTGGTACGTTGGAGCTAAAATGTTACAGAAAGCAGGGTACTCGTTCCATTCTTGTGTTAATACAGATAGAAGACACGGTATGGTTGAAGAAGAACTCGTCAAGAAAGAGCGGAGTTGGGGAGAATATGATTATTACATCCCTACAGAGTACCACCAGAATGAAATCATTATCAATGTGGACTCTTCTATTTCGGCAGATGAGATGTTGCAGTTAACTTCCCAAGGGAACTTTGTTATTAGCTTAGACCACCATGAGGTTGAGAGTAACCCTTTGTTCCCAAACCAACAGTATTGGTCTACCACAGAGGAAACAGGAGACGGGGTATCCATCATTGGCGAAGCAGTTCTCATTAACAACCAATATAGCTTTGAACCAGAGGAATTGAGATTTTGGTCTGGAACAGGAGTTGTTTTAAATGCTTTATCAAAGATTTTAGAGGTAGAGATTGAAACTGAGTGGGTCGCAATGCACGGTGTCACTTTGCTTTCTGATGTACGAGATATTGAAAACCCTTTAGCAAGAGAGATTTTAAAGGTAACTTTTGAAACTCCATTACTTCAAATGCCTGTCCTAAGGAAATTGGTTCATGTGTGCCAAGCAGAAGTACCTACTACATTTCAGCGGTATCCCGAAAAGTTAGATAGAACCTTTGTGGATTTCAGCTTGTCTCCTTACATTAACGCTTCGTATCAACTTAATTTGAGCGAGTATTTGTTTAGACTTTGTATTCAAACGGACTTCTTTTACTCTTTACCAGCTAAAACGATTCGGACTCGGATTTTGAACCACATGAAAGATTATTTGAAGGTCACAGAGCTTGAAAATTTGGTTATTTTAGCGATTGATGTAGCAGAAATACCAGAAACCTCAGACTCGAAGGAGTACAACTTCAAGTACACTTCTTTTCTTGGATTGATTGCGAATCAGTATTTGAGAGACTTAGGGAAGACGGTCTTGATTGCAGCAGTTGAAAAAGGGAATTGGCTCAGAGGTTCTGTTCGTGGTTTCCATTCGGACGTAGAGTACAGAGAGTTTTTTGAACATCACAACTTTGATGCACAAGGACATAAGGGTGCATTTGGTTTGGTTTCGGTGTATGGTTCTATCAACTTCATGCAGTTAGATAAAGACCTCGGTATCCTCGAACAAGGTGCAACTCAACAAGGTTTGAACATTCATGTTATGTCGAATTTGTTAGCGAACTTTGATACATTGCGAGAACTAGCTTATGCAAACGAGTTTTTATTGAGTTCTCACTTCCATTCTATCTCATATAGTGGTTTAGCTTATTCTACGTTTGCAGAGACTGCTAAAAAGAGAGGTTACGAAGTGGACGGCATGTTTGTTGACTCGTTTGACAAAGAGCTAAACCCTAAAAACGCTCTGATTGTGCCTTATTTATATGGTGATGAATTAAAATTGATATTGAGAAAATAGAACTAGGTTATTTTCAAAAAATTGAAAATTCCCTTTAATTTTAAAACTTATTTTCATATAACAAGAAATAGAAAGAAAAATGGTGTAATAATGACAGAAATTAAATTGATGGTCGACTTAGGAAACTCAGAAACACGCGCAGTAGCGCAGATTGTAGAAGAGGGTATCGTCAAGCACACTCGCGGTTATTTGCTTGATAACCACTTTGTAGTAGAGAACTTAGCAACTAAGGAAACTTACTCTCCTTACATTCAATCTGAGGATTTCAACAAGTTAGACTCTAATGTATTGGAACTTTCATTACAAATTGGAGCAAACAAAGTAGATAAATTGGTTATGTGGGGTGATTTAGCCACTGCAAACTTACCTAAGAAACTGCGTACACCAGTAAGCCACTTGGCTAAAGCAGATAACTTGATGAACTATGTGGTCTTGATTAACCTTATGGATAAAGTCTTGGATTGGGTCAATATGGTGTATCCTTCAAGTACAAAACAAGCTTTGTCTAAGGAAATCGAGTTTGAGTTGGCAGTTTTGGTTCCACCAGCACAAGCAGTTTCCGCACGTGAAACTTTTGAACAGAACTTAGTTCGCACTTTTACTTATAAGAACTTGTATGATGGAGCTGAGTTTAATTTAACCGTTAAGTCCGTTAAGGTTCTCCCAGAAGGATATTCTTCATTTTACTCAGTATTTTTGAGCTATGGAGACTTGAACCCTCGCCCTCGTTATGAAGACTTAGCTTCTCGAAATGTATTGATTATTGACTTTGGAGAAGGTACTACAGATTTGATTGGGGTATCCAGTCAGCGCTTGCTAGATGGTTTGAAACACACTATTAAGATTGGTGGTTCAACTATTCTGAGTAAAGTGAGAGCTTCTGTAAATAAGCGTTTGGGCTTAGATATTCCGATTGCAAGTTTCAAAGATGTGCTAAAAACGTGTGAAGTTCGCTATGGTTCAACAACTCACAAAGTTCGAGAAGATGTCGAACAAGCGATTTATTCGGTAGCATCCGATATTGCACAAGAGGTATTTACTTACTTGCGAGGGGCAGAAGTAGAGGTGTCTTCATTTGACCGTCTTTTGCTTGTAGGTGGTGGAGTTGTTCCAAATGGTTCAACAGTTACTATTTCTGAAGCGCTCTTGTCTGAATTGCAACTAGAACTTCCAACTTTGGATTTGGTAGACTTGCAATACCTTGAGGAACCAGAGATTGAGGGTATCCCATTTGACCTTACAAGTCCACGTTACTTGAACATTTTAGGGTTGATGACTGCTTTTTCATTGGCACAAAAGACTCAAAAGCCTAATAAATGAGGTTAGATAGAATTTGATGAGGTAGATTTCATGTCAGATTTTGACTATTACTACTTTGAACTCAGCAAGTCGATTATTTCGGAAGTAGAGAATTTACTTCTCAGAGCGCATAGAACGGATATTCGATTTGTTTCAGGAGGTTCAAAGTTTCAACCTTTATCAGCAAGAAGTCACGCTAAGAAGATTAGCACGGCTGGGTTTCTATTAACGGCTGATGAAAAGGTTAAATTAGATGCGAATGCAACAGTGCGCGACACGGTGGGGCCAGACAGAGCGCACGTGATTACAACTGCTGATGAATTGATATTGTTGTTGGAAAGCGAACTAGGGGAGTCTTTAACCGCTCCACCTAAGAAAGAGGAGGTCGCACCTCCTCCAAGTCCAACTCCAACTCCACCGACACAAACCACTCAACTAACTAAGGAGAACACAACTTACTCTCCACATTCTCAAGCGGTATCCCCACTAACCCCACAATATGGGGCAAATCCAGTTATTTCCAAAATGGAAACAGTTGAGCCTTCTAGTGGTTTCACACAAGTAGAAGAAACCCCTTTGGTAGAACCAATTCAAGAAGAGGTTCCTCTCCCAGTAGATGATGGGTTTGGTTTAACACTTGAGGAAGAAGTTCAAGTCTTGCGAGCAGACAATGATCGCTTGCGTAGAGATTTGAAAACTGCTAACTCAAATCAAGGTTCAGGGGTATCCTCAGAGCAACTTCAAAACTTGAAAGAGGATTTGGACTTAACCAAAGCAGAACTCGAAAATGAGCGTAAATCACATACTCGTACTAAAGAGACTCTGCAGTTGGTAGAGACGGATTTCGATAACAAGAAGATTGAGTTTGCTAAGTTAGAGGTTACAAATGAGGACTTGAAAGCTAAACTGAAAGAGAGTGCAGTTGTTCCAACAACTCCTTTGAGTGTTCCAAGAAATGTTGAGATTTATGTGACGGCTTCAAGTTTAGATTTAGTTCCGTCTTACCAATATTTGTTGGTAAACATGAAAGATACTCTTGTGATTGACTTGTCACCTGAGAGTATTATGGACACCTTAGTTCGTATCACTAAGCGCAACCGTGTTGCTAAGTGGTTGTTAGGAGAGCAAAACATTCGTTCTCTTTACTCTCCTTATGATGAGATTAAATTGAGAGTAGCTGATGGTCTTGATTTGTTGACTTCTCCAAATGCTTTATTACCAGTAAATGTCTTATCAGAAGTGGATTGGGAACGCAAGTTTGATGATTTAGCTCGTTTAAATCGCCCAGTTGTTTTGTACTTAGGTTTGGAGACAAACAGAGGGATATTTGAATTTTTGAGTCGCTTAGACAAGCAAGCTAAAGTCTTGCGTTCTGGTAGTCCATTGAGTGAGCGTTCATGGTCTCGCGTAGTTCGTCAACACGAAGGTTCTGTAGAGGAGGTGTCCATTTGAGTTCGAGAATGACGTTGTCTGTACGTTTAACTGAGGAACAGTCAAATTTGGTTGATGTCCTTCGTACAGAGAAGAAGTTAAGTAGTTATATTTCCTTGTTGTTGGGTGCTTTACTTCAAGATAGGGTATCCACAACTCAGTTTTTGCTTGGTTTGTCTGACCAGTCGGTAGCTTATAATAGCTTACAGGAGTCAACTATTCAAGCCAACTTGTATGAGAAGTGGTTGTCTCTAAAGTTAGATGTACCGTTTGAAGATTGGGTAACAACTCTTCGCAGTGCTGAGATTAAGCACTTTGGTGGACTTGACATGCCTAAAGTTGATGTCAAATCGGCTTTGCTCGACTTATTAGATGATTTAGGTTTGGACTTGGTTGAGAAAGGCTCCACTACTCAGTCTTCTGAGGAAAACCTTGAAGCGGTATCCTCAACTGAAACAGGTTCTTCTCAAGCACTTGCTCAAGAGGTAAACCCTCATGACTTAAAAGATTTGGTAGCAAGCCTGGTTCATGAAATTTTGTCCAACAAGTCTACCAATCAAGGAGTTGAGCAACCTCTCTCAGAAGCTCCCACAGAGCCACTGGTTGCAGTTGAGACGATTGAGAATACAAGTACACCTCAAGAGCTAGAAAATGCACCAGAGGGTGCGACAGCGTCTCAAAACGAGGTTGTAGAGGCAGATGAAGAACAAGTTAATGGTGTTGAGGAAACCCCACAAGCGGTATCCACTCCTAGCAAACAAGCTCCGTCTGAGTCTGAATCTGAAATTAGTCCTCTAGTAGACACTTCAGCTCTTATGAATGGTTTCGGTTTTTAGAAAGTGAGGTGATAGTACATGAATGATCAAGTTGATTTATTTGGGGATAATTCTTCCAAATCGAAATCAAACAATCAAGGTGGGTTTGGTTCAAATCCTAACTCCCAAGGAGGTTTCCAAGGTGGAGGGTTTAACTCTAACTTTAACCAAGGTGGGGGTTTACCATTTAAAAACCCCCAACAAGAACCACCTAAGAAGTCACACAAGAAGTTATGGATAGCACTTGGTGTTATTGCAACTCTCGGTATCATTGGTACAGGTTCAACTTTGGCTTATAAACATAGTCAGAAAGTAGCGATTGAGAAAAAAGCAAAAGAAGATGCTTTGAAAGACTTGCAAGACAAGATTTCAAGTGGTGTATCCCAGTTTTCACTAGCAGAAATTTCAGATACTTCTGAAACGAATGGTATTTCCTTATGGGATTTAAACCTCACTTATGTTAGCACCAACACCTCACGAACTGACTTTGTAGGTGCGGTCTCAAAAGCAGTAACCGTTGAGTTAAATGGTTCAGATGCAACCATTAAGTCTCCTAACTGGGATTACATTGGATGGGTCATCAAACACGTTGACCACGATAAAATCAAAGCTTTAACTAAAGATTTGAAGAAAGATTCTTATACTTACAAAGATGATTTAGTAGATGCCTATGCTAAATATATCGCTCAAAATTTAGCTGATATGTTAGAGTACAAAAACGCTTACGTTGCTTCATATATGCAAGGTTCTGATATTCCAAAACCTTACAAAACTACAGAGGTTGCAGGAGCGGTATCCTCAGACAACAAGCTGACTGCTGAGTTTACAAATGTGTTGGATAAAGAGGTCTTTAGTGCAGAGAAATTACACACTTCTCAAGATTTCTTTGTGGGAGTAACAGAAGATAGTTACGGTGAAAAGAGCGAAAGCAAGGCTCATTCTGAGTGGTCTGCAAGAGAGAAAGAGCTTTCGACTTATATCGACAACTTGCGCCCTTACCTCGGTTTGAAAGCACGTGAAGTAAAACAAACTAAGAAAACAGATAAGGGGACAGAGCAAGTCAATGTAGAAAACCCTAATACTTTTGATAAGTTAGACAATCCAACTTACGACAGTGCGGTATCCTCATGGCTTGAGCTGAAAAAAGTTGAGCCTAGTCCTTACACTTATGCAAATGGTGAGAAGAACCTCGATAAAGTCGTATCTTACGGTTGGGTTGGCTCGACTTACATTGCAAGTAAAGAAAGCGATGCGAAAAGCACTAATGTTCACATTGGTTCAGGAAAATATGATAATCCAGTTACTTTAGGTACATCGTTTGTTACGAAAATGCAAGACACTTCTGGTAATTACCAAGATGTTCGAGTGACTGTTACTAAGGTGTTAGCAGGTGATGAAGCTATTAAAGATGTTCAAACCTTTAACGATAAGAATAAAGGCTTTACCAATGTTTCTGATTTAGTATTAGGAACTGTTCATTTCCAAGTGGAGAACTTGTCTGATAAGGAAATTGAGGTTGACTCTGAGTTTACGTTAGCAGACCCAGAGCAGAACTTAATTAACCGAACAGGTAATATGTATGGTCTTCCAGAGCGTTCGAAGATTGCTGCAAGAGGAACTGCAGAGATGGTCGATTGGTTTAATACTAAAGAGACTAAGACTTTGAACTTGATGTGGGGCAAGACCTTTAACCACAAGTACGAAGCAGTCTATATCAATGCTCTAGGGGATGAAATTTACGACCAGTATGGACGTAAGATGGAGCGCAATACGAAGAAACTTGTAGAGAACAAAGCTCAAGCAGACCAAAAAGCCCTTGAGCGTTTGGCGAAAGAAGAGCTTGAAGCTCGTAAGAAAGCTGAGTTGGAGGACTAGATTATGTTTAAACGTAAACAGAAAACCTCTAAACCCAACTCACTTTCGGTATCCGATACTCAGCAGGTTAAAAAACCAAAAGAACCCTTTTTAAAGCGTTTGGTATCTTATTTTAAGACACATAGAAAGACTCGATTGTTCGTCTTTGGTTTAATAGGTCTAGCGGTATCTTTGGCTTTGCTATTTACTCTTTACAAGCTGATTTTGGTCTTGTTAGGTACAATCATGCAATTTTGGTTCCGTTACACAAGTAATGAAATCATTTTGTGGGTCTTAACTTTAGTTTGTTTCGCTCTCATTTGTGGTTTCTGTTACTTCTTGTGGGTTCGCAGAAGTGAATACCTAAAGCGAGAAGAACAAGAGGAGAAACTAGCAGTGAGTGAAGTTGAAGTAGATGAAGATTGGTTTCAATCTGATAATGGTTGGAATTGAGTAGTTAGAAAGGTTGGGTATCACTTAGATGTTTCGATTTTTCAAACGGTGGTGGTCTTCTCTGCAAGACCACACAAAAGGGGCTTTAATTTGCCTTGTAATTATCTTTATTGCTTGGTTTTTCTTTAGAAATTCCTTTTAAAAGTTATAGGAACGCACTTCGGTGCGTTTTTTTTTTGACTTATCTTCTGTTTTATGATATAATACAAGCATATAATTAAAGAAAAGGAGAAAGAATATGTCTAAGAAAACCCACAACAACCGCAACAACTGTAACAACAATACAAATGAAAAACCTCTCTTCAACATTTTGACAGAGAGTAAAATTCAAAAGATGATGCAAGAGCAACTGACTTTCACACATGGTTTAATGAAAGCCAAGAAACCAGTTTCCGGTATCCTCACCGTAGCTTCGATTGAGGAGACAGATGACGCTGACTCTCATGGGGAAGCTGTACTTAGTTGCTCCACTCATTTATACTACTCAATTATGATGAACGCCATTGAGACGATTCTTTCAGGTATGGATCAAGAAGGATATTTAGCTCAGTTTGGTTTAAACCCACTTGAATTGGCTTCTGATATGGTTGAGAACTTAATTCTCACTATCAATTCAGCGTTGGGTATTGATACTGATGAGGGTGTTGATGATTTGAACCACTTGATTGAAGAACACCCAGAGATGTTGGATTTTATTGACAATCATTTCTCTTCTATCGTTTTTGTTTCGGAAGAAAGTGAGGAAGATTAAATCCCACTCGGTATCCACACGTTTGTTGACAATTCACCGCTTTTGTGCTATACTATTAAAGAAGTGAAGGTTGCACTTCATTTGGTCAAGGATGCTTGGTGGTGCTTGTTAGACCGAAAAGAAAACGAACATACTATTAAACAATATAAGGGAAGTCACGAAAGTGACTTTTCTTATTGACTTAGCTACTTATTTGTGGTATAATAAATTATATTCAAAATTTAAGGAGTTAGAAATTTATGACAACAAAAAACAATGCAACTTGGGATTTACAAGAACAACAAGACTTTTGGGAAGATCGTAAGGCAGAAACACTAGAACCAATGTCTTTCGTATCCCTCGCTACTTATGAGCAAGAAGACAAACAAGGTTTTAGCTCAGTTCGTGAATCTCACGTTCGCAAAGACTCACTTTATGTTACTCTTGATACTATGGTTACTGCAATTACTCGCTTGTTCGGTGACAAAGAAACCTTTGCAAAACTTGGTTTGAACGCAGACGACCTTGTGAAGAATACAGTTATGTCTTACATTGGTCAAATTGTAGAGCATTTGCCAAAAGATGAAGAGGGTATGTCTGAACTGCTCGAAGACGAGCAAGTTCGCAACTTCCTAGACTTGCACTTTGCAAGTGCAGAGCGTTTGTTGGGTAAAGATGAAGAAGAAGGTGCTGATGAATAACACGGACGCTGATGTTCTCGCAGCTCAACTCGCGATTGGTAAACAAGTCTTAGATATGTTACTAGACTTGGCAAGTGATGAAAATAAAGAAGGCGCAGTAGTGCCTTTGGATATGAACGGTCGCAAGTTCACACTTACGATTGCAAAAGATAACTAGAATTAAAAGAAAGCATTATACGGTGCTTTCTTTTTCTTTTTCTTTACCTTGCGGTATCCTCCGTTTCCGTTCCAATTATTTTAAGAAACTAACTTTTCTACTTACAATCTTTTAAAGGATTTGATATACTATATGTAACAAAGATTAAGGGGAGAAACATAATATGGTAGCACAAACGGTAAATGAATTACCAGAGACCTTACAAGTATTATTAGCAATGCGCTCTGCTTTTCAAATTTGGTTTGAAAATAGTAGGTACTTACAAAGTATTAGCGCAGAGGGTTTAAAACAAGACGGAGTAGAGTGGTTCTGTACTTCGAATACCTTTAATTACACAGTTTTGAGACAAAATGGACGTCCATTTGTTTCTTTATACTTTACAGCAGCGGATAATGGTTTAGAATTGAGTTTGATGGTTCAAGTTTACTTTTATGGTAAATTAGTAGATATACGTTCGATTGAGGGTGTTGCCTTCTCTGTTGAAGATTTTAGAGTTTTATTAGATACTGTTCCGCAACCAGCGTATGTACCTATTTTACGGTCTTTACCGTTCTTCTTTACGTTGATTGGTTTGGAGTCCCAGTTTCAGGGGTATCAGCACCGATATGCGCTTTTGAATGGTTGGATTTAAAGATTAGAATTGAGTGAGGTAAAATGATGAGTAAAACAGTTCGTACTGAATTAGCTAAATATTTGTACGCAACCTATTTGTTGTGGCACGGAGATAAAGGGCATTATGGAAAAGCACTTCTTCCGAGAAGTTACGCTACTTCTGAGGTTGCTTTACCATGTGAATTTGTCTTTTATGATGGGTTGTTTGCACTTTTAGTTTATAAAGATAACCTTAAGTACAAAGAGATTTCCTTTGGGTATTCTGAGGTAGTTACTTCTTCTATTGTTTCTATTTCTACTTATCGGAATGATGAAAGAGATCGCTCTCAGATTAAGATTGCACCTATTACGGATTTACGAAGTTTTGAGCAGATTTTAGAGGAGAACTTTGCATTGAACTCTTCTAAGTCCACCTTAGATATTTTGAAAGTTTGTCTAGCCGATTACGGTATACTTGAAGAAGTTGACCAGATTGTAGCTAATATTAAGTGAGGTTTCAATTATGGTAAATCTAAGAGGTTACACAAAACAACAAAAGTTCGGCTTGTTAACACTAGCTACAGGAAAGACTTGGGAGAAGTTTGAAGTTGATTTGCTTTATAACAAGTCAACTTTAGAGAATACTGATGTTGTAGTAGATGTATATGGATTTAATTTAATTCTTTGGAGAGATAGAGGGAATAAACCTTTATGTCAGTATTTTATTACGAGAGATTCCCAAGGTTTCATTACTTTGGTTCTTACAACTTACAAACGTGGCGACAACTCTAAGAAGCACAAAGAAACTCACATCATTAAGAGCTTGAGCGACTGCGAACGAGTAGCAACTACTCTAACTGAGTTGGAGCTAGATGAACTTATCAAGGTTCTCCCACAAGCATTAAGTGAACACACTATTTGGCAAGACACTTTTGAGGGTATCCTTAGTTTCTTGGTTTCGGAAACACCTAAAGTTCCAAGTGTTCGTAAGAGAAAACTACAAGATGCGTCTTTACAGAGAGAAGTAAAACATGCTTTTATGTGCTTGTCTGATATGTTTAAAGCTTTCCAAAGACACAACAAAAACGGTCTAGTTCACCGAACGGATACAACATACGGTATCCTCCTTTCGGATAAAGAACTAACCTTAGAGTTATTTGATGATAACCACAACTTATTCTTAGGTTTCCAAGTTATTCCAACTAATGAACCTGACCAATATAAGTTCACACATTGGAACTCTAACTTACCTAAACCTATTGAGTTTCAAGATGTTTTGGTATTCTATGAATACGCTGAATTGTTAGCAAGTAGCTTAACAGGTGGTTTAGCAATGGATTTCCTTGTCGGTTTAGAAGATTGTTTAACTGCTTGTGGTTTATGGTCTGTTTACAATCGTGCAGGTGTTGACTTGTACTAGAAAAGAGGGTATTATGATTCAATCAGAAGTAGAAGTAGTTAAATTAAATAGTTTATTTCAAAAGGTTCTATACCGTTGGTTGGAGGGTCGTAGATTTCCACAGTTCATCGTTAGAGTTAATTCTCCTTCTTATGATATTCGTGTAAACAATTCCTCATTAGTTGTAACTACTTATCGGGGAAATGGACACTTAAATCTAAGTATTTCACTTCGAGTTAATGGGAGTTGCCCTCCTTATGATTTTTGGGTTAATGGTGTTTCTGATTATGAAATCAAGTCAGGTGTGCGCTTTTTCAATCGAGATAAGGTGCAGTTTGAGTTTTGGAGAGATAGTTTAGGTACAGACTCTTATATGTGGTACCCTTACGTTTCAGAAATTGTTGCTCAGTTAAATGAGTCTCAACGCTTCGCACTAGAAATGACTTTAAGAGACGTTTTAAAACAGTTGGATAGAGAAGTAGAGTTTAGGGAGAGTATTTCACATGGCAACTAAACAACCTGAGTTAATTGATTTGTACCAACGATTGAAATTGGTCGTAAACACTTGGATTGAGTTACTACCCTTTCAAAATTTTGAATTTAGTTCAGAGAGTTCCACATTTGCCTACACTATAAACTCTAAAGAATTTACTTTAGCAACTTATAGACTTAGTGGTTTACTAAGTACAAGTCTAGCTATTACTAGACAGTCTAAAGCAATCACCGGGGTATCCTCAGATTTACTTTTCTCCGCTACCTTTCGCTCTTATCGTAATGGTAAAGTAGAGTTTGAGTTTAAAGAGTCTTCACTTGATGGGTATAATTCTAATTGGCATGAGTTTACTCGACAGTTTTATTATCCTATAAGCAATTCACAACGATTAAGTTTTTATGAGTCCTTAACGAATTTACAACTTAGTTTGCAGTATGAATTGAAGTCTTTAGAGAATGAAGTTGCGTTTAAAGGACAGGACTATTACCGATTGAACGTTGATTATGAACAATATAAAGTTTTTGAAGGTCTAGATGATAATATGAAACTTAAGTAAAAGTATTTAAGTTTTATAGAGAGGGTAAAGTATGGTAAATTTAAAACAATTCACAAAACAACAGCAATTTGCTTCGGTTTCTACTGCTTTGGTAGACACTTGGTTTGAGTTACGGCAAAACTTATCTGATTCTGATGTAATTGAGTTTAAAACTAACCAACTTTCTTTAAACTTTAGTAAGTTAAGTTTTCAAGTGACTGTATTACGACCTAATGGTTTGATTTTGTATACACTTGGTCTTGGATATATCATTGATGGGAGTTTAGTTTATGACTTTATTCCATATAACCGAAACAACCCTGTGTTTGGTAGAGGTATTCAAGGTTATTACTCAGTGGGAACTGGGTTTGATAGTTTATCGTTGGATTTATCGAAGAATTTTCTTGTACCTTTGTTTCTTACACCTTTTATAGATGGAATCTTAGAACTAGTCTCGAAAGATAAGGTATTATTCAACACTTTTGATAACTGTTTAGCTCAATTAGTTGAGGGTGTTCCAAGCGCTAAACAAATAGAAAGACGACAAACAGAAATAAACGCTAATCCTAAAAAGGAACTTAGAGATTTATTTTTGCGTATGTCTAAAGTTTACAAGTCTTTCTTAGAAGACTCTGCTTTATGTGAGAATGAACATATCAGAAGTATCAGCGGTGCAGCAGTTCGATTAAACAAGGTAGGTTTTTATTACACTGTTATAGTTAGCTCTAACGAGCGTTACACTTTTACTATTTCAACAACGGATGAGAAAGACCAATTTAATCACAAATTAACTAATCGTAAAGGGGTTTTAACTATATTCACTGATAGCGGTATCTTCTATGAAGACGCGGATTACTTAGCAAATTTAATTCCTACTAAAGATATTTTGGACTTTATTATGGTATTTGAAGGTTGTTTTGCTAAATTACAGTTAGGTTTAAAGGAGTTTTAAAATATGATAAATTTAAAACAATACACAAAAGAGCAACGTTTTGCTTTAGTAGCAACTGCTTTAGTTGATACTTGGGAAAAGTTGAGAAAAGAATTAAACGGATCTGCTACGGCTGAATTTAACGCTGATGCCATGATTTTGAACATTGATAATCAAGGTTGCTTCGTAAATGTGCTAAGACAGACCTATCTGACTTGGTACACATTTAGTTTCACGTTCGATAAAGATAACAAATTAGCTTTTGCAGTGACTCCGTATGTTAGAAACAATCCTCAGTTTAAGGAAGTTACAAGCGGTATCTTTACTGCACACAGCGATTTTGAAAAACTAGCATCAGATTTACCGTCTGACTACTTAGCTCCATTTGTAAATAATTTATTACTTATTTTTAGTAAAGATAATATATGGTCTCACACATTTAATCATTTCTTATCTGTTGGTGCTCAGAGTCTTCCAACTGCTAAACAGTTAGCAAAACGACAACATGCCACAAAAGTAGATGCAAGAAAAGAGCTAAGAACAATGTTTCTTCGTATGTCTGAATTCTATAAAACTCTTTTATTACACTCTGTGTTAGTTGATAAATCTTACTCCGTAGAAACTTCAAAAGGAAGTTTGGATATAACTGCTAGGGGTTTGTGCTATCAAGTTTCAACTGGGTTAGGTCAATTCTATACTTTCAACATGTTTAAAACCGTGGGTGAAAGATATCGCTACAGTTATAGTTTAACGAATGATAACGGTTCTTTAGGTAGATTTACTGATTATGGTATGTTTTATGAGGATGCAGACAAATTATCAGGTTTACTTCCTAGGGAAGATTTACTAGATTTCATCAAAGAGTTTGAGTCTTTGATTACTAAAGTAGGTTTTTGGTCTGCTTACACGAGTTTAGGTTATGTTAAATAGAATGAGAGGGCATTCGCCTTTTCGCAGAACTTTAGAAAACAAAGAAAGGTGTATTTGATGGTAACTTTTGAACAATTAGATAAGAGGGCGCAACTTGCTCTTTCAATTATGGCTGCTGAACTAACCTATGCAACTAATAGAATTGTTGCTAAATCTTTTGATTTTAGAGTTTATAACGCAGATAAATTTCGATTATATTATAATGACTCTTGGTTTACATTGCTTTTGTGGAGAGAGTCCAGCCAATATGCTTTTGGTAGTGTAACTTTTGTTTGTAATGGTGACGATCATAAAGTTATCGTAGAAAATTACTTTAAGGGTGTGAAAAGAGATACTTTAGAGTTGCGTAAAATAAATGCGACTTTTGAAGATTACTTGAATCTTGCAAACAATTTCAAGGACAAAGCTATTTCTCCAATGGTTGATAGTTTTCCTGATGGATTTGACTTTTATGGTTTAAAAGGTGTTTACAATTCAACTTTATCAGAAGTTATGGGTGTCTTCAATGAAACTCAAGGTAATTTCTGCATTAGAGATATCTCTCATTAAATTTCCTTAAGGTTTTAAACATTATAGTTTAGCTAATGAATACAATTATCAATTAAATTGTGTAAACTAAAGGAGAAAATCATGTTCCAAACACTAGACAACAGAACGCAACTAGCGATTACCATTATGGCGACAGAGAAAGTTTATTCTAATTGGGTTGAGAACTACCCAGTTTCTCAACCTTTCAAACGAGATGTAAACGATAAGTTTAATCTCTATATACGACCAGATGAATTGACTTTCCACTTATGGAGAAAGGGGAGTGATTGCGCCTTTGCAAGTATTCTCATGCAACACCAACCACAAGGTCATTGCTTCATTTCCGTAGAGAACTACTTTAGGGGTATCGCTAGAGATACGCTCAATTTAAACAACCCTCATGCTAATTTTGACGATTACTTGAAACTAGCAAACAACTTCCCAGAGCAAGCAGTAGACTTGATGGTTCAAGGTTTGTTTAAAGGATTTGAAACGGTTGGTTTACTTTCTGAGTTTTCTTATTATGTAGGTGTTGCTACTAATTTATTGGATTTGAAAGACTAGAGGTGTTAAAACTATGAAAGAAAACCTATTTAGCGATTTACCAATCGCAGACCAAGCTACATTGACTTTGATTACATTGATTGAGGTTGTAAAAGAAAAAGGTGTACCGCCTTTACCTCATGCTTGGGAATTTCCCAATGTAAGAGGTTACGCACAAGAACGTGAGGGGTATCCAGTACCTTACCTAGACCTTATTTTCCATAGAAATAGTGGTAAACCTTTTATTAGAGATAATGCTAAATTATTCTCACTTCACGTTGATTACTTAAACCACTACGGACATGGAGTATCTGACACATTTGAGTTGCACTTCAATTACTACAAGCGAAATAAAGTTGTTGATGTTTGGCATTTAGATAGAAACGTTGAGATTGATTATAACTCATTACATTCTTTTATGGATAAGAACTTTAGTCGAGAACACCAATATAATATCGTTCAAGGGTTAGGTGAAGTTCTCAAAGTGATTTACAAGTATGGGGGGGGTGTAGTACGTCGTAGGTTACATCTAACAGGTGTTCAATATAAACTTCTTCGTAAGAAAACTGCCGTTGAGAAGTTAATTGTAGATGCTACGGTTTTTATTGAAAGTGTCAGAAATTTATCTCAAGTTGAATTTAATGAGTCTTTAGTAAGCCCTGTATTTGAGCGCGATAATACTCTCCAAGATTTGGGCTTTACTAAAACTGAGTTCTTAGTTACTCCCTCTAGGGAAGATTCAGCGTTACTTATGGAGATTGGGTCTTATTGGAATAGCAAACTCTTCAAGTTATACTCTGATAATTTGCGTTTTCTTTTAGAGAATAACATCTCCTTTGAAAATTCAGTTGATGTAGCATATTTGGTGGACTTATTTGATAGATTTATATCTTTCTTGATTTCACAAGATTATTATGTAACTCCAAATAAGGTTTACTCTAAAAAACAAACTTATTTAATGCATGAAGTTGATGAACACGCAACTGAAATTAAAGCGATTTTAGATTATTTCAATTTGCACTATGTCTACTACCAAACTAAAACTAGCATTTTAGAAGATGTGTATTGCTATTTTTACTAAAAAGGAGCTTTCGCTCCTTTTCTATTTGGCGGTATCCTATATTCTTCTTAATTCTCGTTACATTTATTTGACAAATTTATTTATTTTTGATATAATAAAGATACTCAAAGAAAAATGAAAGAGGAAACTTAAATTATGGAAAACTGGAATAAGCTTCTACCTACTCAACAAACAAATCTTATTTTAAGAGCTTTAGTGAATACTTGGAGTGATTTAGGTTCTGAATTACCCACAAAATTCACGTTTGAAGATACGAAGGTAACCGCTGATGAGAGAGGTTTCTACTTAACTGCGTATCGTTCATCAGGTTCGCTTTATTTTACCTTGAGTTTTACACGCATAAACTCAGAAGATATTGAAGTTACTGTAACTCCTTATCGTTATTCGAAACCAGTTTTTGATGAAATGGTTGTAGTTGCCTTGGTTGGGGAAGAATCTGTTGAGCTTTTAGTTTCTCAACTACATAAAAACTATGTAGAAGCGCTGTCAAAATTCACACCTAGTTTAGTTTCTGATAGAAATTGGTCTACTCAATTTGGGTATCATTTAGAGAATTTGGTTTTCGAATTTAGCAAAGATAGTTCAGTGCAAGAAAAAGACTCACGAGTTATAGAAGATTTAAAACAAGAATTTACATACATGTTCTCTCGTTTGGCTTACCTATATGAGAAAGGTTTACGTTCTTCTCGTTGGACAGATAGTGGTTCAAGTGTCAAGGATACTGATAACTCTGAGTTAATTATTTCTGAGAACTATTTGAGTTTTAAATTTGTGTTGGGACGTGAAGTTGGTTATATTTTTAAAATAAAACGGATTCCAGAGCATAAGCGCATGATTTTCGATTTTGAACTTTCAAACGACTTTGGTTACTTAGTTAAGTTCACCGGTCATGACTTAGACTTTAAATTGGCTAGTTACTTAGCAAGTAAAATCCCAGAAGAACAACAGTTACAGTTTTTAAACGAAGTAGAAGAGTGCTTAGTTTCTTTAAATTTGTGGTCTGATTACTTTATTCCGATGGGATATATTTATAATTGAGGTGAGAATTATGTTTTACAACCCTGATATTGATGAACTGAACTTAGCAGAGATAGATTTAAACACGAAACAGAAATACTTTGAGGAAGTTGATTCTACTTCGTTTATTAGTAAAGCTAACTTTAAAGATTACGTTCACAAGGTCTTAAACCAACCTCACTACTTAAATGTTTTTCAAGCTTTTGGGAAATATAGATACAATTTACAATCTGAGTCTATTTCATTACCTATTCTGAAAAAGCAAACTTTTGAGTGGAACGCCCAACAGGTTGAAGTTTCGGTATCTCTACTTTCAACTCCAGAGTTGAGAAATAGATTTGCTTGCTTAGACTTTTATGTTAAAGTTGGGAAAGAAACTTCACAGTTTTATATTAAATTTAATTATCATGAAGCAAAAACTCAGGTTTATTCTGCTTTTGGCTATAATAAGTCTGAAAAAGTGACTCGATTTTTGCATACCTCTTGCGACATCACTAAGTTAAACTCGACTTTAACTTCTGATTTGCTTGATTTAACCTTTCAGAAAGCACTGTTGAAATAATTAAGATTGAAACTACGACCTCGTTTCGTAGTTTTCTTTTTCCTCTATTTAGCGGTATCCGACTTGTAAATTCCTTATTTTTATGGTATAATAGTTCCTATCGAACGACAACAGAAAGGTAGTTTAGATAACGATTAGATAGATTATGCAAAATTTAGATATGTCAAAAATCGTCTGGGTGGTTGACTTTAACCACTTAGTACATAAGTATTTCCAAGGAATGCGTGCCAAAGGTGTCACTTTGTCTGCGGAGGTAGAAGTTGAGAGATTAGACTCTATGGGGTCTGTTTATACAGAAACAGTTGTAGTAGATACTACGGTATTGTCTGCAATGTTGAAGTTCTTTGCGAACCGACTTTCAGGAGCAGGATATAATCCTATGGTGGTTTGTGCTGACTCTAAGATTTGGTCTCGCAAAGAGTATATGAAAGATTTATTGAAACGTGAGGGTAAAGGTGGAACTTATAAATCAGGTCGTCCGAAGTTAGCACCAGATTGGTGGAACTCTGCGGAACTCTGTTTAACTCTTTTGAAGAAGATTGGAGTCTGTATCCTAAAGAAAGACAATTACGAAGCAGATGATTTGATTGCAGAAGCGGTGAGAGTTGCTAAAATTCAGTACCCAAATAACCCAATCTGTGTATTGACTGGAGATTTGGATATGGTTCCTTTAGTTGATGACCAAGTGTCTGTTTATATGTACCCAGCAACACAAACCTACGCAGAACAAGGGTATCCCGAACTCAACAACTACGAGCAAATTACTCCTCGCACTTACAAACGTATGTTAGAGCGTAAGTCTTCTGTTAAGAAGTTAGGCGGGTTTGCAGACTATAACACTTTGTTAGCAACTAAGATTATCCGTGGAGATAGTTCTGATACAATTCCTTGTATGAAAGGGTTCTATCGAAAACCAAAACGCTTGGTTGAAATTCTTGAACAAGCAGCTTCGGATAGTGAGTTCAAAGAGTTCCGTTATGAACCAAGCGAGGTCTTCTATGAGTATAAACCTACAGGTAAGCGGTATCCGATTTTGCCTTACAAGCGCCAAGTTGATAGATATACTCTACCTAGTCTAGCCGAAGTTCCTTTTTCAACTGAAGGTCTCTCTCCTTTGTTTATAGCAAAAGATTGGTTTGTGAAGATTGAAGAACCGACTGAACAAGTTGAACAAATGGTTTCAGTCTTAATGAAATATGGTTTGACTGAGGAAGAGGGTCAGCAGTTTAAGGATAGATATAGAGCTATGAACTTAAATGGTGCTTTCTTGGAGATGCGCGAGCCAAAACTCCGAAGAAAACCATATCGACTATTAGAACCTTTAGAATACGGTGCTGATTATATCATTCCACCGTTGGACTTGGCTTTACTGACGGTTGAAGCTCTTAAGTTCCAAATCCACATTTAGAGAGGGGATTGATTGATGAAGTACACTTTGATTTTCTCTCCTATGGAAGGTGATGAGAAAGGTTTTGATTTTACGGTAGTAGATCGAGTGTCCTTTGGTACTTATAATAGGTTGCAAGAAAAAGGTTTTCCCATTGATGAGTTGAAAGAAAATACTATCCTAGTAGCAGTGTATCCCAATGTCGGCAGTCGATTTGACGGAGTCCGAGGTATGTTTACGAAGGAGATTGTCTAAGTATGGTACATTTAAAAGTGTTCGAAGCCTTTGCAGGAGTAGGAAGCCAACACATGGCTTTACGAAACTTAGGGGTTGACTATGAGGTTGTAGGGGTGTCCGAAATAGACAAATTCGCTCATCAAGCCTATGAAGCGATTCATGGGGAAACTCCCAACTTTGGAGATATTTCAAAGTTGCAACCAGAGGACTTACCAGATTTCGACTTGTTTACTTACTCTTTCCCTTGTTTCACAGGAGATTCTTTAGTCTTTGTAAAAGACAAAGGTTACGTTCCTATTAAGACTGTGGTTGTAGGTGACTTGGTTTTAACTCACACAGGGGAGTACAAAGAAGTAACTGCTTTTTACAATCAAGGGTTAAAACCTTTGTTTTCAATCGATTCTGAGCTTACAAGAGAGATTTCAACTACAGAAAACCACCCTTTCTATGTTCGTAGTAAATTAGAAGGTGGATTGAGTTCTCCTCAATGGAAAGAAGCACGTGAGTTAACGACCTCAGATTACTTAGGTTTTCCAATTAACAAAGAGTCTCAACTCCCACAAGGGTATCCCTCACTGGAACTCAAGTTCCAAGAGCTAAACTTTTGGAAATTGGTAGGGGTTCTTTTAGCTTTTCCTTTTACCTTAAAAGGTGAAGAGGTTATTCTCAAAGTAGATAAGAAACATTTCGGTCTATTAAGTGTTTTGACTGCTGACTTATTTGACACTTCTTACAGAGATATAAGCACATCACAAGTAGATTTCCGTATCCGAGATTGCGCTCTTGTAAATTATTTGCGTGAGAGCGGTCTAAAACACCGTAAATTGCGTTTTCAAGCTCAGTGGGTAGATTTACCTCTCTCACAACTCCGAGCGCTTCTATGGGGATTTCAGAGCGTTTCAGGACAAACGATTGAGTTTACCTCTGCTTTATTTATCACAGGTAAAGAACTCTTTTACGGATTGAGCCAATTAGTTCTAAAAGCTTATAGAGTTCCCTTTAAAGTAGTTGAGTCTGAGAATAACCATTACACGATTACCTTTAGTGAATTGGAAACTAAATCAGATACCATGATTTTCGAGGACAATTATGTTTGGGTATCCGTAAACTCTGCGATGTACACTCCTTACAAAGCAAGTGTCTATGATATTAGTGTAAAAGATAACCACTCATTTACAGTTCAAAACTGTATCGTTCATAACTGCACGGACTTGAGTTCTGCAGGAAAACAACGTGGGTTTGAGAAAGGTTCAGGAACGTCCTCTTCTCTTTTATGGGAGTGTCAGCGATTGATTGAGGGTAAGAAACCAAAAGCTTTGTTATTAGAGAATGTAAAGGCTCTAAATAGCGCTAAGTTTCGAGATGGGTTCCACTCTTGGCTTTCATTTTTGAGAGGGTTAGGTTATACTAACTATTATGGTATCCTTAATGCAAAAGACTTTGGACTCCCTCAGAATAGAGAGCGTATTTTCGTAGTTTCTATTTTAGGAAAGCATAAACCATATCGTTTTCCAAACGGGTTTGATGACGGTTCAACTATGGCTCCCTTGCTAGGTAGTGATTTAGATACGAAGAGGTGGCACAAGCAGTACAACATTGACCGTTTTACTTATGAACTAAGAGATAAGGGTATCGTGCATTACCTTGGTCGATTCAATGTTCCGATTGATTATAAGTTAGGTAAATTGAAAGAGCAAGGTTTAGAAGACATTGACCTCTCAACCATTAAAGAGTCGATTGGAATGCGAACGCAGTGCCTTTTTCCAACAGGAAAAGCAAGCTGCATGTTGGCTTCTGACTATAAGTACCCTAAAACGGTTGTAGAGGGTGTTGGTTGTGAAGTTCCGTCTAAATTGTACCCTTCAGATGCAAGTGACCCTTTAGCTCGTCCATTTGTAGAATACGAGAGAGGTTTGTCGTCTACAAGAGAAGAACTCGCAAAAGACCCAACTGTATTGTGGTTGTCTGAGAAAACTGTAAACCAACCTCAAGGTTTGTTCAATTTGGCTTTGATGTTGTCTGATAATCAGACAGAAGAACAGAAACCACTTAAAGGTTTCTACTCTATGCGGTATCTGACTCCCGGCGAATGTTGGAAATTTATGGGATTTTCGTATGAGGACTATAGTAAAGCAAAAGCAATCGGTTTGTCCGACTTGCAATTATACAAACAAGCAGGAAACTCGATTGCAGTTCCTTGCTTAGAAGTATTATTTAAAAGAATTTATGAGTCTTTAGAAGATTAAAAGAAAATGAAGTCAAGTAAAGTGAGGTGTTGAATTGACTGTTTTAACTGAATTAAAGAACTTAGCGAACGGTTCGTTAAGCGTAGAAGAATTTAAGTCTCAAAGAGTGCAGTTCACTCGAAACTCTTTACTAGAGACTTTTGATTGTTTGGCGGAGTATAAACTCCTTTGGAAAGTAGTTGATAGAGACGCTAAAGGTAACGAAACGAGCTTAGTTGATTTGCTCTTTGAAGTAGTTTACCCGGAGATAGCAGATGGTATTGTCTTACCTATAGGTTTTAAGCAGTCGATGTCTATTTTTAGGAACTCAACTGTTTCATGTGGTAAAGATGATGAGTGTGTTCGAATGGTTTTTGTCTCTTTGTTAGACTATGTAGAGCTTTATTTTGGTACGGGTTATAGAAACGCCATGAAAATCAAACAATACCAAAAGAGCAAAGCTTTGGTAGAAGGTCACGAAGCAGTTGCAAATTTAAGAATTGGAGAAGTTGTTGGGTATCCTCAAACTTTGCCTGAAGTCCAAGCAGTTCCCCAAGAAGAAATAGATAAGGAAAACGATTAGATGAGTCAACAACAAGAAAAGAAATTTACCTCTAAAAAGAAAGATGAGATATTGAAAAACCTCATGCTTTTCAACCAAAAGCTCTTGCAAGATAAGAAGAATGTAGAAGGGGTTATTGAGTTGTCGCTCCATAAAGGTTATAAAGATCGCATTGTAGGTTCTTCCTACCTTGCAGTGCCGAGAGAACATATTTACCAAACTTTTGAACTTCTGTTGACGCAAGGGGTTGGTCTATTCGATGCAGACGGTTCTCTGTCTGCACTGGGTGTCTCGAAAGAAGATATCGCAATGGAATTGTTCTTCAATTTCATGCGTATTATAACTGAGAAAGCTCTAAAGAGTGAGCAATTCCTCAACTTGGAAAAGACAGAGCAAGACAACCCACTAATCCGAGACTTCGTACAAAACCACATGCAAGCTCTGTTCTCTTACGGTATCATCAGTCCCGATGATGATTTTAGCTCAGAAGATAAATAAAAGTAAGACCACAAATGGATATTTTCCTTGAGTGGTCTTTTTGTTTTCTTTGAGGTTCATTACTTTTAAGGTTAAAACTATTTTAAATATCGAACTTTTTTATACGTTTTGATGTAAACTTATGAAAATACCATATACAGTTTAGGTACTTTAAACATAGATGAGTCAAAGGTTTTCATAGATTGCCAAATGTTTTCTTGCTTTTTTCAATGTAAATTTAGGAAAAGGCTTGCAAACTCTACTTTTGTTTTGATATAATTTTCTTATAGCGGATTAAATTTAGAATTGAGCAAATACATTTCTTGCATCAGTTTCTTTCTGCTTTAATTTCGACTTGGAGAGCGAAACAGGTCGTACACAGTTTAGTTTAGACAGATTAGGAGATTATTAGAACATGAGGAATTAGAGACATGAAGTCATCTCTTAAAAATATTTTAATGTCTGGTGCTGCAGCAAGTGCAGTTGTGGGAGGTACGTTCATTGCGATTAACTCTCAACAAAGTGGAACTCCAACTCAAGACAATACAGAAACAACAAGTAAACCAACGACGAAAGTAAAAGAAGCTTCAAGCACACCTTCGGTATCCCCTTCTTCTACGGAAATTCCAAGTAAATCTGATGAGAGTGTAAAACCAAGTCGGACAAGTTCAGAGAAGAAAGAAGATGAAATAGTAGGTCAACCAAGAGAGGACGCAAGTTCAACTTCGAATGTTCCAAGTATTCAAGAGAAACAGAAAGAGGTAGCACAAGAAGAAGATGTCGCACTTCCACAGGTAACTACAGTTAGTGAAAAGGTTAAGGATACACCTCGAACTTTAAATCCTACAACAACTGTAAGAAGAGTAAGTGAACCAATTGAAAAAGCTGATGTTTCTAAATTGAACCAAACCAAGAAAATAACGGTTTCGGTTCCTCGAAAAGAAACTCCAAAAACTCCAACTGCGGTATCTTCAGAAGCTCCACGAGTTCAAACCGTTCCGCAAAGCCAACCTACAGAGGTAGTTGAACGACCAAGAGTAGTAGAGAAACCTAGAGCAGTAGAGCAACCAAAGGTAGTAGAACAACCAAGAGTGGTGGAACAACCGACAACTCCAATGGTAGTTGAAACTCCTCAATCAACTCAACCTTCGGTGTCCGAAACCCCAACTGCACCTCCGGTAGCTGAACAACCTACGCAACCGGCAGTAGTTGAGACCCATCAACCAACTACACCAACCGTAGTAGAAACACCACAACCGAGTGTAGTTGAAACTCCTAAAGTAGTGGAACAACCAACACAACAGACAGTAGTTGAGACTCATAGAGTAGTAGAACAACCAACAACTCCAACCGTTGTGGAAACACTACAACCAACCCAACCAGAGGTTGTTTATGAAAAAGGTCAGCCTTTGGTGCAAGAGGAAAACCCAGTCGGTATCGTTTCGGAAAAGGGAACCTTCTTAGTACAAGAGGAAAATCCTGTAGGTGTAGTTTCGGAAAAAGGAACCCCACTTGTTCAAGACGAAAACCCTATTGGAGTAGTCTCAGAGAAAGGAACTCCTCTAATCCAAGAGGAAAATCCTACTTACGTTGTGTCTGAGAAAGGAACTCCTCTAGTTCAAGACGAGAAACCAGCAGGTGTCGTCTCAGAAAAAGGCACTCCACTTGTACAAGAAGAAAACTCAGTTGGTGTTGTGTTTGAGAAAGGTCAACCATTAGTACAAGACACAAAACCAGAGTATGTGATTTCTGAGAAAGGAACTCCTCTAGTTCAAGACGAGAATCCAGTCGGTATCATCTCAGAAAAAGGAACTCCGCTTGTCCAAGAAGAAAATCCGACTTATGTGCTTTTTGAAAAGGGAGAATCATTAGTTCAACCTGACAACCCAGTAGGGGTTGTTTCAGAAAAAGGAACTCCGCTTGTCCAAGAAGAATTACCAATTTATACTGCCCCAGTTTCTACTCCGATTGCAGAAGTGAAATATGAAAAGGGTTTCCCCGAAATTCAAACGCCTCTCGAAGAGTTGGTAATTACTGAAAAAGGAGAGCCTTTAGTTCAACCTGCTAAACAAGAGCTTACGATTACAAGTAAAGGTCAGCCCTTAGTACAAGAAGAAAAACCAACTTATATTCTGTCTGAGAAGGGTGAATCTTTAGTGCAAGAAGAAAATCCAACTTATGTTTTGTCTGAAAAGGGTGACCCAGAGGTTCGAGAGGAATTACCTTTTGGTTTTGTCTCTGAAAAAGGAGAACCTTTAGTAGAGCCAAAGAAACCCCTCGGTATCGTATTTGAAAAAGGCGAGCCAGAAGTCTTTTTAGGTACTACACCAGAGTACAAGTTCAAGATTGTCCGTAGAGAGGATGTCACCCCGATTGCAACTGTCTTTTTAAAGTTAGGAGACTTCCGTAGAGAAGTTGGAACTAAAGCTAAGATTGTAAACGGTCATCAGGGTAACATTACTAAAGTTTATGAAGATGTTGTAGCAGAAGATGGTACTATTTTAAATAGCACTTTGAAAAGTGACACAACGACTGATCCCGTTTACCATGTGTATCGTTATGGTACAAAACCAGTTGGTAGTCATAAGGGTGAAGAAGGTCTTTATCGTTTGCATGAACATACTTCAGAAATGGATATTGTAGATTTTCGTCAAGATATTACGCTCACTGGAGAGGAGATTAAAGCTTTAGGTCAAGATGAAATTAACCGTAGAGCGAGTGATGAGTCTCTTGAAAACAACATTACTTTAGCTAACCCTAAGAATTGGTCGAATGTTACGATTGCAAATGCTCCATTATCGGAAGATACGATTGCAAAGTTTAATAACGGAACTTACATTAACCATAAAAATGTAGGTTTAGAGGTTTTGAAATTGGTAAATGAAGAGCGTAGAAGGGTTGGTCTAAATGAACTTACATGGGACGATGAATTGTTCAACTTAACGAAAGAACGCGCAAGTGAACTAGGTAAGAACGGTCATATTCGTTTTTGGAATGAACGAAATGAGGGTATGACTCATGTTCGCGACAATAAAGGTACAAAATGGTTTACTGTAGCTAACGGGACTTCCTTTATGAATAATTGGTTAGGGGAGAATTTAGCTGGGTTTACTTTACCGCATAACATTTATAAAATATTTAGTGAAAAGGTGATTGCCGAAGAACTTTATACTCAGTGGCGCAATTCACCTAGTCACTATGCAAACATGGTAGGTGAGCATTATCGTAGATTTGCCTTTGATATGAGTTATTCTACATTTTGGAGAGATGATGTTGTTAATGTCGATTACTTACCTCAGGGTATCCAAGGTGTGCAGCTTTTTTCAAGTTGATGTTTTTGTAGTTTAAATGTCAATTAGACTTAAATAGGTTTATTTTCTTAATAATTAAGTTTTGTGAAATTGGTGCCAATATTTTAACACCTAAAAGTTGATTTAGTTGGTTTGATGTGCTAAACTAAATTATACTCAATATATTTTTAAACACTATTTAAACTTATTTATGAGGTAGTCTATGGGTGCTTTTAGTAAAAACAATAATATGAAAAGCAAATTATTGTGAAACCTTAGGACTTAGTTGGGGTATTTATTAATATGCTTAACATTTGTAATAACTATTAAGTTTATAATATGTTGGGTACTAATTTATTTTTATAAAGGATGTGTACATGTCAAAGTTATTTAAAGATAAAAAAGAATATTATTCTCTAAGAAAATTTAAAGGTGTTGGATTAGCTTCTGCGTTAGTAGGTTTATCCTTTATGTCTCAAGGGGTATTAGCAGAAGAAACATCTGTGGTATCTCCAATTAGTTCTAGTGATTCTGTAGTAGTTTCTAGTCAAGCTGATGACAAGGAGAAAATAGAAGGGGATGTAAAACCTACAATAGAGGTGGTTAGTCCTATGATTACGGTTACTCCTCTAAAAGAAACTGTTGAGAACAAAGATAATTTAAAAGAAACTGTTGAGAACAAAGATAATTTAAAAGAGACTGCTGGTGCAAATAAACCTGAAGAGGTGGATGTTGTTAAACCTTCTGCTGAGTCTGTTGAAGAGGGTGATAAACATTTTATTACAAGTGTTTTATTTTCGGAAAGTAAACCAGTTTTAGAAGGTGCAGTTGAGACTTCTGAATTAAAAGAAAAAGAATTGGTGGAGAAGTTAGATAGTAGTTATCCAAAGACAGAAGCGGTATCTACTGATTCTGCTCAATCTACTCGTTCAAGACGTGGGAAGCGTTCTACTACAGAAAGTCCTTCATCTACGATTGATCTTCCTTTGAGTTATGGTAGTGCTACTCTTCCGATGACTTTTCCTAGTGTAACAGAAACCACTAAAATTGATTACACTACAAGCTCTAATCCATCCTTAGAATCGGATAATTCTGATAAGAAAGTTTATAATAATCAGATAGAAAGTATTGAGAAAGTTTCTACAGCTAATAAAGATAGACATCGCTTTAGAATTACGTTAAAAGATGGACAGGCTATTCCTCCTGGTGGGAAATTGGTTTTAGCTACAATAGGTGGTGGTTCACCAATTTCTAAAGAGTTGGTAATAGGTTCGGAGACGGTTGGAACGGTTACTGAATATAGACCCTCAATAGATGGGAGTAAATCTTTTAAAGATAGCTTGAAATCTTCGACCACTGTGAAAGAGTATGTGGATACATTTGAAAAGATGGGCGCTAACAATTTACCAGTGACATCTCTTGTTTTAGAATTTAATTCTAATTTTTCTAAGTACAATGTGAATCGTTTAGTTGAGTTTGAAATTAATTCAAATACAACTAATTTGGTAGATTATTCTTTGGTTCGTAAGCGTGGATTATCGGGGTCAAGTAATGCGGTTGTGGATAGTAGTGGTACATCTCACACCTTAGAGAAACGATTTACCTCTTATTTACTGAACCCTTATGATTCTAAAGGGATAGCATTGGATACTACTAAGTCTTATATTAGTGTGAATGATGCGCCTAAAGGAACTCCTGTATCTAATGAGTTAACTATTGGTATGGATTGGGGTTATGCAACGAAGCCTAATTATTTAGATACAGTTTACACCCCGGCAACAGGTTCGTTTAAAGTATCTAATAGAGAAAGTTCTGCGGATAGTATAATTGCTCGAAAAGGTTCTTTACTAACTTATAGATTACCGGATGATTCGCTATTTACAACTTCGAAGTATTCTGTAGGAGATATTGTCTCAGTAACTTATTTGGATAATGTACTGAATGAAGAGAGGGTAAGTTCTAACAGGTTTACAGATACAGATAATTATGTCAATGTAGAGAAACCTGCTGCTGATTCTAGTCAAAATCGAAAAGGGTTTGCTAAATTTAAATTAGTAGAACGTACTGATAAGGGTTATAAGTGGGAACTCCTAGAAGATATTTCCATGAAAAATTCGACTTTTTATATGAATACAGAAAGCCTAACTCCTGTAGAGTTTAGGTCTGATTGGGTATCTAAGTTTGGCGAAACTAATTTGAAGAGGTTTTTAGAAGGTACTACTCGTAGCGCATCTTCTTATTTAGGTAAAGAACAGCTAAAAGCTTATGTTACTTGGACTTCAAATGGGGTTACTAAAGATGTTAGTACAGATGGGTTAATTAACAAAAATACCAGTTTAATTTTAGGTGAGAACACTACAGGTACTTTAAAAGTAGTTCACAAGTCTGATACAGGTGAGATTTTAAAAGCTGAAAGTGTAGTAGCAGATAATAAACCGTGGTACACACCTGTAACAATAGACCCTCAAAACTTCGACGGGTATCAGTTTAAACGTTCTTCTGAAGTATTATCTACTATTGTAGGTAGTGGCACTCGTACAATTGAATTGATTTATGCTAAACCATCAGAGAGAGTCTCAAAAGAACCGATTCCGGTTACATATGTTGTAGATAATACAAAGGATGGAAACTATAGAAATGAGGTAGTAGGTACACCGAAAATAACAACTACTCGTACAGAGTATATTTATTCTGCGGATACTCGGACATCAACTTCTAAAGAAACGGTCACTGTACAAGAAGGAACTCCAACAGTCGTAACACTAGGTACAAAACCGACAACTGAGGTAACTTATCAAGACTTTACTACACGTTATGTAGCAGACCCAACTCGTACAGCAGGTGAGAAATTTACAGAAACTGCAGGTGTCCGCGGTACTACAACAACTGAAACAACTTATTCGGTAAACAAAGAAACGGGGATAGTAACTCCAACGAAAGGACAACCTGTAGTTGTCGCACCGAAAGAAGCAGTAGTTAAAGTAGGTACAAAACCAACTGTAACAGAAACTTCAATTCCAGTAACGACTAAGTACAAAGCTGATAACTCTATCGACTTTGGCAAAGAAGAGGTTGAGTCACAAGGTCAAGTAGGTACTCGTACAACTACAACACCAAAAGTATTGAACACAACAAATGGCATGGTATCTGACGGTCAACCAACTACAAAAGAAACTCCAATGACTCCTAAAGTTGTCAAGAAGGGTACGAAGCCTAAAGTAGTAGAAACTCCAGTTAACTTTGATACTGTTTATGAAGCAGATGAAACTAAAGGAAAAGGTGTTCGAACTGATAAGGTGGTAGGTGTTCAAGGTAAGGTGATTACAACGACTACTTATACTTTAAATGAAACTACAGGGGTGGTTACTGCAAATAATCCTACTGAGCGTAGAGAAAATCCTACTAATAAAGTTGTAACTATAGGTACTGCACCAACTGTTGCCACTAAGCGTATTGCTCATGGTGTAGAATATCAGAGAGACGATACCGTATCAGCAAGTGCAGCTCCTACAAGGGTTCAAAATGGTGTTGACGGTGAAAAACGTACAACCACAACGTATAATGTAAATCCAACAACAGGTTTAATTACAGAGAATAAACCGGTGGAAACTACGGTTGCTTCTAAACCTCAGATTGAGAAATTAGGTACTAAACCAGAGGATATTGTAACTACGCAGGACTTTAAACGTACTTTTGTAGCTGATGAAAACAAAGACTTAGGGTATCGTCAAATTGAGACACAAGGTGTTCGAGGTAAAACTGTGGTTCACCGTACTTATACTTTGCCTGAAAATGTTCCTCCTGTTGAGGATAATGGGCAAGCCATCAATTATGAGTTTGCAGTTGCGATTCCTCATGATAGTGAGCCTGTAGTTACGGATCCTGTGAATGAAGTGACACGAGTGGGGGTTAAACCGAAAGTAGAAACTCAAACAATTGCAGTAACTACTAAGTATATTGCAGATGAAAATCTTGAGTTTGGGAAAGTTGTTGAGACTGAGAAAGGTTCTGAGGGTCGAGTTGTTACTACAACAACTTATACAATGAACCCTACTGATGGTACAACCACTGCAAATAAACCGACTGTAGATACGACTCCTATGGTTCAAAGAGTAGTTAAAGTAGGGGTTAAGAAGAAAGTAGTAGAAACACCTATTGAGTTTACAACTCGCTATGAGCGTGATGAAACTGCGGACGCAGGTAAGAAAACACCTTCGGTATCTGGTGTCGCAGGTAAGACTATCACAACGACAACTTACACTATGAACCCTACAACGGGTGTTGTTACAGAAAATCCGTCTACTACTGTAAGAGAAGAACCTACAACTGCAGTAATTAAAGTTGGTGCTAAGTCTAAGGTAGTTGTGACTCCTATTCCAGTTGAAGTAGAAGAAGTAGCTGATCCTGAGTTATTTGAAGGTGATGAAAAAGTTACTTCAAATGGTAAAGCAGGTTCGACAACAACTACTACTGAGTACGTAGTTAATCCAAAAACAGGTGAGATTACAGAAAAAGACCCTGTGGTATCGATTATTCCTATGGAAAAGAAAATCGTACATAAAGGTACTAAGAAGCGTAAAGCTACAGTTACTATTTCGTATGTACTGAAAGATAACGGTTCTTCATTAGGTTCTCCGACTGTATTAGAAAACCAACAAGTAGGTTCTCCTTATAACACAAGTGTGAAAGTATTTGAACCGAAAGTAGAGGTAAGTGAGTTACCTGACCGCACTATTACGAAAACAACGACTTATGTGTTAGAGAAAGAACCTGAGAATAAGAGTGGTATCGTAACTGAGAAGGGTGTTTCTGTTGTTTATACCTACCGTGCTATGGTTCGTGAAGAAGTTGTGATGAAAGAGTCTAAGCTCACTGTAAACTTTGTATTAGAGGGTAGTGGCGAGAAACTTCATGAAAGCCTTGTAAAAGAAGGGGTTCGAGTTGGCGACCCTTATGTAACTGAGCCATTAGCTTTGAAAGATAAGGTTGAAAAACGAGTAGAACGTAACAAAGAATTGATTACAACTACTCGCTATGAATTGGTAGAAACTCCAAGTAACGCTAAAGGAGCTATTTCGGTTGGTGGTACTGCGGTAGATTACTTCTACAGAGCAGTTGTAAAAGTTGATGAATATCCAACTATTCCAAATAACGCACCTAAAACTGATTTACCTGAGTATACTAATCCAATTGGTACACCAGGCATCCCAGAGGTTCATGACAAACCAACTTACTTAGGTCATGTTGGTACACCTGGTGACTCTGAGGTTCATGAATTGCCAGAGTTCAACGGTGGTGTGGTTCCAAATAACGCTCCGAAGGTAGAAATTCCAGCTTATGACAATGGAGTTGTACCTAACTACGCTCCGATTCATGAGGTACCTGAGTACACTGAACCGCTAGGTTTTGTACCAAGTGACGCTCCGCAATTTGAACTACCAGAGTTCAAAGGTGGGGTTGTACCTAACGATGCTCCAATTTTGGAGAAACCTGAGTACAAGATTCCTACGGTATCTGAAGAACCAAAACAACCTGCAGTGCCAGTAGTTGAGATTCCACAATCACAACCTCAACCACAAGCTCCACAACAACAATTTGTAGCGAAAGAGTTACCAAATACAGGTACTTCTGATTCTGACAAGTTAGTTGCCCTAAGTGGAGTTGGGCTTCTTGGTTTGTTAGGGTTTAGCTTTAAGAAACGAAAAGAAGATTAACTAGATTTGATTTAGAGAGAATACCCTTCGGTATCCTCTCTTTTGTGTGTATCAGAGGTCTCAGATTACCTCAATTTCGATTTCAAACTTAATAGGGTCTATTTATATCTCCTCAACTTAAAATTGAGTAGAGAGCAAATGAGAGCCTTTTAAGATTACACTCTCACAAACCTTTATAAATCAACTCTTTCAATGTTTGCCAAGTTAGAGTTATTGCTTATTCTAACTTTTGAGTTAAATTGAGTTTTTCTTTTAAATTTCTTATGTGAAATCCTTGCAATTTTCTAAAAATTGTAGTAAACTAATAACAATAATATTTCGATTAAATACAAGGAGAAAAGAGCAATTGGCGAAGAAGAAAACTAGGAAGAATACAACAAAACGAGGTAAGAAGACATCCTCAAAGTTTCTAAGAAATGTAGCACTTCTAAGTTTAGTAGGAGTATCATTTTTAGGTGGTGCGTTATATGTGCTGACAACACCAGATGCTAAAGCAGAGGAAGCAGTGCATTTAACTGATACTACGAATGATTTTATCAATCGAATTGGTGGGGTGTCTCAAGAGTTAGCTAGTCAGTATGATTTATTTCCGTCTGTTATGATTGCGCAAGCAATTTTAGAGTCTCGTTCTGGAACCTCTGGTTTATCTGATTCTCCTTATTATAATTTGTTTGGAGTAAAGGGTTCTTATAATGGTGCTAGTGCAGTATTTCAGACATGGGAAGATGATGGTACTGGGAACACTTATACTATTCAAGACTCATTCCGTCAATATCCGTCTTGGAGAGCTTCTTTAGAGGACTATGCACAACTCTTACAATTACCTTTATATCAAGGGGCGCACCGTTCAGTAGCAGGTTCTTATGATGTTGCAACTGCGCATTTAACGGGTCGTTACGCAACTGACACCCAATACGCTAGTAAACTTAACAACTTAATTGCAGCTTATAATTTAACTCGCTTTGACGGTAGTTTTGCGGTATCCTCAATTTTCTCGGAAGTTTCAACTAGTGGGTCTGTTTGGAATCCACATCGTAGATCATTTACAAGTCAAGCGATTTTAGACCAAGACAACGCTTGGTTAGCTTATGTGAAAGGGGAATAGTAGATGTTATCAGAAAAGGATTTTTGCCATTTAAGACTAGGTTTAGATACCTTGATTCAAGACTTTTTGAGTAGTAAAGTATTGAATAAGCACTTACCTAAGATGAAATTAACAAGTGAGGGTAAAATTATTGGTTCTATTTACAATGATCCTATGAGACGCAATCCAAATCTCCATTTACGTTTTTATAATCGAAGTAAACGACAAGTTTTTCAGTTAATTGTAACTAATTACTTAGATATGTTAACTGATCCAACTGAGCCTTATATCGTTTATGTGGAAGCAAATCATTACGATTCAAAAGGTGAGATTACTGAGGTTAACCACGTTGAAGTTTCATCAAATGGTCGATTGGAAGACTTAGTAGGTTTGTTAGAGTTTATGAAATACAACTACTTAGGGAACTTACTTTTGCGGTATCTTCATGAATTATACCCAAGTTTGAAAGAGATGTAATAAGTTTATGAGTAAATTAACTGTTAGTCAAAAAGAACTATCGGAACGTATGGTTTATCTTTTTAGGTGGTTAGAGATTACATCTACTGAGTTCGATTATTTTACTGAGAGGTTTGATTTCGATAAAGACTATACTTATGAGTTTACTGCATTTGGTAGAAAATTTGAGTTGAAGGTGTATAAAACTTCTACAGGTCTACCTTTATGTAGTTTACTTTTAAGTAAAGAGTTGGAGAGTTCAGAGTTGAAATTAGAATTACAGAGTTTTAAATATGGAAAATTAGTAGGTAGGTCTAAAGTTATTGCACACGATTTAACGATTAGCTCTTTTGGCAGTTTAGAAATTTTATCGGTTATAACAGACATTAAGAACTATGATGTAGTTCAAGTATTTGTAAAAGGTTTACAACAATCTTCTTTTTAAGGTTTTATTTTGTGAGGTAATTATGACAAAAGATTTAAATAAACAGGTAGCGGATAAAGTATTAGATTTACTGACTCAGTTTGAATACTTCCCAGATACAAAGAAAGATATACATTTTATGTCAAATTCTACTTGGGATTTTGGTTATTCGAAATTAACCACAGAAAACTATACTTATATGCGCTTTTACTTAACAAACCTTAGTACAGGTTATGTAGTTCGTGAATTGTTTAGTTTTCGTGAGTTTGATGAAAAACGTGGTTTATTTACGTTTTCACTTAAATGTACTAAATGTTCTAAAGGGTTTGTTCAAAAGGTTTCAATCTTGGAGAACTTGGCAGATGTAAGACTTTTAGAAGTAGCCGAGTTCTTGTCAGACTGTTTAACTGAACCTCAAATGCAAGCTTTGTTTAAAGGGTTGGATAACTTTGTTTAAAGGAGATTTGATTTTGACTAAAAGACAAACAAAAGAAGAAAAACTAGCTAGAATAGCTGACAGATTACTACGGTTGTATTTTCAACTCTCTCTAAGTTTTCAACAGAGAAAACCTTTTGAAATTCCATTCCAGTTAAAAGAGCATGAAAATTATAAAGGTCTGATAGAGTTCAGTAGAATTGATAATTCAATAACTTTCGGTATCACTTTTTTGACCTCAAATGGTACGCCACTGCATCGTTTTGAAGTTATTCATGTTATGGGAACTGTTGAGAATCCTTTTAGCTATTGTGCTTTTACAAGCTTACCTTATAAAAGAGGTCAAGTTTTAGATAATTTGAAAGTAGGTTTCACGAACCAAGTTCCGTTTGAAGCTTACATTCGTCAAATGGTTTTGACAAGTTGCAAGCGAGATAACTTATTAACTCCATTGGTTGCTTATTTGGAACGAGCGGTTGGTTTGATAGAATACAATAAAATGTTTAGTGATTGATGGAGGTGGAAGTTGTGAGTACATTGACAAAAGATCAACAAGAGTTGGTCTCACTATTAAGACAAATTGGATATGAACTTAGTCCTAGCACTTATACTGACATAAATGGTTTAATTGGATTTGATGTCTCAGGTGGGTTTCATGTTAGATATGAGCTTACTTATAGGAAAAATAGTTGTTCGCTGTTCGTTTATTTATCTTCGATTAAACGTAAGCAAACTATTCGGTTTTTAACGATAGGTCTTGGTGCTTACCATGTAAATGAATGTCATGTAGGACATTTTTATGATTATGGTACTATGCCTTATACTAGTGAGGGGTCTTATGATCATGATAACTCATATATGAAGGTTTATAAGTCTGATATAGTTGAAGAAGAATTATACGAACTTGTAGAGTCTATGCCAAAGGCACATGCTAAAGCTTTCAAAATAGCTTTAAATAAGATTCCGTTGCACAATCCGTAAACTAGAAAGGTATCAGAATAATGCGCAAACTGACGTGGACAACCGAAGAAAAGAAAGAATATGTGGCAAAACAACTTAAACGCTATTATGAGTTTTTAGTTTCTCTTTCTGACTTTAAGTTTGAAGGTGTTTACACTACTAAGATAGAGTGTAATTCTAAATATGACTTAGATGTGATTGTTAGTGCAATCGACACTAAAGCTTATAGCACCTATGAGTTAGGTTTAACGTTATACAAGAAAGAAAATGGTGTTGCTCAACACTCTATTAGATTAACTTTGGATAACCCTAAAATGTTTAGAGGTTATATGTACCAAGGGTATAGCACTCCTTGTTTTAGAGGGAAGTTGCAGACTAACAAATCTATACAATTTATGCGTGATTACTCAGATTTATCTGATTCGAGAAACTTAGTAATTGAGGGTATCCACAAAGATGAGTTACTTTCTGCTTATTTTGATGTGATGCCTAAATTAACTAACTTTGTAAACTCGGTTCATATTAAAGCAGAGCATCCACATTTAAAAGTTGCAGGTTTAGAAGATGATTAAAAATCAACGTGAAGAAATAAATTTACGGTTAGCAAATCTACTATTACAATTTTCTGAGTTAATTAAAGAGTCAGCAGATTCTTTAGTCATTTCGAACCATTATGCTTTTATGGTTTCAGATACATATTCATTCAACTTATCTAAGCTAACTGACTCTCGTTGTTTCACAACTTATGAGTTAGTGCTTGTAGATGAAGTAAATAGTAACCCGACTTACAAGATTCGCCTTATTTTTGGACTTGGTTTTGTGAAAGTTGAGTTAAAACGTTACAAAGAAAGCATTGGTGATTACATAGAACTTTACTTGGCAAAAGGTGGTCTCGCAGCCCCAAGTTTAACCACGTTAAAAGCCTTAGTAAATAACATTCACACCCTATCTGCGGTATCCCTTTTCTCTGAAGGTTTGCGCCAATTAGGTTTTGAAGAATAAAAAATAGAGGTTATTATGGGTGCAGTAGATAGAAGAGAGCTAGTAAGTAATGTTTGTTCTCAGTTTAGTTTCTTAATTTCAAATATGGGAAATTCTGAGGTAATTACCTCAATTAAAGCCACACCTAGTAAAGAGTACGGTGCTTATATGTTAGGTGTCGCTTTAAACGGTGATTCGGTCTCTTTAACTCTAAAAACTAAGAGAACCAAACGGTCAGTGTATTCTGCTTTTCTAAAATATGGCTATATACATAGTTTAGGAAAGTTTGGTTGGTACATTCAAAGTTGTCCTTATAAAAATGGTAAGAAAGATAGGTTTTTAGAGGTAAGTTTGTATGTAGAAGACTTAGATAACAGTTGTTTTGAGTTATTAACACAGGTTTTGACTACAGATAAACATTTGAAAGCTCTTAGTGAGTTGCTTGGTTTATGGGTAGAAGATGTAAAAGAGGTTTTAAAATGATGCTAACAAAGAACAGACAAGCGTTAAGTGAGTTTTTAGTGGAGTTTCTTCGTAAAGAGTGGGAGATTGCTCCTTATACAAATGGTGTAGTTTTTGACACCTCTCTTATCTATGAGTTCTGCTTTCTTAGAGATGAGTCTGAAATTGAAATAGCTTTATACACTTACAATGTAGGTAAAGAACACGTTTTAAACTTTATCCTTGAAGATGGGTTTGTCTATTGCCGAAGCATTCGCAAGGGTTACACAAAAGACGGGGATTACCAAGAAGTTCGATTTAAGTTAGATTATGAAGAGTTCAAAACAAAGAAATTAAGTAAATTTGAAGATTTAATAGAGTTCATTAGCTCTGATGAACTGGCTCGTGTACTGTTACACGCTTTGAAAGAATTACAAGGTGAGGTAAATTGATGAATTGGACAGATAAAGAATTGAAATCTCTTAAAAAATCAGTTGAAAATGTCCTTGAAGAAGTGTCTAAGTTTGTACCTTACGAGGATAAACAACGACCTTTGAACAATAGAAAGTACACGGTTTCCTATAGAACTTACCCTAATGAACTATATGTTGAGATTTATTGCAAATCTAACATTGCTTATTACTTTTCTGTGGAAGATAACGGGGGTAGTTACAAGTTAACAGGTTGGTCTTACCGTAATAATAAATCCGATACTTCTAATATGTTTACTAAGTATCTAGCTAAAAATTATTCAGGTTTACATAGGTCTAATCTTGATGCAATTGCAAATTCTGTTTCATCTAAAGAACGTTTGAAAAACTTGTGTACCGTACTTGATTTGGTTGTTTTGACAAATGATATGGTTAAGCGGGAATCACAAGGTTAATTAAATTTTGTTTTGCTGATATAGGAGGTTTAAATTGGACTCACTAAATGGTTTATTACATTTCTCGGACGGCACGTCCTATCCCTATAACCCTTACCTTTTTAATAGAGATTCTTGTATAGCTTACTCTATTCAAAGAGGAGAGTGGTTGGTAACAGAGAACCTTCTTAGGAAGTTAATTGGGTTGTTTAATGTTGTAGAAGTTAATTACGCAGGTAAAAACTTAGTTATTGTTAAAAGTGCAGAAAACTTTTATGTAGAAGTGAAGTTCACAGAAAAGAAGGTTACTTCTGTACGTGTTATTCAGTTTTTCAAATGTCAAAACCAAGGGTTTGAGTTAGTACCTTACAAAACAATGAGAGGGTATCTTCCTTGTGATGAGCTTCCAATTTCGATTGAGGAGCGGGTTTCAATTCCATTATCTCAGTTAGAGACGGAATTAGGTGCTTTAATTTCCGTTATGTTAACAAAGTTCTATGGTTTTAAGTTTGCTATGGTTTTAGATTGAGAGGGTATTGTTTGTGGTAAATAAAGATATTGTAAAGATTCGTAAACGTTTAGTGGGTTTTAAGAGAGTACCTACTTTAATTGAAATTGGTAATTATAACTACTCTGTTCCTATGTATTATGTATTTCAATTAGACCCTATAACCCAAAATACTAAATTATTATCTCTTACAGTAACGGATGAGTTAGGTCTTCTTTTAACTTCTGATATATACTATAAATTGGGTATTAACAGTGGTTCTAGGAAAGAAACTAGCCTAGTTATTCTGTTAGCAGACTTAGTGTTAGCTAATAAATCGATGATTGTCTACCCTAAAGGTACATTGTCAAATCTTTATAAGATTACTTTAGAATTAGACAGTTTTGAGCAAGGTAGATTAACTTATAAACTGTTTGCTGATAATAAGTTCTATGCCTACCTTAATTTAACTTATAATGGGATAGACCAATTAGGTTATGAAACATTAGGTTTAGATAATACTATTTCTGAAACATTAAAAGATGCTATAAGTATTATTTATTCTATTTTATTGAAAGATTATAGCAGTGAAAAAGAGTTGGTTTCTTTGTGTGAGAGATTAAGTAAATACTTTACACCTACTCTTTATTCCCAATTAAGGTCTGAGAAAATTCAGTGGTGACATTTATGAAAACAAGACTTATTTTAACTGTAGGGTGTGTTGGTAAAACACACCTTGATAAGACTTACTCAAACGTTTATGATTTCGATAAACATACTTTAGATTATAAGTATGATAAAACAGGGTTTGAACATCTGTCCAATGAAGAGTTCAAAGGTCTACCAAATCGTAAAATCAATGAAGGTTGGTTTGAACGATATATGGAAGACTAGTGCAAAGTTATTGACTCAGGTAAGTACGATGTTGTGACAGGTTGGATGCAACAAGACTGTCTAAACTACCTAGTCAATAAAGGGTATCCAGTAGAAGTTGTCGTTGTCGATGTTGGAGACTATGAGTCTATCTATAGAGAGCGTAGTCAGCGTCGAGGTAATAATGAATATTATTGGCATAACTTAAGAGGTTATTACGATAAAACTTTAGCTCTCTATAAAGATAGAACAGATATTAAAGTAACTATTTTTGCTAGACCTTATTATCTGAGTGAATATTTAGCTTTCTCAGGTGTTCTTTTAGAGAAAGCACCTAACTTGGGTGACACTTATGTACATAAAGTTATAGAAAAAGTTGATTCAGCGTTTAGAACTGAGAATTCTTCTTTATCGCAAGATTTTGTAAATTTTTACTCTCATTTAGTTTTGACCGCATTATCTTATGACATTAAGTTTACTAGGGAGATGGTTCATGATGCTTGGTCTGTTGTTATTTATTATAAAGACAGTTCAAAACTTCACCCATCAATGAAACCTTTTGATTATTTAACTCCAGAAGTTCAAGAGTTAGACCAACCGTATGTTGATAAACTAAATGAAGTTTTGGGTTATTTCAAAGGTCTGAGAAATTTAGTTAAGGAGAAGAATTAGTATGAAAATAGTTCCAGCTATGTTAGAGGTTGAGGAAATTCCGATAGAGTATGTCGGTTTATTCGTATTGATAGTTTTAGTTTTAATTATCGCACTGATAATAAATGGCAACAGAGATTAAAGAGGGTATTATATGTTCAATTTACAACTATTAAATAAAGTAAATGAAGTAGAGAAACAAACCGGTCAATCGCTACCTAGTTTATTATCTAAAGTTCCTTTGGGGAATGTATTAACTGCTTTTAAGGAGTTACAAGTTGCTGATTTAGTTGAGATGGTAAGTAGTGTTTCAATCTCAAAATTAACTCATGGTTTAACTATTATCACTCCAGATGAAATTTCTCAAATTTCTGTTGAGAAATTGAAGCTTGTGTTGAAATATGGTAATATGCTTACTGTAGAAAGACTTCAATCAAAATTCGGTAGTAGAAGCATTATCCTTGCAATAAATAAACTGACCGAGAGTGAGTTGCGGTCTCTACTTACTGAAGATAATTTTGAAGTCATGTCAGAGGTAATCGAAAACCTAGCATTTGCTAGTGATATGGGTATCTAATGTCAACAAACAACTTAATTAAATTGTCCACTTATACAAATGAGTTTGGTTTTAAAGTACCTTATCTCTTAGAAATAGGAAGTCCTCAAGAACTGAATTGTACTGCAATTTGCTACCCAATAGGAAATTCAATATTTGGAGGGAATTTTATTTTAGATATTGAATATATTTCTCCTAATGGTACTTTTGTTAATCCTTATACTAGCTATGGTTTAAATTCAGGTTCTAAATCAAATGTCTCTCTTACAAAAGAAATTGTAAAGATGATTTTTGAGAACAAGTTAAAAAGAATGTATAATTTAGGTACGCTTTCTTGTGAATTTGGTTTTGAACTTGAAGTAAAGACTTTAACTAATTCAAGTTGCGGTATTGAACTATCAGTTAGTGATGGGTCTAAGTTATTTGTAAACTTGAACTTCTACTCGATAGTTGACGTACTTAAATGGGACGATACTTTCCCTATAAAGAGTTTTTGTTTAAACTTACTATCTGATAATTTTTCAACTAAGGAAGATTTACATGATTGTGCGACCCAACTTTACAGACTTAAAAAGTCTTTAATTGAACAAAATAAAGATATAGGTGGTGTGTCTAGTGTCAACAAATAAACCTTGGACTCGTCAAAAACTGACACAGATGCTTTATCACGCATTTATTGGCTCTTTAGCGGATAATGCAATCGAAATAGGTTGGGTATTATGTTTCAGTTTACTTGCAGATAAGAGTTTGGTGGAAAGAATAACTGTTCTCTTTGGGGTCAATGATGCTTTTTGGGTTATTCTTTCCTCTACTTATTACACTGCTCGTACTTCAATGACTGCAACTTTACCTAAGCTTATTGAGCAACAAGGTTTAAGCATAGAGTCTAAAGTAGTTAAAAATCATATTTATCTGTTCTATCTCATGCTTTTACCTTCAGCGATTGGTAGTTTCATGTTTCTACCTAAACTGCTACTCATTTTAGGGGTATCTCCATCCGACTTACCATTTTACAGACCTTACTTCCAACTTTCAATTTTGTCCATTTTAATTGCAGCACCTTGGGCAGTATTTATTCCGTCATATCTACGAACAAGAGGTCGAAGTAAAGAAGCTACAGTGTTAGATCATAGCATTGCTTGGTCTATGTTAATCGGTATCTTTTTCACAACTCACGTCTTACAATTAGGTGTAAACATGGCTTTAGTTGTAAATATGGTAACTAATGCTATTCCACTTTATTGGTTCTTATGGAAGAGACCAATACCTAATTTCTTTTCTAAGGGGTTTGAGTTTTCTTGGCAAGAAATTAAAACTTATTGGAAAATAGTTAAGTGGGAATTAGTTAGACGTCTTGCTCCTAGGGTATCTGCCATCGTTGGGGTTGGTCTTACAATTACAGTAAATCCTATTTATGCAGCTATCAAGTATTGGATTTCAAATTTAATGATGTTGCCTGAAGGGTGGATTGATTCGATGGCAGGGTTGCTAAATAGTCACGTTTCTCGAAATGTCGGTCTAAATGAATCAATTCCTTATAAAGATAATAAATATGTCTTTTGGAAAGCAGTAGTTGGTTTGTTGCTTTCGATAGCACTTCTGTACTTCGTAGCGTATTTCGGTTTGACTTGGTTACCAGAGTCTATCTATCAGGGAATCATTTCTCCGATTACATGGCTCTTTTTACCAATAGAGCTTACAGCTAAATTACGGTATTATATGTGGCTTTCGATTAGTCGCTCCTATCGACATGATTTGAATGGTATCGCTCAACTTATTTATGCAATTCCAACCGCTATAATGACTCCTGTGTTATTGTGGTTGTTCTTACATTACTTCCAATTCAGTTTTGAATCAATTTTCGCAGTTGGAGCGATTGTTGGAACAGTTCAGTGGTTAGGTACAGAATTATACTTTAGAGCTAAGTTATCGAAAGGAAATTTATGCAATCAGTAGATTTAACCTGCGTATCTTTCTTTGCAGGAGTAGGTGGTATTGATTTAGGGTTTAAAGAGCAAGGTTTTCGTACAATTTATGCAAATGAATTTGATGCGAAAGCAAGAGAAACCTTTTCTTTGAATTTTCCTCATGTTCAGTTGGATGGTAGAGATATTCGAGAAGTGTCTGCTTCTGAGGTTCCTACTGTAGATGTTATTGTTGGTGGCTTTCCTTGTCAAGCTTTCTCTATTGAGGGGTATCGGCAAGGTTTCCGTGATGAAAAAGGTCGAGGAACTTTGTTCTTTGAGTTAGCTCGTATTATAGAAGAAAAGCAACCGCAAGCTATTTTCTTGGAAAATGTAAAGAATTTAGTGAACCATGATAAAGGAAATACTTTTAAAGTAATTTTAAAGACTTTAGAAGACTTAGGTTATTATGTGACTTATAAAGTGATGAACGCTGCTGAGTTTGGCAATATTCCACAAGGTCGCGAGCGTATTTACATTGTAGGGTTTAAAGATAAGGAGGTATCCGAATCTTTTCAATTTCCTGAGAAAATCCCTTTATCTAAGACTGTCTTTGATGTGATTAATTTCAAAACCCAAGTAGATGAGCATTACTACTATAGGGAAGATAAGCACTATTACCCTTTGTTAAGAGATAATATTGTGTCTGTAGGTAGCATTTATGAATACCGAAGAGGAAACACGATTAGAGAGAACAAAAGCGGTGTCGTACCTACTTTGTTAGCTTCTATGGGAACTGGTGGTAATAACATTCCTCTGATTTTGACAGAGAGTGGCGAAATAAGGAAGATGACTCCAAGGGAGTGTTTCAACACTCAAGGGTTTCCTCGTTCTTATCAGTTCCCGGAGAAAATGGCGAACAGTCACTTGTATAAACAAGCAGGAAATAGTGTAACAGTACCAGTGGTATCAAGGATTGCTGAGCAGATTAGATTGGTTTTAGAAAGTGAGCAAGTAGATGAGTAAAGATAAGAGACAACAACTCCAACAAGTGTTGGAGAAAACTTTTGATAAGGTAATTGGTTTAGCAGATGAGGTTAATGGAGAAACCATCGAGGTTTCAGATAGATACTTGGTTTATGTAGAACTTGCAAAAGATTTGATTTCTCTTTCGTTGGAAAGTAAGCGGTCAGGTAAACGAGTTCATGAGTTACACATTTCGGTATCCGACAATTTAGATGTTTTCTTCTCAGGCATTACCTACGGTACTTTCAGCTCTTTACCACTTAAAACTTTAGAACATATAGCTCAATATAATGCAAAAGGAACTCCACAATTCACACGTGGATTTGAACTTTTGGTAGAGTCTATTTCAACAGATTTCCAAGTAGCTTGTTTCTTGAGTGCTTTGGAAGACTAAGTTTAAGTTTGGAGGTATATTATGGTAAAATTAGCAAACAAACAGACAACAGAACTTTGGGACTATTTATATCAAGGGTTTAAGTTACTTTTAAGTGGTGCTGAAACTCAACCTACAAGTTCGGTATCCTTAGTATCTCCAAGGTATAAAACTCAAATTCTATTAAAGGATTCTGTATTTCGACTAAGACTTTTAAAAAACACGATTGAGACAAACTTAGACACCGACTTGATTCATGAAATACTGATTTATTTCGACAAAGAATTGGATAGAGGTGCGTTTGAAAGTGTTTCATGTAATCCTAAAACGGGAAAACGAAATCGTGTTTCAAGTGAGTATTATCTCCCCAACTTACTTGATTATGATTTAAACCATATTTTAACTTCTCTGGTTGAAAATGTAGCTACACTTAAACAAGTAGAGTGTTTAAACTTAGGTGTACGTTACTCAGGTTTAGGTTTTGATATAGTTGAGGAAATACGATATGAATAAAATTAAACATCCTCAAAGAGAAGTGCTTTGGCGGTATTTGATGAATGCTTGTGAGTTGTTATTTGCTGATAAAGACTTTGAGTCTTGCCAAAAGGTCGTTGAAGTTTCTCTTAAGTACAGTTGTTCTGTTGAACTATCAAAACAACACCTCCACTTGCAGTTGTTGAAATATAACTCAGAAACAAAAGGCAACTCAGACTTAGTTCATGAAATTGAAATTCGGTTAAATAGAGAAGAAGGTAAGTTATTCTTTAAAGGGTTTAATACTCAAGTTAAAGGTAACTGTACAGGGGGAGTATCTACCGAAATTTTCGTTTCTGAATTGACTTCTTCCCAACTTGCTCAAATACTAGCAGAGTTGGTAAATCATATACCGACCCTTGAACAAGTTGCACGTTTCAATTTAGGATTGAACCAATTTATGTGGAGCGAAGAGTTTTTTGTAGCAACAGTAGGTAGGGAGTAGGTACATTATGAGCAAATACAAAGGACTAAAAAGAGACCAACTCGAAGAGTTGGTAGTAGAAAAGCTAAATTTCTTATTGAAATATTTAGATGGTCAGTCTTCTTATCCTATGGGTAAATTTCCCACCGGTATCCCCTCTCCGCGCGGAGGGGAATACCTCATTTGGGTCGGTTGTTCTAAAGGAACAATTTCCTTTACCTTGCAAGACACTAACGGTATTGACTACCACAACATCAAGATTGATAAGTTTGGCGGTAGCAGACAAGTAGTAGAGCTTGCAAGTCGTCCGTTTAAGGAAACTGGGGAAATTTGGTTTGGCAAGTCTCTTAGTTTGCGTTGTGATTGGGCTGATTTACAACAAAACCTAACTATGTTCACAAAACAGTTGGTTCCTTACATTCGTAAGAAAGACCAAGTTTTAGCGTATTGGTTGGGGATGACGGCAGTTCAAGATTATTGTTAGAAAGGTATTTAGCATGGAACAATTATTTAAAAATAAAGAAAGACAAGCTCTGTTAGAAGAATTGGTTACGGTTTGTCAATCTATGGCGAAACATGGTTTACCTGATGATATTCTAAGGAATGTAAAAGGTTCAGCTCGATTGGGTTTAACGTATCGTACTTCACAGAGTGAAAATACTTTGTATATAGATTTGATTACATTCGATACTTTAGCACTTCAATCTTTTGTAATTCAAGTTTACATTAAAGAAAATGCTCCTTGGGTGCATCTGTACTATGTAGACAAAACTAAAACGAGCCGAAAAGTAGACATACCTTTGAGCGGAGTCAAAACAAGTTTGGTCGATTTAATTCTCGGTATCTCAAGTCAAAGCCGCGTAGTGGCTTTTAGAGATGCGTTGTATCTTAATTTGAGAAGTTTTGTTTATTGGGAAAACTAGATAGAATGGTGGTTTCTAATGTTTAAAGGTTCAAGAGGGGTTCGTCTCCTATATAAAAAGAGAGATTGTGGTTATGACTATATTCAACCAGTGATTTTACCAAGTGGTGAGAAAGTTTTGGTTTATGGGAACACTTTGGAAGGTTGTCCTATAGCTACAGTTGCTGAAGTGGAGTTAAAACGTGCGAGTGACTTAGTTTATGCTCAAAATAGGCTTGTAGAGATTGAGGGGTATCAACCTATGCATGTTGTTCCTAATTGGGATATTTTAATTGGTTACTCTCAGTTATTTGAAGATTAAACGGAGGTTGTAGATGGTTTTCAAAAGTAAAGTTAAAGAAGAGTTATTTCACGAGCTAAGACAGTTTATTTTTTGGTATCACTACAATCTATCTAAAGTTTCAGTACCTTCAGCAGTAAGTATTGCAAAATTAACACATCGTACATATCTTAGGTATAAACATACTGAAAATCATTATGTTTCCTTAGATTTAGTAGATGCGAATCACTCTTTGTTGTTTAAATTAGGTTTTAGTTTTGTAACTATAAATTATTTAGATTATGTAGTTATTGACTATACTGATAAAGATGGTTTAGGTTCTACGGGTACGCTTAGTTTAGAAGTTACTAGCGGTCTTGTTGATTTTCTGACTGAATTGATTAACTTTATACCCTCTGAGTCTTATTTGAAACATTATTTGAATATCTTCAAAAATAGCGTTCGTAATTGGTTAGCTTAAAATATAGAAAGTTAGGTAAATTTTATGAGTAACAACACAATTTCCACACGTGGAATTCGATTAAAGTACAAAGATAACTATGTCCAAGCAGTTATTCTTCCAGATGGTCGCAAATTAGCGATTACAGGTAGCACTTACGGTATGGGTGCGCCAATTTCAGCTTTGACAGATATTGATGTAGCTAAGAAGTCAGACTTGAAGTGGGTTCTACGAGATTTGCTGACTTATGGGTATCAGGAGGTTAGCGGTTCTGCGGATTATGATGAACTAAGAGATTTAGGAAATACAATGCCTTGGTCTTAAACTTAGAAAGCAGGTAAAATATGAACAACATTCAATTTCGTTTTGAAACAGCTTATGGTTTTGATTTTGTCCAATTTGTGATTTTGGAAGACGGTCGTAAGTTTGCAATCACTGGACAAATGGGAATTGGTTTCGCAGTCTCTCCTAGATACACGATTTATGTTAAGAAAAAGTCTGAATTGAAAGAGCTTTTGGATAAAGCTATTAAATTTGACGGTTATGTCTTGAAGGATAACTACACTGACAGACTAGAGCTTGAAACTTACGAAAACCACGTTTTTCGTTTCTTATCTAATTAGATAAAGGCGGTATCCACATGCGAAACTTCGCCCTATACGACCCAAGCAGTGGACAATATGTTTCTTATGTAGCTTTCAACCGAAAAACCAAACAGTATGACATTGAGTTCACACATAATTTGCACTCTATTCGCTTTTGGAAGATGAAATCGAGTGCAGAAGGACGAGCACAGAGGATTTTTGATTGGAACAGAAATTTGGCGCTTGAAGTGAGAGAAATTCGATAGGTTTCTCTTGACAAACCTCTAGGTTTGTGTTAGAATATTTATAATGAGTAATGAGTTCTAACGAACGTTAGGGGATATCATTCCATTCGGTTTATATTTCCTTCGAGAAATATCCTCAACTTTTGGTTGGGGGTATTTTGGTAGTTAAACTTAGCTTACTAGGTCTATAACCTTTGAGGTTGTAGGTCTGCATAAACTAAGTTTGGTTTAGTTTATTCTATTTTATTCTATTCTATTCACACTAAACCTTAGTTTAAAAATAACATTTTTATTCTAAGGAGGATTATCATTATGGATAATTCAACACAGTTCACACTAAGTCGAGTTTCGACTGAAGTTTCTTTGAAGGATCGTTATTACAGAGGGGTTAAACCTCAAAGTGACGTTTTCTTCCCTAAAGTAGTTTTACCTACTTACTTTTTAGATTATGAAGATCGTTATTATTACGCTTCGAATTATAGCTCTTTCGGTATCTTTGGTTCCGTTGTCTCGTTTGATTTGCCACAAGGGGAGTCTAGGAAGAGACTTAAGTTCTGTGTGCCAGATGGTGCTTTAGAGTTTAAGCTAGGTGGTGTTTACAAAACAAAAGTTAAACCTTTAACTTCTTTACAAATTATTGTATTTTATATTTTAAATGCGTTACGTTATTTCCTTTCACCATTTGTTGAAATTTATAAATTTGTGGCTCGTTTGCTAGACTTACAAGCTCTTGTAGTTTTAGCTTTATTGATAATTTGTGGTTTGTTCGTACATAACGAGATTGGAAATATACCTTATGTAGATTACACTTTGTACACCTTAATGGGTATCGAAGTTGGTTTAGCTCTTTTAAATAAAAGTCATTGGGTTGATGCTATTTATCGTTTTCGTTATTATTTAGAGAGAAGGTCAACTGTCTTTTACGAACGTGCTTTATCTTTGGGTGAGGCACTAAACGGAAATCCGATGCCAAGTGGTATGGTTACAACTGGTTTAAACACTTCATACGAGAAATTGAGTTTGTTAAGTATTGTAAGCTTAGACTATGATTTGTTCAGATGGCTTCAACTTAAAGATGATACTCGCAACCTTACTCGCAGAGAGATTGGAGAACTATTTTCTGATTTAGAAGGTAGTTTGGAAAAACTTGATTTATCAGATTGGGGTATCATTGAGCGCATTTTGGAGCGCCATGTTCATGGAAAAGACGCTTTCATTATTCCTGAGTTGGTAACTTCATGGGGTATTGATAGAGAAAAAGAACCTGAGTTGTTTTTCTCTTGCGTAACTAATTTAAGAACTTTAGCAGGTTACAAAGACATTCCGTTTAAGGTTGATAAACTCAAGGCTAAATAAATAGTAGAGGTGTTTTTAAGTTGAAGTACAGAACAAAACATATCTCAGCGAAGTCCTCAGACCGTTTGGCAGAATACTTAGATGAAGCTCTTCAAGACATTCAAGACAGAGGTGGTATCCCAGATTTGTCGAGCTTATCTGTAGTTTACACTCCCAACCGTTATGAAGGTGAACAAGGTTATATAAACGCTTATATAGTTTACAGATTAGAAGATTAAAAAGAAGTCTTGATTGTTGAGGTTTTACTTGACAAACAAGACTTCTTTTGCTATACTAAATACAAGAAAATTTTGAGGTGCAATACATGTTAGAGACTAATAGAACAAATGCGAATAACTTTGTCATTTCACAAGCTTTATCTGAAGCAGTTGCCTATACTCTTGGGATTGAGGGTTTAACTTTACTTCGAACTGATGTTGGTGGGTTGGGTGATAATAATCAAGTTTATTATTTCTCACACAGTATTCTGGATCAACTCTCAGTTAAATCTAGTGATAAGACTTTGTTTGATGTTAAACTAATCTTTTTACGACGTGAAGATTTAAACATTGAAGAGACTTGGAACGGTGAACCTCTATATCTTTACGGGACTGAGCATTACGTTCTTTCTCAAGTTTATGTAGATAATCAAGTGGCTGCAAATTCTTTCTTCGATAGTTTATATAAGAGCGTAGAACATGAGGTTCTTGCTGAGTTTTATATTTATGATAACGTACTTTATTTGAGTTACGAAGCACTTTTAGCAGCTTATCAACAATGATACTAGATTGCTCTCTTAATTAACTAGGGACGAAGTACCTCTAAAACCTCTCAGTTTGCCCCAGATTTGATTTTAAACTTACGTTTGATATTTTATACGGTTTAAATTTAAAATGAAGCAGAGAGTGTTTTAGAGGTTTTTATTTAGAAGGGAATTTATGACTAAGAAAATTATAGCAATTTGGGCGCAAGACACTGAGGGTATCATAGGTAAAAACAACCACCTTCCTTGGCACCTACCAAAAGACCTTGAGCATTTCAAAGAAACTACGTTGAACCAAGCTATTTTGATGGGTAGAGTTACTTTTGAGGGAATGAATCAACGGCTTCTTCCCAATAGAGAAACGTTGATTTTAACTACTCAGTTGGGCTACCAAGTAGATGGAGCAGTTGTTGTAACCAGTGTAGAAGAAGTCTTGAATTGGTACGAAAATCAAGACAAAACTCTTTACATTGTAGGTGGAAACCAAGTTTATAAGTTGTTTGAACCTTATGTTGATGAATTGTTTGTTACACAAGTTCAAGCTGAAGTAGTGGGTGATACTTATTTCCCTAGAGATTTTGACTTCTCTAGGTTTTCTTTAGTAAGTAGTGAAGATTATGAGAAAGATGAACAAAATGAGTTTGAGTTTACGATTGAACATTGTGTGAGGGTGTGATTATGAGAGTTGGTTCCTACATTGAAATAAAGTACAAGACTAAAGGTGGCGAAATTTTTTATTCAACACAAGAAGTTCTTCAATTTGGGTATAGCGAGCGTTATGGTTGTGAGGTTGTAGTAGTCGATAAAGACTCCCCTATGTACTTTGGGTATCCATCGGGTGAGTTGTTACTTTCCTTGAACTTCGAGTCGCAAATTGTAAAAGCAAAAGTCACTTCTTGGACTGATCCATACAAAGAACTTTATGGAGAATATTACTGAAAACTAGGAAACCTCTTGACTTTCAAGGGGTTTTGTGCTATAATAAAACAAAATTTGATAGGTGGTTTAGATAATAGATGACTAAGAAATATGTTGAGAATGAGATTTTGAAACACCCAAGTCGATACAATGAGAATAAGGTTGAAGCTTGGGATTTTACAACTTTCTCTTTATTACCTCACACGATTGGTACTGTAGTTGAATATGTGATTCGCTATAAACATAAAGGCGGTATCCAAGATTTGGAGAAAGCCAAACGTTGGTTGAAAAAGGCTAAACAGTCTTATAAATACCTCGCTCTCTGCGCACCTAACTTGACTGTCTCTGAATATTTGGAGTTAGTTCCAGAAGTTAACACTAAGAACTTCGCAGACTTGTCTGAGGAGCAGTTGGGTATCCTCAGAACGGCTCAAACTTTAACAATGAGTTTAGATAATGAGCGTATTTTCAAAGAGTGTATTGCTATTATTGATAAATACTTAACTTTACTGATTGATATGGAGAAAGAGGTACTTTGATGTTTTTAGCTTTTATTCAATATTTAGTTGCTCTTGTTTACTGCATGCATGGCTTTGCTCTAGCTTTCAGTTTACTTGTTCGGAGAGATGTTTTGCCTGAATTAGGTTTAAGTGTGCGTTCAGTTTCACTTTGGTTACTTACCTTTGTTCTTTACACAGCCTTACTTACTTTTATCATTTTATTTGTAAGTCAAATCGGTGTATCAAATTTAGTTTTCTTTCTTACCTTGAATGGAACTATGTTTCTATTTATGATTTTGTTGGATGGTTGGTTATTGTGTAGAAAGGTTCCTTAACATGCTTCAAGTTTTATCCAGCGGTATCGTCATTTTGTACCTAACTAATTTTTTTTTGTTTTAGGATTTGTATATGCAATTCCACATTTGCAAACTAAGTTTAAGGTTTCTTCAAAAGATGTGTTTAATGCTATTCTTGTTACTATTCTTTACACACTCAGTTTAGTTGCATTATTTTGTGTAGTGAAAGAGTTAGGAATATCAGAGTCTAAGTTGCTTTATACATTTGATAGCTTACTGTGGTTTTATTTAGTTTGTTTGTATGGTTATTTCATGTTGAGAGAGGAGAAGAAATGAACGTTTCAGAATTGATTGCTTATTTATCACAATTTCCACCAACAAGTTCTGTAGAAGTAAAGATTTCAGGATTTGACGATTCTGAGGATGGTCGTCTGAATTTATTTGGGATGGTAAACGGAGCCATAAAAACAGAGGTTGGGTATCCTCAACTGATTGCAGAGTTCGACACCGCAGAGCCTTATGATTGGGGTGATTAAGTTATGTTATCATGGTTTTTGTTACTGAGAGCTATCCATTTAACGATTGTCGCTTTTGTCTACTTTGTATGTTTTGCATTTGCACTTTATCCAGATACCAAAAGTTACTTTTGTTACTTTAGTAAAGTTCGATTTACTCTAAAAACTCTGTTAGCAGTATTTTACTATGTGGTGTTCTTTGAACTTCAGTCCATAACTGAACTCTCTAATTCCCATATTTGGGTATCCACTTTGCTGATTTTGTTCGACATTGCTGAGATGTGGTCTAGGAGTTATAGAACTTATGGTTTTAAAGAACTTAAGAAAACTGTAGGTAAAGCAGCTTACTTTTTCATTTGATATAGAAAGTTGGTATTTTGTTTATGGTTCATGGTTTAAAGATTGCTCCTAACTACTTTGAGAAAGTAGTCACTAAAGAAAAATCTTTCGAGGTGCGTTACAACGATAGAAACTTTCAAGTTGGAGATATTTTAAAGTTGATGGAATATACGGAGGGTTCTTACACAGGACGTTCTGTTTATGTTAAAGTAACATATATTCTTCGAGATTTTGAAGGTCTGCAACCAAATTTTGTAGTTATTTCTATTGAGTTGATTTAGAACGAGGTCTTACATGAATTTTAACTCAGAGTTAAATAATATTTTCAACTTAGGTTTACTTATTGGTTTTGCTAGTTTGTGGGTTTTCCACGTGCTTTACTTTTACCTTCCATTCTTTGATCCTTCTTTCCGTAGTAGTGTGAAACTTAAAGATAGTGATTTGAACGCTATTTCAAATTTCACAATGGAAGTAGGGGTTGGATTGGTTATCGGGTTAGGTGTGATTTCGTCTTTATCTTCTAAATGGTCTGACGCAATAGGTTATATTTACGCACTCCTTTCTACTTTAGCTTTCTGCGTGATTTGGCACTATGTTAGAGCGCATTGGGATTCAGATTAAGAGGTGTCTGATGATTATTTTAGGTTTATTTTGGTTTTCTTGGGTTGCTTTCTTATTTATTTTAAAGAACACACCTGAATTACAACATTATTTAAGGTTTAGTGATATTCAAGCAACGAAGTCTTTAATTTTTAGTTTAGTCTTTGTAAGTTTGTCTTGTTTAAGTTTAACTGTAATTACTGCAGTTGGTTTAACTTATTATTTAGAGAGTATAGCTCTTATTTTAACTGTAATAGGTTCTCTAGTTTCTCTAAGATTATCGCTGAAAGGTTGAGATATGGCTAAAAAGAAATCAAAATTCTATGCAGTCCGCAACACCAATCAAATCTTCGAAAATTGGTCAGACTGTGAAAGAGTCGTGAAAGGTACAAAAGGTGTCGAGTTCAAAAGTTTTCCAACAAGAGAGCAAGCAGAAGCTTATTTGAGAGGGGAAGAGCCTGTTCTCTCTAAGAAGAAAACACAAGAATTTGTACCTTATGTTTCTGAGAGTGGTATAAGAGGCACAATCAAAATGGCAGAGGACTCTGACCCACTCACTTGGGGTATCGAGGGTTTCGTCTATTCGATTGATGGTTCTTTCAATAAAGATACTCAAACTTACGGTGGAGCTTTTGCTTGCTATGAAAACGGAGTTTTATTGGACGCTCAAGCAGTTGCAAATAATAAACCTAATTTCGCAAGTTCAAGAAATGTAGCAGGGGAGGTTTGTGGGGTTGGTTTAGCGATTGAAGATGCGATTAAGCGCAAGCTAACTAAATTAACAGTCGTTTGTGACTATGAGGGTATTTTTAGATGGACGGCTCCTAAGTCTGTAAAGGTCAATGAACAAGCTTGTTGGGGAATATCTTTGAAGAAACTAGTTGGAAAATATCACGCTTATTTACTGCAAAAAGCAAAAGACAACGGTATTGAAGAAATTGACTTTATTTGGGTTCGTGGACATAGAGGACTCAAAATCAACCATACTGTAGATAAATTGGCTAAGAAAGTTGTCGGATTAAAGTAAAAGAAAGGTAATTTATGGTTTCCTTGTTCCAAGATTATTTAGGACACAACTTATTGGAGGTTGTAGCTTATTCAACTGTCTTTGAAGATTACGTTTTAACAAAGCAAGAAGTTCAACAATGTGTAAATACTCATTTTGAGCCATTTCCTTTTGGTTACAAAACCCGAAAAGAACTTCTAAACCTTTATGAAGCGTGGGTTTTTGTACATCTCTTTAGTTCTTCTGATGTGAGCATAACTGCTATTGAGGACTTACATGAATTGATTTCAAACGGAGTTACTGACAAACCTCAACTAGAAGGTCATTTCCGTTCTGAGGATTTCCCAGTAAACATAAGTGGTACAACTTATCAACCACCTTCGGTATCCCGAAAAGAAGCGCAAGCTGAGTTCAATAGAACTTTCAACTTGTTAAAAGAGACTTTGAGTTCTGATTATATTGACCGTTACGTTAAAGTGGAACAAATTTTGATGTTTTACGTTTACCTCATGCGCAGACAGTTTTTCCACGATTGTAACAAAAGAACTGCTACTTTGTTTGTTAATTTGTTGTTTAATCACTATGATTTAAACTGTTTCTTGTGGTTTCCAACTTTAGAAGAATTAGACAAAGTTCTAAGTAGGTTGAAATTGTGCTATGAAATCGGAGATTTCGGTACGGATAGTGCTTTTGTTGATTACATCAGCTCACAATTTCTTGTAGAATTAAGTGCATAAACCTTTGACTTTCAAGGGTTTTTGTGTTAAAATTAAGTTATAATTTTGACAGAAATGGAGTTTTATTTTGCGATTAGAACACGGTGATTGTTTAGACTTAATGCCTACTGTTGAAGAACATAGTGTAGATTTAATCTTGTGCGACTTGCCTTACGGTACCTCTGCTTGCAGTTGGGACTCTGTTATTCCTATGGATAAACTTTGGGAGCAATATAATCGAATATTAAAACCGACGGGAACTGTAGTTTTATTTGGTAGTGAACCGTTTTCAAGTATTGTTCGCTGCAGTAACTTAGCTATGTATAAGTATGATTGGAAATGGGTAAAACCTAGAGGTGCTAACTTTTTAAATGTAAAGTACCAACCAAGTAAAAATTATGAAGATATTATGGTTTTTAGTAATTGTGCTGCAAGTTACAGTAAGAAAGGGAATAATATGGAGTACAACCCTATTATGACTGAGGGTACTCCTTATGTAAGTAAATCAGGGAAGTAGAAACAGGATAAGAATAACTCTACGGTTCGGTCTAAGATTGAGTCTGTAACAACAGTTAACACAGGCAAGCGGTATCCTAAAGCTTTGATTGATTTCAAACCTGACAGTAAGAAGTTACATCCTACACAAAAACCAGTAGCTTTACTAGAATACTTAATCAAGACTTACACTAGTAAAGGTGCTTTGGTACTTGATAATTGTATGGGTTCAGGCTCTACGGGAGTTGCATGTAAGCAATTAGGTAGAAGTTTTATTGGTATGGAACTCAATGAGGACTACTTTAAACTCGCAAAAGAAAGGATTGAAGGTACATTGGTTCCTTTGAGTGTTTTAGGTGATGATTAGTAAATTGGACTTACGCAAAGGAGATTGCTTAGAGTTAATGAAAACACTTGACGCTAAGAGCGTAGATTTAATCTTATGTGACTTACCTTACGGAACAACAAGAAACAAGTGGGATAGTGTTCTTGATTTGGAGTTACTATGGAAGCAATATAACCGGATCATAAAAGACCGTGGGGTTATTTTGTTATTTGCTCAAACTCCTTTTGACAAGGTTTTAGGGGTATCAAACCTCAAAGACCTCAGATATGAGATTATTTGGCAAAAAACTGCACCTACAGGCTTTCTAAATGCAAAGAAAATGCCTATGAAGGCTCACGAAAATATCTTGGTCTTTTACAAGAAGTTGCCAACATATAACCCTCAAATGACACAAGGTCATCCTCGTAAGGTTACAAGCAAGTCTAGTAGGAAAAAGTCTGTAGAAAGACATCAAGAGAAGTCAGAGGTTTTAGCTTCTAATTACAATTCTTATGGCGAGAGCCAAGTCGATTACGACTCAACAGAGCGGTATCCTCTAAGCGTTCAAGTTTTCGCCAAAGATCAACAGAAAGAAAACTACCATCCAACTCAAAAACCAGTTGCTTTACTAGAGTGGTTAATTCGAACTTATACCAACGAAGGTGACTTAGTGCTAGATAACTGTATGGGTTCAGGCTCAACTGGAGTAGCTTGCGTAAATACTAATAGAGATTTTATCGGTATCGAGTTGACAGAGCAATATTTTAAAATTGCTCAAAGTAGGATAGAGAAAGCAGTAAAGAAGAAAGTGGAAGGGGAAGACAAATGAAATTGAACTTTAGAGGTCTGTCTATTGACGAAGTTAATGAAGGTGTAGGTAATTGGAAATATGGGTATTTGATAGAAGATGGTGGAGAGTCCTTTATTATCAACCAAGTTATCGAGTCTAATGAGCAGTATATTACTATCGGTTCTTGGTGTCCAGTGAACTCAGAAACCATAGGTCAGTCAACAGGTTTGTTTGACAAAAACAATAAAGAAGTTTTTGATGGTGACATTCTAGCAGTTGAGACCGATGAAGAAGTGCTTTATGTTAAAGTTTACTGGAATGAGCAAGTAGCTATGTTTATGTTTAAATCTAAGAAGTACCACGATAATGTTCCTTTAGCTGAACTAACTAGTGAAATTGCGTATCCTTTCGCCGTAGTTGGCAATATCTATGAAACACCTCATTTGTTGGAGCAGTAAGAATGAACAAGCGACAAAAGAAGAAAACAGGGTTGATTCTCCCAAAGAATATTAAAGATTTAGTGCGTACTTATTCAGAGTTGCATCAAAATCAAGATGAATTAGGTGGAACCTTTGATTATGGGTATTCCTTTGATGAGCGTGGTTTCGGCAATGGTTTAGCTCCCTATTCTACTCTAACGGATAAAACCAACTCCTTGATTTATAAAGATTGCACTACCTTGTACGAATATGTAAACCGTTTGATAGGTACTTGGTACGGAGAGTATTCTTGCGATTCTGTAGAGAATTGCAGAAATTATCGTATCCTTTCTCGCATAGAAGATGGAATAACTCCTGAGTATGTAGATTTTGCTTCTTCTAAGGTTCCTTATTATGTTTATCAAACCAGTTGGGATGACTATTATAGTGGTACAATTTATATACCCTTACGGAGGGGTAAATTTTTGGCTTATGATTATACTTGTTGAGGTGATTGAATTATGGTTTATGTAATTAGTTTAGAAAAACTAACTGATTTGCGTTTAAACTTATGGTCTCATGATGTTTTAGGTGTGGTATCCTTAGAAGATCAGGTTCCCAAAGTTTTGTTTGCTTTGACCTTAGAGCATTTTCTACATTATGCTTATAAGGTTGACCACGTTGAATTGCTTTCACAGTTAACTGAGTCATTTTTAAATCGCAAGGATGAAACTTACTTTAAATACACCGTGGAATTGGAAAATAAATTTGAAGGTAATTTCTATGTTGAGCTTGTACCTACTTTAGAATAAGTAAGAGAAAGTAAGGTTTGACCTTGCTTTTTATTTGATAAAATAATTTAATTTTGATATAATAAAGGAAATAAAATAGAAATGGATGGTTTAACGATTATGCCAAAAATCGAGAAAATTACTTCTTATCGTGTTGACGGTAAGGTTTTTGAGACAGAAGAGCAAGCAGAACGTTACTTGGTCGAAAAGAAAATTGAGTCTGTACGAAATGACTTAACTTACAAAAGCACTGAGTTTCATAATACTTCTTATTATGAACATTATGTCTATAAGGGTGCAAGTCATGAGTTTCGTGAGTGTGTAGGTACTTTTACTAACTTAGAAGATGCTTTAAATAATATGCCTTATCATAGAAACAATATGGGTTCAGACGGTTCTGGTTATATTCAGTTTGTTACGATTAAGGAAAATGAAGGCACGCATGGACTTGTTGAGATTGAGCGTAAAACTGTTATAGACGTGCGTTAAAGAAAGGGGTGTGCTCATGGTAACAAAGAGAAAACCAAAATACACAAAGAAAAACTTCCAAGTAGGTCAAATTGTCTACATTGAGCAAATTGGCGCTTCCGTGCATTATTTGAAAGATACTATAGGTAAAATAACTGAGGAAGTAGTTGAGAAAGTCGGAACTAAATTTGTAACTACTACCGAGTCTCGGTATCACTTAGCGGACGGTTTAGTTGATTGTGATACAAGTAAGGATTTTTTACTACATTTAACTAAAGAAGGTGCAGAAGTTAGTGCGTTAGAGAGAAAATTGAAGAAAGATATTTTATCTAAAGTGAAGTTTGAATTAGTTCGAACTTTAAATTTAGATGAGTTAAAGACGATTGACTCTATTTTAACAAGTGCAGAAGAACGCTTGAACGGAGGTCTTAAATGAAACCAATAGAATTTACTTTAGCACCTACATTAGTAATCGAGACACTTCAAACACTAGAGAGTTTGCTTAAAGAATTAGGAGCTTTCACTTACACAGTGCAAGTTTTAGAATTTAAGTCTTTAGAACAAGTTAGTGCTTACCGCATTCAAAAAGCACACTTGGAAACAGAAGATAAAGTTTATCTACTGAACAAAGAGACCTTAGAGTTGGCTTATATTTCTAAAATTGGAGTCGAAGCGCTAGCTATTCTACTCAGCACCAAGGGTATCTCCGTTTTGGAAACTCTCCCAGCGAACCCAGTAATTTAAAAGGTATAAAAATGAAACTAGAAGAAATTAAACAATACAAAGTAGGCTCAAAAGTTTTTGAAACCAAGGAAGAAGCAGAATCTTATTTAAAAGAACAAGAACTAAGTACAATTCGTCAAGGTGACTCTGAATGTAGTTTTCCTTTAGTACCACTTGTCTATTATGAAAATGTTGTCTCTATAAATGATGTAGGACATCTTCGAGTTATGGCACGTTGGTTTAATTTAGCTGATGCTCTTGATGATATGCAAAATTACTCTGATTTTAACCGTAGTTTAGGTACAGGTTTTGTTCATAAAGTTACGGTATCTTTGCGTGCAGCTCGTACTTCAAGTGGCGATATTTCGGTTCACAAAGAAAAAGTGGTAGAAAAGTAGGTACTGAAAATGAACAAACGAATTAAACGAAAACATGCAACCAAAGAAAACAAAAACATGATGGAAAGCACATTGCAGTATTTAAAGCATTTAGGTCTTACTCCATTTAATGTTGAATATCCAAAAGGTTACTTTGTCTTTGAAAATAAAAATCCGTATGAGATGATGCACTTCCAACTCAAAGAAAACCCAGAGTTTTTGTTTGGGGTTTGGTACAAAGAAGTTAATTTGTATGCTAACCCTAATGATGAAACTATACTTGGAGTTGTTAAATTACCTGTTATCTTTGGCGAGCGCCTTTGTATTTTAGATAAGTTTAAACCTTCACGAGCAGAGTGGTCTCCTTTGTACAATAATTACATTGAGAAAGGTCAGCGTTTTGAATTAACTGACTACTATGCAACTTTGCGTTCTCTAAAAGATTTTGTAAAAACACCTTGGAACTATATTCCTTATGAAACGGAAGAAGAATACAAGAAACTCTTAGAAGATAAACAGTTGGAAGAGAAGTGTACTGAGGAAGTCCTACAAGTCTTATACACTAAGGTAGAGGAAAAGATGAAAGAACTTCAAATCCCTTGCGGTATCCTCGCCAAAGACAATTATTGGTCTCATAAGAATTGGTATGTCTTTTTTGAAGTGGGAACTGATAAAGAAGTTATTGAGGAAAAACTCAATGGTTTATATGAATATGTAAATTTTGATATGGATAACGATGTATTAAAGATTGCAGAGTCGCTGAACTGTCTTGATTATATCTCTATTTACGGTAAATCGTTTGATTGGCACTTAGACTATCATTGGTTAGCAAGCAAAGAAGAACTTGAAAACTTTGAGTCTATGTCTTTCATGGAACTAAACAAACACTTCAACGACTTGAACTTGAAGGGTTCTAATTTTGTAAGGTTGATTGGAGGATAAAAGATGGAAAAACGCTATGACAGTGAAATCTTTCAGATTTTGCACTATTTCAACAACTACTTAGATACTAAGTCTAAGGTTGAACTTAGAAAAGCAGGAGTTTGGGTATCCTTAATGAAAAAGTCGGTTGATGAACTTGACCTTTTCATTGAGTTTTATGTAGATGTTTTCTACCGCTCGGTTCTATACAGGTTTTTAAATGAACCCAACATTGAACTAACTGGTACTCAAGTATCTTTGATTCAGCGTATTCATGCAAAACGTAGAGTTTCGACTTATGATGATTATGTGAAGTTAGCAGAGTTGTTGTCTGACCTTTATGTACAATTATCAGAACGTTAAAACTTTAGAGGACTTATAGTCCTCTTTTTATTTGACAAAATACGCAAGTTTTGATATAATAAAGAAAATTGATGAGAAAGAAGCAAATGTTATGAACACAGTAACAGTAAAACAATCAGACATTCAAGAGCTTTTATTTTACGCTCAACAAGACCAAATTGACTTCTTTATTGCAGGTTATGGAAAGAACCCTCTAATTGCCTTTTTGGAAAAGTATGCTAACCACTTCACGTTTAAAACTTATACGATTGGTGGTTTGGATTGTACCAAGAAGTCAGACTTTAAGTCTCCTTACTACAAAGGTTTTTGTACACTTGAAGAATTTCAAGCAGAGCGTCAACTTACTGAAGACCCTAAATTCAGTATAAAGGAAATTGTAGACTTCGAAGATTACTCTTACATGACAAAAGATGAAGCAGGTGCTTTTCTTATTGACTACCATGATTTCGGTATCCAAAACTCGCATGAGTTTGCTGAAGTTCACGTTGCGGACTTAGAAAGTCTAATCAGTTTTGCTGAGAGTAGTGGTACTTCTAATTACATAAAACATGAAGATGGTAATTTCGCTTTAAATGTATTGTATGCTTTTGTTTTGGTTTATACACCAAGGGAGTTGCATTTTTGTACAGTAACTTCTACTGACAAGTCAACAAGGTTTGCTACTAAAACTTTTTCTCTTATGTCTTTAGCTAAGTTCAAAGAACTATGGTACAAACTAGACCGTAAATATGAATGTGATTGTAAACAAGATTGGGGGCAAAACTGTGACTGTGAAGGTTACGAAGAGGGTTACGATTTAACTTATATTCGCAAGGTTAAATCATTAAAAGATGGTCACACTTTCACCTTTGAAACACCTACGACTACAGAGAAGTACACTCATTGGGTATCCTTACCTTCTGAGTTGTCCTAATTCGTTCTCAGACTGTCCTAATTTGCCCCAGTTTCGTCTCAAATATCATAAAGGGAGAATTACACCCTAAAGATTTAAAATGCGATACGGAGCAAATTAGAGGGTTTAAATTGTATTTGATTATTTTGGAGGTTTTATGTTTTCTCGTTCACTTATTTCTATTGATGAGGTTTTAGAAGAGTTTGAGTTATTTAGACTTTTAAAGAATTTCGGAGTTGAGTTAGTTGATAGTTCTCCTAAGTCTTTCTCTTTCAACTCCTATGTAACCTCAAACAAGTACATCATTCGGTATCTAGGCGAAGAATTTGCCTTATCTTACTCTACCGTGGAAGAAGATGTAACTGAGAGTGGAGGTTTAGGGTTGTCTAAAACCTATATTTGTGTATTGACTGCTGAAACTTCACTTGATTTATTAGAAAAACTAGCTCAGTATTTCAATGTCTCTATTGAAACAGGTGACTTTCAGAGCCTAGACCTCTCGAATCGGTTTATCCGAAACTTATTATAATCTTGAGTCTTATATGTTAAACAAGCCTTGCGCTTGTTTTCTGTTTATGATAAACTAAACTTGTTGAAATGGAGGTTTTAACTTGGAAAATCTTGATTTAATAGATAAAATGCGCCTAATTCTAAAGCATGAGGTTTTGTACTTTTCGTTGGATAAACCAAGGCAAAAAGAAACGCTTGATGCTTTAAATTGGCTTGAGTCTGAGGAAAATTGTGAGTTAGTTTTAAGTGGTTCTATTTATTTACCAAAGAGAGTTTGGTCTACGAGGACTTTTGCGAAAGAGTTAGGAGAAGAGGATGTTCATACCTTATCAAACGTTGTCATACACTAAGATTTTAGAGAAATTAAGTCAGTTAAATTCAGAGTTAGAACGTCAAGACAAATTTGCTAAAATCATTGTTACAGGTGGTTCTGCGGTATCCTTATTATCCGGTGGCTACCGTGAGACTAGAGATATTGATTATATTGGCTCTTTACCTTTAACCGTTGAGCAGTTACAAACCTTTCAACTTTCTAATGACGTAGAAAAGATTTTCGTAGTCCCAGACATTTCTGAGGTCTCTTTTGATAAAGAGCTAAACTACTCAAACTTAACGGTTCTTGTCCTATCTTGGGAAGACTTAGCAATTATGAAGTTCTACTCAACACGTGAAAAAGACCTTCAAGATTTAAAGAATTTTATCCTACCTAATATTTACGATTTTGCTAAACTGAAGACTCGTCTTGAGTATTATAAGGCAGATTACATTTTTAACTTGGATGACTCAGATTTGAACTTAAACCGCTACACTAATATTATTGGTGAGTTGAAACACTCGCATCATATCTTAGTGGTTGACCTAACTCAAACTTTGGAGCAAGTTTTAAAAGCAAATAGACTCTACAGTAAGTTTTGTAGGTTTGCTGAGAACTATGTGATACCTTTAAACTTAGATGTTTGGCTCCCCAATTCGGTATCTTTCTGTATGTCTGACTACGGTTTTGCAGAATTTTTCCAAGCAGCAACCTCTTATCAAATTCGCATTTAACCCAACCAAGAAAGTCATTTTCCCTTGACTTTCTTTTTATTTTTTGATAAAATCTAATTATAAAAAATAACATAGAAAGAAATATAGTATGGCAAAACAAAACAAGAAAAGACCTAGCATTTTAGGTAGAAAATGGCGGCGAGAGTTGGATCAACGATTTGCAAAATTACCTAGAAATGTAGAGCAAGAAAAGGTAGAGGTAGACCACTTAGATGCTTACTTCACAGATTTCAAAGATATGCCTTTTACGACTGTACTCTCAGCTTTTGGGTATCATACTACGTTTGACGGCTCTCATTTCCGTCCAGAAGCTGAAGTTTCTTTGCTACATACTGACAAAGACTTTTATCTAAAAATTAAAGGATTCTATGAAGTTTTTGAGTTTACTGATTCGGATAAAGCAGAATTATGGTTACTAAGAAGAGCTGAAACTGCTTACTTTATGAAAGCTAAGTTAGTTGAAAACTATTTGCTTTCTCTAGTTGTGATGATTCGGAGTGCTAAATTTCGCAGAGGATAAGATATGTTATATTTAGTCGGTGATTCTAACACTGCTAAGAGTTTTGTTTTAATCGATGCTAAGTCTCAGCATTATTACAAATCGGATTTGCAAACCACGTGGAAGTCACTAGATGCTTGGTTGTATCTTATGACTGTAGAGAATTTAACTAAGCTTTACAACCTTCAAAAACAAGTTGAAATTGGGTTAGAGGTTCTATTTTTACCTATAGAACCTTATGTGACAGGGCAAGCCAAATATTTGTCTTTAGAGAAGTTCATAAAACATTACTTGCATAAAATTTGGGTAGGTGTGCCTAGTTTAAATTGTTTAGACCCATTTATAACTTCATGGGTATCCCAAGGTGGTTGCAACCATGAAGTTTGGCAAAAATTCTTAGCTCAGTGGGTTGATAAACTAGACTCTAACTCTTTTGACCCTTATAAGTATGAAAATAGGATTTCTGAGAAGTCTTCTCAAGTTTCTAAACCTTCTTGGAAAGAAAACCCTAATGAGATGTTAGAGTTCCAAAGAACACGCAAACTAAAGTCTTTGAGAAATGGTTTACAGAATTTGGTTTTAAAGCGACTTGCTCAACAAGACTTTAAGAAGCAGAAACGCTTACTAGAGGAACAAAACCGTATCGCAGAAAAACAAAAGAAAAGGGAAGCTCGGTATCAACGTAAATCTGATGTTGGTTTACGTTCAATTATACAGAGAAAAATGAGTAGGTTAGATAAATATACTATTCAGAAAAACAGAGACTTAGAAACTGCGGTATTCACCAATATTCAAGGTGATTTGGTTTCGGTTAAAGACTTTTTACTAAGTGAATTTGGGTCTAATTACTTAAACATACCTTTTATAACTCATGAAATTGTAATTGGGGGTATGGTTGTTGGTGGTCAACTTACTTTAAATTTAACAGGGTTGTCTCACACAAAGATTGCAGACTTTGTTTATAATACGGAGTCTGAGTACAATACTGCTTTTAGACATTCTAACTTTGTATTTTCGGACTTGAAGGACTCAGAATTTAAGAGACTTCAAACTAAGTTTGATTACAGATGTTATTTCGATTGGTTTAGAGATACGGGTCTTTTCTTTACTTTAGGTTTAAACTCATATTTTGAGCCTTTTGTTGAATGGAACTCTAACCGAAGTCGTTATGAGACTAAAGTTTATCAACATATAGGGGTAGGTAGGGAATTGACTTACACTAGTATTTACAACTCAGTTTCTTATTGGTTTGAAGAACATACGGATACCGTAAATTCTGTCAAATATAAAGAACGTCAGTGGTTGAACAGAGAAGTGATTGAGTCTGAAATTCCTAAGAACAACACTAATATTGTCTATGTATGTTATTTACCAGATAGCCAAGTTATAAAGGTTGGTAGAACTGAGAATTGGGTATCCCGAAGAGGGGTGTACACTCGCTCTAGCGGTAACAATCCTAAGACAAACGGTCGAATGAGACTGTGCTACTTTTGGGAAACTATTAAAACAGGAGATTCCGTTGTAGATAAATACATTATGTTTTGTGCAGAAGACCGTTTGAAGCGTTTGGCTAATGAGAAGATGAATTTAGTTGAAGGTAAGGAGTATTTTGAAGGTTTCGATATAAATGATTTTGTAACTTTGGTAAAAGATTACTTCTCAAATATTGATTTAGAAACTCTTTTACAGATTAGAAGTCTAAGTAAACTAAAACAGTTTGCACAAAATGAACAGTATGATACAGAACGCCTAATTGTCAAATTAAGGCAGTTAGCGAAACTATAATTTAGAAAGTTGAGAAAAGCATGGCAAACAAACTTAGAGAGATGGGTTCTCTGTCTGCAGGAAAACGTGAAGAGAACATTTACAAGGTCTTTGCTTACTTGCACACAAGAGAGCAGTTTCACCCAGTAAACTTGAAAACAAAAGTTTTGGTGTCAGACAAAACGATTTTGTCTTATTTGAACCAAATTCAAGATGCACAGTTATTGACTGAGCCTTATCGTCAAAGATTATTAGAACTAAAAGCAACAGAACACTTCCGACAAGGCTCCAAGACAGAGAAAGAATTGTCTATTTTGGATCAGTTGGAGAACAAATGGCTTTCACTTGCCGAACTCAACCACAAGGGTATCTCAGAAGAACGTAAGCGCCAGCTTGAGCAGTTTGTATTTACACGTGAGGATGACTTGGAGACTTTGTGGCAAAGACTTGAGTTCTCTATTTTGTTCTTTGAGATGATGAAAGGGTAGAAAATGGCAGATAATAAGACGATTAGTAGTGAAGATAGAGCAGATAGTATTTTGATTGAAGAAAAACCTAAAGATTTCCAATCTTTGTGGTTGCGATTTAAGAGTAGTCCAAATCGACTAACTTGGATTAGCTTGGGTATCTACGGAGTTAGTATATTTTTAGTTTTGCCTTATGTCCTTTTTGCTAAACACGCAGGGTTGTTTGCACTTGGCTCTTGTTTATTAGCTTTAACTACCTTGTTTTTAGGTTTTATGTCAGCGGGGGAGTTTCCACTTGAACCTAAATCGAAACTTAGGTCTTTTGTAACCTTTTTACTAATGGTTACAACCCTATGTTTAGGTTTTCGCATGATGAACTGGGACAGACATGTTCTTGTAGATTACCATGAAAGAACAGAAGACTTTCCTTACCCTCTTTTGACAAATGAAATAGCGAGTCCACTTATAGGTTGGACTGATTCGTTTACTATTTTAGTGAAACACGAGGATTTAAAATTCAAAGGTCCCGACTTTACAACTCTAGCTACTGAGGTTCGTAGTAAAGAGAAAGAGTATCGTGCAGGTACGCTTCAAGACTTCAAACCGTTTACGATTTACTATGGTGCTGATGCTATAGGAAAAACCGGCGATATTAAAGGTAAACGAACTGTATATGGTTGGTTCGGTTCAACTTCAACAGATTTTGTAATTGAGTTAGAAAAATAGAATGGAGATTTAGGTTATGAAGAAAAGAATTTTGGTTTCTTTTGATGTTTCGTCTATATCGATAACAAGTGAACATTTAGCTAAGTCTTTCTTATACGCATTTAGAGAAGAATTTAAAGAACCTATTCAAAAGTTAGAGAGTTTTAGGTGTGTTGATATTGTAAAGATGCTGACTTGGTTAGAATTTCACTACTTGAATGACTTATTCTTAACCAAAGATGAAGTCTACTTTTTAAGGTATGTACATTTTAATCTATACAATCTCTATCAAAGTGGTGCAATTTCAGAGGTACATTTTAGAGTATTGCAAAATGATTTTACAAATGAGATTACGGTTAGAAAGTGAGAAAACAGTGACACAAGAAACAGAATATTATAAAGCTATAAACTGGAATGCTATAGAAGATGTGGTCGATAAAGCGACTTGGGAGAAATTAACTGAGCAATTTTGGTTAGACACTCGTATTCCTTTATCTAATGATTTAGATGATTGGCGCAGACTGTCTGAGAAAGAAAGAGACTTAGTAGGTAAAGTATTTGGGGGGTTGACCTTGCTTGACACGTTGCAGTCCGTTGACGGGGTATCCGCGATTAAACCAGATGTTCGCACTCAACATGAGGAAGCAGTGTTGAACAATATTGAGTTTATGGAGTGCTATACGAAAGACCATAAACTTCTAACGATTGATAGAGGTTGGGTTCCTATTGCTAATATAGTTGTAGGTGATACTGTTTTGGCTTACAATCCAAAAGCAGAAACTACACAATTTGAGAAAGTTTTAGAGACTTCTAAACATAAAGCTCCTCATATTGAGCGCATATATAACTCAGCACTAGATTTAAGGGTATCCCCCGGACATCGTATGCTTTTTGAAGAGACATTATTAAAATCAGGCGCGCCTTCTGGTGTGTGGGAGTCTTATAAGTGTGGGGTTGTAACTGCTGAGGATTTTGTGAAATTGCCTAAAACCGCTTATCGTCGTGTTCCTTTAATCAGACCTTTTGTTACACAAAACTTAGTGTCTCCTTTGACTTCTTTCGAAAAGTTATTGATTGCTTTCCAAGCAGATGGGTCTATTACCGAGAGGGAAGTTGAACGGATTCAACAATATCGAGATAATGACCCTCGTTTAAAAACTGAAACTTTTACTATTCGGTTTAGTTTTTCTAAAGAACACAAGATAAGTAAGTTAAAAGAATTATGTGCAGAACTGGTTATTTCGTGCGTTGAAATTAAGCCAAGTTTGGATAAGAATAAACCTAGACGCAATTTCAACGTATACATACCTTTTAATAATTTAGGTTCTTTGGATATGAAACCTAAATTATTTACTAATTGGTTTTCATTACGGGACTTTGATGAGCAAAAAGCTAGACAGTTTATTGATGAGCTTTCTATATGGGATTCTCATGTTTACTATAAAGATGATGGTTCTAAAGGTTACATAACTTACTACACAAAGGAGCAAACAAATGCAGAATTTATAGAAATTTTATGTACGTTTGCAGGTTATGTTTATAGCTCAGGAATTAGAGAAGATACTCGTTCAGAGACTTACAGTAATAGTTACTATGTTCGTATTTTATCTGCTAAAAATCAACGTGATATTCAACTCCAAAATCTGTCTTTTGAGAAGTTGAAGGGTGAAGAGGTTTACGGTGTGGAAGTACCTTCTCAATTTTTAGTAGTTTCAGCAGGTAAAAGAACTGTAATTTCAGGCAACTGTGTCCACGCTAAATCTTACTCCTCAATCTTCTCCACATTGAATACCAAGTCTGAAATTGACGAGATTTTTGAGTGGACTGCAAACAACCCTTATTTGCAGAAGAAAGCTGAAATTATCAAGCGTATTTATGATACAGGAACGCCTCTACAGAAGAAAGTCGCAAGTGTGTTCTTAGAATCTTTCCTTTTCTACTCAGGTTTCTTTACTCCTTTATGGTACTTAGGGAACAATAAACTTCCTAACGTAGCTGAGATTATAAAGCTTATTATTAGAGATGAGTGTATGACAAAAGATCAAGAGGTACTAACACCTAAAGGTTGGGTATCTGTTGCCGATATTCGCCCTCAAGACTTGGTATTACAGTTTGATAAAGAAACTCGTAGAACAAATTTTGCACCTGTTTCCACGATTTCAACTGACTATGCACCAAAGTTATACAATTTCAAATCTCAGCTTGGTTATGTTGATTTGACGTGTAGTCCAAAGCATAGAATTATTCGTAAGGCTATTACAAGTGATGGTTTAGTAACAAGAACTGCGGAGACGAAATTTGGTCAAACTTCTTCTTGGTTACATTCAACTCCTTTGCTTACAGATAATAAGGGAGCAATTTCATTAACAGATTGGGAAAAGTTTTATCTTCTTATGTCTCGTTACGGTACACTAACTCAACAAGCTCAACAAATTGACTTGGTTGTAAGTAGTAGTAAGTTGGATAAGATTGAACGGTTTAAAGAACTGTTTGACCGTCTAGGTTTAGATTATGTAGCTTATACTTACAAGTATGGTAATGGCAATATGCTCCGTCTACCAGACATCCCAAATCAAGGTATTGACCTTAACAAGCTCAAATTGTTACTTAAGAGAGACTTAAATACAGTCACTTTAGAGTGGTGTCAAGATTATTTAGATACACTTTTTGATTGGGTTGGTTCCAATGAGTGTGAAACTTCTCTCAACTACTATTCAACACATAAGCATTACATTGATTATGTTCAAAGCTTATGTACTTTGGTTGGGTATAAAACAAGAGTCTCTGTTGTCAAAGATAGCGACCCTTATATAGTTGAGGGTGTTAAGAACTATTGTCTTCACGTTATTAAAAATTGCTCACTTACTGCTGGGACTTCGGTTGTTCGTACTGAAGTCGAAGGTGCGCAAGTCTACGGTATCCAAGTTCCGTCAGGATATTTGGTAACACGTGGAAAAGGTGGTTCTGTAGTTATAACAGGTAATAGCGTTCACGGTACTTACATAGGTTATAAGTTCCAATTAGCGTTTAATGAGTTGTCTGAGGAAGAACAAGAAGAGCTAAAAGCTTGGACTTATGATTTGTTGTACGAACTTTATGAAAATGAAGAGCGCTACACCGAAGAGTTATATGATGAAATTGGTTGGACAGAAGAGGTTAAGACTTTCTTATGTTATAACGCAAATAAAGCACTCATGAATTTAGGTCTTGACCCATTGTTCCCAGATTCAGCAGATGATGTTAACCCTATCATTATGAATGGTATTTCAACGGGTACTTCCAACCATGATTTCTTCTCGCAAGTTGGGAATGGGTATCTTCTCGGTCAAGTTGAAGCTATGGAAGATAGCGATTATATGGTTGGTTTATAAGAAAAAGAGTCAAGATTTATTCTTGACTTTTCTTTTTATTTTTGCTACAATAAACCTATCAAATTACATGAGGTAAAAACAAATGGCAAATGATACAAAAGTGGCTCTTTTAGGTCATGTTTCAGTGAATGAAATTGTAAGTGCATTAGAGTATGTAAGTAGATTTATAGGCGACCTTTCCGTTTTAAATGTAAATGTCGGGGTGGATGAGCCTACTACCCATCCAAAAACTACGACTGTAAACGGTGTCTCTTGTCCTATTTTATACCGCAACGGTGAAGATTTCAAGGAATATGGTTTTATTGATGTTGCGGTTAACGGTACTACTCGTAACATTTTCTATCACTATAATTCTCGCTTTATTTTAGAGCCAGAGGAAATTGAAGCGAATTTAGACTGTGATTTACCAGAGTTTAATCAACCTATTACAACCTTATCCTTGGGTATGGATCCTGTTGCGGTGAGTGTTTTAACAGGGTTGGCTCGTTATTTTGGTGGTTACATTGATGAAGATGATTGTGATGACCAATACTATCATAAAGTTTTGTAAGAGTATACTTTTCTCTTGACAAAACGTTCAAGTTGTGCTATAATTTAAACATAATTGGCATAAAGGTATTCCTTTACCGAAATTTAAAGCAGATGAATTTTATACCTCGCCTAATTAAATTGATTGCACAAAACTGTTCCTTGTACATAGGAGAATATTTGGTTCGTAGTAGGTGGTACTAGGTAAGACGTGCTTCCCTGCTATGAATTGTTTATTACAGTTCGCACGTTGTTAGCTCTAAATCGGTTGGTTTAGGGCTTTCAGTTTGGAAAAATAGAAAGAAGTAGGTTAGAAATGAACTACGCACAAATTGAAACTTTAGCAAAATATTTAAAAGTTGTAGAAAGCACAAAAGAAGTAGGAGATCTTAAAAACACTCAGTTGTGTTTAACTTACGGTATCCTCGTAGATCCTCTTGAACCAATTTCAAAAGAGACTGCAGACGCTTTGATTAAATTTTATGGGGTTGACCTTAGAAATGCCAACGCTACTTTTTACGAAACTTTTGAAGTTCGTAAAGGTTTAAGTTGGGAAGAAGTGGTATTTGACCGTCTTTGTCATTATGCAATGACTTACGGTGGGTTGAAAGAGTTTTTTGGTACGGACTTCATTCCTAATTCCGAGGAAAAAGCCTTTCAAACTGCCTTGAATACACATTTAACAACGATTGAAATTAAATCTTACATGGAAGTTCGAGAAGATTTAGGAGTCTTTCTAAATCAACCTTTGGCTTTACCTACAAGCGACATTTCAATCTTGGCAGACTTGGTTGAACACTATGGTGTAGACATTACTGAGAAAGCTAATAAAGAGCTTCAGATTGAGTTTGGGTATCGTTATAAGTGCGCACCTAAAAGTTCTGAGTTACTAGTTCGTTTGTTGGTTCGTACCCTTTTAGGTACAACTGACTACTACAAGAACGCTAGGACTTTCAGTCATTTGCGCTATGAAGTGCAATACTTGAGTGCTGAAAAGAAAGACTTGATTGTTTCTTTGGTTAAAGATTACGTTTCAAAACAAGGTCTTCAACCATTAGCAGATCATTTCCGTCCAAACAAGCAGTTGTGGTTGACCTTGCGCAAACTAGGTTTGCAAAAAGAAATCAATGCTATGAAGCGCTTGTCTGAGGTTTCTCGTAAAGACCACACCTTTAAGACTTTAATAACTGAGTTTCCAAAAGATTTGAGCGGTATCACAAATTACCAGCTTATTCGCTACTACAATTATTTGAGTGAATTGCGTAATTTGGTTGAGGGAGATTACCAAGTTTATCGTATTCGTAACGGTAAAACTTTTGTGAAAGCTCTCAAACAAACTCCGATTAGTGGTTTGGAGTACCCTTTGGTTGACTTGTACTTAGAGCGTATTAAAGAAGAGTTCAAGTCTCGCTTTGCAGACAAAGAGTTGAAATTCTATCAACCAGAAGAGCATGTTTCGATTGCACTTCCTACCACGGCTAAGTCTTTCATTGGTTCATACCCTATGTACACTCGCATTGAGGTCCCGGACAACTACCAAATCGGTATCTATTGGAACCAAGACGGTGATTTAGACTTACACGCACAAAGTGTAGATGGTCGCCACGTTGGTTACTATTCTGAGAACATCAGTGGTGTCACTTACACAGGGGATATGACTTGTTTAAACCGTCAAGGTTTGGCAGCAGAAGGGTTGCTGATTGAAGGTGCGCAAGGGATAACCTTTAGTATGAACCCATTCAACCAATTAGATTCAGATGCTTGTAAAATTTACGTTTCTAAGTCTTTGGACAAGAAAGCTACTTCTGTAGTGGAAGATGGTTCTATTCTGTTTCAAGCAAGTATTCCTACGGATAAAGCGATGGTATTTGCGACAAATGTTGAGGGTGCAGTAGTGCTTACAAATTTGTCAGTAGGAGGTCGAGTTCCAAATGAACAAGCAAGTGAGAAATTGACTCTCGCAGTAGAGCGTAAGTCACAAACTGCATTGAACTTGAAAGATTTTGCTGAGTTTGTAGGTGCTGAGTTTGTAGATTCTGTAGAAGAAGCAACACATGATTTCTCTCAACAAGCGGTATCCGTTGCAACTTTCACGGATTTGTTGGGTTGATTTAGAGGTAAAGGTTGGTAAATTATGCTTAAATGTCATGAGTTCGATACTATTCTGAAACAGTTACTGGAACTTAAACTTTTAGGAGAAATTGAGTTTGTGTATCCAACCTCTGTGAAGGTTGCACCATTCAAAGATAGAGAAGATGGTACTTATGTAGGAATTTTGAAAGTAGATTATAACAATAACCCTCGGTCTCGTTTATTTAAAGTTGTTTTTAATTGGAAACCTTATGAACGGACTTCGGACATTCTCGCTTACATGCGTAAGTGTTTGCTTGATTATGATTTAATGTAGAGGTAAAAAATATGAGTATCGTAAATGAACTTTTCGCAGATAGTAAACCACGTTTAGAAAACTTCCAAAACACTTATTTTGAAGATTTTTTTAAAAGACCTTCTGTTTTACAATGTTTAAAACAACTGCGTAGAACAGTTGCAGTTTCTAAGAATGGTGAGTCTGTTGTTTTTCGTGATTCCTTTGTTGATTCTTTGGGAAGAGTGCAACATATTTTAGTGACATTTTATGTAAATAGTAATAGTACCTACACTCTTGCTATTGACTTGATTTCAGAAGACTACTATGACTATGGTAAATACGAACGAAGTGGCACTAGAGAAGAAGGTTTCTACTTTACTTTTAGTGAAGTGACTAAGAACTTGCAAGTGCAGTTTGTAAACCGCGCTAATTGGTTTGATAGAAAAGAAATTTTTCGAGCTTTAGAAACTTTATTTAGTTAACAGTTAAGGGTATCCAACTTCGGTTGGATACTTTTTGTTTCTACTTGTAATAACTAACTTTTTATGATATACTAAATTCATTAAAGATTAAGAGGTTTTCAAATGAAATTCAAAGATTTAGACGAACCAAACAAACTCCAAATTAAATTTCATTATCTATGTAGTTTGCTAGTTGATTTAGTACACGGTTCTGCTGATGACTCTCCTTTACAAGTCATATACGATTTAAGAAAGGTACCTAATTCTCGTACCTTTGTAGAACTTGATTATTGTGATCCAGACTTTCGTGATATAGTCAAAGTGAAACAAGGTAAGATTTACCAACATATTCAGTTGAGACAAACTCCTACAAGTTGGGTGTTAGGTTTCTTTGGCAGCTCTAGTCAATATGAAGATGATTGGATTGAATTTAAGTTAGCAGATATAAATGACACTGATGATTTCTATTCGATTGACTTGAATGAAGAACTAAGTTTGATTGCTTATGCTAATGTAGAAACTCCTTTATTCTTAGAGTTGGTATCCTTAACGGTACCTTTAGCTACGGATTTAGGTCATTCTCAGAAAAAGATAACACAAGAGTTAAACAGATTAACAGTAATTTACAGTAATACAAACAAGTTGTGGGTTTAAGTAGAAAGTTTGGTGGTGAATATGAAGTTTAAAGAATTGAACGAAACAGACAAGAAAGTAATTAAGTTTGCTTACTTTACGAAGTTACTAGTTAGGTTGAGTCGCCTAAATGAACAAGACCTTCCTTTGCAAAGCTCAAATATGGCTTATGACAGAGGTTCTACAAGGTGGAGCGTAGAACGTTTAGATGATTATACATTACGTTTAATTTTGCATACTAAAAATTCAAAAATGTCTAAGTATGTTTTAATTAAACTCCAAGAAAATAAACTCTTTGCAGAGTATAAAGCAAATAAACGTGGTCTATCTTTTGAAGACTCCTTTGTTTATAAGATTGCAGACCTTGTATTTGATGAAGATGGAAATATTGTCTATGAAAGTGACAACGACTGGCACCTTTTAGCTTACGAAAGTCTAGGGAATGTTCTCTTTGAGGATTTGGTAGACCAAGCCTTGAAATTAGCTAAAGATATGAAAATCCCGACTACTGAGATTAACAAAGACTTAGACTTTCAGACACATCTTTACAACAAATTAGGGTATTTTCAGAGTTAGTAGATTGGGTGTACTCTCATGAATTACAAAGACTTAGACGAAAGAACAAAAGAACTAGTTAAGTTCGCAGACTTTTTAACTCGTTTGATTGTGGTAGCAAAAACAAATTACTTAGCTTTAATGCAAGCTTTCCCAGAAAAACCAATTAAGAAAAATTGCTTTGTATTCTCTTATGATGCCAATGGTTATGTTTTAACTTATCACAAACCATCAGGCACTATTGGGTATCAATTAAAATTGTTCCGAACCACTGCAAAAACTGAGTTTCGAACCACTAGTAAGAATTACCGAAACACGGCTATATTAACTGTGAATGTCAATTCTCGCATGAAAAGTAAGTCTCATGATTTACAATTTGCAGAAGGTGACGGCAATGGAAGTTGGCTCTTTGACGACTTGACTTCAATTAAAGAATTATGTTGGTTAGGTGAACTTTATAATGACGTAGTTTGGTTCGGTAGAAATTATGACTCTGAAGATGCATTATTGGATTTACTTCAGAAAAGCTACTATCCACTAGCCAAACAAATGGGATTCTCACGCATTGAATATAATGCAAGCCTAAGAGCAGTAACAAAAGCTTTAAAATAATAAACTGAGTTTACTAATTATGTTTGCTAATTACTTTCGTTTGTGATATAATGATTTTACAAATAAAAAGTTTAACTTTTTGACGGGGCAACGGTAAGACGGTGTCCTATTTTTGTTTGTTCTTGCAAATAGTATAAATAAGTGATATAATACTTTTAATCTTACAGATAGGTAAGTTAATAAGCAAAAAGGAACTTTATTATGAATAAACTCAAATTACTCTCGGTATCCGCTTTATCCCTCCTAGCTCTTGGGTTTGGAACACAAGTCGCACACGCAAGCATTCAAACAGACACGATTGACGAGAAGTGGGGCAAACCCACGTTGGTTTATGGTGGTAGTCTGACCGACTCTCAGGTTGAAGAAGTCAATAAATCTTTCAATATTCATGATGTCGCAAATGTAAAGCGCCAAGTAGTTTCTGAAAAAGACTACGGTAAGTATATGAATGAGTCGGATGTTAGTGGTGTCTCTTTGATTTCTTCTACCTTGGTAGCCAAACAAGACAAAGGCAAGGGTATCACAGTAAAAATTGTGACTCCAGATAATATTACACGTGTAACTGAGACTCAATATCGCAATGCTGCAATTACTGCAGGGGCAACAGATTTAGCGATTGAAGTGTCTGCCCCTGTAAAAGTAACAGGTGAGTCTGCTTTGGTGGGTGTTTCTAAAGCTTTGGAAGTAAACGGTCAAGAAGTAGATGCAAAAAGAACTGAGATTGCCAACCAAGAAGTTTCAACAACGGCTCAAATTGCTGAAGCGAATAAGGACGCAAAAGGTTTTGACAGTAAATTGTTAGATAACGCTCTAATTCAGATTAAAACTGAATTAGCAAAAGAAAAGCAAAACAAAGGTCAAGTTGCTGATGATAAGAAAGTTGAGCAGATTGTAAAGAAAGCTCTAAAAGACAACAAGCTTGATGGTATTATCTCAGATGAACAAGTCTCTCAACTTGTTCAATTCGCTAAGGGGTATCAACAAACTTCTGCCATCGACTCTAAAGAGGTTTTAAATCAGTTAGGCGACTTGAAAGACAATATTGCTGAAGGTGTAAGTAAGTTCTTGAAGTCTGCTGAGGAGCATGGAGTATTTGAGAAAGCAGGAAACTTTGTAAAGTCTTTGTGGGATTCGATTGTAGGTTTCTTTAAATAAAGGGTGAGACTATGAGCTTTATTACGTTACTGGTAATATGATTTATATTAGGTCTTATTCTAAAAGTCATTAGGAAAAGCCTACGATTTATCTTCTCAGTGATAGTTATTTTTGTATTAGTTGCTTACTTACTACAACTGCTCCACTTCTTATAAAATAAAAGGTCAAGGGTATCCGCTCTTGACTTTTTGGTTTGTTTGTGGTAAGATAAATGTATTAACTTTAAGGGGTTTTGTATGAAGTTAAAAGCTACTTTGAAACACTATGATACAGATGTTGCTAAATTAGTATTAGATGATAACTCGGTAGTAAATTCTGAGGTAGTAGATGCTTCTTTAGCCAATAGATTTACATTTTACGATTTAACAAATAGAGGTTTCACTGGGGAATTGGAGTCTCGTAGAATACCTGAGCATTGGGGGAGACGTCAAATTATTGGGAAAGAGAAACCTACATTATTAGATGAGTTACTTTCGCATAGAGCTTGTGATGTTGAAGATGGTTTTTGGCTTGAATTTGAAGAACCTTATAACAAAGATTTTCGCACCTATTATGATGTATTACGCGCAGGAGGTGCTATGTCATGAGTCTTTCACCTAAAGGAAACCAGCCTAAACGATATGAAGGTGACTATTTTTTAAAAGTAGATTATCATGGGGGTGAAGCTTTATCTGAGTTTTTAATTTCTCTATTTTTAGAGTCTACCTCCTTTAAAGATTTTGTACCGTATCGTTATATTTTTCCCAATATAAGTAAAAGTCCTTCTTACAAACCTCGGTATTCTTTTATTCCTATGTTTCAGATTGTGTTAGATTACCTTTATACTTTTAATTTTGATTTAGTTGAACGAATCAATAAACACAATATACATAAATCTAGTGCTGATCGTCGTATGTTAGTGTTTAAATATTGGATAGATAAACTCTATTACAGACTGTCCATTAAAGAACGTGCTGCTGAGGTTCAGAACATGATTGCTTGGTACACAGGCGGTCAAGTTTCGTATGAAGAAAGTTATAAGTATTTCTCAGCTTTTATAACCTTAGATACTATCTTTATCAATACGGACAGACATTTCCAAAATTTTGGTTTGATGTTCGATTTTGATTTAAAATGTTATAGAACTTCTCTATTGTTTGACCAAGGGTTTAGTTTAGGGGTTGGAGAAAATTCCTTATTTCTAAAGAGAGTTTATCTACATAGAAATAAACAGATAAAAATGCAACCTTTCGGAACTACTCTAAAAAGTAATAGCAAAGCGGTAGGGTGGTATCCTTACGATTTTGATGTAGTTAAGTTTGTTGATTTGCTACAGTCTGAATTGTCAAATTGGACTGTTTTAGATATGTCACCACAGTGGAGTTTAATGAAACGTCAGTTGAATATGTATTTTCCCCAAGACATTAACGGTGTAAATACTTTAGAGTATTTAACCTCAGTAGGTTTATAGTTCTCCCTTTTAATTGCGGTTACTAATATTCACCTAACTTATACCTAACTTAGTATATTAAATGCGTGCCACAAATTGAAAAAAAAAAAATGAAAGCAGTCAAATTAAATATCTTGACTGCTTTTTTATTTTGTGTTACAATCGTCAAAGTAGAAACAAGCTCGTTTCTTGTTATTGTTTAGAATGAGGTTTGTTTAGACGGTTGGTTAGTAGGTTTCGCCTACTAAAGAACTTTATGTAGAAGAAAGGATATGATTTTTACATGAGTAGAAGTGCAGAAACAAAAACATACGGAAGTATTCGTAAAGTGAAACATTATGGCGCTTGTGGGGTTATTTTAGGTCTTGCAGCTTTAGGTACTGCTTTGAGTAGTGGTACTGTTGTACATGCAGATGAAGTAACAACTAACGCTACAAACGCTAAACAAGTGCAAAGCGCACCAACTTCTAATGCCTTAGAAAGTCAAGAAAGTGCGAAAGCAAAAGAAGGAACGATTGATGTAACAGTCAACCGTGACAAAGTAGAGAAAGCGGTATCCGAAGCGGAAGCCGCAGGCTTGAATGTTGTCGAGGATACACCAGCCGATGGTGGTACTGCAACTAGTACTTCTGACTTGGAAAAGCGTCAAAAAGAAGTTGAGAAAAACTATGACAACCAAGCAGAAGTTGTGAAAAAAGAAGCTGACCGTTTCAAAGAAGAAGTCGCAACTCGTAACCAAGAGATTAAGACTGTCAAAGAAGAAAACGCAAAAGCTAAGAAAAACTATGAAGATGCTCACGCAAAATATCAAGCAGACTTAAAAACTGCAACTGACAAAAACACTCAGATTGACAAAGACAATCAAACAAAACATGAGCAACACTTAGCTCATGTTGCAGCAGTTCAAGCTGAAAATGAGCGCATTAAGAAAGAAAATGAAACTGCAAAATCTCAATTTGAAAAAGCAGTTGCTGACCAAATTAAGAAAAATGCAGACATCGACAAAGAAAACGCGGCTGCTAAGAAAAAATACGAAGAAGAGCTAGGTAAGTGGAGAGAGCGTAAGACCATTGCTGAAGCAGACATGTCTACGTACTTGAAGAAAAAACAACAGTATGAAAAAGACCTCGCTGCTGCAAAGCTTCGTAATGAGCAAATCGACAAAGAAAACGCAACAAATCTAGCCAACTACAACAAGGAAACTGCAGCTCGTAATGAGTACAATGCTCGTATCCGTAAAGAAAACGTAGATGCGCAAAAGGCTTACGAACGTGCTTTGGCTGAACTCAACGCTCGTAATGCTCAAATTGATAAGGATAATAAAGCTAAACAAGATGCATTCAATGACAAAAATGCAAAATATAAAATTACAAAAGATGCTTACGACCGCGACCTCGCTCAGTATAAGAAAGATTTAGCTGAGTACAACAAGAAAAAACTCCAAGGTCAAGATGGTGGAGTTAAAGTTGTAGGTGAGTTTGTTGAGTCTAAACGTGGTTCTCTTGCTTACTACTCTAAATTGACTGCGGTATTTGATGAGGATAATACTCTCGAAGTTGTAAACGGTTCTCTAGGTGCTAACAAGAATACGACAATTACCTTAGATAAAGATTTGCAACATGATAGGTTAGAGAATAAAGACTTTTATGGTCACTCTGATTCTAAAGGTACTTACGGTGGTGCTGTAGTTACTGGAATTAAACAAGGTTCTACCTTTACTTTACATAATGTTGGTAAAACTAAAACAGGTAAAACAATTTCAACTAAGTTTGTATCGAGAACTACTCCTACACAGGAACACAAAATTGAGGGTAATCCTTCAACTTATACTCGTTTAAATGTTTGGTGGTCTAAATCTACGAACGATACAGAGGTTACATCGGTAAACTTTAATCCATATAACTATCTTAACGTGGAGTGGGATATCACCTTCTTTGATGAATCTACTAAGAAACCTATTAACTTAGGTGTTCTTAACTTATATACAGACTTGGATTACAACCAAGGTGTACGTTATACTTACGGTGACACTAACAACACAGGTGTAGTTATTAATCCTAAAGGTTCACAAGTTCAAGAAGCTACTGTTCGTGGTCAAAAATTTTGGGCAGGTAAGAAAACAGATGGTGTTCATGGGTCTGACGATGACTCAGGATTAAACAGATGGAGAAAAGGTGATCCTTTTTATACAGATATTGATGATTACCGCGAAGTTCCGGGTGGTTCTATTCTTAGTGTAGGTAAAGGAACGACTCATCACTTAACTTACTTAGCTAACGTAGATTGGTCATTAAACCCTTATACCAAAGCTCAATCTGAAGCGTATCGTACTTTTTGGAACAATGATAACAAAGCTCATGGAAAACCAGCGGATAATGACGATGAGATTTTCGCAGCAGGTTACGCTTTCCAACTTTGGGGTGGTAAATCAGTAGTTGATAAAATTGTTCCACCTATCGAGCCTGAACCTGTTCAACCTCCTAAATTAACCCAAAAAGAAAAAAACACTCTTGAAAAACCAGTTCCTAAACCAGAGAAACCACCGGTATCTGTAACAGAGAACACAAAACATGAACCTCTACCGACAGAACCACCAAAACCATCTGAGTTTACAGAGAAAGAGCCAAACAATCCAACTTATAAAGAGAAAGATAAAACACCTCTAACTCCACCACCTATTGCTCCGTTGAGTCCACTTCCTACGGAGGCTCCAGATGTACCTCACGTTCCGCTTCCACCGGCTCCTCCTAAACCTACGGAGAAACCAATTCCAGAGACAGTAAAACCTAGAACCATTAACGTTCGTTACACTACTTTGAGAATGTCTCCGGCAGTTGAGAAGTATGTGAAGAATAATCTCGGAACAAACGTGAACAAGTCAAATGTTCCTAAAATGTCTGAGGTTGTATGGGAATTGGAAACAAAACCACTTCCAAGAAACCGTGAAATTACTGAGATTTACGACATTCGTGATGATTTACCACAAGGGTATCATTTAAATCTTGCGAAAACTCAAGTTCAAAATGCTGAGTACACAGTTACCTATGATGAGTCAGCTCACCGTTTAACTTTTGTACTAAAAGATAGTGGTATTGCTAAAGCGAATGCAGATCGTTCAACTGAATACAAAGTACCTGTAGCAAAAGTGTATGGTGAAGTTACAAACGATAACGCGGTTTATAAGAACAACTTCCACTTGAACTTAAATAATAAGTACGAAGCATACTCTAATATTGTAGAGGTTACAACACCGGGTGGAACAAAACCTGTGAAAGTAAACTACAATAAAGATGGTGTGAAAATTGATGGTAAACAAGTTCTTGCTGGTTCAGTGAACTACTACCATGTAACTATGGATTACAGTAAATACAAAGGTATTAAGAGTGGTTCAGATGCTATTCAAAAAGGATTTGGTGTAGTTGAAGATTACCCAGAAGAAGCTCTTGATATTGAACGTGGTGAAATTCGTGCGTTCGATTCTAATGGTGCAGAAGTTAAGGGTATCACTGAGTACCACTTCAACTCTATTGAAGAAGTAAAAGACCCTAAAATCAAAGCAGTTCTTGAAACAAGTGGTATCAAGCCTAAAGGTGCTTTCCAAGTCTTCATGGCTGATAACCCTCAAGAGTTCTTTGACAAGTACGTTTCTAAAGGTATTTCTGTAACGATTGTTGACCCAATGCGTGTGAAATTGTCACTTGACCGTAAAGGTGCATCTTACCAAAACATTGCTTACCAAGTAGATTTCGGTAACGGATACCAAGCGGACATTGTAGAAAATCGTGTACCGAAAACAGACCCACACAAGAAAAACTTGAATGCCAAAGGTGTGAACATCAATGGTAAACAAGTTCTTGCAGAGTCTACAAACTACTACACACTTACTGCTGATTATTCTGACTACAAAGGGATTGAAGCTGAAAAAGAACGTGTAGCGAAAGGTTTCTACTATGTAGATGACTTCCCAGAAGAAGCGGTAGATATTGAACCTAACGGCATTAAGGTTGTTGATTCTAAAGGTCAAGAAGTCAAAGGTTATAACTCTAAAGTTTATAAATCAGTAGCTGAAGCTCCTAAAGAGGTTCAAGATGCTCTTAAACTTCAAGGGTATCAACCAAAAGGCGCTATTCAAGTAGTTGAATTTGAAAACCGCACAGAGTTCTACAACAAGTACGTTCGTACAGGTGAAGTGTTAACCCTCACTGTTCCTATGACAGTTAAAGCTCACTTGAACCAAACAGGTGCGAAGTATGAGAATACTGCTTACCAACTTGACTTTGGTTCTGCGAAAGTCACTGAGACTGTTGTAAACAGTGTACCAGCTCCTAAACCAAACAAAGCGAACTTTAACAAAGCTCATGTTGATATTAACGGTAAACAAGTTCTTGCAGGTTCTACAAACCACTATGAATTGACTATTCGTTACGACCAATACAAAGGTATTGAAGCTGATGATGATAAGATTCAAAATGGTTTCTTCATTGCTGATGACTTCCCAGAAGAAGCGGTATCTATCAATGAAAAAGACGTGAAAGTTCTTGATTCTAAAGGTAAAGAAGTAGAAGGTTTGAAACAAACTATCTACAAATCTCTAGCAGATGTTCCTGAAAAGGTTCAAAAAGCCTTTGTTAAGAGAAATATTAAACCTAAAGGTGCTATTCAAGTCTTTGAAGCAGTTGATCCCGTAGCTTACTACAACAAGTATGTAAGAACTGGGGAAACACTTACTGTTAAGAACCCAATGACTGTCTTTGCTCACTTGAATAAGACAGGCGCTAAGTACCAAAATACTGCTTACCAACTTGACTTTGGTTTGATTGCTGAGACTGAGACTGTTATGAACAATGTTCCTAAGACTAATCCTCATAAACGCAACTTGAACAAGGTTGGTGTGAACATTAACGGTAAACCAGTAGTAGCTGGAACAGTGAACTACTACACTCTTATTGCTGATTACAGTTCATACAAGGGTATCGAAGCGGACGCTGACAGAATTGCTAATGGTTTCCACATCGTTGATGACTTCCCAGAAGAAGCAGTTTCAGTTAATGAGAAAGAAATTGTTGTAAAAGACTCTAAAGGTAATGTCGTTACTGGTTTGAAATCTACAGTTTATAAGACTCTTGCAGATGCTCCTAAAGGAGTTCAAGAGTCACTTAAATCTGCTGGTTACACACCTAAAGGTTCAATTCAAGTCTTGACTGCTGAAAACCCAACTGAGTTCTACAACAAGTATGTTCGCACCGGTGAAGTTCTTACAATTACAAACCCTATGACAGTTCGTAAAGAAATGTTAGGTAAGGTAGCTGAATACAATAACACTGCTTACCAATTAGATTTCGGTCTTGCAATGGTAACTGAAACTACAGTGAATAAAGTTGTAAAACCAAGTCCTAAGAAAGCGAACTTCAACAAAGTTGGAGTGAACATTGACGGTAAGCAAGTATTTGCAGGCTCAACTAACTACTATCATGTAACTGCTGATTATTCACAATATAAGGGTATCCAAGCTGACAAATCTCGTATTGCACAAGGTTTCTTCATTGCAGATGACTACCCAGAAGATGTGTTAGATGTACTTTCTGATGGTATTAAACTTTCTGACTCTAAAGGTCAAGAAGTGAAAGGTTTGAAATACGCTATTTATGAAAGTATTGAGAAAGCACCAGAAGTTGTTCGTAATGCCTTGACTGAACGTGGATTTAAACCTAAAGGTACCTTCCAAGTTTGGGAAGCTGAAAAACCTGAAGAGTTCTACGCTAAGTATGTTCAAACTGGTGATACAATTACCATTATCAACCCAATGAAAGTCAAAGAACAGTTTGGTAAAACTGGTGGTAAGTATGAAAACACTGCGTATCAAATTGACTTCGGAGTTGCTGAGGTAACTACAACAGTAGTAAACAACATTCCTAAGTTTGAAACTAAGAAAGACGTTGTGATTTCTATTGGAGATAAAGACTCTAAAGATGGTAAGAACATTGTCCTTGGTCAAACATTCTACTACTCATTTGCTGGTTCACTAATTCCAAGTAACCGTGCTGATGACTTGTTCGCGTATACGTTCGTAGATGATTACCAAGAAACTCATGATCGCTTTGACGGTAAGTACAAAGTTATTGCAAAACGTGACTTTGTAACTGCTGATGGTAAACACTTCAAAGCAGGCGATGACTTAACTGCTTACGCTTGGTTGAAAGAAGACAAAGCGAAAGGTCAACTTGAAGTTGGACTGAAAGAAGAGTTCTTACGTTCAATTACGAAAGAGTCTGAGTTCCAAGCTGATGTCTTTGTAGAGATGACTCGTATCAAAGCAGGTGATGTTGAGAACAAGGTGTCACACGTTGTTAACGGTATCGAAGTTTCTTCAAATACTGTTAAGACTCATACTGATGTTCCACCAACACCAGTTAAACCTAAAACTTCACAACTTCCAAACACTGGAGGTAAGGAAACTGCAGCTATGTCTGTAGCGGGTTATGGTTTACTTGCTTTAGCTGGTTTATCTCTAGTAGGTAAAAAGCGCAAAGAAGAAAATTAAGTTCCTAGAAAGGTAAGTGTATTCTTACCTTTCTTTTTTATTTTTCTAATGGTGCCATTTTCACTTGCAAACCTTAATAAGTTCTGTTATTATATATAGTGAAATTGCTCGTTAAGTTCTTTTGAGAAAGAAAACAAAACTTTTTAAATAAAGTGCTTGACTTTTGAAACTTATTTTGGTATAATAGTCTTATCAAAGTTAAAGAGTAAATCTTTCGTAGAGGTTATTAAACTAAATTGTATAAACTACTTGACTTTTGAAAAACTTTATGGTATAATTATATTATCAAAATAAATGAAAGAGGTAAAACCTAATGAAAAAACAACTTATCGCAACCGCAGCAGTCGCAACTGCAAGTCTTGTCGGCACAATCGGAACTGCTCACGCAGATACGACTAAAATACCACTTCCAACTGATGCTAAAACCGAACCAGCATTGGTAGAGAAAGAAGCGCCTAAGAAAGTGGAAGTGAAAACTCCTACTAAGGAAGAAGTCGCTGAACTTGGTGCTACTGCTAAACAAACCCAAGAAGCATCTGACAAAGCTAAAGAAGTTTTGGATCAAGCGAATGAAAAATCTGATAAGGCAGAAAAGAAAGTCGCTGACTTGAAACAAGCTAAAGACGATGCTCAAAAGACTGCTGACAAAGCAACTCCTGAAACGATTCAAAACGCAGAGAAGAAAGTGGAAACTGCAAAATCAAGTGTTCCTACCAAAGAACAAGCGGTATCAACTGCGCAAGCTGAAAAAGACGATGCAGACCGAGACGTTGCTGTTAAAGGTAAAACAATCGGTACAAAACAAGCAGAAGTGACTCAAGCTAAAACTACTGTCGCAACTGCCAAAACAGAAGTAGAAAACGCACAAAAGGCTCTCAATGGTGAAGGTATTGCTGACGCTAAAAACAAACAAGCAGATGCAATCAAAGAAGAAAGCGAAAGCAAACAAGCTCAAGAAATGGCACAAAAGGCTTTGGATAGTGCTAAAGCACAAAGCCAAGACCACGCTGCTCAACTAAAACAAGCAGAACAAACTGTTAAATCTGCTCAAGCAAACCTTGAAGCAAAATCTCAAGAAAAAACAACTGCACAAACAAATGCAGAGAAAGCAACTACCACTTATAACCAAGCGGTATCCACTCTTAACAATCTTCAAAAAGATACTAAGGCAACCATCACTCTTGCCCCAGACTTCATCAAGGCTGTAAAAGAGAATATGGCTTATACTGAGGAATTGCGCAATGGAACTACTCTCACATCGGAAGAGCAAAGTGCTAAAACCTTGGAACTCTACAACAAAATCGTAGAATCACAACTCCAAAATCGCACCCTCAACAAGTACACACCATCCGCCAAAGACCAAGCAGACGAAACTCGCTACGACATCAACAATCTTCCAAAAGAAGTCACAGACGAACTTAATTATTTCGTAGCTGACCTCATCAACCAAATGCGCCGCCAACTTGGTTTGCCAGATGTGGTTCTTTCAAGATCAAGCCTTGAATTTGCAAATAAAATCGCTAAAGAGTATGTAAAAGCAAACTTCTCAACTGCAATGAAAGATGAATATCGTGCTAAAGGTGGTGCAGGTCACTATGCTAAAGGTATTTATAAAGTCGCTAAAGAGTATGGTTTGAATAGTACATACACAGAAGAAGAAAATCAAGAGAACGCTGAAAAAGGTTTGCAACCATACGAAAATGCAGTTACAACTCCTGTTTACCACGACTTTGATGATGAAGATGGTGTGTTCCGCAAAACTCTTGGAGAAATGAAAGAGAAATTGTACGGTGACCTTATCGAGCTAATTTCTCACAAAAATGACTACCTACATACACAAGGTATCCTCCAATTCGACTACGCAAACGAAACAGTGTACTTTGGTGGGGTAGCACAAAGTAAGACAGACGAGTTTTACACAACTCACTTCCTCACAAGCATCCGCACAACTAATGTAGACGGCTCAAAATGGGATAAAACTCCTATTGTGAACCCACTTTCAAACACAAACAAAGAAGCTGAAATTGCGAAAGCTCGCCAAGTCCTTGCTGATGCTATGGTAGCTCGTAAAAACGCTCAAGACAAACTTGAAGCAACAAGCAAAGCGGTATCAGATGCCCAAACTGCTCTTCAAAACGCTCAAGCTACTTTGAAAGCCTTGAACAATGGAGAAAGCCCACTTGCAAACGCTCAAAAGGCTTTTGACGAAGCCAAAGACCGTCATGATAAAGCAGTGGTTACACTTGCCAACGCAAATGCCCTTGTCAACAACTTGACTGCTTCAAAAGCTACAAAAGAGGAAACTCTTAAACAAGCACAAGCAACTCTTAAAGACGCTGAGAAAGCTCTCAACCTTGCACAAGAAGCGCTTAAAGCAGAAGAAACTAAGATGGCTGAACTTGAAGCAGTTGCTTCAAATAAAGCCCAAGCGGTATCCACTGCTAAGAAAAATCTTCAAGATGCTCAAGACACCCTTAAACAAGCAGAAAGAGAACTTGCAGACCTTAAAGGTGCGAAAGCTCGCTTGGTTGAGTTGAAAGCAGAACTTGAACAAGCAGAAGCTGAACTTAAAGAAGTTTATAAGGTACAAAACAAAGCCAAAGTTGATTACGAAGTTAAGAGTCTTGCAGCAGACCAAGCGAAAACTGCTTACGAAACTGCCAAAGCCAAGTATGAAGAAGCAGAAACAAAACGCTTGGTAGCTCTTGCAGATGCTAAACGTAAAGAGCTTGAAAAAGCGGGTTACCAACCAGTACCAGTAGTAGATGGTAAAGGGAATGTGGTGGATTACAAAGTTCCTCAAGAAACAGTAGCAGTAAATAACAAACCTAGCACATCAACTCAAGCAACTGTAGGTAAAACAACTACAACTGCTAAAGCAAGCACACAAGCTACTCTTCCAAACACAGGAGAGGGAGCAAGTGCCTTGGGTATTTTAGGTGTCCTTGGAGTTGCCTTTGGTTTGGTAGGTTTGAAATCTCGCAAAGAAAACTAAAACAAAACAAAGTGAGGGGACGAAAACCTCTCACTTTTCCATTTTGAGGTCTCAGTTTTGCCTCTATTCGATTTTAATTTCAATTTCGATAATTTATACCATCTAAATTTAAAACTTGTCAGAGAGCAAATGAGAGACTTTTAGAAAGTAGGTTAATTTGGCTAAGAAATTTAATGCAAAATTTTATGATATAAAACCTTGGTTACAATTCTTCTTCGGTATCGCCATTTTGGGTATTTCCTTTTGGGGGGCTAAAACAGTGATTCAAGAGAACGCAGTAAGAGAGTATAAAACAACGATTGGACAATATACACCTTCCACGGTAGAGGAAGTAGTTACCAAAGCAGACAAAGGCGAAACTTTTTATGTCTTTGTAGGGGTATCCACTTGCCCAGACTGTCAGAAGTTTGCTAAGAGATTAGATGTAAATGTCAAAGATAAGAATATTAGTCCTAAGTCAATTTATTACATCGGTTTTGATTCTGTAGAAGATTTTAAAGGTTTTTCAGAGGGTAGCTTTGAGAGGTTGACAAACAATACGGTAGGAATTCCAATTTTTCGTAAGGTTGTAAACGGTCAATTTCAAGTACAGTTTGATGATTTGAGTGACTTGGGTGCTTACCTAGTCAATCCATAAAGTTCTCAACATTCGGTATCCACTTCGGATGCCTTTTCTTTTTGACATTTTCCACTTTCAAATAAGGTATGCCACAAAAATCAAGGTATGCACTTTGATAATCTATGAAAATTTAATTTAAGTTTAAGTGAGGTTAAACTATGGCTAACAACAAACTATCAGCAACAGGTCAAATGGCACTTGCTTTACCAACTATGCACGGTCAAAACAACCTTGAACTCGGTATCACATGGTCTCCAATTCCTCGTAATTTCTTGGAGTCTGATGTGTTGGTTCAAGGAACGGATGAAACGATTAAAAGCGTATTAGACAATGAAGATTACTTCCAATATCACTTTGTAAATGACAAGTTGGCTCTTGCTTCGATTGATTTTACACGTGCTATTCAAGCCTATGAGTTCTTGACAGAAGATAAATCTATGCGAGAAAAAGCGATTGAACAACGTAAGAAAACGGCTGCGTCTTTCCGTAAGTTTTTAGAGAAATTGGCTAAACAACCTTTGGGTACACGTGTTGAGGTTGGCATTTACTGTACAAACTCTCTTCCACAAGCCACTAAATTGAGTGGTGAGAAAATTCCAGCATTTGCAGTAGATTTCCAAGCCCTTGCAAACTTGTCTGTAAACATTTTAGGAATGAGCGATTACAACTTGATTGTTGAATTAGGTGGTCGTAGATTACCTTTGGCAGTAGAACTTTCCGGTATTCCTAACAAGCAACACTTGATGGGTGCTGAGATGACTAGAGACAACAACGCTTTGGTAGCGGTCATGTCTTTAGAACCCAAAAGTTAAGTTGAGAGGTTTGTAGTATGTTTGAGGAAGAAGAATTAGAACTTCACTCAACTCCTTATGATGAGACTTTTGAGGGTGTAGTGGTATCCCAACCTCTCCCTTACTCTCATCAGTCTCCATTTATAGATGAGGTGTTTGAGAGAGAGTTCAAACAAACAATGGCTTATATTAAGTCTATGAGTCCAACCGTATTTGGGTTGCATCACTTAGAGTTAGCACAAAGTCCGATAGGTTCTGAATTGCTTTCTTTTGTAAAAATTAAAGGACTTAGTTCGGAGAACTTGTTTAAAGAGTTGGAAGAATGTGAGTTTGTCTTTATTTCAACTAAGAAAGAGTTTAGTGAGAAAGGTCATTTGGCTTACTCTAAGTTGAATTTACAATCTGTAAAAGCACCAAAAGGGTATCGACTTGTCGCTTGCGCAAGCGCCATTCTTATCCCAAATGGCTACAAAAGTCCTGACCCTCAGATTGAGTATGTAGGTCAAGATGAGATTATGGAAGGTGCAGTTCTGCAGTATTTTTGGGTTGCAGAAGAATTTCTATATCGAGTAGAGACCGAGGTAGTTACTGTCTCTTTGAAAAGGGTATCTGACCATTTAGGTGGTCGTTCTGTGACTTTAACTAATGGTATTTCTTTGTATTTGGTAGTGCAAGACCGCTCTCGGATGAGAAATACGGAGACAAAGAATATTTACTTTGTAGGAAATACGGTTGAAGAATGCAAAGAGCAAATTGTCTCTATGTATAACCGTTTGGTTGAGCTAGGTTTAGCATTTCCAAGTGATGAGTTCACTATTCACAAAGAGATTGGCGGTATTTTAACTACTGTCAACTTGGCTTATAAGGAATTAGAACCTACAATGGACTTAGACCCAGTAGCATTTGAGGTTTCATTAGCAGAAGAAGGATAAAAGAATGAGTAAAGAATTAGTAGGTCTGATTGAGTTTCCAAAAGGAAATTCTCAGTCAGATGATTTAGTAGGTTATGGTTTAGTGTATTTGGAAGAAGATATTTTGCGTTTTCGTCTAAAGCGTTTGTCTTCTAGTTTGGATTTATCTACAGTTTCAGATGAAGCAGTAGTGGAGTTGTTTGAAAATAGTCCTTTACATTTTGTAGTAGATTATGAGCGCTTTGTACGTTATATTCAAGTAAACTCACCAGACATTTTGGAGGATAAGTTCTTTAGAGCTTTATATACTGTTTTAAAACAAACATACCAGTTGGGGTATTCTCTTGATTTCTCTCGCTTGACTTTAGTTTTGGAAGAGAAAGTGTTGTTTGACCAGTGGAAAGTAATTCTACGTTCCTTGTCTAAAGGAGATGGAACATTTGAGAAATGGGGTGTTTCGTATGGTTAAGAGACAACCAGTAAAAGAGATTGAAAGTCGTTTAACTGATGGTGGGGCTAAACTACTAACTGAATTTGAGAGTTTAGCTGATGTAGGGGTTGAAAGTCCAAAACAAGTCGTTTGTATTCACTTTAAAGAGAAAGATCGCTATGGTTTTTATATGCAGAACGGCAAGAAATTGAAGTCTTTTAGTGTACCAACTGCTTTTATTGATAAAAGTAGAGTCTTGTCGGAACAAGTTTTGAACCATATTAAAGAGAGTGGTCTCTACTTTGAAGAGGGTGAAAATAGTTCGATTAAGGTTCCAGTCTTAGCTCGCACAACTAGTACAGTATTAAAGAATTTCCAAGGTTCCCAATACCTTGTGGTATCCTCTTATGTTCGTTATTTTTCAGATACTTTCAGTGAAGAACAAAGAAAACTTTTGTCTCGTTGGTTCTTGCAAGAGAGTTTCTACGAAGAAGGGCTTCAAAGGATTGAATTGGAATTGAATACTGACACAGACTATTTCAGAGAAAAAGCTGCAAAATTAGCTACCTTGATGGGCGGCGGTACTTGGTTCTTCAAAGAGTTGAACTACTTTGAAGTAGGCGCTAAGTGTACTTTGGGTCATGATATTAAATGGGAGTTTGTAGCGGAAGAAGAAGCCACAGGAGAAGTCTTGAAATTCGGAGTGGATTGTGTGCAAGACTTTTTCAATATTGAAGGGCAAGTACAAAACCAACTTGTACGCTTCCGAACTCGCTATTTCAACGAAATGTTGACCTATGCTTACTCTTATAGTCAGCAGTTAAGGTATCAAAAGAATTTCGGATTTGCTTTACCTAGTTTTTGGCAGAGTTTGGTAGACGGTGGGTTTGCAAAACCAACTTCTAAGATTGAGTATTTGTTGAAATTTGTAAGTGAATTTAATGCTTTAAACATGCCTTTACCAGTTAGCCTTCGTATTCAGTTCTTGAAAGAATTGGAGCAACAACGAGCGCATAACTTACGTTACCAATTTATGGAAAACACCTTTGGAGCGGTATCTTTGTATAATATGTACTCTCTTTTGGGAGATTTAGTTCCATATATTAGTGAAATTGACAAAGATAAAGGCGCGTGGTCGTCTATTAAAGGTTCGATGGTAAGTGAACATGGTCTCTTACTTCAAGAGAAAGACCTTATCTTGAAATTTATGGAATCTGCTTTCTTTGCAGGAGTAGCTAACTTACAAGTAACCTTAGAAGCTTATGGGGAAGTGGTTCAATCTGCTTTAGCCAATACGAACAGTGAGTTAGATTTTCAGTTAGCTTATAACAAGTTATCTTGGTTTGCAGACAAGCAAAAGTCTAAGGAAGGTGATGTGAAATTTATCGGTGGAGTGGTTTTCAGCAAGTACAGTAAACCTTACCACTTTGGTAATGGTTCAGCTCTTACTATGTCAGGAGAAAAGTTGGAGACAGACTACTCAAATATCGAGAGATTTTACTTCGGTATCCTCGACCCGCGTGTGTCTTTAAGTGATTTGATGGGTGTATTTAATACCTTCACTCAGAAGTTTGAAGAGCAACTTGCCAACAAATTAAATTAACAAAGTTCTTTCTTGTCTAAGTCTTGCATTTTCCCTATAAATATGATAAAATTGAGAAAAATGCAATTTGGATAGGAGTTTAAATTTATATGCTAGTTCGCAGCCGACCATTTAATGCTGGGTTAGAGTTCATTATTGACTCTACTGTGTACACCTTGGCTCATAAGAGCCATAGTTTAATAAAGAAAATGGACTTAGAAGACTTGGATAGCAATACCCTTTTACGATATAGACCCGTACAAGTGTTTTCTGTTCTATATCTAAAAGGGGTATCTACCTCGGTTGCGGTAACTGTTTATAATGAAAAAGAGGGTTGTAAATGTGCAAACCCTCTGTCTGCTAAAACTTACCAAGTATTGCGAGAGCAGTGGTTGAGAAGTAGTAAACTTCAAGGTTTCTCTCGTATGGAAACTCCTACACCAGATGGTGTGATTGTACAAGAAATACTAGTGGTGGCTCTATGAAAGATTTGGTAATAAAAACAAAGGTCACACCTAAAGATTTGTATGAGCGTTACTTACAAATGCGTAGCGCAGTAGAAGTCTTAAAGGTCATGTTGTATGACTACGGTATTTCCTACTCGCCCACCATTGTCCGTAAGTTTGAATTGTCTCAATATGTAGTTGCTCAGTTGAAAGAGCTAGGCTTTACAAATTATACGGATAAGCGCAGTGCGGTATCTTTGGTTTTGAACCTTTCTTATTTGGAGTATGTTCAGAAGGTTGTAAAATCTGACCATCCTTTTCAAGTTGGTTTAAACTTGGTTGTCTCTTACTTACAGTACAAGCAAGAAGTGGACTATTTAGAAAATTTATATTCCTTTAATGACTTGAGAAATAGGGGGTTTTTAAAAGGTAAAGCTCAAACTCGTCAAGTCAAAGTTTCTGAAGGTAAACAAAAAGGAGAAGTACCTTTATGGTTGCCTAAGACCTTGAATGATGAGATTTCGGTTCATGACGGATACACTGAGGTTGAAGAGTCTTTACATAATGTGTATTATCGATTTCTAACAAAGGTCGCTAAAGAGCAAGGGGTATCCATACCTACAGGTTGGACTTTTCTAAGTGGAGTAACTAGAAAACAAGAGTCTTCTTTAGTGCCTTTGATTTTAAAAGGTTCAATCGAGGTTCAAAATGAGAAAATAAGTAAGGTCTTAGATTCTCTGCGAACAGACAAAGGAGACTTTCCCTATTCCTTGGTTTATGAGGATTTATTAAAAGGACAAACTAAGGTGTTAGAGAAGTACAAAAAAGAAGACCCAGACTTGATGGTTCGGAGTATTACACCTTTTAAAATCTCCTTTTCACATGGTGGTTTAAAGAATTACCCTTTGTATTACAACTATATTTGTTGGGATTACGACAATGATAAACCACTACCTAACACAAATTGTTTTAAAGGTTTGGGTGGGGAGTTCACAAGAGTATCCTTCGTTGGCGCAACTCCTTATTACTTAAGAAATGAAGAGGGAAAACAAGAGATTTTCTACAAGATGGTTAGCAAGTCTCAATTACATAGTAGTAATGTTCACTTAGAAGAGTATTTAAAAGAGTTTTCTCAACTATTTGGACGATACTTTGGTGGTGAAGGGTTGTTAATACCTTTAGCTCACACTCGTACAAAATTGATTAAGCAAAGTTTAGAACGATTAGAAAAGAAAGGAGTCCTCTTAGTTGACTCGGATAGTTAGTTGTGGAAGAGGTCTGCAGTTAGCGGCTTCATCCTTTAGGCAGTTGGATTCAGAAGATATTAAGTTGGTTCACTATCTAGGTTCTGACTTTAAGCTATTACCGGTTTATTTCAGCGTAGGGGGTTCTTACCCACTAGAGGTTGAAGGTATTCTACCTAGTCAATCTAAAATCGGAGCAAGACTTTCAGAAGTTTCCTACTGTGTAAAAAGTATTGTTTCCTCTAAATTTGGAGGACTTGATATTCAAAGTAGTATTTCCATAGTTGTACCAAGTACAGAGAGAGGTCGTTTAAGTTTAGATACCTTGCACGAAGGGTTTGGGGGTTTGTCTCTTCCTTTCCTAGAGTTGAAAATATCTGAGGACTTACGTTCTGTTTTTTCTGAGGTTGGTGATTTAGAGACTTTTTGGAGTACGTTGAATAGCGTTCAGAAAGAAAATAGGTGGTAGAAAATGCAAAACAAAATGGTTGTTTTGGCTTTATTAGATAGCGCAAATCCTACGAACACAGAACATTCGTATAGTCCAAGTGGTTACGCATTAGCTCTTGCGGTATCCAATATTTCTCGAAAATTTAAACAAAAGTCAGTACAAGCTGAGATTGAGAAACAGTTGAAGTTAGACGAGGAATTAACTTATACAATTCTTCAAGGTTCTTCATTTCCTATAGCGGTAAGTGATAATTTATGGGAATGTTTAAACACGCTGAGGGTTTCTCAAGATGATGATTTATCTGATTATGATTTGGAGTTGAACACTTCTGAGGGTGGAGTTATTTTTAGAGTTGAAGGTGTCTTTAATGATAAGAGAGGACTTCTCAAAGGGGTATCCAATTTTAAGTCGGTCGCAGATCGTTTAGACGAAGATTTTGTAGATTTAACTAAAGACCAAGAGGAGTTTATTTCAGAGGTTAAGTCAAATATCAAATCTTTGGCAGATTTAGAACTGGCTCTTAATGAAGATTCTAAAGGTGGTTCTTTGGCTCGCATTTCTGATGAAATGGAAGACTTATTAAGTTCTCGTAAGGCTAGTTCAGAGTTTCGTCAGTCTTGGGAGTCTTTGAGAGCGCAACTATTAGAGGGGAACTCTAAAAACTTTATCGGTAATGTACCTTCTCACTTGTTGGTGGAGGTTGAAAGTCCACTTGAAGTTTATGAGGACTTTGATAGTAGTGTAGATGTAGATGATGCACGTGCTATTATTGATGCTCAACTTTGTGGTTACTTACCCTACCAATATGGTGTAGGTGGGTCTATGTACTTACACTTACAAGGCTCAGTTTTGAGAGAAAATGCTTATAAGCAGTTTGCAAGTAAAGGGGTTCGATATGATGACAACTACATTGGTGCCCTTCACTCTGAGTGGGATTTAAAATCGTATTTGACTTATGGTGAAGCAGTTTTTCTTTACATTTTAGCTAAAGGTGGTGTTATAAACCTACCTACGACTGAGATTGATAGTGTATTTAAGTCTGTACTTAGGGTTGGTTTAGAGAGTCAACTGAAGTTCTTAAATATTTGGTTTTACGGGCCAGTTGAGTTTGGCTCTGAGTTTTCAGACCTTTATGCTAAAACAAAACAAATTTCAGCAGATGCTTATGTAAGTTTTTGTGATAGTTACTTGGCATTTGAGCTTTACTTTGGCTTCTTGTATGTCTTGTACAGTGATAATTTGTTCAATTGTATTCAAGAAGGTTTACCGGACTTCACAAGTGAGATTCCAAGACTTGAATTTGCTAAATTGGTAGAAAAGATTGCAAATTAGAATAGGTGGTTTAGACGATTGGTTTTTAAATTAGAACAAGAGCAGTTATTGTGGAAAGTTGGAGAGTTCTTAGCAGAAAAAGGTCAACCTTTGGGTTTTTTAAACTCAGAAGGTTTCAACCCCAGTTTCTCGGTATCTGGAACGCAATTAGAACCTTTAATTGCGAAAATGAGAGCGCAAGCTTTTTCTGACTTGCCTTTTGAAATTGGCTCTTCTAAGAAGTTTGAGGATTTACGATTTGGTTTGTGGTTGCTTGCGAATACTTATTGCTATGTGGTCACTTCTCCACATAAGTCAAAAGAGTTGCAAGGGTTTAATTTAGGGAAACAAGATGTACGCTTTGGTTCTTTAGCATTACCTTTGTTAGAAAGTGCAGTAGAAGTTACGGATAGACAAAAGACTAGTCTCAGTAAGATTTACAAAGAGTTTGGAGATACTTTAAATCAAGGTTTACTAACTTTTCCAACAATTAGTATGTCTAAAGGGAAATTGTCTTTCCCTAGAAAGAAAGTCTCTTTCGTAGAAGGAGAGTACATGATGCTTCCGGTATCCGTAGTAAACGGCTATGTTTCTAAGCTCAAAGAAAAGTCCAAACAAGGTATTGTAATGATTGATGCACACCGTGTAGGGGGTGCATTGAGAGAGTTTAACTTAACTGCAGACACCTCTGTAGCAGTACAACTATATACAGGTTCCTTATTGCTAGAAGACTTTGAGACAGTTGGGTATTCGTTAGGTCACCTCTCTGTTTATCAAGAAAACAAGGTCAAGATTATGAAAGGTCTTACTCGTTTGCTCTTGACTTTTTATGATTTAGGAATTGCAGAGGGAGATTACCCTCAGAGACAACTTTCTCTTAGTCGTATTCGTAAGCTTACTTATTTAGATAAAGAGCAAGAGGTTAAGAAAATTCGACAGTTGAAGCGTTACGCTCTTATGTCTGAGGACGCTATGATTCGCCAAATTAACCATTTAGCAAAGGAGTGGTCATTTGAGCGTCAAACAGAGTTTTTAGTAGAAAGTTTGGCTCGCTTGAAACGTGTGTCTGATGTAGATACAAGTGTAAGTAAGTTTGAGATTAAGTCTTTAATTGAATTTCAAATGCGCTTTAGTGAGTGTATCGAGTATTATTCTACTGCTTACTTGAGAGTTGTGTATGATATGATTCAAGAAGAACCAGAGCGTTATAATTTTATTACAGGTAGAAGTACCGATTTAACTGACTTAGGTGGAAGTGCGGTATCCTCAGAATCTGTGGCAATTCCAGATACGCTAGAATTTTAAATGAGGTGAGTTTTCATGGATAAAATTAAAGAATTATGGGATAAGAACGGAATTCGCTATACGGTTTTAGGTGTTCTTTCTCTTGTTCTATTGATTGTAGGTGTTCGAGCTTGCAACCAAGCAAAGAAAGCGAACACAGACACGAAAGCAAATGAAGAGCAAGTTGAGAAACCGAAGAACAAAAATGCAGGGTTGACACCTTTTGAGGAAGAACAAAAGCGTTTGATCCGTAAGTATGGTGAAGCAGGAGAAGGTTACTATTGGTCTGATGAGGGTACTCGTATGGCTTTAGGAGACCAAAACTTATCTGAGACAGAGGTATTGAGAACTTTCCTACGTTCTTTATCTACTTTGGACTTTGCTACTGCTCAAAAATATGCGTATAAAGACCAAGTTTTGAAGACTTTGAACGGTTATTTCAAATCGGACGCTGAGTTTACTTATTCTGAGTCCTTTAAAAAAGGAATGTACCAACAGTTCCTATTAAGTTTGGAGATTGAAGGTATTGAGAGTCAAGCAACTTTTGCGGATGATAAAAGTAGCGTAACGGTTAAGCTGAAAGCCTTGGACTTGTCTAATAAAGACTTTTGGAAAGAAGACAGAGAAGGTCTTTTGAAAGGTATTTATTCTTATCGTAAGACAGAAGCAGATTCTACGAAGGCTAGAAACTTCTTGTATGAGTATGTAAGTAATTACTGGAAGTCTGAGTTAGCTCAGAAGAAGACTATTACGGTTAACCTTACTTTAATGAAAACTGGAGCAGGCGGTTGGTTGGTTTCAAATGATATGGACTTAGATAATTACGCTAAGTACAGTGATGGTGAAA